GCGGTTTACAGAAGGTAGCCGATACGGCATTTCTTCAACGTGTGGAACTGTTCGATATGACGACCGTCCTTGTCATCGGCGCTAACCCTGCCGCTAAGGTTTGTAAACTTACCCACACGGTAAATCCCGACGGTAAGCATTGCTTTACAAGCGAACTCGTTTCGACAGTCGCACGTATTAATTTCATTTGAAGGAGCATCAATGATGACTTTCTCTATCAAAGACGCAGTGAAAAACATCCGTGACCATTATTCACCTAACCATGACGTAACAAATAAACTAAGACTTACAGCAAAATGTATTTTCGAGATCCTTGAAACCTCATTACAGGATACCACGATGTGGGTATCGCGAGACGAAGGAGATCGCGACATCTGTCAGCTGGACGTCACCCCGACTAACCAATATGCCGACCTTCTGGATAAGTTGGTCATACGCCTCTATGAAGATTCAATAACCATCGATGTCTTCTTCCCTTCTGATTACACCAGTGAAGACTTAATACGTTATATGGATCTCTTTACTCAGCTCGTTCGAGACAAAACTATGCATTATGATTTCCCTATCTCGCTTGTCGTCCATACAACAGACCGTTACGTCGCCTACGGCATTGAATATAAACCGGACGATAACCCCACCAACAATAATTAAAAACACATAAAACCTCCACCCCTCCCTCCGGCTTCCGCCAGGGGGAGGGGCTTCGCATGCGTTTTCTTTTTTGTTAAACGAGGATCAACATACTTGATTCATTCGATGGTCCGCGCTTCCCCTTTTGGACGCGTTGCATCGAAATGTTCTAAGAGTTCGAACATCGATGGTGCTTTATAAACGATTCTACAGAAGTCTACCGCGTTCGTTTTACCTCCGGTAATAAAGTTGATACCTAGCTTCCTGAATTGATAGTCAGAGACGCCCTCAATGCGTGAGAGCTCACGAAAAACACACGCCCTGGATAGATTGAGCAGGATCTGCCCGTTTGGATAACTTGAAGATATATCGAGCTCTTACGATGGTTCAGTAATTTCTATACATGAACGCAACGAAAAATAGACCATATCTTAGCCTGTCTTAGATTTGCATTAGCAAACCGAACGGTGTGTCTACAACACCTCGACTGACTTCTCCCTTTTCAGAGAACATCCTATTTCTCCTACTCCGCGCAACCGGATGGTCGTTGAACGTTACCCGTAGCCTGTCCGTGTTAACCACGCCAACTCATCGAGTCAGTCACGACAGTCCGTAGGGTCTTCGCTGCTACGGTTACCTTATTTTTATCTTCTACCCTTAGTACCACTGTCGCCTTTCGCTATCCAAGAAAGCAGTGGCTTTTATTGCAACATAGGTAATCCCCTCCAACTTTTTTCTGTCTTTCGACAACCATCACGTTTACCCTTTCGGATTGCGTTGTGGTGTGGAGGGGCATTAAAGGTTTCCAGCAATTAAAGAGAGTTCACCCACTCATTACAAGTAGGGGGACCTGTTATCGTTCTAATGGAACATTAAATACACGCTTCTTCTTAGGAACTAATTTATTAACATCGAAATCAGGCATAGCGGCAATATCATCGGCATAACGAAAACACCAAGGCTGTTTCGTAGGTACTGCACGACGATCGCAATGACGTCTTACGGTAATCCAGGAGATTCCTAACGCATTTGCGGCAGCAGTTACTGATGGAAACACATGTCGTTCGTTCGTCTCTTTATTAATAGCGAGAATACCGCGACCATCAGTGTCCTCGACACGACGATCTTCTCCAAGTTTCCACTCCGGCCAAGGCGTATTGTCCGTGGCAAACTTGATGTATAAATCGCATTCTGGGATACGTTTCGGAGGATTGTTTACCCACCATTTGAAACGTCCTTTCGGCACGTACGGATAAGCACGTTCCGCTTCTGCGATACTATTAAAACGACGTTCGATTCGTGCACGGTAATCATAAACCAAAACGGGTTTTGACGTACCTATACACAACCCTGCCATACGAGCATGTTGATTGTTCTCAGCATATGTCGCCCATTCGAGGTTGTCAAACCAATCGTCACCTTTAATTCCGTTTTTATGATTTACGGTTAAGTTCACAACGTTAGCATCATATCTCGTAAACGCTAACATGATAGCTCGGTGACGATACAACTGCGGTGTAAACCCACTGTCGGGAACCACTTTACGATAAGCGTATCCGCCAAGACGTGTGCCTTGCTGAACCGTTTTCGTCCACGTGATAGGATCCAACGAAAGAAGACTAATACAATGTCCTTCTTTATTTATCGCGTAACGAGATGCAAACGGAATATAACAATAACCTTCGAATCCCTCAACTTCTAACGGCCCATTACGGAAACGGTAGATGTGATTGCTATACGAAAAGTTAGTCGGATCTCCGTCCACAAACAACGATTCAATTTCATCGTAAAGATGGTCTGGTAAAACAACCCGTTCGAGAGCAGTGAGAACGATCATGCCGAGATCGTATTTTCCAACGCCTCTATACCAATCGATTTCAACATAAGGGACACCATCTACAACTTCGTAAGGGACGACCCTATCTTCTTTATAGTCGTACAACTCGCCATCTTCAAATATACGATAACGACGATTGGTATACGGTAAATAAGCTGAATCTCGATAGTCAATAGTTCCAGTTTGAGTATGTATAGATTTTTCCATCTCGTAAACCTCATGTAACATCTAGATGTATCGGCCTCTCTTATACCACACACGATTCTTACATGAAGTAAACTTTTACAGAACGAAGGTTAATCCGCAACAAATAATCTAATATAGCTCCTCAGGTTCGGCATATCCCAGAATAGATGAATGCCGTTGTCCGCCATGAGATCGCATGGTAATGTGACGATATGTCCGGTTCGTGAGATAACCCACTTATCTTCTTCCTGGGTCATGTCGTCGGCAGTGCAGCCCATGACTTCCCCACGGTTAAGATAAACGAAGAAGAGTTTATCGCAGATACGTTTAGGGTTAGAACTGAAATCTTTCAAATCCGACGCCGCTAAACGAATAGGGATGGTCATCGAATAGTCTTTTGTTTTCTGGTCCAACGCTTCGATGCCCTGGTTATCCCAAAGGTTATATACACCGTAGTCGATTTGGTGGTTCGTTTGCATCTCTTCGTGCCAGGCGAGCTCCGTGAACCCTTCTGTACCAGGAATTGCTTTTAATTTCGTATGGCATTTATTTCGCTCTAATACCGCATCGAGTGAATAGCGTCCCTCATCCGGTCTTCCTAAACGAACGAACTTATAACCACACATCGCATCCATAACCTGATACGTGGCCATCGTATAAAACATCGGCCAGGTTTGCTCAAGGGTAAGGTTGGTTTTACGACCTGAAGCAGATACCTTGTCGGTCTTCGGTGGTACCCAGCGAGCAATACGATACTTAGGTGGTACACGAGGATCGGAGAAAACATCCTCAGGACGATACCCTTCCTCGTTCAGCGCCTGGAGCATGCGCGGAATATCGAACGCGATATTCCAGCCAAGGAGATAATCCGGCTGCCATTCGTGAACCTTTTGCATGCATTGGATAACCGCTTGCGCTGGGCTTTCTACGATTCGCACATCGTACTGATATTTTTCGAACGCGTGAGGATCTTCTTTGGTGTTCAGACGTTCGGCCAGGTAATATCGAATCTTCTCATGGGTTTTCTCAATCGCATTCGGAATATGGCCAACGAAGTCCTTGGTATAGCAAAGGATCGCATTGTATCCCATTGTAATAGACATACAAACGATCTTACCATGTCCGTGGACAACGTCGGTTTCGATATCGAAACATGCAATGGAAGCGGGTAATTTATCGACGTATTCCGGCCATTTTGTATTGTATTGGGTTTTTAAATAACAGCTAGCGCTAACGTCCGTACCATAGAGGTATGGACTCCGGGCGAGCTGTTGTAAACGGGTGTTATCATCAGCACGTCTTTTATAAAGCACCGAACTGATCTTTTCAACCAGTTCGCTTTGGCGGACATCGTAGCGACGCACATGCGAGAGCTTCTCGCTTTCCTTTTTATATTTGTTCTTGCGTTTACTCTCTACCGTCACCCAAAACGGACGTTTGTAATTCTCGAAGAAGCGAAGGTTCGTCGCTTGCGTATTATCATCAAAGAACATGATCTCTTTTGCGATCATGAGGTCGTTCTTACTACCATCGTTCGCTTCGTTATAGCTGATGTGTCGACATTGAATACCGAGCAGTTTCTTCTTAGGTTTTCGTTCTTGTTCGCTCATGGCTTGATAAACTCGTAATAAGTGTTAAAAGGTGATTTTCTATATCATCCTCACGTTCTGTTGTTTTTAACCGACCACTCTTATCGCTTGGGGTGTGAATGGTAATGCTACACTCAAAAGGTATTTCTATGAATGCCGTTGCATAGCAACGAACACATTGTGATTGGTGCGGCCAGCCGATCCATTAGCCCTTAAATTTACGTAAATTTAGAGAGTGTATAATGTCATTACTACAACGCGTGTATGGTCATGACGAGTTAACGATGGAGGCCATCAAGTTTCAGGATGGTTCCTTGTTCAAGGAAATGACCGAGTTCTTCAGAAGCAAACAAGGACTGGATAAAAAAGAGGTTTTAAACGTTTTCAAGGACGGTCATTTAACCGAGATGGTTAAACGCTATACGGGGTTGAACATCGAATTCTCGGTTGACGTAAAGATGGGTCAGATGAATGCCTACGTGTACCCGCCGGATATTTCGACAAACAACACGATCCTGGCCGACTATCATCGATTATGGATGCGCGGTGCCGATGGTGTCACACTCCTTAAGAAGATTAAAGATACGCCTGTTGGTTATGTCGATTTAGAAAAAGGTCGTGTTTACGGTATCTTTGAGGAATTGAAGATTCGTTCCGCCATCACGTATGAATTGCTAACAGCGACAGAACCATTTATTCCGGAAGAAAAAGCAGCCATAATGCTGCACGAAATCGGGCATGCGTTTACTTTCCTTGAAACATTATCGGAAACGGTGCGTGTCGAAGCCTCAATCATGACTGTACAGCGTGAGCTGCTGGGGACAACCGATAAGGTAAAACGTATCGAACTGGCTAAAGCGTTAAACAAAACGCTGGATACCAACGTCGACGTAAACAAAATCAGTGATTCAGACGATGGTAGTGTCTGGTACACGGTTTACGTGTCTAACAAAGCGATGCAGTTAAGAAACGTAAACAACGCTGGACGATATACCGACGTTGCTTCCGAATTCATGGCTGATCAGTTCGCTACGCGGCACGGTAGCGGGGAGTATCTCGTTAGCGGGCTTGCTAAAATGTTTCGGCTTTATGGCACCAACTCCATGAAGTCCAAAACGATGTTCTGGCTCTCCTTCATTATGTATGCTACTATAGCTTCTATGATGGCGATAGGTTTAGCTTCTGTCGGTGCTATCGGCGTGTTGGTTGTTGTCGCTGTAACCGCGCTTTCTGTTTGGTTGGATCCGACATACAGCATTTACGATAATGACATGGAACGATTCCGTAAAATCAAACAAGATTTAATCATACGTCTGAAAGATCGTGATGTTCCAAGCGATGTTCGTTCCATGACGTTGGATACCATCAAAACAATCGATGAAACGCTGAGTGTGATGAACAATAATCGTACCTTTTCACAGATGGTTACGCTTATCCTTCGTCCTGGGGTTCGTAAAGCCGTTAAACAGGAAGAAATTCAGCAAGTCCTTTCTTCTACAATGAACAGCGATCTGTTCAAAACAGCAGCGACTCTTGATTCCATTATCGCCTAATCTCTTCTATTTTTACTGTAAAGGAATTTAACATGAATATTTCTGATTTCGCCGTTCAGCTGAAAGACCTGGTTCGTGATTTCCCGGCCGAACAACAGACCCGCGCATTAAGTATTGCCGCAGGTTACATTGCTGGCTACAGCATGCCGGTATTCGCTGAAAAAGAAGATCTGACTGCAGATAGCATTTTCGTTCGTGAACATCTCCCTAAAATCCGTGAAGGGCTGGATAAGCTGAACAAGGTACTGGTTATCGGGCTGGCTGATGCGTTAGACGTTGCTCGCTACTTCTGGTGCCTGCGTTACCGCATGGTGCATGAGCCAACCGCACCTGAAACCATGCTGTTATTAGCAGCTGCTGTTCGTGACCAAGAAACCGCAGGGCTGCCTGACGTTATCGAAGGCGTTGATCCGAAACTGGTTGCGCAACTCGCAACGGCTTTCGCTAACGCACTGCAAGGAGAGAATGCATGAGTATCCCAGTTATTACCCCAGACCACAACGAATTCGGTTTAGCAACCGATTACGGAGTGGTTGAAATGCGTCACGGTATGCTCATGGCATTCCCTGACGAAGACATCCAAACCAGTGACGGTTCAAGCGTCGTTACCACCGAAGATCAAGAACTGGTTTCATTTGACGTTAACGAATTCGTAGCCTCTGGTGAAGAAAACGTTCGTCTTCACGAGCAACTAACAACGCGTGGTATTTCTCGCGCCGATGTACCCGAACTGCGTATGCGTCTTGGTGATGCGTTCCCGAAACAACTACCGGATGCTTTCTTCACCGAAATCCCATCACGTAACGGCGTTGAGTTGGTACAGGAAGGATTCGTTGCCAAGGTCTCTAAACTGTTTGTCGATGGTGCGAAGAAAGTCTGGGAACTCATTAAGCGTATCTGGACATTCGTCTTCGAATTCTTTAAGAAGACGCTACAGAAAATCTGGAAACATTACGGCGGCACAAATAAATTTATCGCTACCACAGACGACATCATCCAAGAAGTCATCGATGCGTTAGGTGCAGATTATCCACGTTTCAAAGAAATGTTGGATAAAGAGATGACGGTTAACGACATCTACAACGAACTTGCGGGATACAGCAGTGCGATTAACCTTAAGGAAATCGCTGACAAAAATCTGAAAGAAAAGGCTAAAGCAACCGCTGAATGGCTTATGCGGATGGTTCCTTTTGTCATTGAAAAACAAAAGGTATTTGCTGATCTTGTCGCACAAATGAGTCATAATGGCGGCACTTTCCTTGACTTAGGTACTACCTTAAAAGACATCGACCGTTTCCGTGGTGACCTCCAGAAACACTGGGACACCCCAGAATGTGTTGGCGCACTTCACGCGATTGTCCCGCTGATTTCAGATCGCGTCCAGGTGGTTGCCGCTGCTGATATCGTGGAAGAATGGGTACGAAAACATCAAACCGAGCTCCACGATGAAAACACCATCCGCGACAGCAAGGAAGCTTGGATCCGCGAACTCCACGATAAGATGCATGAACTCGCTGAACCGTTCACCGCGTTTAATGACATTAAGTTCGAAAAGACGCTGAAAGAAGCAGAACAGGTCTTCAAGGCAACAAAGGAAATGAATCCAACAGCCAATATTCAGAGTGGTGATATTGAGCTGTATGAAACATACATGAAGTTAACCTACCAAACGTTGTTCGCTTATAGCCGTTTGATCTCGGCGATGTCACGTTGGTTAATGGATATCCAACTCGCTCACATTCAGGTAGAACAGCTCGTTGCGCGCTATCGCGCTTTCGAACTCAAGAACCATTTCATTGTCCTCGAACGTGACGATGAGTGGAAAGCTATCTATAACGCGTTGAAGGCAAGAGCGGTAAAACCCTTGAATGACTACAAAGAGAAATTCAAGGAAAAAATGGATAAGCAAAAAGAAGATGCGAAGACACTCGATCCTGCTAAGAAAGAGGCGCTTGCCAAGATGGTTGTCGATTTCTTTAAGTTCGAAAGTTTTGAAGACGACGTATCCGGCTGCGCTTATTTGACCGAAACAGACCGTCAAGCACGTAAAGATCTTGTTGAGATTGACGAAGCCATCTATCGGACTTCGCATCGTGGTGAGATCAGCAAACCAGATGAGCAGATCTATCTGGAGCTGCGTGAACGATATATGCCGGACCAGGCGTTAGAGCCGACCATGGAATCGTTCGGTATCATGAAGATGGCTGTTATCGGTGTCATCATCACGACGGCCTATACCGCGATTCGTCGTCTGTTGCTCTGGATTATTGAACTCTTGAAGAAACGTGCTGATAGCGTAGCGGCCACCGAAAAAGCGGCCAACGACGCCATCAAGCAGGCGAAACGTAACGCGAACGTTTATGTTCCTGATGAGAACGTTCGTAAAGAGGTTGATAAAACCGAGGATACTGACGCGATGCGTGACGTTGTTGGTGCGCCCAGCAAGTCGGTCTCTGACGTTCCATTAACGACAGAACAGAAACTTTCGGCTGTTTCTGCGATTGTTGATGGTATCCGTAAGGAGATGGTGACCTTACCGGTGTTCGATCGTCTTCAGCAAGCGTGTACGTCTTTAACGTTAGGTTATTTCCAGGAAGGTAAGCTGGATACTATTCTTCGTGAGATGCGTCGTCTGCGTCCCGATCGTATCGTGTATCTGAATGACCAGTGCAAAGAACTCGAAGGGGCGTTAGAAGACCAGAAACGCGCTAAAGAAGGTGAGATTGCTCCGCGTCTGGCTAACCTGGCTGGTACCATGCAACAGGGTATGGAAGCGTACCGGATGCTGTATGATAATTCGCTGACTTTCCGTTTCAACGAGTTAACAACGTCTGCGCACTTACCGCCGAAGGACTTCGCGGAATTCGGTGAGAAGGTACTGCAAAGCGGTACTCCTGTGTATCCGGACACCAACGTACTTCAGCAGTTAGCGGCCGCACTTGACGGCAACAGCTATCTGTTATTTACCCGTTCTGGTGATGAATTCAGCAAACTTGCCGACAGTAAGTTTAAAGAAATCGAAACACAGTTCCGCCGTTTAAATGACGTTGCTCGCCAGGTGAAAGCCATCCCGCAAGAAAACGCAACCGAGCTTCGCTCAACCGTTGATTATATCAACGTACAGATTCGTGAAATCGCTGCGTGGTATAGCTTCGAAGAAGCCTTGCGTTCACGGGTGGATGGGTTAGTGACTGCGTATCGTGATTATGTTTTCGCAGAAGCAAAACTGATCAACGAGAAACTACAGAAAGCTGGTTTCGGTAAATTAGCGTAATCATGCGTACCTTATAACCGTACGCGTTGTTCAACCCTAGGTGGAGGCCAATAACCTCCACCTAGGTCAACGGAGTGTTTTATGAACAAATACCTTAAAGCAGGGTTATCTTCCGCTGAAAATGGTTTATTGGTTCTTGAGTCATTGACAGAAAACATCAATGCTGTATCACATCCCACGACCCCTAGCAGTGTGGGTCTTGATGAGCTTTTGGCGTTGAAAGAAACATTACATCGTGACAAACAGGTATCACGTCAACAACTAGCAATGCTGTCGTATTCCCTTCCTGACGCAATGGAAGGTAAGCCGTTGGCATTATGGACCGAGTTACCTTCAACGACCGGTTTCAATGAAGCCTGTCGCGTTGTCGATAAAGCCATCGCGATTATCGGGGAGCAGCTGAGAAACGCATCTGCTACGCAAGTAAAAGATCTCCTGGAGCAGGAACTTACACGCCTTGAAGAAAATGCGTCGTACGTTGACGATTTTACCGCATTGACTCAAGCGCATTCTGAACGTTTTTCTGCCATCCATGAAACATTGGGTGGTTTAATCAATCATCCAGACGTAAAAGAAGACCTTGCTATCGCTGTACAGAAATACGAAGGTAAGCTCGCACAGCTCTGGTCGCCGATCGTTGATCTGGTTGCGGCAACGCAAGCTCTATCGGCGCTTTATGCCGCTGACCGCAAAATCCTTGAACAAGCACTTGCATTACAGCCGTCTGGCAACGATGGTGCGGATGAAGAATATAACGCAATTACTGCTGTTCCGTCTACTGATATCAATGTCCTTATGCCGTACTTCGACCAGGCGGGAAATCTCATCCCTACTGAATCGGTAGCGGCACAGAAAGAATGGGATGGTAAAACACTTCTCAACGTTTTAGGTACCGCGGTTTTCGCATCGCGAATCATGCGTGACGTCGTGAACGATTACCCGGAAACAGCCGCGTTGGTTAAACAATTATTAGAACGCGTTGAATCTGCTCAAGCCGATGAAAATCTTGATAACATCGGATATTTAGCGGTTATCGCACGCCTGCAAAACGCACGTATCGTTTACCAACGTATGTTAGTACAATGCGTGCGAACCGTATTGACTTACGCTGAAGCTGTTGCTGAGCTTGTTATGTCGGTATCTGAAACCGCTACTGCTGTCCGTAGCGAAGAGCTTTGGGATAAAACGCAAGAAGAAATCGAAGCGGCTGACGGATACACACGTACCGATCTCGTGCAGGAAGGTTTCTTTGACCCAACGAAGATGGAAGGGTACGGCATCTATACCGCAGAAAGCGCGTGGGAAACGTTACGGCGGACGATGGAATACACTATCAACATCCTAAAACGTTTGGCTGATTGGTTGGTTAAGAGCTGGCGTAATGGTAGTGCGAAAGCATCGATTCAGCAGGCGGAAGCTAACAACAGTCAACTTACGCGAGCTAAAGACGCCCTGCTTACCGAAGGCACAAAGAAACGTTTAGCGTCGTTGCATACCGTCGGTATTCAGACCATCGCGAAATACGCTGAAGCAGGAACGATCTGGTCGGGAGCGTTCAAAGGGGTTACCGACAATCTGGGTAACGTTGCGGCATTAATCAGCTCGGAAGTGAAAGAGCTATCGAATGGTCGTGAACTCGATCAGGATAAACTCGCTAAGATTCGTGAAGGTCTTGCTCTGGCATTCGAGAAAGGTAGCTTCAATAAAGTTCTTCTTGGACATGATGGTATCACTATCGATAATCTCGCAAGTGAAATCCGTGACTACCGTGAAGAATTGAAGGATCAGTTCAAGGAATCTACGAACGAATCGATCGATGTGGATAAACTGATTCGATACAACGATGGTTGCCGTAAATTCCTGCAAGGACCAGTTACCGATGCGCGTAACAAGGTCAGTGGACACGAGTTGGATAATCTGCTTACCATGTTGAACAGCATGATTCGTCAACAAGCCTCTTCGCCTGAGAATAAAGGTTTAGGTGCGTTGAAGAACGAAATCGTGAACGCACGTGACCTTGCTAAAGCTGCGGTGGATATTCTCGGCATCGCACAATGGTTGGAGGTCCGAGCTAAACGTTACATCAACGCCTTGAGTACTGTTGTCGATAAAGCAAACAGCGAAGCAGCGGCTGTTAGCGGATCGTTGAAACAGGAAGCGTTCGATCTTAACGAAACTGTGCTCTCGTCCACCGATTACGATGTTTGTAGCGTCGCAGCCACAAGTCTTGCGGCAAACAGATTCCGCAACTCGCGTGATGAACTTCGTCGTCATTATAACCAAGCCTTGGAGGCTGCGTTTCAAGTCTATAACCGGGCTGTTTATAACCGTGCCGTAATCGGACAACATCTGTTGGGTGTTATGCCGCGGTTTACGGGTGTGTTCAGTAACTATCCGTGGACATTAGGCCTCGACCTTCAGGTGTCCAATCCTGCCGCGTTAAATACGTTCTGTGAAAAGCTTTCGCGGTCTATCGAGCTCTATAGTGCAGGCACTGCCGACAGCATCATACAAGCGATTGCTTTGTTAAATTCCACAGAACTCTGTTGTGCGGTGGATCCGAACTATGAAGGCGAATCTGGTAACTCATCGGCTTTCGCAACGTATGTGTTCGAATATCGACGTCTGGCAAAAGAAGCGTTGGAGCCTCATAGTGACTTTACCACTGAAGAACAACGGCGGGGTTGGTACACGACGTTCATGGACAGTTCTCCATCATGGGAACCGGATAATACTCCCCCGGCGGTAACGGAAGATGTTGATCCTTCGCTGATATGGGCATTCGCGTCTTTGTTCTGTGCCGCACTGAATGCGTATATCGCATTGAAATACGGTACCGATCTCAAGGTGTACTGTTGGTTCAGCGAACAGCAGAATAGCAGCAACGTAAGATAACAACATATTCCCTCCTCCTTCCCTGATGGGTTGGAGGAGGGTTATGCTCATGCTATTTTGTTTTAGACACGAAGGCCTTGCGCTAATGCCGAACTGTTGCTTTGTGCGTGTTTCACAAAACTTACATCGATCGCTTCACGTACGGACAAGATACCATCCGCTTTCACGTAAAGCTCTTTCTTCACCGCGCAGCGAACACCATCGTTCTTCGCAGTATAAACACTGAGGTTCTTACCTGGTCCAAAATCATCGATTTCAACGTTCAGGATGTCATCACCACCCTCTTCACGAATCATCGCGATCATTTCTGCTTTGGCTACTGTACGGGATGTTAAGCATTCGTTGATGACTTTCGATACCATCGCTTGAAGGACTTGACGTAGATCCAAATCCGCGTATTGCTTAGCTGGTAAGTAAAGCGTCACGTTGAACGATAGAGCGGCAGGAAGCGTTGTTTCCAATCCGTTTTCGACAATAACATCCACATACCCCAACGATTGTTTAGGATACAGTGAAATCTCTGTTTCCTCATAACAGAAATTCCTGAATGTGATGATATCGTTCTTGATCCACTCGATAAGCTGCGTAGGAATCGTGTTACGATAGTCAATCACGTCCGTATCGTTCGCGAGCAGATACGACGCATCAATAAAGAACATGTCCAGGTTACGCAGAACTTCACGTTCATCGACAGGGATCGGATTACCGTAATTATCTTTCATGATGTCGCCTTTCAGATAACGATAGGCTTGGCTTCCATCACTGTTTAATTTCGGGTCACCTTTACGATGCAGGTATTTAACCGACAACGTACCGTCTTCACCTTGTTCAATGATAACCGAACCGGTATCATCCGTCGCTGGAATATCTTCATCATACACCCATGGGATGTTCTCGGTATAACGTTTATACGTAATCTCCGAGGCTACCGTACGAGAGCGCATCCAAAGACCATCCAGATCATAACCAAAGGTTGCGGTGAGACGTTCACGGTAGAAACAATACCCATTTTGAAGCGTGAGTTTCTTAACCAGGTAATTATCGGAAGCACTGTGTAAGATACCGTCAACATCTTCCGGCGCGTAATCCGTCACCACATGGAAAATTTCCAAATACTGCTGCAGTGATGCCCAGTAATCCCGCGGTGTCGATTCATACATCGAGAAAGAGGTCAATGCGATATACGGTTCATACGCCGTGGAATCATCGGCCAGGATTCGTGTAAAATCATAATTCGTGGTGATATCGAAGGTGAACAAACGACGACCTTGTTCATCGGTTGTCGGTGATGCTAGCATCGTCGCATAATCACCCTCACCCCGCGGATTGAACCCCAGCTGGATGTGCACGTTTTTATCGTCGAGCGCCTTCCATGCGTCGTTACCTTCTACAATGAGGCTTAGACGATATCCTTCAGCGATACGATCCAGACGGTATCCGGTCACCATAGCGGTTAACGGGATCGTCTCGTTCGCGTCGAGGAATGCTTGTGTGCCGATCTTAGGGGCATCCAGGTAATAAGCATGGATGTCGAAATCGCTTGTTGCATCTAATACGTAATGAAACGGACTGTAGAACAACATGGCGTTGTTTACCGCGTTCAACTTCGCATCGGAGTTGCCTGCATTAATACGGTCAATTTCATCGTCTGACAACAGCGCGATACTTCCGTTACTGTCACGATACAAGCAATCTGGTTTAATCGTAATACGATCGCCGTTATCGGCGACAAACTTACTTTTCACCAATGCTGCAGCTGACGTATAGAAAGACCCCATCAACGAACCGGCTTGCGGCACGCTGTCACTCAATTGCGGTAAATCTCGGGTTGCCAGGAACGAACGATTAGTTACGTTGTCGATGGTGGTCACCATCCCATAACCCGCATCTTGAAGCACCAGCTCGACCTGCGTTCCCGTGATCGGCACCTTGGTTTTGTTCACGCCCGCCATAACGCGTTCACGTTGTTCCTCGAACGTTAATGCGGATCGTCCACCCGACAACGCCCCTTCGCTATAAATCCCTTTAATGTTGAACGCGCTTAGCGGCGCACTGTATTTCTGTTCGGCTTTTGGTGACAGATCGATGTAGTTATCTTTCCAATCGGTCACGTCGTAATCAGACGGGTCGACGCTGATTTTCCCTTTCGTCGTCAACACCTCAAGTCGAATAGTGCTTTTATCCATTGTACCTTGAGACAAATAAATTTCAGGAACACGCCAGTTAAGTTTGTTCCCTTCTACTTGTAACGCGATGGTTGGTGTTAACGGATCGTAGATCTGCTGGCTGTGTGTTGTCGCTATCTCCGTCCAGGTATCGTTATCCGACGACATGTACGCCCGACAATGGTAAAACTGATCTTCGAAGGTAATGCTGCTGTTCATCCCGTGAACGCTGTTAAACGGCACATCTTTTACCAGCGTTTTAAACTGGAACAGCGGGATACGCATCACCAACACTTTACCCGCTTTTACACGAACAACACCATACTCAACTTGGTTACTCTCCAAGGTTTGCAACGGGCTGATGTTATCAGTGTTATAAACGACGCGTATCTGGTCGTGCGCTTGCACTTGGATTTCGATGGGATAATGCAACCCGAAATCCATTCCGGCTACCGTAAACGCCGTCGTACGCGGTATCACTAACTTACGGCTGTAAGAACGGCTTAAATCATCGGAGGCGATGGTGTTTGGAATCTCTACAGCACGATCGAGGATTTCCTGATACCCTAACGAATAAATGATTTCCGTTTTACCCGGCATCGCGAAACGTCCGACGTACGACTCGTCATACATCCAACGATAGAGCTGGTTCCAGTTCGTTGCAAGTTTTGGATACAGTTCGCGAACACGGGACTCATCCCGCGCGTTCTGGTTCGCAGCCGTTGCCGTTGCAACCTCCAGCAGATAAACAAACGGACAGCTGGGGTCAACCAGGGTTAATTCACCATCAGAAGCCAAACGGATCATATCGCTTGCAACAGCCTGCATTTCAATAGGTGAGAGCATGTAGCGATTGAGCTGTTCAGCAAGATCTTTGTTGGTTACGCTCATTTATTATCCCTCGTAATTTTGCGGAATGGTGGTACGGACAAGATCGCGACTGAACGTATCCGGTGGTAACGCCGACGGCTCAAGATCCAGATAGAATTCGTTGTAAGCATCAGCGGGTACGAACCAAAGAAGCTCTGAGGTCAACGGATGAATAAATGGATACATATCGACACGATACGACATGATTCGACGCTCGTAGGGTGAAATAGGTACCAACTCCTCATCTTCAAGGAACGTACGGGTATCGTTCTCACCGTAATAGAACATCAGGACAAGTCGATTGAATTCATCCTTCAGAATCTCATCGAATGCGTTGTTACCAACCGCTTGGTATGGGATAGTGATACGTTCGTTATCTTGCGTGAAGGGTTTATCGATGCTGTAGTTAGCCATATTACCAATCGGTAACCCGACAGGAAACATCGCGGTCGGTGCGAAGATATAACGAACATACATCCCAGTCGGATCCAGGATGATACGATAACATCTTGTCCAGTAATCCATTTCATTGTCGATGATGGCCTGAGGGCTTGGCGTCAGTTCACCATTATGCACACCTGCGATGTAAATCAACCAAATATAATGAAGGAACATGATGGGGTTACCCATGATGTTCTTGAACGTCGCGTTCAGGTTATAGGGCTGGAACATATCCACCGAACCGTCAGCCATCACAACGGTTTCTTGGCGTAATCCCGGTTTACCCTGGTAAACCTGCATTTCCATGTCATTGAAACCGCTGATATCCGTTAGGTTGTCCGTCAGTATACTTATGAATGGATTGCGCTCATCGACGATGGCACGTCCTCGATGGTTCCGCTTTCTGGCACCCACAGGGTCCAAGTAATCACGGACAACAGCCTGAATGCTGTTAGGGTTATCCGTGCGTAACGACCACAAACGTCGATCTCGTTTTAAGTTCGCGTCGGTAAGATGTAAATTAGGTCGTGTGAAGAAGGTAATACCGGCATGATCGCGGTTAATCGGAATCGGACTGTTACCCGGAATAGGTGACACATTCCGATACCGTCTGGCGATACTGTCCTCGTATGTCCCTTGACCGACACTGGTACGAATATTCTTCCGCGCTATTGCCCAATCCGAATCAGTGAATAACACCGCATTGCCCGCTGCCTCCACAGCTTCGGGTGTTAACGACGCATTATTCTCCTGAATGGTTTGAATAGCTTGGTCGTAGTAATTAGACATTTTCTTTCCTTTATTTGTAAATAAGGATTTCAATATGGTAGCATCAGAAATTGCCGACGCTGTTAACGTTGTTGCGTCCGGTATCGCTAAAGTCTACGAAGTTAATAAACTTATCCAGCCGGGTTCGCTGGTTGAACTCTCACAACCTTCACGCGTTATCGCGCCGTTGATCTTTGAACGTGAGTTGTATTATAGCGACGCACGCAATGCGTTAGGCAACTGCATGCGCACCGCTGAAAACATGTATACCGGGTTCTATTTACTGGCGTTGAATACCATCATGCAGGTGGGTAATATCAGTGTCGATAAAACGCTGGGTCGTGTGAATCCAAACCGTAACGCTAACCTGATGGATAAGGCTGTTAAATTAGCGCTGGAAAGTGCGGATAGCAAAAGCCTTGTTTTCCTTGATGACAAAGGATTCAACCTGCAGGGGAAACAAAAAAATAGCCTCGATGTTGGAGCCAGCGACGCGGCGATCGAATTGCTGAACAAAGATGCAAACGCGGTCACCGGCAAGTTCTTGACCGTGACGCTGACCGATGGTCAGGCAACGATGAAAATGCCATTGAACATCAGCATGCGTATTGCAAGCTCTCCAGCGGAAGTGCTTGCGTCGATTTTAGCGATTGGCGGCCCACAGAACACCTGGCGAGCACGTTGGCATCGCATGATGGCCGGTGAGCTATCTTTCTGGAGCGACATGATCCTGCTTAGTGACCTGGTTCGTGAACATAAACGAATCTCACGTATGGATAAAGAGGGTATCCGCAAGGCTGTTAATGCTGCGCGTATCAATGCCGCAAAAGCTGCAGCGAGCACAAAGATCCCTTCTTCTGGAGCAATCGCCTCCACCTATATCATCTCTAAGGCTAACCAGGAAGCCATCGAGCGTAAGATCGGACGTCGTTTATCTGACTATAACACACGTCAGAAAGTCATGGCTGAAGCCCTCGCAATGCAGTTGATCATCATCGACGAAGCTGAAGAGATGGTGACCTTCTATTTCCACAGCTTGGATCAAGGGACCACCGTAAGCTTCAAGCAACTGGAAAAATCCAACAGTTCGTCAACCTCGGGTTCCGATCTTCTGACGATCCTCCAGGCGCTCCGTACCGGAAACGTCCCACAGATTCGTTAATACACGTAACCTGTTTCGAAATAGCATAGGTGCTCACTCATGGCAATTGATTTTAAAGAATTCATTCGCGGTTTGAAGCCGCTTTTTAAACGCACCGGTGTTGCTGACGCACTTGAATCGATCCGCGACGAAATCAACAACACTGCGATTCCTTACTACGAGACATCCGCTTCGCTTCTCCAAAAGGGTGAAAGCGCCTTATGGAAACTTGCTGATAAGGATCTGCACCAGCGTTTAACCCGCGTTCGCTCTGGAAGCTGGGTAGAAAACGTTCACTTAGCGCTACGCAATGCGGTTGACCTGATTCCAGAAATTGTTAAACGTGTTAACAAAAACCTGGAAATCGATGTTGCTGCCGACGGTCTAAGTTTCAAAGAAGCCGCTCTGGTACGTCTTGTTGAGTCCTTGGGCTTCTACGTTAGCTATGCTCGTACGCTGCTTCGTGCAACGGTCATCTGCGAAAGCATGCCGGGCGGTGATAAAGCACTTGGTGAGTTCTTCACCAAAAACGAGATTGCTTACCTGACTGCCAACATGTACGGTTTCGCCGTTGCCACCGAAGTGTTGTGTGGGCAGAAACAACAGATCCTGGCTGGGTTAGATAAAATCCCGGATGTTGTGGTTTCTGATGAAGACGGTGTTGGTAACGGTCTGTACAATGCAGGTAATACTGACCCGATGCGCATGGGTTCGTGGGCTAACGGTGATGTAACCGACACGCTTGTTTACCGTTTCCGTATCTGGCGTAGCGAACGTGAAGAAGCATCATTACAAGCAGCCAAAGAAGAAGCCCAAGCGTTGGAGTATTGGATTTTGTCACTGAAGCAAAAGCAACAGAATGCGGGCAACGATCCAAAAATCCAACAGCAGATCGAATATCACGAAGAGCGACTGAAGAAACTTCGTTATGACATCAAACGAAAAGAAGAGGCGGCCGTATGAGTGCACTTCGTGACGTCCCTTTAACGTTATACGGTACCGGGTTCTTTGGATTTCCGGTTAACGGCGTAAAACGCCAGGAGAACTACGATCGTGATGTTGTTAGTTTGTATCAGCGTCTGGTCGACGGTACCCCTCTCGACAACTGGAAATATGAACGTCAGGTTCTTTCTACCCTTTATCGTTTGATGTACCCCATCACCGACTGGGTGGAAATGAACAGCCATAACCCAAATCTGAATTTCACCAGTCTGGAGTTTATCCGTGATACACTGCGGTTCATTCACACGGGTAGACGAGACACGAACGTTCAGATTGCTGGTCAATTGATTGATAACTGGTCAGATCGTCAGTCGCTAAGTTCACACCAACGTCTGGAAAGCAGCGGTAAACTTATGAGTTATATCACGTTGTCAGACGAAGAGATGGTGCGTACTTGGCTCCATTGGGACAATGGCATCCAGGACATCATATGTACTTTGAATGCGGTGTTTGGGCAACCTATGGCACCGGGTTTTAAGGGCTTTTAAGTGGGCTAATGGCTCACTTAAGCCACATTAGCTAATGTGCAATTTATTGTAAAGGAAACAAATTATGCCTTCTATTTTTGATCGTCTTGTCGCAAATCCATCTAACGCACAGCTGGTTCAACTGGCTGCTGAGATCGATCCGGATGCAGCGGCAACCGTTGAAGCAGAACCGGCAGCTGATGCTGCAGCAGCGGATGAAACCGTTGTAGCTGAACTGACCGAACGTGCTGAAATCGCTGAAGATACCGCAGCTGAAACCGAACTGGCTATCGAAGTTCGTGGTGATATCGAGCAGGTTGATGCTGTTGTTATCGAAATTGCAAAAGACGACGAAACCGCAGAAGCCATGGATGAAGCCATGGATGAACTGACGGAAACCGTTGTTGCGACCGAAAGCTACCTGAAAGACGGTGGTATGTCTGCACAAACCGCTCAGGAACACATGCGTAATCTGAAACGTCTGTGTGGCACTATCGGTTTCAAACTGCCGGAAACCATACCGTCCTTCGAAAGCTTCGGTGGTTCTGCTTCCCGTTACGACGCAACCAACATGATCTTCCTGGAAGAACAAAAATGGTGGCAGAAACTATGGGCAACCATCAAGAACTTCCTGAAAACTTCCTGGGAAACCTTCGTGAAGTTCATGGATCGTATCTTCGACGGCGCGACCAAACTGAAAGCACGCGCTGCTAAACTGAAAGAAATGATCGCCAAGCGTAAAGGCACTGCTAAAAATGCCAAAGTTACCCTGGGTAGCGGCATTTCAGGTTACATCGGCGGTGACGATCTGGTTACCGGCGCGACCAAAATCGCTGACACCTTCGAGAAAGCAATGAAGGCTGCTGACGACCGTGCTGATAAATTCGTCAACACCGTTGTTGCTAAGTCTCACACCGAATACACTGATAAACTGAACGCACCGGCAATCGCAGATGTTACTGGTCCTGCAGGTTGGGGTTTCAAAACCAACGATGGTAAAGTAACCTGGGAACGCTCCGGTGAAGCAAAAGAAGTTGAAGCTACCGTCCTGTCCCTGAATCAGCTGGCCGCTGCGGTTAGCGGTGTTGAAGTACTGGCTGACAAACTGCTGGCGCTGAAAGGCAACATCGGTAAGAAATCCCAGGGCTTCAAAGACGCTGTTAAATTCGGCGACACAATGGAAGCTGATCTGTCTAAGAAAGGCGAAGTTTCCGCTCAGGAAAAACAGCGTGTTCAAGCGGTACTGTCTGCTCTGAAAGACGCGCGTGCTTGCTATGTGAACCCGCAGACCGGTCTGATGAAATACGGTGTTCAGGCAGGTAACGCTGTACTGGATGGCGTTGCTAAAATGCTGAGAGATTACACCGTCCTTCCAGCTATGGCGATTTCTAAAGAAGCAAATAAAGAACAGAAATAATCAGTTAATAAACTGACGTATTCCCTCTCCCAACCCGTAAGGGAAGGGAGAGGGTTTTATGCCGTTCTGGTTTATCTTTTGAATCATTACTGGAGACAACACATGGTACACATACCGCTATTTGCGCCCCAAGGCGATATCAGCCTCGAAGCGTTTGAAAAAGATCCTATTGTTGCTGAAGCGCTTGCTGTGGAGCCTACCGCTGAAGTCATCGATGCTGATGGTGTTGAGTTACGTTTGGCGACAATCGACGAACATGAAGATGCACTCGATCGTGCTTTCCCTGCCGTTGAAGCACTGCGGGAAATCAGTTTTGATGTTGCCCCGACTATCGAATCGGCTAACTACAGTGATGTTGCGTTGGTTCGTAACATTCAAGAATCCGCCTCGATTGCTTTGGGCTTGCCCTCCGAAGCATTGCTGACTCCAACCGACCGTGTTGAGATTGGAGAAGCTTTGGTTGTTGAAGGGTTTAAAGACACCGTTGTAAAAGCCATGAAAAAGATCTGGGATATCATCGTTGATATTGCCCTGACTCTGGCAGCAGCCTTCGAGAAGCTTACCCATCTTGTTTATGACGAGACACGCAATTTTCAGAAAGCTATTGCAGCCCTCGAACAAATGCCCAAAGGCAAATACACGGAAAATAAAGAGGTCGCGTTTAAAGCAGAGTGGCGAACACTTTTCCCTAACCGTAACAAAGTTGGCGGTGTAGACACGCTGAAAAGCAACATCGATACCTTCAATCAGATGTTCCTTAAATCGGACGGTTATTCAGTTATTGATGGGTTAGGATTAAACATCATCGACTTCCATTTAGATAAGGTTGAAAAACTTCCCGTTGATTATCTGACTTTCTTGAACGCTGTCAAATCAACGCTGGAAAATCGCGGTTCCGTGGAAGGTACTGACGTTATCACTCCAACGGTTTCCGGAAAACGTATCCGTTACATCAACGGTGCGGTCTTCTTGAAAGAATTCGATGCGTCAAAAGACAATATCATCGATGCGGTTAAACGTTACCTCGACTTGGATATTATCGTTGAAGATATTGAATGGGATAGTGACCCGGAAACGTACGTCCTACCGACGCCTGACGATTTGCGTAGCGTTCGACAACTGACGTTCGCGAAAGATCTGTTGATGGTAACAAAACGTGGGCGTGCTTTCTCTGAGATCTTCTCTCGTAATAAAATCCGTACCATGGAACGCATCCAATACGTTACCATGAAACGCTTCAACGAGCAGAATTTTGATGCGAGCTACCAACCGTACGTTGAGATCTATCCTAAGCTCGTTAAGCGCGCGATTCTGCTTTGCGGTAAAGAGAACCGTATTGAAAACCAATTCGCTTACCAATATCTTCGTGCATTGACCTCATTTATCAACACTCTCGTTAAAGCTTATACCAAAGGTTAAGGAACTAACATGGCCCGCATCTCTCTTTTTGATAACGTCAATAAAAACGCATTCGAACTCGCACTGCTCAGCGCCGAAGATCTTCTTGCGGCAATTCCAGCGGAGCAAAATGATCCCAACGCAGAAATCGAAGAGGACGAAGTTGAGTTGGTGATTCGACGTACCGACGAGACGATCGACGAATCCAGCGAACTGGCTGAAATTGCGGTGCGTACCTCAGCAACGCTGGAAGATACCGCATACATGATCGCACCTACGATCCCTGAAGCACGTGCGAGCGACGTCGCCCTTATCCGTCAGATTGCTTCGACGTCAGCAGCTAACCTGGGGATGTCCGATGAAGACATGTTCCAAGCCGACGATCGTTTGGTGGAAGGGCAGGCTATCGTACTGGAAGGCTTTAAAGAACGCGCAGCACAAGCGTTATACGCAGTTTGGGTAATCATTGCGAATATCGCTGAGCAACTGTTCAAACTGTTCCAGATGTTGTTCAAGAACCTGGTCGTTGCATACAACAAAATTGTCAAGATCGCAACCGCTGTGAATAAAGGTGAACGCCATATCAAACAACTGGATAAGCCCACTGAAAATATGGTCAATATGTTCCCTAATGCTAAATCAGCGAATGCCGTGTTTGCAAGCAAGCATATCGAACAACTCGCTGCAAGCGCAAGCGGGACGGATTCACTGTTTAAGCATGTGGCTGATATCAATAAAAAGGTCGCAGACCTCACTGACCTCACACTGCTTCCGTCTATCTTAGACAAATACCTGCTGGCGATCAAATCAGCTCTGAATAAAGTTGTTTTTCCAGAGAGCGGTGGGAAGGAATTCGTTATTCAAGGTCTCGACGCTGTTGAAAACGAACGTGATGCGATTAAAGCCTATACGCTGGTGAAAAATATTCGGGTTGAGGCCGAGATGACGGTGGCCGGTGAGATAGAGAACGCAAACATTTTCAAAGACGATAACGAACTGAAAGGCGCATTGACTTCCTATCTTAACGTGTTCCGTACGATAGACTCCTCTTATTTCCACATGGTTGAAGCTTTGGCCGGTTCTGTGGAGCGTACCGCTAAACTCAACGGCATGAAAATCAAAACGAAGTGGGGTGATATGCTCGACAAGCTGCCTGAAGCCGATCGTGAAACCATCCGTCCTTATGTAAGCGCGGTTTCTGAAATGGCGCGCTTAAGTACTGTATTGTCAACCAAGATTCTTCGCGCTTCGATACGCCAATATGCGGATGCTGTATTTGCTGCAGCGAAATACTTCGACGCTGTAACCGAAAAAGCATAATCACCATATCCCTTCCTCCTTCCCTTACGGGTTGGAGGAAGGTTTTATGGCGTTGGTATCCGGTTATCTTTTGACTTCTGAATCAACGGTTCAGAAGGTAAATGGCGGACATGATCACCCGCCAAGATTTTCCTACGTAGGAGTCCCAAATGGAAAACGTGTTACAACAACCCATGACATCGTTGTTTCAAGGGATTGATGATGAACCTGTAGAATCGTTCGGTATCGCTGGCAATATTCTCGATGCCAGTAATATTGAGAATCAGTTTCACTCAATCGACGAAACAAACACGGTGATGAAAGAAGGTGAACAACACCTTCAAACATTAAATAAACTCCGGCTGGATATTGTCCCAAACATGGCTGAAGTTGAAGAACGCGATATCAGCACGATCAAACATATCGCATCAACCGCAGCGGCCGGAATGGGAATGGACCCAAACCAAATCATCGAGGGTCTGGAAGAGGAAACTTCCAGCGGGATGAGCTTGAACATGGAAAGTTTTGACAAGACCGCAAAAGAAGCAACCCGAGCGTTATGGCTTTACATGAACGAATTATACCGCTACGCGATCGATATCTGCAATCGTTGTTATCGTCGATTCGTTCGTCAGGTGAAGCCGTTATTAAAGAAAGCGGCTGCATTGAAAACTATTTCCGAATACGATGTTAATGAAGATAACGCATTCTGGGAGAACTTTCCCTACAACTGGCGATATCTTCATCCGAAAGGCGGTGCGGTAAGCAGCATTGCTGATTTACGACAAACCGCAGAAAACATCGTAACGAACACAGGAATCCTCGCAGCATGGCATCGTCAACTCGATCCGTTATTAATGCAGCTACTAAAAGCACCATCAGCGGATAACAAAGAAGGTATCGCTGCAGAAAACGAAGCCTGTTGGGAGAATATTCTCGAGGTCATCAACGATGCGTTATGCGAGAAGCCGTTAAAGCCTACCGGAACAGACGACATTGTCGTTGACGTACCCGTTGGTGCTTCCTACCTTAAAATACACAACATCGAAGACGCAACAGGAACGCAATTCAGCGTTGTGTGGGAAGCCGTACCTTTCCAATCAGCAAAAGACGGATTCCGTTTCTTGCCGTTAAACGACGTTATCGACGGAACCAACGCGGTCATCAACGCATTAAGTACATTATGGTCTACGCTACGACAGTTGGAATTTAAACGTTGTCTTGAAGCAAGCCTTGCTGACCAGGACGAATGGATTCAACCTTACGAGCGTTTACTACAACAGATGGACAACGACGATACCACCGCATCCGCTATCGTTCAACGTGTGGGTATCGCGCGTAACGTCGTCGGCTTCCAGGCGGTTGCTTTTGCCCGATTCCTGTTAACTGTCTGCGACGTCATCGACGGTCTTAATGATTATCTTGACGCGCATCTCGAACTTGAGGAAACCAGCAATGCTGCAGACCTATGACGGACAGATTCAAGCGTTAAGCTTGTTAAAAACATTACCTGTGCCAGAGACAGCAACGCAACGACAAATTCACCAGCTTATTTATCAGCAAGCAGGCGGTATTCCGGCAACCGGTTATACCACAGAAAGTGCTGATCTCCTCACGATGGAATCGTACAATCAGCTTGCGATGAAAATCATCAAAGCCATCATCGATGCGATCTGGACAACGTTGCGGAACATTACCGCGTTTATCGCACGGTTTATCGATCGTAGTCGTGCACTACAGCTCGAACTCAGCAACATCCGCCGTCACTACACAAAAGCCGTTGGTCGTAAACCTATCGCGCAAAGCTTCGAAGCTACGTCGACGTTGGCTCCTCACCTACGGTATGGGAACAGTTTTGGGTTCGATTTCACAACCGGGAATACGCTATACAAACAGAATTTGGCAATCGCTGAATATCTCTTGTCTTCGTCGTTCCGTGATGATTTCAAGCAGTTCGCTAATACGTTAGATAGAGCACTCGACATTATCTTAAAACAGACGGATACCGCATTAATCGATGTGATTAATCGCGATGCGTATACGTTATTGCATAAAGTCTACAGTACGCTAAACGAATCGAAACTCGTCAACGTAACGTTACTGGGTAACCGTACGCTACGACTCGATCAGGTTACCACCGCAGGTTCTGGTTCAATTCAACAATCCCTCGCTATTCAATCCGCACGGTTTGAAGTCCAGGATGTACCGTCCGTTGAACGGGATATGGTGGTTACAATGCCAACATTAGAACAAGTTGGTGTGCTACTCGAGTCAGTAAATACGGGTGTTGATTTGCTGGTTAGTTACCATCGTAAAAAGTACGCCAACGAGCTACTCGAAATTGCGGGGAATTTACAAGCAAAACTTAACGACGTTTATCGTCAACAAGGTCAGTTGTCAGTTGCTACTGCTTCTGATGATGCTATGGTAGCCCTTTCTCGATACCTTACAGCGTATACCGCGTGGATCAAGGTGCCGCTTGTGGGCTATGCCGAGTTCTTTACGAATTCAACGGCGGCTATGCTTGAGGTCTCTCGCGAGGCGCTGAAATACTACTTTTAAGAGGAATAACGCTTTATGAAAAAATCGTTAGCTGATCTGATGCGTAAGTCGCATCTTAACCTGGAAAGCGGCGATACCCCTATCGAAGTCAAAGCAACGCTTTCTACCGATAAAGAAGAGCAAGTGATCGCATTACCTACAGCGGCACGACCAGACAGCATCGAAGCGACGATCGAATCAGATACGCTCGAGGAAGGGGCTACTGTTGATGACGCCGTTCGTGTGATTCGTAGTACGGATGAAAACGGTGAGGATGTCGTACGCGCTGTTATTGTTACCCGTCCTATTGATGGTAGCTTGCGAATCCGTTTCACGCCGAGCAATGGTGGCGTGACCATGGAAGACGGTAACGACGTTCAACCGTTCGTTCTGATCGCGGTACCAACCGCACCTGGCGAAGAGCCGAAGAACCCGTATCCGGCAAACGCGCCGACCGAGACACCAGCGCCGAAAGTGACCAATGACCCGACCGTTAGCGCTGACCGTGACAACCTGAAGAACAAGATTCAGGATGCAGCTAACGCCATCGATCCAACCAACCCGACGCAAATCGAACAGGTAGCGCAACCTGCAGAAACCACCGAAGGTGTTAAGGGTAACGTCGTCGAACCGGAAAAAGCAGAACCTGTTGCTGAAACAGCAGCTGTGGTAGCCGACGTAACACCAGAAACCAAAACGACGGAAGAACCCATCAAAGTCACCGTGATTAAACGTGTCGTAGAGAAAGTAGAAAAGGTTGAAGATACTGTCGCTGACGAACAACCTGCTATCGACGCTAATGACGGTAATACCGGTGAGCAGAAAGCCGAAGCAGTTGCTCAGGAAACAGAACTGCAAGGCGATGTTGACGTCGATAACGCTGATGAAACGCCTACCGAGGACGGCACCACCGAACCTGCGTCCGAAGAAGCAGCCAACGCAGACGTCGATGCTGATGCTATCGACACCAAAACCACCAAGGGCGATGAAAACACCAAAGGTGACGATGAAGACGACGAAAACGAAGAAGATGAAGATCTGAAACAAGAGTCGTTCGAAATTCATCAAGAGCTGGAAGCCCGCGGTGTATTAGATGTTCCTGTTGTTGAACAGCGCGCTTCTGTTATTCTCGGTGAAGGTGAAACAGATGTTACCGTCATTGAAACAGAACAACCGTACATTCCTGGCACTATGGTGGTACGTCGTCTTGATGGGGATAAGAGCGTTATTGTTCGCCGTACTCGTTACGCTGAACGCTTTAACGCTGATGGTCAGGGTGAAGCGATCGCCATTGTCGACCCTACCCTGCAAGGCGAACTGAAAATGGAATTCCGTCCGGCTGAAGGTCCGATGGAAAGCTTCGAGATTCGTCCTGAAATCAAAGACGAATACATCATGGAATCGTACAAACAGCTTGATGTCGCACTGAACAGCGATCTCAATCTGGAAGACGGGGAAAAGCAACCAGGTCGCTTTAAACAGATCCTGAAGTCTGTTTACGAAGCGGTTGTGAAGTTCTTAAAAGCAATCGTGGCACGCCTAAGAAAACTTTTCGGTGTTAATAAAAAGAAAATCGAAGAGAAGGCCGGTAAGCTCACCAAAGAACAACGCACAGCACCAGTAATGAAACTGCTTCCTCCACCGAGTAATACTTCGGATGAAAAGAAAGTCGACGTCGAATGGAACAAACTCGATACGCTGCTTGCGAACGATGCTAAATCGGTTGATAAAATCGTAAACGCCGTCAAAGACAGCAAACGTATCGCTGAAGCATCCCGTAAATTCTTCGACCAGCTGAAGGATCTTAAAGAAGGCGAAAGTCCAAACGCTGATACGGACATGCTGACAGCAACAACAATGTCTGGCGTGGCCGCGTTCGGACATAGCGCCGACGCCGCTTTAGATGGTATTCGTAAGTTCCGTGATGAACTTAGCGCCATGAAACAGCAGGATGATGCTGTGCCGTCTAACGTTAGTGTTGATATGCTGATCGATGCGTCAACGAAACTGTTTGATGAGGACCTTCTGAAAGCAGCTACACAACTTCAGGAGACAGCTGAACGGCTAATCCGTGACATCGATAAGAGCGGCAACGATTACGATGTTGGTTACATCGTTAAACGCACACGCACACTGATGAACTTTGCGACAACAGCATGTACCGTCTACGGATTCGCTGCGAAAGAACTCGGTGATGTTACCGTCCGTATACTCACCGCTGTCGCTGCGGCCGATAACGGCGAACTCAAACAGGAAGAGTACCAGGATGTTGCTGGTGAAAACGATCCGGTTGTCACCATCGAGACACTGGAAGGCGATGCTGGTACACGTGTTGTTGCCGAAGCGGAAATCGTTGACGATCCTGCGGTTGTAGAATTCGTTGAGCGTGCTGAAGAAGCGCAGCGAAATCTGGCTATCGGTCGTCATGCAGTGAGCGCGGTGGAAGGTATTCTGGTAGCGGCACGTGAGATCGGTCCTGATAACTTCCAGGGTAACGTCGAAGCCACCGAAATTGCGATGGAAGGGTTCATGGATACCGTTAAGAGTGCGGTCAACCGTATCGGTAACTGGATTGAAACCAACCACCGTTACTATACCGCCGCTACGGCTCCATGGGATAAGCTGTTCGCCGAAACACAGCAAGCGTTGGCTAAAGCGCGTCGTGGTAACCCAGCAGCAGAACGGATTATTCTGAAACGTTTCATCCGTCATCTTACCATCGGTGGTGAACCTATTACCGATGTGAAGAAGCTCATCGCTGCGTTGGGTGAAATCAAAATGCTTGGTAACATGACGCGTGAATTAATCGTTGCTATCGATCGTGAACTCAGCGAAGTGCGGAAGAGCAACCAGTCCGAAACATCAGCCGGATCGGTTGTTGGTCTGAAGCGTATTCCTATTCAGAAATGGGATAAGCTCATGGTCGCTACCGTACAACCGTGGAAAGACAGCGATCGTAAAGGCGTTGGGTCCAAAGCGTATCTTGGTGAAACGCATATCGTGAAGATGAGCGCGACCTATGCGACAACGCGTAACAACCCGAACGAGGAAGCAGCGAAACTGATGCAGTGGATCTACACTGGTATCAATCGTCAGTTTACGGTTTCTGACGACCTCACCAGTGAGGAGTTACCGGTAGCCAGCACCGGCGAACTGGAAGCATTGCTGCGTGCGGCTCGTGAAGCGCATGAAGCATGGCTTATTGCTGACAACGCCATGCAGGCCCTGCGTTCAATCGATAAATTCCTGGATAGCGAACTCAACGTTGAGAACGATGTTAATAATGTCGTTAACTACGGTATTGTTCTCGGCCTGGAAGATTGGTTGTTCCATCCTGCACTGACGTTATGGCAACAGTTCAATAAACCGATGCAAGCAGTGCTTTTCCTCATCAAAGCACATTGCGGTGCCTACAAGTAATCCGTACGCATAAACAGCCCGCCCTTCGGGGTGGGCTTTATGCTGTCGACCATCATGTGATATCTTATCTTTCAAACAGGAATCTGCGATGACACGTGAAGCGAAATTTCTATCCCTCGCACTTAACGGTGCGCAACAACAGACATGCTTGGTAGCGGCGTGCCCGCGACATTCAGTACCAGGTATGTATATTTGTCGTATTAACCCACATACCGCACGTGAAACCGTCGTGCAGATTCCTGTTGCGGCATTGCCAGAAGGTACCAACAAACCAATCATCCAAGGATTGCCGTTAGAAGCGCTATACGCTGTTTTAAACAACGAAATAGAAACATTAATGGAAACGTCCAATGAAACAGATAAAACGCGTCTAGGGCTCGTTAAAGAGCTTCTACAGAGCAGTCTGATTCATTATACCGGATATCGACAACAAGGAGGTGAGGAAATTAGCGAGGACGACATCGATGCCTAAACTTGATCGAAAAATCAATGACGTATACGCGACGGTAACACGTCCGGTTGCAATCGCGGTGTTACGGCAGATCAGCGAGCTTTGCGGGTGGGATTATAGTCGGGAGAACATTCTTTTTCGAGGGGAGGCTCTTCACGCTAAAATGAGTGCTGCGAACGAGCAACCGCCGCAAGTTGTTGATCAGGATGTAAAGGGGCCTGCTGACGGGTTTATCCAAATTGAGCTTAATATTGTCCCCGAAGAACAGGCCTCTATGTACGATACCGTTTACAAACGAAACAGTCTTCCCGTATTTGAAGACCGTAACCTTGGCGTATCGCTAGTACCTGTTTACAGTACGATGGTTGCAACCATGCAGATCACCAAACGGTTCGAAGATCAGGTCACCGCCGAACGTTGGTGGTACGACATGAAACGTTTGCTGACAAGTCAGCACGTCGCTGCCTTCCTTAGCGCCGAATACAGCTATGCGATCCCAACACAGTTTCTCATGTTGTTAAAAGTTATTCATACACACCGGGAAGCAATAGCGGGTTACGGGGATAAGTTCAGCGAATACCTTAGAGACGGGTTCGACAACCGCGCAACCACCATGACGACGGTTGCAGGTGACGGTAAGAGCGTTAAATTGGTTATCAGGGAAATGCAAGAAGAGATCTCTGGTCAATTTGATTTCACCGACGCTCCGAAGCCAGAGAAGAATGAGAACAGTTCTTCGTACAACGCAACCTTCTCTTACCGTTACACGTACGACACGCCAACACATATCGTAGCACGGTATCCTGTTCAAGTACACCAACAGATACTCCCCGAAGAGTACCTTTACAAACCGAGCCTCTCAGTGCGCGATAAATCCCGTGCCCGTCGTGGTGGTATGGTGGTGCAGTATCAGGACATTCTTCGTGATTCGTTCTTGCCCGAGCAGGGTGCATCGATTCAAGCGTATCGGTATCCCGATTTGGATGAATGGTTGCCTCCATCGAGCGTGGAAACCGAGCTTCCATCGAGCACGCTTTTCACCGCACTACTCGCTATCGATCCTGAACAACCTAACCTATTGGTGACGTTGGACTCGTTAGCCGAAGAAGGTGAATTCCACCCCGATCTTGTTCGGTGGTTCCGTGAGTACCCAGAATGGTCAAAATGCCATTACCAATCTCCTTTTTTCCTTGAGGTTTGGAAGGGTAAATACCGCTACGCAAGAGACGCGTGGACATTAACCGACGTTGGTGATCTTGAAGCGAAAGATCCGTTAGACTTACGGAGTGATTACCACGTTCGTCTAGCGATACTGTTAGATTTAAGCCAGTTACAGGTTGAGACGCTTGAAGCGTTGTGTTGTTATCCCAATCTGGTGGATGAACTGTTTGCGGTATTAGGTTTAGATAAAAAGTACTGGCCTAAGAAGAACAGCCGGGGATGTTATACGCTAATCGGGCTTATCGAAGCCATCAAACGTATCCCAACAACCGCTTCATGGTTCAAACATCGTAGTTTATTCGTACCGAGAATTCTTGTCGGTACCATCGTAGGAGTGAAACGCTATGGCGCTCGCTAAGAAGCCCGCGAAACCCATCATCAACCCCCAACAGCCCGCGAAGGCTCGCGACGATGTTTATCGTTCTGCGGTGGTGGATGAGCAATACAATAGTCAAATCGGGTTAGTGAATTACGCATCCGGTTATTCCGTCGAATGTGATTATTACGAACAGATTCTCGGTCGCGATGATGAACAAAGTAGTTTTCAAGCTAACCGTGATATCGCTGAACAGCAGTACCGTCGCATCAGACATTACCCTATCAAGTTAATGTCATCATTGACGCCGTCGTACGACAACGGTACCGCACGTTTTCAATCCGAGGGTACGTGCATACTTCCGGCAGTATCCGTTCCTCTTTTAGGTAACATGCTGTTAATCTCCGGTCTTGATCATCGTATCGCGGTGTACACTATCACCAGAATCACACCGAAGAACATCAGCTTAGCACCGGCTTACGAATGCGATATTTCCTTCCAGCGTATTCTTGACGAAAAACAGCTTATCGAACTGGAAGCGAAAATCGTTGAGGATACACTATACGACCAAGACCAGTTAAAGCACGGAAAACATCCCGTAATGGCAACGGAGAAATACAATCGTAAGTATGATTATCTCCGTCGTGCGCTGGGGCTTTGTCACGCGTATTACCACGAATTTTACAGCCGTGAATTAAACACACTGCTTGTTCCTGGTCAAGATGCGGCAACCTACGATCCCTGGTGTGTTAACGCGTTTACGAAATTATGGTCGTCGCTTGAAGGAAAACCCTCATGGAACTTCGGACGTCTTAACGTAGACGACAGCCAGGAAGCGAATGCGATTTCTGTCTTTGAATGGGTCATGGACGGACGTCGGGAAGACGAGGCGCGGTTGACGGTGAAATTCACACTGTTGTCAACAAAGCGTTTCTATCAGTACCCAGCTGCAGGCGGGATTCGTTTTAGTGGTGCGCGGTTCTGTATGTGGCCTGCGACCACGTCGCTCGGTGAAGACGTAGGTAAAGAGTTGGCTGTACCTGAAAACACGCCACCGACAAATCCGTTGGTGACCAACCTTACATCGATGGAGTATGACGACGTTCCGTTATTTCCATCGGTAACAGACGATCCGTACTATGTTTTCACAGAGGCTTTCTATCGCAACCAAGCCCCAATGACAATCATTGAGAGTATGGTGCGTGATATGGTCGACGAGAAAGCGATCAGTCATCCAGCATTGAAACAGATGGTTGACGCATTGCCGTTGCTTTCTCCGCTGGATCGTTATTATTTCACACCGTTCGTTATTATGCTGTTACGAGCAGGAGCTATTGAACCATGAGTCTACAACACGTTAAAGATACTCCAACCAAACGTCTATTTGAACGTAAATTCGAATTCTGGATTCCCCGTAAATTCATGGTGGATAATTACACCAACGAAGTCAGCGGTGTCTACTCTTCAGGGGTTGCAGAAATCGACGATATGACCATGAACGAAGAGGTGCCCGCACAACTCACGGTACCGCAGGCTGCTGAAAAACATTCTCGTGGTGTCCCTATGCGTATTGCAAATCCTGACGTGAACGCCATGAAGATGTTCATGCTTCTTCTGGAACACACGGAATACGTTAAATACAATCTTGAAAACGACCCTAATGCGCGCGTACCGTCTCTCGAAGCCAGTCGTATTCTCGAAGAGTTCATGGGTGGTCTGTGGAACGTTGCACGCGGTCGCATTAAAGACCCAACCGAAATGAGCGGATTATCTTCACGTTTGCGTGAAATCGGTCAGCGCCGTAAAATCGGCATCAACCGCGCACGTCGTGGTGGTCTCAATGCAGGCCCAACCGTTGAAGAGCAACTGCAAGCGGTTCGTCACAGCGAATTCCGTGGTACGAAGATCGAAGAATTCATCATTCAACAACAGCAACGGGGTCGTTAAACATGGATTACAAACAGACGCCGTTAGGACGGTATATCGGTACATTTGCGCAGGAAGCAGTTGCTGTTGCGTATAAAGTCACCGCGGAATTAATCACGCCGTCAATGACGGTGTCTGTTCCTTTAGTGACTCAAGTCCACACGTATCGAGACTATGAACGTAACGCTGGAGATGAACTCTATATCTCTGTAAAGTTCCCGCCCGGCAGTTACGGAAAATACATCTTACCGCACCAACAACAACTTAAAATGCGCATCATCGTGCAGGCGTACAGCCTGATGCGCGGACAACGCCAAACCGTAGACGATGCCGCACAAGCTTACGTCTACCGAGCGGTTTGTTTAACAACCGTAGACAGTCGTATGTCTGCTACCGACGAACGTACCGCAACCGATTCTTCGAAGAAAGACTACGAACAAATGGTCGATCTTCAATTTCAACTGTTCGATCCTGTTCTTGAAAGCTTCATGCAATCAGAAACCGGTGAAAACTATACCGGGTCGAAAGTGCTGGATGTGTTACGGCTCGAATTCAGCAAGATACTTTCTGCGGTTGAAGCCGACACCGGGTTCAAAATGCAGGGCGTGGATATTGTTGCACCGAATAACGACAACCTGTTCAAGTTGCTTATTCTTCCGCACGGTACCAACGCAATGGATCTCGTAGACAAAATCCAGAACCAGGTCGGTATTTATTCGGCGGATGTCGGTTGTTATTACCAATCTCCGTATCTGTATATTTATCCTCTCTATGACGAAACCCGTTTCTCTGACGGTCGGCGCACGGCTATCTTTTACAACTATCCTGCCGATATGTTTCCGGGTATGGACAAGACCTGGATCAATCGTGACAAATACGTGGAAATTGCATGTACGAGAGGGGCGTCGGTAAGCGACATCAATAACGCGGCTTCGTTGTTAGGTAATGCGGGTGGGCGTTTTGTTTCGGCAAGTCAGATGAGTCAGGGAATGACATTATCAAAAGGGGGCGATACAATAATCAGTCGTACTGTAAACGTTAGCGAGTACGTAACTGAAGAACGTAGCGATAACGTGAAGGTGGCGAAAGGGATGGGACGCGTAACCGATAACCGATGGCGTGAATTAAGTAATACTGCTGGATTACGCGGTAGAACAATGCAGTTGGTGTGGGAATACGCAAACATGGATTTGTTGTATCCTGGCATGCCTGCTAAAGTTGTGTGGATGCAGGATAACAATCTCTGCGAAGCATACGGGGTTATCATGCGTACCGATTGCGCTGTAACGATGGCAGGTTCTTCTGTACGTGAACCGCAGTGGACATGCCATGGTACGGTCACGTTATGGCTTGCACCAGAAAAAGACAACACCGTTCGTCCAACCGTTTAGCTGTAGTGAGTACATCATGCTTTCGGAGATTAAGAAATTAAACCAATGGATATTCAACAAGGAAATCATCAAATTCCTTCCTATTGATTTGCGTAATGTTAACTGGGCTATCGTCAATAAATATAGCGCGTATCCCAACCTAATGGAACTTGCGGCAAAGTGGAACATCCAAGCAGATTATGAATTGGCTGAAGAACTTAAACCTTTGAAAATATTGGTTGACCGTTTACAACCCGTTCATCGTCATCAAAAGGCCATCTTGTATCGCGGTGTGTTTCCAGACACGATGAAAGAAGAATGGAATATCTTCGACGTGCCAATTGCGTCGATTCGGAAAATGAAGCCGGGTGAAACGATGGGAATGACTTTGGATTTCCCTGTTTCGTTCACAGATACTCCAAATATCGCACGGCGGTTTGGTAACGTACTTATCCGATATGATGCAACACCACACATCGGTGAGTACCTCCGTTTCACCGATGAGCTTCAAGTCGCCATGTTCCAATTTCTGACGGGTTCTGCCCGCATCGATGAGCGAGAAGACAACGTCCCGCTATCGCAACGCGAATATGTCTCATTGCCATCAGCACCAATAACCTTCCAAGTTGAGATCGTTCGTAACACTCCTGGTTCCTTCGATCATTGGTGATATATCCCCTCTCCCTTCCCTGACGGGTTGGGAGAGGGTTCTATGCTGTCTTATTTCGCATTACTCCAGTTTATTTCACGACTACATTACCTAGGTGATAACAGCGGTTACTGTTATCGCTGTAAATTTCTCTTAATAATCGAGGATACAGTCATGACCTTATTAATACGCGACCCGTCAGAATACGAAAACACGCGTTATAACCATAACCAGTTCGGCAATAATTTCTAACATAGAACGATCAATCTATGCATTGATTCTTCTATCCGCAATCCACCTAACATAGAAAGGTAAAATACGATGTTTAATCCAGAAATCATGATTCTTGATCCTTGGTACCTCAACAAACTTCCAGGAATCAAAATGCCAGGTGACCCTCACGCATTTGATTTGATGGTTGTTGCTGAAGTTACCAGCAACACGGTTAACACCATCGACGATGACGAGGTTCCTGTTGAAGAGGTGTTCTCTGTTACGACGACATTACTGGAAAGTCGCGAGCTGACCGAAAACGGCAGCGCCGATGAAATCATTCCTATCGATGGTGAGATGGAGATCATGTTAACACAGGTCGAGTTGCAACATCGTGTCGCACCAACAAAAGACACGCCGTATGACAATGAACCTGCAGAACAACCTGATGAAAACGGTCGAGTGAAACTTGCTGACATCGACGACGATGCTCTCGAAGAGATCGACGAAAACGAAGAAACGAACTTCTACCAAGCTGAAGCGAAAGAAGCGTTTGATAAAGCGGTTCAGCAAGATCGACGCATCACCGAGAAGATGATTCAGCAACAACTTATCGGTAAACGTCTTAAGCTCGAATTCGCAAGCGGGGTGCTTACTACCTGGTCACTCATCGTCTAAAACCGAAACAACGTTTTCATTTCCCAATCACATACCCAACAATCTAAATCCAATTAAGAGGACAACATCTATGTTTAATATTCTTAGTGTACCACGTTCCCCTGTCAGTTCTTACTTCGGTATTATGACCAGTAAAGAACACAATGTGGAATATACTGTTATCGCTAAAGATCCATCACCGATCAACGTAACGTTTGCTGAAGGTACTACCGAACTCGTTCCGTTAAATGGCGAATTCAGTAAACCTGTTAACGGCGTCTACGAACTTATCACTCGCGATCCGAATAACAACGCGACCTACCGTGTGGTGTGTGCGTTCAACAATAACAAACTGGTTATTGTTGCGGATAGCCGTGGGTTATCGTGGATGGCTGAGGAAGGCACACATCGTTACTACGAAGAGTGCTTACGAACCGCAGGCATCTACGATCTGGTAATGGACGCCCGTGCTAAAAACGACCGTATGTTTTAAATTATCATGATTACTCGAGAAATCATTTACGACGCTATTATCGAATGCCGCCATCGTGTCATGCGTGGAACGGTATACAACTACCACTTAAACAACATTATCAGTGAATGTACGGCGGTGATGACTAGCGCGCTGGGTAAACCTAGCGCTATCGCACTTTATCCAAACATCACTGAACAGGAGCAAATCAATATCGAAAACCAACGTCGAGTGAATCGCCAATACGATGTAACGGCTATGCACGCATGGCTTATCGTCGCAGCGAAACTCAACACACTTCTCAATGAGAATGGTTGGAAATTCTCACCAAGCGAATTTATGACAATAAGTTAATCGTAGCGGTCATAACCCTCCTCCTTCCCTGACGGGTTGGAGGAGGGAACCGTACAATCTTTTTTTTGCGTTTAAAATTCTAAATCAAATTGTAATTCATTACTCGGTGCTGCGTTTTCATCGAACTTGTTCCATGGACCTTTGCCTCCCTCGGAGACTGGTTGTCCGCCAACCTTACGGCAGTATACTGCTTTCTTACCGTAATCATCAGGAAGCATCCCGATGGTTTGGAATGGCATCGTGAAATGTTTATCCTCAGGTTTCGTTGAACCGTTATCCGGTTGACGGTCTTTCCCTAACGCAAAGACCTGCCAGCTTTGACGCTTACCCGGTTCCTTAACGATATCAACAATCACTTCAAGATCGATCTCACGGTCAATCCCTTTACAACCATCCCAGTAACTTAATCCTGCGACTTGGTCAACAAACTCTTCATCGTTACCATCACGTGCACGCATCTTCGCGTCGGATGACAGCTGATGTACGGTCATACCTAAAATACGTTTAACACTGCAGAGGTTACGAACTTTGTTGAAGAGTTCTTGGAGCCATGCGCCGGTCGGTCCATTTCTATCCAGCCCTTCCGATGAGAACATTTTCAGATAGTCAATGAACAACGCCATGACCTCATAACCCATGCGTTCGAAATGGTCGATGAGATTAGCGAGTTGTTTGTAACTCATCCCATCAACACGACGCATACAAACAGAGAAACCCGCATCGTTGAACACCTTCAACACATAACGTGATGCCTCGCGAGGGTCAATCTTACGAATATCGACATATTCGCCTGTTTCCTGTTCTCGCATGTTCTTGTATATCTGAAGCGTGTTTTCTTCTACTTCGTTTTCCGTCGACAAATGAATCAGTAATGCTTTCTTTGCTCGCTCCGGAAAAAAGAAATGAGGTTTATTGTACAATGCCAGATGCGTGAACAGTTTTAACAACACGCCCGACTTATTTCGGTGCTGCATCGCACCAATCAGTCCTAAGGTACCGCGACGTAAAACGCCGACCGACCCCAACATTTTATTAAAGCCTTGCCAGCCGGTTACAAATCCACCTTCAGGACTGTTACGTTCCATCGCTTTGACGAACATACGTTCGACTTTCTCGATATCGTCTTCGCTGTCAGCGATAAAGCCGTCAATCATACACGACATCTCTTCGGGATTTTCGGTATCCATTTCGATACTGTCTAGCGATAATTTCAGATTCGCCATCGCATCGAAAAATTCTTTATCCCCAAGTCGCCCGTTACTGATATCCATGTACGTGTTTCTAAAGGTTTCGAAAACACGTCGGCGGGTAACCAGGTTACGCAATTCGTTGTAATAAAGCGAACAGACCTTACTGATATGAGCATCGTCTTCGATATCGTACAGTCCGTCGGCAAGAATCTCGTAAAGATTGCTTTGCTCAAGGCAATCTAAACGTATCCTTTGTAACAACTGTTGTTTGTCGAAAGGTTCCGATAACGGTTGTTCCAGCATCCAATGAATGGTATTCATCAGGTTGTTGAAAACCTCTCTATCTATGTCCGTAGCGAGATGGTTTTTCGGGGGTTCGACTTTATCTAAGACGGATTTAACATGGTCGATCGTACTGGGATCGGGATGGTTCAATTGTGCGTTACGAAACAGTAACGTAATAATCTTAATGGCTATCTGTTTTGGGTCCATCGACTCAATCCTTTCGATACTTGCAAAGAGGTAATCATAATGAAGGAACTCCGATATCTCGTCGTTCCGAATTGGGTAGAACACGCGATTATTCGAAATGCGCGTGATGACTTACAGGTGTTATTGGATCCTAAAAGTCTTTTCGGCATACTATCGCCCAATGATGTAGGTTTTTATTTCGCGGCTCAAAACGTGCCTTTCTTCATCACGAAAGAACACGAACAAGCGAACCCTGCGGTTCATCTTAACAACCTGCTTGGTGGTATGTTTGCGTATCACTATGACGAAACAGGTTTGCCGCCAGAGAAGAATGTTGATGTGCTGTGTGAGTACATCAATCGTTATGACAATGGTTATTACCATTTACTGACGAGCTATCCGCGTGATATTGAACGTCGTTTGGCGGATCCAACTTACAGCCCAGACAAACGTCCGTTGAGTGTTCGGGTGCGTTATGTTAATGAGGATGTGATCGCGATTGTTGTCGATTGTCTTCCTTTATTGGCAGAAGAGTTATTGAGCGATCGTATTGCTGATAACTACAGCGCCGTTATTGAACATCTGCGAATTAATATGAGTCTTGCGGAAGTTGCGCAATTGCCGCTGTTCCGTTCATATTGCACCAATCGTTCCATCCATTATCGCCTGCGTCGTTTGTGACGTAGGGAAAAGTTATGCGGCATTTTTAGTGTTGTATCACAACCTCAATAACGGTAAGTGTTTACTGATACTATAGTGGCGCATGCACGCGTGTACGCTATGGTCTATCGACCGACTTATATAAGTTAATTCTGTAAAGGATACTTTCAATGAATGATAAAACCCTTCTTAGCCAACAGGTCGCGGCCACTCGCCAGTTCCTGACCGCTAATGGTAGCAAACCAGCAGACAAAGGTCTGGAGAACACCTTCCTGTCTATGGAATCTGCTTCTAAGGTTGATTTCAAATCCATGGACAAACTGGTTAACGATATGGATGTTAAGAGCTTCAGCAGCGACATCCGTAAAGCAGAAGAACCGGTTCTGTCCATGCTGGGCTTCGAAACCACCACTCCGGAAGAGAAGCAGCGTATTGAAGAACAGTTGTTCACCATGAACGCACAGCAGGCTCGTGCAGCAGCATTGATCATGCTGGCTCATGGCAACCCGGTAGAATATGCTAAACAAGCACGTTCCATGAACATCAGCACCACTCCGTCTGGCCGTGAAGTTGACAGCTCTAACTTCGTCATGATGGCTGCTGATTCCTGCGGTTGCGAATCTGAAGAACTGGTTCAGCTGTCCTACGACCAGAAAGAACTGCGTGACATGATGCCGTACTCCGTTGTGTTCAACGTGAAGGCTTCTCGTCTGAGCCGCATGGGTAACGAACTGTACAACACCATCGTTCTGGCTCCGAACCAGATCGGTTATGACGTATCTTTCCGTCGTCCGCTGGTGTTCAACCACCTGCGCCGTAACGCTGACGGTACTCCGGCTGATTGGGTACGTCGTCCGCTGCTGGATGCGTTCATGTACAACGACGTTCTGTCCAATGACGTGACCGATCTGCATCCGATCTATCGTGCTGACGATGCTAACGCGCAGTACTTCGTTGACAAAACTATCGTTGCTCCGCGTGACATCGAGATCAAAGGTGTAACTTACAAAACGTCTTACCTGGCTGTTGATAAACTGATCGACATGATCGGTATCGCTGAAGACGATAGCATTCTGGCTAACGGTTACAGCGACAACACCGATGCGCTGGATGCTCAGATCACGCTGACCAAAATCCTGGTGGAAATCAAATCCGCTAAGCACAGCAAGACCTCTTACGTTCCGTTCGACGTATCCGGTCTGATTACCAACGGTTTCCAGAAATCCCTGGAAGGCGACTTCCGCAAAATGACCCTGGCGTTCGACACCCACTCCATCTTCGTTGATGAGAACACTGTTGACGTTAAAGGTGCGAAAGCTGAAGCGCTGCAAGACATCATCGATGCGAAATCTGCTGCTCAGCTGGCTATCGAAGTTTACGGTTCTTCCAACGTAGAGAAAGCAGGTCTGCGTGTTAACGGTGCTAACGCTGAACTGTATCGCCTGGTTGATCAGGACAACATCGAACAGCCGCGTAAGAGCCAAGAATTTAAAGACCTGGCTGACGACCTGAGCTTCAAACTGGTTGGTTACGAACTGCGTATCCGCCGTAACAACAGCAACCGTCGTGAACGTGGTAAGCACCTTGACTTCAACATGAAGCAAGAGCGTTACGCAATCGGCCTGCTGGCTCCGTTCTCTATTCCTCGTCCGCTGGATTGGGAAGAAAACGCTGCTGACCTGGACGTTCTGATCCAAGCTGCTAACGCACGTTTCGACAACCTGATGGTTGAGAAACTGTTCAGCTACAAAGATGCACTGAAAGCGGTTGCGACCTCTCGCTTCCGTCAGTTCGGTGACATCCAGATCGAAGGTTTCGGTCGTTACCTGATTCGTCCGTGGTTCGAAGAAATCAATCTGGACCTGGCGAAATCTGTTCAGGGTACCACCACTGCAGAACGTCGTGCTGAAGTGTCCGCTGCGATCATGAACGTGATTCGTGAGATGGCATACCGCATGTACTCCGAGTCTGGTTATCAGCCAGCTCTGCAGCTGCTGTCTTCCAACGCTGATGAGAAACCGCGTTGCGTGGTAGCGACCGACAACTACATCCCGCAGTTCCTGCAGACCGATGGTGATTTCCGTACCGTTGGTGTAAGCTTCAACTTCGTGGTTGTAGATAACCCGAACGTCCTGCTGCGTGATAAGATCTTCGTGACCCTGTCTCGTGGTATCCAGGGTTCTCCGGATCCGCTGACCTTCGGTATGTTCCTGTACGTACCGGAACTGGTATCTGTTGCTCAGGTTACCCGTAACGGTCAGGTTTCTAAAGAAACCATGGTTCAGCCTCGCTGCCGCTTCGTTAACAACTGCCCGCTGCTGGGTCTGATTAACGTTGTGAACCTGCGTAAGGTCTACACCGAAAACATCAAGCTGCCGGTTCAGACTAACTGAACTACCGTAGCTGCTTCGTTGGATGATATTCTTGATGACAACGTTGCGGATGGTTTCATTGCACCGGACATTCATCCGGCACCGTGATACATAAGTCAGCCTCCCTCAGCCCGTAAGGGTTGGGGGAGGTTTCTATGCCGTTTATCGTTGCGAATAGAAAAAATTTGACGCTTACATTACCTAGGTGACAGAAGCCTGCGATTAATAAGGCATAGACAGCACGTAAGGTCGTTCTCGCGCTAGGGGCGATACTGAAACCGTCGGCTGTCGGTTTGATAAGAACAAGAAAAGGGAAATGCATCATGCATGATATTTTTCAATCTGATGGAGGTTGACAATGCCCTCCATGCCAATATGTGATACCGCGTTTGAGCCGTGGGATGGCACACACGCATATCGCATTGACGGTTATGCTGAACCGTTATATGACCTGGAATTAGGGTGGGCATGTATTAATGAATCCGGCCATACCGTGTTGGTTATCACCTCCGACAATATGTTCCAGTACATTCCTGGTAGAGTTGAGGACGGTAATACATTCAGGATCGTACGACGTTCAAAATTTCGTAGTCCTGTAATAGTTGACAGCCATGACGTATCTAATGCGAATGGTGCATTCAGAAACTTCGTCTACGCGGGTAGACGTCGGGATATACTCCGTGTTAAAAACGGAACAGGTTATGCAATAAGGAAACCGCATATCCGTCGTATCGTTAACACAGAGAAAATACCGCGTCTATTAGACCAGCAAGACTGGTACGATACGCTGGACGAGATATGTCAAATTGACCTCAACACGTTGAACTTTAATCAACCTATTTATGTCGCGCAAATCAACGTGGCAATCGTAAAAGTTAAAGGAGAATACAAAAGCGCAGACCATGTTACGAAAGGGATTGATCACCCCTACATCGCAACCTGTGCGCGGAGCTTAACAGGAAAGACAGAGGGTTTCCGGATTCTCGGAACACAACTCACTATCCATTGGACGCCGCCCGACTTTCATAACCCGTACAGTCTATGGGTTAACGTGCTGGGAAAAGCGTTCGAAATAAAGCCAACGAATGGCGCAGGCGCGCCAGGTATGTTGGTTACCTTCGGGAATAATGACTCCATCTTCGTACCGGTCGAAGATTTGGAAAAAGAGATGTGGAAGTACAATGTTTTTCCGACACGCGAATCGGCATTGCATTGGCGCGACCCCATCCAAAAAGAAGCCTACAAAAATGATTTCGACCAGCGTAGCTACGAACGTAAGGCATCAGAAGAAACCCTTAAAGGGGTGATGGCTGAAATGCGACGTATGGCGGATGAACACAAGGCAGTTATCGCACAGATGCATGAGGCGCATCGCGCTGATGCAAAGCTGCGTGATGAACAACATAAAGCCGAACTCGATCAGCTTAAAGACGAACAAAAACGTAGGATGGAACAACACCAAGCCGAAATGAAACGTCAAGATGATCTACGTAGACAAATACACGAAGATTATCAAGCTGATTTAAAACGTCGTGATGACGAGGCTAAACGCAAACATGAAGAATTCGTCGCTGAACTTCGTCGTCGAGACGAAGAATCCAAACGTAAGCACGACGAGTTTGCTGCTGAGATACGTCGACGTGATGAAGAGGCAAAAAGACAACGTGAAGCGGAAGAAGCGCGACGTCAACGTAACGTCGATGTTTGGAAAGCCGCTGCGAGTATAACTGCGGCCGTTGTCGGTATAGGTATGACCTTTTTCAAGATTCTTGAGAAGGCGTCATCGAAAAAGTAACTTTAATCTGCTTAAGCAACTTTCTGAAAGGAGTGTGTGATGGATCCTAGATTCTGCAAAGCTGTCGCTGAGCTTGCACCGAAGATGAACGAGAAGATAGCACGCAACATCGTCGTCGATAAGATGCAAGATGTTGAGTCCTATGTTGATCGTCTTTGGCGGAACAGCAAAGATAGTTTACCTAAGGATCTGGTGTATCATGGCCTGCGTCGTTGTATGGCCCGCGAACAGTTCCACTACTTAAGCGGAGGAAAGAAAACCAAAGGGAAGGATAGCGGTAAACTGACGTTCGACCTTGCGCCTTCCGATGTGTTCATGGTGATGTTAGAATTCCGCTGGTACGGCGCGATGGAAGCAGGTGACCGTCGTGAACCCGGCAAGGATTACTGCATCATCCGGCATCCTCTCCTATTACCCGCGGTAGGTCAGGGTGGTAAGATGCGTCTACGTGGTGCGAACTTCATTCTCAGTGCGGTACTCGCTGACCCCGTAATCAGTTACACGAAAGACATGGCGTTCATCATGCTTCCGCGTGACAAAATCACGGTTAAACGTACACCGTATCAGTTCCTGAGCAATGATACACCGACCGGTATCGATTATCGACATTACTTGTCATTGCCCTGGTCGCAAATCTATCACCTTACCAAACAAAGCAAGGTGAACGGGGACAACATCAACCACACCAGCGTAACCACGTTGGGTCATTATCTCTTTGCGAAATATGGCGTGGGTGAATGTTTCCGACGTTTCGCAGGCGTCGAAGCGATCACCGGACGGAATCTCGCTGAACGTGATTTTCCGCGTGACCAATGGGTAATCTATCGCACCATGGGGGTTATTCCTAAAGGCTTTAGTATCAGCAAAAGCGGTAAAAGCCGTAGCGCTAGCGCTGTACGTTATAAACATCCTGATATTCAAATTGCTGTAAGACGTGGAGGCACGGAACGTATTGTTCTTGGCCTTGTCGGTGCATTCTTGTATCTCATCGACCGTTATTACGATCGTTTTCCGGAAGACTATCCGGTTGAGGAGTTCGCGAATGCGCCAGACCATTGGCGTACATTACTCGGTTTGATTATCTTTAATAACAACAATGCGGATGCGCGTTTGTTGCGTGATGTAAACCACCACATCGACAGTCTCGATCTTTACGTTGATGAAATTCAACAGAAGAAGTTCAAACAGGAAAATATTCCTTGCGACGACTTCTACGAATTTATGGCGTATCTGATTGACAATGTCACTATCGAAATGAGTCGTGTTGATACCACGACGATGTTCGGTAAAGAACTGATGGTGTTGGAATACGTCATGGAGGATGTGCGTAAGAGCATCTTTAAACTGGGGTTCCATCTTAAAACCACTGAACGTGGTAAACGACAGAACAACCGGAAAGAGATGACCAATCGCGATGTACAAAAAGCGTTACGTAATCAAGTTGCAACAGAAGCGATTCTCAACATCCAGAGCAATCGTGATAAACGCGAGAAAGTGGCAACCTCGATTCAATCACCTGGTGACTGCATGCTGTTCAAAGTAAGTACACATGTTGTTCTCCAGAGTCAAAATGCGGGCGGTGCTGCATTGGCTGACGAGAGTCGTTTGGTGAGCGGTTCCATCCCGTTCTGCGCGAGCTATCTGAATCTTCCGCACTCCGAACCAACCGGACGCCAGAAGTTCAGTATGTACGCACCTATTGACGATCGTGGTCGGTTAATCATTACCCCACAAATCGCAAATGACGTTGCAGCAACAAACGCAGGCTTGAAGAAAGACGTCGGTCGATTCGATGAAGAAATTGTAGAAATTAACGATCGTGACATAATCGATTGACACCTAATCGAATAAATAAAAGGATTGTAAGAAGATGTATAACGGTAACAACATATACCAACAAATGGGCTATAGCGAGAACCCGTACGCAAGCACGGTTCGATTTGCAGCTGACCAGGTGCGTCAACAACAGTACCAGCAACCGCAATATCAACAACCTCCGTACCAACCCCAGCAACCGGCTTATCCACAATACGGGGGCGGTTACCAACAACCACCGCAATACCAACCTAATCCAGCATATCAGCAGAACTACCAGTTCATCACCAACGAAGGAAATATCGTCAAAATCCGTCAGGCTATCTTTAATGTCCTGAAAGAGCATGCCCAGCAAGACGATATTCAAACACAGTTCGTGGCACGTTACGCCAATAACAACGAGGCGATGGAGTCACTTGTTGAAGACTGCTGCTGGAACGTATTCTCTTACATCAACCCAGCACCTCAGAATGCTTCAGTCGATCAGATTATCGACACCGCGGTACGTACAACGATACTTATGCATCTTGTACAGTGGCTCTTTGAGGCCAATCAATATCCTGAGTATTATCGTGCAAAGGAATTAACGCGCATTAACCCGGAAGCAGCGAATAAGTACACACAACTGAATCAAGGTGGAACTCTGAGTCAAATCGCGCAGAAAACACGTGCGTTGAAATCGCAGGTAACGCAGTTGGGAATGACCTATCGCGGACCGCAAGCAAACGCGATGGTCAACACCGGATACGGTCAACCTCAACAACCTGTGTATAACACGTACGGTGGAGCTTATCCTCAACCGCAGTACCAACCTAATCCAGCGGTTATGCGTGGTATGGCTCCGACAATGCCAGGATACGGCACACAACCTCGACCAACGGTTGTTCAGCAGCAAGCACCTTCGTATATGGATTCGAAGGAGTGTGCATTCAACCGTTTGTACGATGTTGGTGATGATGACCCAGTTGACGATAAACCTGCTCCGGCAGCAACACGTCGGGAAGCACCACAAACGCGTATTTACTCAACCCATCCTGAAGGAGATATTGGTGGTATCAACGATATCTTTGCAGCGGCTGAGCAATTTGCTGAACAGTACGAAGAGCCAGAATGGCATGTTAAGGCTGGGCAGCAGAAACCCGTTCAACCTGAACCTGCGCAGGTGAAACCAGAACCCGTTCGTACGGCTCGTTCTGCTACGGTAACAAAGACCGTTAATCCAATTGATGCGACCGAAGATGCTAAGCGTTACGGTCGTGTTGTTCAACATGAAGAATTTATGCAGATGCGTCTGAAAGCCAAAGACTTTGCACCTAATAGTCGTTGGCCGACGTTGTATGACTTCAGGCACTTCGCTCGTCGGGCACGTATCGACGAAAACGGAATTCTTCATGAAACCATTGTCGACATTACATCCCTCACGGAGGAAGAAGTGGAATACATCGAACTTGAATCAGACCCAACCGCTCGTCGTATGGCAGAGCAGGAAATGGCAAAACTGGATCGTATCGCGCAAGCAGAAGTTGTTCGTGTTAGTCTTAACAAGCCTGTTCAGCGTGAACCAATCGTTGTCGGCGAGCAGCGCGAAATGAAACTGTTTACCGTCACCGATGCGATCGCAGCGTCAAGCGTTGAGGATGCTGAAACCAAAGCTTCAGTGGCGATCATTCAGCAGACCAACACCGACGTCAACCAAAACGACGCATTAGCATTCCTGGCTACGGTCAATTCCTATCTGGGAACCTATACCGACAAAGAGCTGGATGCAATCCATGAATTCCTGGATGCTTTGTCTATTGATAAAGGTCGCAGCGACGATATCAAAGCTTATCGTCAGATCATGCAACAGTATCGAGATGTCATTCCTCTGCGTATCTGGCATTTCCTGAACGATAGCATGACCAAAGACGTCAATAAGCTGATCAAACGTATCGTACCGAAGAACTTCTCTGAAACCACCATCTCTAGCTTCGTTGATGATATCGGAGAACTGTCCGGTTGGCTGATTCACGATCTTAAAATGGACCAGAAGTTCATTGAAGATGAATTCGCCAATTGCTACTACACCTGGGTCAACATGCTGAAGTGTCTCTACTGCAATCGTGATGGCGAAGGTCAGTGGAACATTCGTCTTTCCATGGCTGAACTGTACAACATGCATGACTACCTGAAAGCCGCTCACGAAAAATCAGCAGCGAATCGTGAACGTCATCTGGTTGCCATGAGTGAGTATCGTGCAGAACTGGAGAAAGATGGCTCTCTGGATGCTGACGAAATCGAACGTCGTTTGGCGGATGCGGCTACCGAAGACATGCGTGTTAATCCAGACATCGTCACTGACGAAGATAGCAACGATGCTTACTGGTTCAATCACAGCGTATTCGCGATGCGTCCGCATGTTGTTGTTCGCGTACCGACCAACGCCAAGATTCTGAAGCTGAACCAGAGCGGTTACACTCACGCATCGGCTGCAACCAACCCAAGCATTGCTCGTATGCTGGATCAGGTGTTCAAGACCTTCGAAACCAAAGTAAAAGGTCTGCAATCTGTTACCGTGATTCTGAGTGATGATACTCGTCTGAAAGCAGTACGTACGGTAAACGGTATTACCGCTTCCGAGTACCTGCTGGAACGCGACGAACAGTAATTGACGATGGGTATTGTTAACGCGATACCCTAGTTGATAAGGAAACCCTATGAGTCATTATAAACTCATTACTGTCCCGATGGACGCAAAGGACTTACGCGAAATCGTTTTAGCAACCGAAGCAATCCAAATGGATGCTGTACTGATGGCGTACGAACGTTACCAGCTTTTCCTTTCGGTAAACGCTACGGTAGCCCGTATGAAACAGAAGTACCAGGCTCAGCTAACCGTAATCGACCAAGGTGCTGTGATCCCACCACACCCTAGTTGGCGCGTATTGCGAAGCAACCTCACCACAATTGAATCGTGGTTAACCTCGAGATAAGTTAAATAGCGCATAGCCCTTCTCCCCTTACCTTACGGGTTGGGGAGAAGGTTAACTATGTGTTATTTTTTTACATCCGTTTAGACAACGCCACCTGAAGTGTCGTCTTCTGACGTTGTGTCGGTAGTCGTTTCCTCAGATGTGGTTGTTTCTTCTGTTGAGGTTTCCTCCATCGTTTCGGTATCGAAATCGGTATCTCCGAAATCGTCACCGCCACCGAAGTCATCAGAAGAACCGGTATCGCTACTTGAATCGGATGACCACGAACCATCAGATGAAACGCTGCCGTCCTGTGCTTGAGCTCCCATCTTCTCTTCAATCTTCTTCGTCAGATTCTGGATATACAATGCAAAATCACCCATGCATTTACCCATGACTTCAATATGTTCCATGGACATACGTTTCCAATCTTGCACGGCATTCTTCTTATCGTCAAGACTGAAGAGATCAGCCAGCTCCTGATTGAAGTTGTTCTCTTTTGCCCACGTACGCATCGCGGTACCAATAATGCATGCGCGGATCATCTGCAGCGTTGTTTCATCAACCCCACCCAGACCCATGACGTAATCAGGCGTTAAATAATCATCAAGTTGCGCAGTAATCGCTTCCTTGTACTGATTATATTCACGTACCTGGTCTTCAAGGCGACGAGCATTGCTATCCGGTAAACGCACACGCAGGCTGTTTAAGAACATGGACACATAAGCATCGGCAATAACTTCCTGGACTTCTGGTTTAGTGTAATCCAGATCCATTGTTGCTGATTGGTCGTCAATCTCCTGATAGGCGTTAACGTTACGGATAACACCGTTTTCGAAATCGCTACCAAAAAGCTGCTTCAATTGTGCCTGGGAGAGCTTAGACATGTTCGCACGAACCGTGTTTCGTAACGACGTCAACAACACGGGACTGTATGCCGTATATTTCTTGATGTGGTCCGATAACCCATTCGTGATCACCTCACGACAAACCGTGAACTGTTTCTCTTGCATCGCGTTAGCTGTAATCACAGAAGCTGCGAATTCAGATTGGTAGGAAGTATCGATAATCTCCGGAGACACACCCAAGCCCATGAAATGGTCACGACGGTAACGATCCATCAGCTCATTATCAGGAGACTGATAGTTACGCTGCTCAACACTGACGTCTGTATTCAATTTCGGGAAGCGTGGGTTATTCCCCTCAACCTTCAATCGAATCGAGCTTCGTTCATACGCGTTGATGATATCCATCGGGTTAGTTTCACCCAACGGGAAACCAGACTGGTAGACACGAGCGAAACTATGCAGCGCTTGTTCGACGGTATCGACCGGGTTTCTGTCGGTGTCTTCAAGCATTACACTCAGCGTCGTATAGTTCAACGAACTTTTGATTTTTGCCATCAGTTCTTGAACCATGAGCATGGCTCGTTGCGACGAGATCATCTTCGTACTTTCAAGCAGCGAACGACCGATACCGTATTTGTTGTATTCATAGGCGATGTAAGTCACCATCTCTCGAGGAATAAACAAAACACGGGTCTGCTTGTGAGCGAGGCTACGGGCAAGCATCGACAGATAAAACGATGATGTCGCGCCGATTTCCACCGCACTGCCAAGATAACCGTTGACAATACGTTCAACGATGTAACGTTGCATCAGCGATTCGTACGACGATACGAAGGCCGACATGTCTACCTGATTACATGACGTACCTTGGATCATGTTCTTGGCTGCACCAATCATCTCGCTCGCCATGCCGTTGCTTGACGTGCCTGCGATATCTGCAGTGATCTTCGACAACCGACCTTCCAACTGCTTGTAATACGCAGCATCTTCAACCAAACGCACCGGATAACCAAACTCATCCAACTGAACCAAATATCCGATATGGTTCTCCGGATCACCAGGCGCATGTACAGGTTCTAATGCCTCAGGTGGTACGTGCATCACACCAGGATGACCGACGCTTTGACGATCGAGTGTATCTGGGGTTGCCAGCGCGTAAACGGGAGATACCTTGGTGTGACGCTGGATGTTGAGTTTATTCCAGATCTCGTTAACCTGTTCTTGCGTCAGCTCACGTCGGTTAGCGGTTAGGGTTGGGTCACCTGACAGCGTTACCAAACCACTACCTCCTAACGTGTTTGCACGTAACGCACGTTGTACCGCGGTCGCCGCTCGACGCTGATGCAGAATGGGCATGCGGAGGATATCCGGGTTATCGACAACCGTAACCATATCCGGAATATCGATCTTCGCTTCAATGAATTTACCGTCCTTATCACGAAGCAGGGTATTGGTAAATTTAATGCTGTCTATGCGAACAACAGGATCGTACGGTATGGTTTCATTAACGCCTGAGAAATAATCTTCCATCGAAACCGTCGCAGGTAATTGATTTTCGTGGCGTTTACGACTGTCGTTACCTAGAAGCCCCCAACTTGCAAAATGGTTGTCTTTAAATCCGTATTCTTCAAGTTTCAGTTGACCGTTACCATTAATAGCGCGGTCGAGCGTGCTTTCCGGCAGAACAACGAAGTTATAACTACCCTTGATAAAGAAGACGTCTTCGATGATACGCGGGATAAGCGTCTTTATTTTATAGATATTCTTAAAATGCGTGTCGATGGTATCGATCATCGGCTGAACGATTTCTGCGACTCTGCCGGGGAAATCTTCGCTGTCGATAAACATCTCGACCGTCTTAAGATCGTTAGGGTTCGTCAACGCGGCAACATAGATCTGCATCACGCGTTTAAGTTCAGGGAACAACTCGAGGATGTTTTTATTATCCTCGATGTTTGTCGCGGTCGCACGCGTAACCGTGTTCATCGTCATTTGGTCGGGAACAACTAACCCGAAACGACCGTTCGCTCCTTCCGCATCACGTGTATTATAAAGACGTGACTGCGGAGCAGGAGCGACAAATTTGTTCATGAGTGCCTTCGCAACGTCATTATTGCTCATTTGACGTTCGAGGGCGACGCGCCCTTTATTTATATCGTTCATTTACACTGGCTCCTTGGAGGACCGATCGTGTCCAACACTGACTATCAGCTTTATTCGGAAAGCGTGCAGCGTCTAACGGACACCCTGATTATTAAAAGCGACATCACGGCAGAACGGTTAAACCTCAAGGTTTCCGAAGTCTACCAGATGGCCGTCGGGGACGACCCACGCACGTGGTTATACTACATGAATCTCGCTGGCGAGTATCATCCTTGTCAGACAATGATGACCGTAAATTCCCTGGATACGCTCGAAGAGATCGAGTTCACCAAGGAAAACATGTTACGGCACCGCATGACGGCAAGGGAGTACGCGTATGGTGGAGATTATTTCAATCGTTTAATTGCGCGATACCCGGAACAACGTATGTTGATCTTGGGTATCCTTAACCCCATCGATATCGAGAAAGCAATTGCGGCACGCAATCATGAGATTCTCTGGTACGATACACAAGAGGTTGAGTCACGCGAGGCCAATCTTATTCCGCGTTTACAGCAAGAAATCGACGATTACTTCAGACGCTGGGAACATCCGGCATACGAGAGCGTCGATATGCTTCATTGGCCTGCGCTATACGCCATCCTATTCACACAAATACCTGAGATGATAAAAGGTATTCGTTGGGAAAACTGTCATACCCATTATGCCCATAGCTTCCATATCTGGAGTTATCTGGCAAGCCATCAAGGTCTCGATCGATTCAAGCGATACATGACCGAATCCCAAATGCTCTGGTTCTATCGTAACATCGCTTACGTTGAAAGAAACATGGGCAGAACGGAAAACTACGATAAGCTCATTCAAAAGGTATTAACCGATCGTGGGATTCCAATCGGTGCGTTCTCGATCAAACAAGACGCTTCCGGGATACCCCAGACGTTAAAACCCGCAGTTTACATGGAGCGTAAACCGCTTAACCTTCAAGAGATCGTCGGTAATGGCACGGTAAGACGTAAGGTCACCACCGTGATGCAACAACAGTTCCCTCTAGCGCGGGATAACGAAGCGGAGTATTATACCGAGCTTAACCGCACGATAGAGAAGATGTCGATGCACGACAATAATACCTTAACAACCAAGGTATTGGAAAGTGAAGCGGAAGATCTTACCGACAGTGAGTTATACCCGAAATACGATTTCTTGCTCAACGAATGGATCCATCTGAGTTCCATCGGTATGTATCAGTCACGGTTAACCACCACCAACCCGGTGACGGGTGATACCATGACGATGTCGATGAAAGATGCATACAAGCTGTTCTTGTATTTGCTGAACTATTCGATGGGTATGCCGCTGATTGAAGTGCCTAAGATCCATGCTAACCATGTCAGGGTGTTAACGCTACCAACATTCGATCATCTCCGCAGCATTACCGATCCTGCTATCATTCCCGATAAACTGATCTGGTGGTGTTTGGATAAGCAAGTAACATTGCGTCCGGTCGTCAGCACTGAAGAGTTTCTCAACGTCGTTACCGAGATCTATCAGGGCTGGCGTCGCCATCAATTCATGTACCAGCTCCAAGAGCATTATCAAGCTCGAGGTATGGCTGAAGCAATCGTTGAAAACTTTTACGTGGATGTTGGTGTCGACTTCGGTATTGGGCAGCTTTACAAGGAATGGTTCTTAGCGATGGATTGGGAGCTTGATGCAATCAGTCAAGAAGAGGCGGGAATTCTAGCTCTCGATATCTTCACAAAGGCTACCGGTCAAGATTTGGAAGACGTCACCAGTCTTAAGGATATTCAATACGGAATGCTGCAGCTGCTTAAGACATTGAGCAGTTACACCATCCATTTTATCCAGACAATCAACAGCGATCCAATCAAGCCGCTAAACAAAATCGCCGTTCGTCTTGGTTCGAGTTTAGTAAGCGGTAGTGAAGAACTGTGGGAAGACTGGGCACAGGCAAACGTTCATGATACGGATAACCAGGCTACGGAAGTTATCAAATTCGTACATGATAACAACCCGATGACGAACTGGCGCGAATCGGCGGTTGAAAGTTTGGAAGCACCTCCGAAACCAACCTGGTGTGACTGTAGCGGTTACGAGAATACCCAAACCGTTCGATTCAGTACGCAATATTGGGCGCAAGTCATCAGTGATCCTGTCTCGTTACGTTTCCGTAAAAACCCGCTCGATGGTTTGTGGCTTGCACCGTTCCCGGGTCGGGCACCACGCGACCTTCGTGAGCGTTTACTGTCGGAGTCGCTGCATGGGCTGACCATAAACCCGATCAAACCGTTCGAACAACGTTTCCGTAAACGTGATCTTCGAGGTCTTTGGATAGAACCAATCTACAAACAGGTGAATGGTCGTTTCAGGTCAGCGGTTCTAAGTGAGACGAATCATGTTGCGTATAAGCCTGTCAGTATGCGTCTATCGAATCCGCTCAATCGTTTGATTGTTAAACCTTTGCCTATCGAGGACGCTTAACGTGATAGTGCAGCAAATCGTAAAGTCTTTTTTAATTAATTCCTGGCGTGGAGGTCACCGTGAGTGATACGGTAACAACTATTGACGACACCGAACTTTACCCGGTCGACGTCTCTTTACCCTCATCCGATCTCGTGTATGGTCTTATCAACCACGATAACCCACCTCAGAACGGAGAACATGTTCTAACCCCTGAATTATTGGTTTTAGGGACACCAACCACCAACCAAAGCGCCTACGAGCGCGATACCCAGATTACGGCAACGGCAACCGCTAAGCTTACCGAGTTAGACGATTATGAAGGTTCGACGACGCTGTATTACGATCGTATTAACATCGGTGCGTATCTACGTAACGTAGCACCTATTCTTATCGATGCGCCAGATGCCACCAAGATGCGTGATATCTGGCCTATCATCAAAGAACGTTTCGGTCTCGGCCTTACCGCAGAAGAAATTGTCAACGACGAACTTAACTGGGATACCGTTAACGGACAATTGCTCCGTGTCGTATCTAATTGCCTGGCTTGGACGGGAAGTGTTCGTATCTTGATGAAATCGCGTGTACCGAATCTTGATGATATTATCGCGATCAAAGAGCTCGATGGTCTTAAGTTCTTCGGACAGGGCGTACGCGCTAGCGGTGAGATCTACAGTTACAGTCGTGATACTTCTGATTACGGTGAGTTGCTGGCTTCGCTGGTAACAGGTACGGTCATTAGCGATGTGGTGGTCGCCGATCTTCTGGCTGAAATGACCGCCAATCGTTGGGTATTAGACGACAACATCGCACCGTATAACCTGTATAATGCTAAAGTGGCTTTCAACGGTGAGTTGGGTGGACGTATTCCAGCACGAGCAGGTTACCAATACGGTATCGAGATCAGTCTGGATGAAAACTACTGTACTGCTGTCGGCGGTCCATTGATTTTCTATTACAACGTCGACGGACATACCGCAAGCCTCCAGGGTCGTTCTCCAGAAGAACAAGGCTAAGGAATAAACAATGAGTCAGAAATTGTTAAACAAAAGTCCTAAAGTACTGGTCGCCGAACTTATTCAGGCCGCCAATCCTGACTTCGACTTTAACTTCGATGCGCTTGAGATCACGGATGCTGCTGAAAACGGAAACCACGCGTATAAACGGAACACCCGCGCTAAGGTATCGCCTTCGGCAACAGTAACGCCAGCACAATACCGTGAAAGCAGCTACGTGTGGTACGATCGTATTCCTATCCAAGACTTCTTCTTGGGAATGGAACCGAAGCTCGCTATCGATGCCGGGGTTAAAACAACGCACGATCTTATCCCTCTGATCCAATCGACGTACGGAATCGTTATCGATCGGGATAGCTGCGTCGATTCTCCGATTGTTCGAGGGAATGAATACCCATTCCCTCATGTCGTAGAATTGAAAACAACCGGATTGGCTTGGACGGGAAGTGTTACATTCTACCTCCTCGATAGCGCACGCGATATTGCGGGGATGATGAAGACCACGGCGATGGCCGGTCTCAATTTCCCGTACTACACCGCAAATCGTATCCAAGCGTTGGTCTACAGTTACGCTATAGACTGCACAGCAATCCGTTCCGATCTTGCCGGGTTAAAGGTTGGTGGTAACCTAAGCGCAATGGTTAGCTTATTCAACAACGTTGCACCAACCCCATGGGTTTATAACGGCCGTGAAGACGAAAACAACCTTTACGGGGCTACCGTACTCGCAACCGGTAAAACAACAGAACTTATCGCACAGGGTTATCCTGTTAACCCCGCGTTCGCTAACGCTGTTATCGTTACGCTTAGCCAAGATTACTGCACGAACTACGGCGGTATCCTGTTGATGCAATATAACTGATTAAATAGGAAAAGACATGGCTTCTACACAAATCCGTGCTACCGATCGTATCGTCCGTACGATTATCGGCGGTCAAGTACAAACGAACCTTACGCTCGGTCTTCCTCATGCGTGGGAAGAACACAGCACCTTGAACGAAAAGCTTCAGATTCAATCAAAGATTTACCCCGACGGTAATCCTGCTGTACGTTACTTCTGTATCGGCAACCAAGGTCACGAATTCATCCGCAACGCTAACGGCATCCCTTCCTCGATGCCGATCGCTCACGAAGCAAGCGATCTTTCACCATGGAAAATCAAACCTTTCGTGATGCGTGAAGTTGGTAACGATTTGACCACGGACGAACGTGCTAGATTTGGGTTACGTCGTATTGAGACGCTGGAAAACGGTAAAAAATACATCTGTTATTACGGTCGTCGCATCGATTTCGATAACGTTGTCCGCTCCATGCGATATACCAAGTACATCGATGGTGTTGCTCAGACTATCGAATGGCATCCGACCGACAAGAACCTCAACCCACCCCGACCGGATATTCCAACAACAGGAATTCTGGTGGCGACCGGGGAGTATTACGATTATAGCTGTAAAGTCTCTTTGGTTTGGACACCATGGGATATTAACGAATACCTCAATGTAGCTAAACTCACCGAGGGTGGTGAAGAGTACGCGGTTATTTCTGAAATTGGGATGGTCTCCGCCGGTGACAAAATCGTTCGTGCTGATGATGGTCAAGGTTCTGCCTTCGACATGAACGAAATCGTCGGTGCGCAGGTTACCGACCTGATTTCGACTTACCACAACCTATTTACCACCAACGATACGCTGACGTTGAAATACGACCTTGGTGCGTTGGAAGCTCGTAAGGCAGGCCCGACGGGCGCAGAAATCCTACCGTAACCTAAGGGGTGTTAAATGGAGTACAGTGAAATCCTAGGGTTAGAATCGAAAGAAATCCTCTTTCGGCTGATTCGAAAGCATAGCGATTTCGATGCTCGAGGCGTAACGCTGGATAAACTGGTTATCGGTGAGGCTTCTGAAAGCACAGGGTACAAGCGTAACAGCAAGTTAACCGTGCATCCCCAACCGGGTTCGGGGCTGGTGAACTCTGTCGACATCTATTATAACCGCGTCGATCTTGGTAAACTGGGTATTTGGCCTGGTGGACAGCACCGCTGGCCCATCGAGATCGAAACCTTAGATACACTAACCAAGGTCTCTGAGATATTACCTGTCTTAGCATCAACGTACGGTATCCTTCTCAATAAAACCGAGATCGTCGACGCGGATCTGGATAAATCCAAATCACCGATACATGTTGCGATAACACCTAAACCTGGTAACCAAGTATGGGTTGGTCAATTACTTGTTGAGTTAACTTCAGGACATAACGACCTCAACAACCTCATTCGCAACAATATGTTGGCTGGGTTGAATTATCTCATCGATCGAGATAGTGATAAACTCCCGGGCGCTATTGTTTCGTACAACTGGTTCATGTCTGATGATGTTCTAGCGTCACTTACTGATGGGTATACGTTAACCTCAGGTGATATGCAATCAGAAGCACTAATCGCAGAAATGAACATGCTGCAATTGGGTCTCTCTGAAGAGATCGATGGTCTTACGGCCAACGATCGCTGGGTATTGTCGGCAACGCCTGGACCGCTCAACTTGCAGAATGCGAGAGTAATAGCCGATCCAGAGCATTTCAAAACACTACCATTTGGTGTACGTACAGACGCTCGTAAAGCTGTTGTACTTCAACTCAGTGTGATGAATACGCTCATCGACGGTTATCTAACGTTATACGTGGCATAACAGCATATTCCCTCCTCCTTCCCTGATGGGTTGGAGGAGGGTTATGTTTGTTTATTTGTTTTTCTGACTGGAATCGATCAATTCGAGCTTATGTACTGTCTGCAACGTCGCATGCGTTTCCAACCAGACCTGGTGAAGATAAGGCGTATCGTTAAGCCGCTTAACGCGTGTATGTTTGTACAATGTGTTTTCAAACAACATGTTCTTACGAAGTCCCCAGCGTGAGTGAAGTACCCATAACGGTTTTTCATAGGTCTGCACGTAAGCCGGTAACTCACCGAGATCGGCTCGAATCAGTCCTTCCGGTTTCTTACCTAAGAAATATTGTCCTGGTACACCACTTCGCGGTAAAGGTTCTTGTGTAACCTGAATCGATGTTGCTTTGATATACACCCAGAAACTGCAGGGATGCGTCACCCATGCTTTTAAAGTCTTATCAGACAGTAAACGATTGGCAACAATATCGGACTGCGGGTCTTCTTCGTTCAACAGAATACCGAGAGACGTTAAATCAAGGTATTTGCGGGAGCGGAAGTATCTTTCATACAGAAACATGTTTCTGCAGTTTATTTTTGCCGTCGTATCACTAACAATCGTGTAGCAATCGTCAAGAAGGTGTAGATATCCCCCGAACACCAGCGCAACGGTTTCATCTTCGGCGACCTTGCGTGGTAACCGCAAGTACATCTCGTCCTTATACGGCAAGAGCTTCGTGGAATCAGCAATCATCTCTTCCGTGATAGCGTGGATTTCCAAACTCCCGATACGGCTAAAATCAATCATGCCGATATCGTTTTCTTGGCTACGCTGTGCTGTCTCGAACCCACCCTGGATATAGACACCAACGTCTTTACCGTAGACGTGAGGATGAACATAACCGCCTACAGTGAACAAGCAGTGTTTGCCGATATTTTCGTAATTCGTATTCGCCTTCGTCAACAGTATATCAGTACGTTCCGACTCAGGGATCGCGTTGCTCGGATGATAGCCGCTATTACCGACTTTAGGGAGAAAGCCTACCGTAATAGCATCATGGCAATAAAGCTTGTGGGTTTTAATCGACAGCTCGCCGGGCTGTCCTCGAAGGTTGGTATGCGCATCCGATTTCGCTTTCAACCACGCATTGAGCGTGTCATTGCTGTTTTGAAGCTCGGATTGAAACGCGTACAGATCAATAACTTGTTGCTGGTCAGCATAGCTTTCATGGACCTGGATCTTGAGTTTTTGATACGTTGAGAACAACGTACTCAGGACACTTTCACCCGCCTCAAGTGCTGTCCAGGCCGTGCCAGAACCTACGGGTAATCCGTAAGTTTTTACCAATGTATACATGGGAGAGGCCCCCTTATTTTATAGTTACAGTAATATTTTACCGCTGTTAACACAGGATACCCCAGGGTATCCCACACTTACTAACAACTTGTAAAGGGCGCATCATGACAGATGAAATTAAACGCCTTCCGTATAACCCGCAGGGGAATTTGGATGGCGCATGGGTTCCAGAAGAACTCGTCACTGTCCGTCCTTCCACGGGGACCGGATTTAACTTTCTCGTTCCTAAATACGCACCCTATTTTCGTAATGGGTTAAGGATCTACAATCCTGAAACAAACGCGTATCTGGAAGAAGGCGTTGACTTTTTATGCACTCACCCCTTCCGTGCCATGGCTGCGCTGACCGGCCTGGAATTATACGGTTCCATCATGCTGTTGGACACCGCATTCAGTGGACAGTTGCAACTGAACTACTATTCACTGGGGGGTGAGTTTACACTTGATCAACAACAAATTCTTAACGTTTTAGCCAACAACCTTTATGACCCTCGCGTTACGTTCTGGGAAAAGGTTGCTGACGTTCCTTCCGTATTCCCACCAATCAACCACCAACATAATGTCGAAACCGACACGATGACGTGGGACGATGTGGTGGCTGCAATCGAGTCATTGAAAGGACCGCTTGAAGAAGGGTTCAATAAAGCAATGACTGCGTTAGTGCAGCACGAGAATCGACGTGATAATCCCCATGGCGTCACGAAAGCCCAAGTTGGGTTGGGGAATGTACAGAACTTCACAACAGCGACCGAGAGCGATCTGGAAACTGTCGGTGAAAATCTGTACATGACGTTGGCGATGACACGTAAGATGATCGCTAACCTTAGCGGCGATAGTGCCGCTGCGCACATCAGTAACCGCAACAACCCACACAAGGTGACCAAAGCCCAGGTGGGACTCGGGGACGTTGAGAACTACGGTGTAGCCGATGATAATACAACCGTTACCGGTACAGCCACTAATCTGTACACGACTCCAGCGGGTGTACGAGCAGCAATCAAGGCAATCACGGACGGCTTAAGTACACGCATCGATCACGTCAACGCTACGTTAACAACCCATACCGAGGATAATAGCAACCCTCATGCTGTTACGAAAGCACAGGTAGGGCTGGGGGACGTACAGAACTACGGTGTAGCGTCTAATGGGGAAGCTGGTGCGGGTGTTGCTAACAACAAATACATGACGCCTGCGACCACAGCCGCCGCTATCGCAGCGCTAATCACCCCAACCGTAACCGAACATATCGGTAGCACCAATAACCCACATGGGGTGACAAAAGCCCAAGTCGGTCTGGGAAGCGTGCAGAACTTCGGGGTTGCTACTACCCAAGAAGCGATCGACGGTCAGGTTAACAACAAGTACATGACACCAATACTTGTTCGTTACGCGATCGAGCAAATGGCTGGTCAAGGGTTCAGTAGTCACATCGCAAACACCGAGAACCCGCACAGGGTGACGAAAACCCAGGTTGGGTTGGGGAGTGTTGAGAACTACCCTGTTGCTTCTGATGTGGAAGCACAAACCGGTGTAGCGACCAACCGCTATATGACACCGGCTGCGACAAAAGCAGCGATCATCGCTTTAGCAGGTGATGGTTTTGCGGCACACGTTGTCGATAAGAGTAACCCGCATGAAGTAACCAAGGTACAAGTGGGGTTAGGGAACGTACAGGACTTTGCTGTCGCCACCGACGTGCAAGCTGCCGACAGGACTAACCAGACAGCGTACATGACACCGTACTCGACTTACAAGTCGATTGCAGCGTTCGCCGCGTTAGCCGATCATACACACACAGCCGAACAGGTCGGCGCGCTCCCTATCAATGGGGGTAAGTTAACCGGACCAATCGATCTTTCAGCAACGTCTATCACGGGTACCGGACTCGGTATCGATGGTGCTAATGGTTCAATCAACGTCAATAAGTTGACCGTCAACCAGCTTCTGGAAGCTTACGGCGGTATTGAATCCAGCGATACGATCAAAATCCTTAACGATGATGAGACCCCGGCGAACTTCCTTGCTGACGGCGATCTCGAAGGGATCAAATGGGCTAATATCAATAGCCAGGAACCCGGAGAGAACGATGAAGGCGTGACAATGCAGAAGATCGGTAAGCTTAGCGATTACCTTAAGAACGACTATTTAACCAGCTTGAAGACGAACGCGGCGTTCCGTGACGTTTTCCAAGCGTTACTTAAGGAATTCCTTGCCAACTTCAACGCAGTCATCAAGGCAAAAGACTTCGAAACGTTATAACGGATGGGTGGGTTCTGCCCACCTTTCCATCTTTTTATTTTTTCGATAGGACGTGAAAATGGGCACAAAAATGAGTGAGTTGGGTGCTCGCATGACGACATGGTACACAAGGAAGGATAACCCCAACCAAGTCACCGCAGCGCAAATCGACGCACCCGATAAAAACACAATCGATACGAAAATCGACAAAAAGCTACCTAAGGGGATACTCCCCGTAGCGTATTTCGGTGATTGCACTGATATTCGTAACGATCATATCAGCAACGTTACCGCTAGCGGTACGGTAATCTCGTATCCTGAAATACCTGTCATGATTGCGGGTACCGACTATATTCTGGCGAAAGGAACGCTAGACATCAAAAATCTTACTTCCGACTGGGCGAACAAGACCGGTTATCTTTTCATTCGTCAGAAAGACGGATCGATCGATTGGATCTGGCAGAGTAGTGCTGGGGTCGACACGTCAACAGCGATTCGCGTCGGGCAGGTGAGCTGTAACGCATCAGGAATCACTTCAGTGGTATTCAACAAAGTCTTCATCCTCGGCCAAAAACGTTACATGGGGTAACCACATGAAGCTATCAACATTGCTTTCTGAATGGGGAGCGTATCTCACCCAAAAGAACCCTCACGAGGTAACGCCAACACAAACAAATGTTTACGTTAAGATCGAAGTGGCTCCTAAACTTGCATCGCTTGTTACTCAGCGTTACCTTCCGTTTCTTTTCTTCAGTCGAAATAAAACGCTTCCGGCAGCCAGTTACAGCAACGGGCAGATCAGTATTGGTCAAGGTACAGCGGAATACAACACGATGGTAGGGACAGTACCAGCAACGACTTTGGATGTGTCTGGTATCAGTGAGTCTGTGGGCTGGATCTATCTTGCCGTAACCGATCGTGGTTTTGTTTACACGCTGAATGATAGCGATAGCAGCTACAAAAACACCATGCGTATCGGTACCTGGAACAAAGTCCAGGGTACATCACATCTTGCTGCAACACGTAAGGTGGCCACCATCGAGATTGACGATGGTCAGCTTCCCGACTCGCCTATTTAATCGAGGTGAATAATGGCAATGAAAAAGTTCAGCGAACTGGTGAGTAGCGTTAATACGCGTATCGCTAGTCGCGACAACCCAACGGGACTAAAAGCGAGTGATCTTGGGGCCTACAGTACCGCTGAGTTCAACACCGAGATGGAAAAATACATCGATATCAGCGTAACCGATATCGAACAGGTTGGGGACCAAAGTTATTTTCCTCTGGCAATTGAAGGCTCCGCCGATGGTGCTATCTCCCTAAACGACAAATACCGTCGTTACGGCGTATGTCGTGAATCGGACGGTACCATCGTGTTATTGCGTTCAGCAACGAACAGCGTAAAGAAAGGGGTTTACTACGTTATCTGTAAAACAGATCAAAACGGGCAAATCACCGAAGTTATCCCAACCAGTCGTCGTTATGAGCCCGCGACGCTCGATCGTATTCCTACGGTGATATACTGCCACCAGAACGGTATCATGTTAGGTCAAGCTGCTTTTGAAGACGGTAGCAGCCCTAAAATGTTTATCGCATTGACAGACGGAACGTTTGATGCATCCAAACACGTCGCCATGTATCTCGATGGTAGTCTTGCCAACTTTGTTGATACGTCACCGAATGTCTGCTGTTGGGAAATTAACGGTAAAATCTACATCGCTATTGCTGGCGCTAACAGTTATAAACTCTACTTAAATGTTTATACCGTAACTAAATCTTCCATCGGTCCCAGCGGTGGCAGCGTAGCGGCTACACAGCTTACGAATATTAGCGGTAGAACGATAGAAGGAACGGCGATAAGCAACAGCGCCGAGATGATTGTCTGCAACCGCATAACTGCGAACGATTTCCCTTCTGACGGGATCGGTCAAATCGTCTGGCGTGCTCAGATTCGTCTGCTCGCAGCAACCAAAGGCACTAAAGCACGCATTCTGATTGCTTCGGCGTGGTGGACGAACAACCGTAACAACCGAGCTAAAAATGGGTTGCATCAGTTTTATCTGGATTTTGAAACCACCAACAACAGTTACAGCATGAACCCGGGCGCTGGACAATCGACTTACACGTCAACCAGCAGCGGTATTGACTGGATAGGACCTTCCAACACAACGGAGGGGACAAGCGCATATAACGATGGTTTCTGGCAATGGGGTTCGGGTAACGGTACCGGGAATATCGAAATCAACGAACGTGGTCAGGTAGCCCTTATCCAAAACGACAACTTATCCGCCCCCCAAGCGAGATCGTACACCATCAAAGGTTTCTCTGGAAACGTGTTCGACGAACTCGCCAAACTCGGCCCGACCGGTGGAAGACAGTACGATTCAAACTGGAAAAGCGTCGGGGATCGCGTCGTTGGTGCGCTCGCGTCCCATGGTTACCTGGGTTTCTTTTCTAAAAACAAGGTTTTTGTTAACTCGCGTACGGCTGGCGGACAAGGTAATTTTGAGGCTCGTCTAGTGACCTATGACTGGAACCTCAATTACCATTATCAGGGCGAGGGTATTAATGTTTACGGTTTTCCGCCTTCCAACAATGTGGTGGTTAGAACAGGTCAAACAGCGTTACCTTTCCTAACCGTGCATTTAAGCGATGACAATACGGTGGTTAGCGGGTCTTATTTAACCGATGCGGTCCTAACAAGCAAAATCGGTTACGACGCAACCAAACTTGCACCATCCGGTGAAGCCATCAGCATAACCGCAGCGAATCTGCAGGCAGGCGGTCAGCTTGTGTGGAACGCATATACAGGATCTAAGTTATCAGGGGTAAGTCAATGGCGACATGCGTTAGCAGTGCCTCCAGATGGTACAAACGCGCCCTGTATCCTGTTTGTTGCTGGCTGTAATACCAGCACACGCGTACATGGACGAATCGCTGCAGAGGTTACCGTATCCGCGCGTAAAGGTTCGATTACGGTGACGGGCGTAACCAAATTGCTGGGTTATGTCGAAGAACCCGATTCAACAAATATCGGTAGTCAGGATGCTGCCTGGGGTGTATTAGCTTACAAGAAGGTGAGTGATGGATGGCTTGTTGCGGGACATGTTCCGTACTCCCGTCAGTCTGCAGGGAACCAGAACACATATCAGTTCCGAGCTGGGCGACAAAACGATGGGAACTGGACAACCATCGCATTTGAAGGTATGTATGCTTACCTACAGACAAGCGGCTATCGCTGGAACGTACATCCGGTGTGGGGAATCGGTTATGTTGATACCGCCGTCTCTACGGTGATGGGTAATGGCGGGCAGGTCTTTAACGCTGTCGGTAATTCCGTTGCGGAATATACAGCCCTCGCTGTTAAAAATCGTTATATGGTTTCTACGGTCGTTGCCGCTTCCGGCTACGATATCTACGTCAACGAAGATATCACCTGCTTGTTTGCCGGTAAAGTCATGACCCTACCTAAAGGCCATTATAACCTAAAAGACTATAATAGCTCACCAGGTAATAAAACATGGTACGTTTCCGTTGTTCCTAACGGTAACCAGTTAGAGCTGGAATTAACCATCCACAAGCAAGAGGATGATAAAGGACAGCGCGTTAATATCGGAACGATTACAACCAGCGATACCCAGATCTCTGTCATCAATCTCAATAAGACAACCAAATTAGGTACAGTCACGTTATAAGGACCTCCAGGTTATGTCAACACCAATTACCCTGAAGTACCCCGAGGACTGGACCGGCACGCTCGATAGCAACCACATCGTTGGTGAAGAGCATACCGTTCCACGAACCGAGAATAAATGTTACGCCCTCGATGGCGGACCGTTCTTCACCGAAAGTCTGGTTATCACCGAAAAGCTTACCGGTAAGACACTGGTGCGAGGTGTGGATTATAAGCCCATCTTCTTGTATCAGGACGCTACGCTTTACGCTGGTAAAGAAATCTGTGCAGCCATCGCCATCATCAACGATGATATCGAGGGTACATTAGTTAACGACTATCGTATCATCGGTGGTGTTTACGTAAGTCTTATTGACGCGTTATATCAGGCTATCGAAGAACTCAAACTTGACGATCGTCCGATCAACTGGGATGACATCAAGAACAAACCGGAACTTTATCCGCCTGAACCACACATCCACCACGTTAGCGCGATTTACGGTACCGAACATCTTTGCTTAGCGATCTATTCGTTAAAAGCCGCAATACTTATCGGTGATGCTGCGTCCGATAACCGTCTCTGGGCGGCAATCGATCAGTTACGCAAAGACATGCAAGCAGCGGATAAAGATCTAACCGATTTGCATTACGCGCATGCTAACCGTACCGATAACCCGCACGAAGTAACAAAAGCCCAAGTCGGACTAGGTAATGTACAGAACTATCCTACCGCCAACAAGGCGGAGGCAGAAGCCGGTACCGCACCAGACCGTTACATGACAGCACAAACGGTTGGATGGGCGATTGCTAAACTGGCGGGCGATCTGGTTAATGCTCACGCTAACCGTCGAGATAACCCGCATAGCGTCACCAAAGCGCAGGTTAACCTCGGCAACGTTGATAACTTCCCGACAGCGTCGGACTCTGAAGCAAAAGCGGGTACAGCGAACAGCCGTTTCATGACGCCGCTACGCACCGTTGCAGCGATTGAACAGTTCGCATTGATTCCACTTAACGCGCATAAAACCGATTATAACAACCCACACAGAGTAACCAAGGCACAGGTTGGGTTAGGGAATGTGCAAGACTATCCGATGGCTTCTGAAGAAGAAGCGCGTGCTGGTGTTGCAGCTAACCGATTAATGGCACCGAACACAACCAAAGCGTCCATTGAGACCTTCGCGTTAGTTCCGCTTAATGCGCACATCGCCGACAAGAACAACCCACACCAAGTGTCTAAGGCACAAGTAGGGTTGGGAAGCGTTGAGAACTATCCAACCGCTAACCAAGCTGAAGCGCAAGGTGGTTCTGCAACTAACCGTTACATGACACCACAGTCTACCAACTGGGCAATTCAGAAATTAGCGGGCGATCTGGTTAATGCTCACGCTAACCGTCGAGATAACCCTCACGCCGTTAACAAAGCCCAGGTGGGCTTAGGGAATGTTCAGAACTACGGTATCGCTTCCGATGCGCAAGCGCAGCAAGATGTTAACACTGTGTATTCTACACCACGTAACGCCCGTCTCGCTGCAACACACATCATCGATACACGCTTGTTCTGGGGTTCTTACAGCGGAAACAAACTGGTCTTCGTTGATGGTAATGGTGGTACGCGTTTAGGTAAACATGTCATCATCACGGAGAATGGGGGCGGTGAGATCACACGCTTCTATTGGGGGAACTCTGCCGGTGGTGGTAGTGCGCTGTACTTCAACAGCAACATCGATGTTCCTAACGCGTACATCCGTTCAGATGAGCGTAGTAAACACGACATCCGTTATCTGAAAGACCATCCGGAATCTTTCAGTGATCGTTTACGTGAAATGGCGTATACCGGACTTGCCCGTTTCCGTCACAACTACGATCCTGATGTCGAGAAGATCGGTGTTATCGCACAGCGTGTTCAAGAACAGTTCCCGGAAATGATCAACGTATCAGATAAAGGGCTGTTAAGTCTTGACACCATGGTGTATAGCGGGGTTCTGTTAGGTGGTTGGTATGAACACGACCAACAACTTCGTGCTCTGCGTGCAATGGTTGAAGAAATTGCACATCACGTGAAAGGAACCAAGGGTATGTAATTCAGCGTTCTAGAACGCGTTGTAACGCTTCGAAAAGTTTAATCTAGGGTTTGCCTGGGTTAAATCGTTTATCGCGTTCTAGACCCTTCCTGTTCCTCTAAATCGTTATTTAAACGAGGAGTTCTAATGGCTAAGATTACTGAGAAAGATTTCACGTGCGAATTTATCATTCGCGATAAAACCAGCATCGAAGCAGGTTACGTCGACGATCCCGATGATTCGGGTGGAATCACGAACCACGGCATTACGAAAACACTCGCCGATCAATACAAAACCACGCTGAAAACGAAATTCGGCTGGGACGGTAACATGCGTAACCTTACCACGGAAATGGCGTTCTTTATCTACAAGACCCACTTCTGGGATAAGATGAAACTTGACGAAGTCATGAAACGTTCTGTGTTCTTAGCTGACCGTCTCTTTGACTTGGGTATCAATGCTGGCAAAACCGTTCCGGTTAAGAACCTCCAACGTTATCTGAACGTCATGAACAACCGACAAACGTACTGGAAAAATATCAACGCCGACGGTTTGATGGGACCTGCGACGTTAAGCGCGCTCGACGCTTACATCGCTAAGCGTGGTGCAACCGGTAAGGATTATCTCATCGATGCGATGCTGGATATGCAGAGCACCTATTACATCGAATTAGCGGAACGTCGTGAGAAAGATGAGAAATTCATCTACGGTTGGCAGGCACGCAAACGTCGTGAACGTAAGCGTTATGAAGCGATCATCTTGAACGGGTTCAGTGTTGAGTAAAACACCATCATAAACCGTCCTAAAACGCTCCAGAACGAACGGAACGCATAAAGACGTATAAGACCCCTCCTCAGCCCGATAAGGGCTGAGGAGGGGCTTAACATGTGTTTGTGTTTATTCAGGTTGGTCTGGGTCCCTGGCCGCTTGAGGAGATCCACAACCCTTTCAACACCACGCTTCATACGAAGCGTTCAATGAGAAAGATAAGCGTGCAACCACGCAGATTGTTACAACCAAATTGTAGAAGAGCAATAGCCGAGCTGTACAAAACCCATACTATTGCTCATTGCTTACATTAGCCGCCGATGGAGATGGTCGGTTTCTCGAAGCCTTCGGCAACGTTATTCGCCAGAACAGTAGCCAAGTCATCGCCTACCTGGATGTACTGCATCTTAACGACCAGCTGACCGGTGTACACCAAACCACCCTCTTTTGCCTGGATGGTGATGGATTCCGGTTTGGACGATACGTCCATATCGCTAACAACGATATCATCCGCAGCAATACCCAGTTTGAATGTGGTTGCGATGCTTGCGATAACATCGCCGGTGTTCACGGAAGTCCCGCTGGCGGTAAAGGTTACCTGATCCTGAACATCAGCGAATACCGTGGTCAGGTCCAGACGGTTATAGAAGAAATCCTGTTGGCCAGACAGCGTCGGGGAATCTTCTACAGCAGACAGATGGATTTTGGTATTCTTTTCGTGTTCGGAAGATGTTTCAACAGCACCGAACTGCAGTTCGCCTTCTTCTAAAGTACGGGTTGCTTTAGTGTTAATCAGGTCCAACAGCAACGCTTTACTTTTCTTGCTAAAATCAAGAGCCATGTTTTATCCTCGTTTTTTCAGATGATCGAACAGGAGATTCGGAGTCGTTCTCCATAATATTCACATTTAATATAAAATATATTGATTTCTGTAAATACTTACATCTTTTGAGAGTAATGTAACAACCATCGAGGAAGAAAATGACAGCTCAAGTATCACTTACTTTAAAAACACCTTGGCAACTTATCGTTGATGAGATCAACACACTCAACGCCGACACTGGTGCCAACTTCAAACCCACCGACCTTAAATACGTTCTTAAATCCAAAAGCGATTCTGCTCCAGATGCAACTTTAACGCTTAGCCCTGGTGAAGGTACTCCTTACTTCAATGACCGCGATGTTACCTACCATCGTCTGGATCTGGCTAAGTGGTTCCAGAAGATCGCCGTACGTGTTAACGTTAATAAAAACACCACCATCGGTGATGTGGTTGACCTTGTAGCTCAACGCTACGGTATGATCACACCTTCCGGTGAGAAGTTCCTGGATAAAACGAAAGACATCAAAGCCGATACGTTAAATACGCCGGTTACCTTTGAGCAGTCGGGTATCCAGACGATCACTTTGGAAGCCAAAGAAGATTCGCTGGCTTGGTATGGTTCCGTTGAAGTTAAAGTTTATAACACCACGCTGGATCTGGCTAACATCATCAAGGTTACCAACCTGGGTAACTTAACCTACGTTGATGAAGGCGATGGCACCAAGACCTCAGCGCGTCTGTTAACCTATCCGTTAGACTTCAGTACCTACACCACAGGCCTACAGGCGATCATCAGTGATGAAACCAAGATCGATGAAACCCTGGCAGGTAACCTGACCACGCTGATCAAAGAGCAGACGGGTGTAAGTGATGATATCATCAATGAACTGAAAACCAATCTGCAAACAGCTACCTTTGTCTATAACGGTGCTACCACCGGGTCTACCGACAAGGGCGTTAACGCTACGTACAGCAATGTGCTAGTGGTGTCGTTAACCGACGGTACCCACACCTACGGTAAAGCCGTATTCGGTTATAACGTTTCCGAATAATTTAATCTCTCCCTTCCTCCTTCCCTGTTGGGTTGGAGGAAGGTTTATGTTTGTGTTTATTCTTCTCTTTATATTTTCTAATGATAAGATTAAGTACCTGGAGTAAAAGTTTACAGATGTTGTAAATGTATTTGGAAAGTAAAATTTCCACGACCTCGGCCCCTTCGGGGGACGGGGGAGGAGCGAAGTCCTTTAGAGACGAGCAACAGGATAACTCTAAGAAAAAGAAAAACTAAACGAGCGAAGCGAGTTTATGTTTTTATCCTTAGAGTTATCAAGCTATAAGCGTAGCGTTAGCGTATAACGGTTATGTCGTATACGAATGCAATGAGTATAGACGAGATACTCTGATGAACAACGTGAAGAAGAGTATCACAAATGGTTTTTTTTTGAGTTATCCAACTTATAAGCTTATTAACTTAGTTTAAATATACAAACAAGATAAATAAAACAACTTAAACATACCAAGATAAAACGATTAAACCATTAAGACATAACCTAAGATAAACAAGATAACATAGACAATACACTTTTAACAAACACAGATAACATCTTACTTAAATCAAAATACCTATTCTCGTTTACCTTCCTTGAAACACCTCTTCTAAATCCATCCCTTCTTAAAACAAAACCCTTGCTTTAATGCAAATCCTTTCACGACTATATTACCTTCATGATGCCATGCATCATGAACGCGACGCGTAAGCGTTACCTTCATGATGCATACGTACAATGTTCGTATTGCGTCAAATAGAAATCAATACGTTGTTTAATTAACGTGAAACAGAGGATCTTTTAGATGAACGATGAATTAATTTTTGATGTGGTGTTTATTGAACATGATTATCTAACGTTGCCTGAAGCGGTGCAAGCAGAATGCGTGAAGGTTAAACGTTGGTGGAACGGTTCGGAAGGAAGCATGATCGAAGGGATGGATGGTGAGGTTGGACGGTTCCGTCAGCGGGGTTGTTGCATCGCCCATCCGGTAGACTTATCTGTGGTGCAGTTGCGTGCGCATAAGAGCCAGCATCCGCAACGGATGAGCGCAAGCGGACTACGAGTACTTGCGTCGGGAGAGCAGCTTGGGGACGCATGGTTGTATCCTACCGCGGATGCTTTGCCACGGTCGATGGTGGACGCAGCGAATCAGGTTGTTGGGACGGTGTATAGCGGTGAAGTGCACAACGTATCAGGAGCACTCGAAAATGACGTACGCGCACTTCCTGGTTGGATCAATCATACCATCGGAACGTATTACACCAAGCGGCTGGAACGGGTTGCCTTATTCGTTGGCGAGGGTTCCGATAAGCTTTATCAGCAAAGACTGATGGTGCTTAAACGTTACTACCCTCGGGTTATCCATCCTTTCGGTTACGCCTGGGTTAGCGAAGCGCGCTACAATCCCCGCAAACAACGCCTGGAAGCGAAGGTACTTAACGAACGTTGGCTACCTGTCATGCATCCTAGAGTTAGCGTTGATATCGCGCAGAAGATGCTTGAGAAAAGCAAGCTGGTATGCTGGGATGTGACTATGTTGCGCCATCCCTAATACAACCAAGGAGAAACATTCGCATGATACGTGCAACGGGATACGAAAACAAAGGGAAGAACAGCGTGCAGCGTTACGTTGCCGACGAGGAAGGGAAAGCAGAATACCTGGATTGGTTCGATCGCTACAGTGCAAGCAAGGTACGTGATCCTAGCATCCTACGGCTACAGAGCAGTTTTCAATGGCAGGCTTCCGAACAACGCTGGTACATCACGTTGGAAATCGGAACGGTACGGGAAGACCAGCTTCCCGCATGCTTAAAAGAACAACGGGAGCAGATCAACACACTACTCGCACAACACAAAACGGAACCTAAACCTTAATCCAACACCAACAAGCGAAAAGGAAAATACAACAGAAATCATGTTGATGAAACCGACAGCAAAGAACAAGGTTTATAAAGCAATCTACGCGTCAGACACAGTCAGCCTGACGAAGATCATCAAATGCAAACTTGAGAAGGTGCTACGTGTTGAACCGAGCATAGGCTTAGTCCGTTATCGCCTGATTACCGAGAACGGTGAAGGGTATTACGCACCGTCGTCTCGAAGCGATAACGCCGTTATGTTAACCCGGGATGTGGTTGAAGCAATCAACAACGGAACGAAGGCGTTCTACGCGCACAGAAAAGCCGTATAACGCAATAAACGAATCCAAAGAAGGGAAACTATACCTTAACTTAAAACGACGCTTAGAGAGCGTTACAGGAGCTTAGAATGCAACATGATCAAACGAACACCACCGCAACGTCAATAGCCCTTGCCGATGCCGTCCAGGCGTGGAACGAGAACCCAGCCTGTCGAGCAAAGATGGAATTGGTGTACGAAGGATCAACCCGTGTCAGGACGGCTGATGACGTTCTGGTCGTACGAGGTGAATTCTTCGCCTTAGGTGTCACGGACCGTGGTCCGTTAGATGCGCTTTGGATCGAGTTACAAACCTGCCCGCAGAGACCACGCTACGTGACCCGTGACCATCGTCCTGAGAACGCGTTAGTCGGAACCGGTTCCGTGGATATTTTCATCTGGCAGGATACCCTCGACAACATGAACAAGATCATCGATGTTGAGAACATCGTTGCAAATAAGTTAACCCAACTTAAAGAACGTCTGATGCCGCTATAACGCATCAACATCACCCGCCTGTACCCCATCGGGTACAGGCGGGGCAATAAGAAACCAAGGGGACATCGCCGTCCCCGTTACTATCATCAACCACTATCAAGAGGAACCTACCATGGAAATTAAATTCTGTAAATCGATCGCGATTGTACCTGAACAACCTGCGGATGATCTCGAAAAGCTCGATCATCCCACACTGCAACATGCGCTGGAACGTTTAGCCTCTTTTGCGCCGTTAGAGAATCATCTTCACTGCGTTAATCTTGAAGCATCCGACTTCGATGTGAAGCTTGGGTTCGTGTTTTCACAAACGGGGAAGGATGTGTTAGAAAACATATTCTGGTCTGCTGAGCATAAGGCGAGAAATGTGATGGCGAAGTTAGTTTATAACGTTAGCCTTAGTGAAGACGGCACCTATTGGACGTCAGAGGCTTGCTGGACGATTTCTGCGATTTCACGAATGGACAAAATACACTATTTGCATCGTGTTGCTGATAGCATTGTACACCAACTGGATCGTTTTGATACCACCCGCTTATCGAATGGAACACAGTGTTAATACGAGGAATCGAACATGAAAATTAAATGGCCTAAATCAGTCGCCGAAGAGTGTATCGGTGAGTATAGCTCATCGGTTACCGAGCATACGCGGTTACATCACACGTTATTGCTTTTACGTGAAGACGCCAAACTCCGCAAACATATTCAACCGATATCAGCAACCTACTGTAAAACGTCATCGTACCTGTACTCTTCCCGGTTAACATTTGCTTGCACTGCGTTAGGGAAAGTATTGCTAGAATCCGCATATCTTCGTAGTTGCGAGAACATGAAATTGACGGGTGGTATGGTACTCTCAATCGATGTGCTTTGTTTGGACGATGGAACACATAAACCCCAGCTTGTGTGGGAAGTATATGGATTGAACCCAGCCATGATTAAGACGAAGTTCGACTGGATTACTGACGGTCTTAATGAGATTCTGAAAGAAGGAATTTGATATGCAACAACGTATCGGTTTATCGTTAGCTATTGACCGACTGATCAAAGTCTCATCGTTGCGAAGTGAATTTGTTGGCGTCCGTGAAGAAGCTGCGAATAATCGCTTTATTTTAACGTTTACGTGTACCAAGAAAGGCGTGACGGTTATCCGTGATGTTTGGAGTGCTGTGAACAAACGCGAGGCCCGTTGTTCTACATCTGTCGTTGATTACAAAAACCTGGATAATACGTACACTATCCGTTTAGAATGGGAGCATCGCCTCAGGACATTTGTTGAAGTTCGGTCGAAGCTGTTAGCTGAATTGTTGAACGAAGCCTGTCTACGTGACGAGAACGCTACAGAACTCTTCAGAACGCTTTAATTCAATCTTAGATAAGGAAACCCCTTAGAAATTAAAACAAACTGTTATACGTCGTTCTGTGACGTTTAAGCTATACATTGAACTCATTGTAATCGAGGAAAGAAAATGTTAAATTCAACTTTTACCCACTATCTCCACACCTATGCAAAATTATGCTGTGTTGATATGGAAGAGCTGGCGAACGATAATAGTGTTCGCGATTGTGAGATGCTCCCTAAGCGACAAGGTTTTCTACCTGGTTCGCGGTCAGCGGCGTTCTTCTTAATCGCTTACTTCATCGTTAGTCATAGTGCGGCGCTGTTGAGCCAAACCAAGAAACAGCGAAAGGATTACGCTACCGCAATCACTCAAGTCTATTTCGATCGTCTTCACGGACGTGCGGTGAGTATCGATACCGCGTTAACGACCGCGTTTCGTCATCGAGGCGCAACCGCTGTACAGATACCCGCTTTGGTTAAGATCGGAAAAGAAATCATCCAGAATGCAACGCGTTAATAAATAAACTATAATCCTCCTTCCCCGGCCTTGACGGCTAGGGAAGGAGGTTGTATTGCATTTCTTTTTTTTCTTCTGTTTATTGGAACGGGTCTGTACGACCGCTACCACGATCTACACCACCGTGATCGTGGGTGTATACGTTTGTTCCGGTTGGTGAACGCCAAGAGCCTGCGATGTGTACGAAGTTCCCATTCAACGTCATCGTGTTTCCGTCTTCACCTGTGAAGCTTACAGCTCCAGTGAATACCGTATTCGGACATTTAAACGTGGTCTGTCCTGATACTTGCGCGGTGTAGCGATCACACTTCAAAGAAACATTCTGACTCGTAACGCTTTCTGTTTTGCTGGTACGTTCAAAGTTCTCACATTCGGTATAAATGTTTTTTGCTTTCATTCGGATATCGTTCTTAGCGATTGCTTTGAGCGTATCCTCGCACTGGAATGTGATGTTCTTTTTTGTCACGTCGATAATGCTGTCGTCCTGGTTTTGGTATCGCAGCATATGCTCGACAAAATGGAGCAATAGTAGGTTTTGATGGACGCTGTCCGCAACCTGTAAGTAACCCTCGTCCAGATTAAGTTCCATGTAGACTTGGGTAACTTCACCAAGCTGTGCGCTTGTACCGATAACCGCTTTCTTAAGAAAGGTATCAACCATTAGGTAATAGCAGTCTTCCGTTGAAATCGATTTACGGTCCTTCTTAGCGCTAGGACGTGCGCTGACGGTGAGGATAACCGATTCCATGGTCATCAGCTCACTATCCCCTCCTTTGGGCTGCCAATAGAGTTGTTCTTCATCAGCAGTACGCCAGACCACCACACGCTGACCTTTCCTCAAGTTAGGTGCCGTCATCCGGTTGCTACCAAAGGGTAACCAGTAACACTGTACGCTGGTTGTTGTTGCCGCTTTTGCCGTATAGCTGTTCCCTTGAGCGTCTGTTGCACTAACTTCTTTAACGCTTCCCGCCGCTTCAACTTTCCCATCAGCGCCTGACATCATCTCATCAAGAAAGACCTCCAGCGCCTGGTTAGGATCTTCCTCCAGACTTTTATTGGAAAAGTCGGCCGCAACGGTACCCAAGGCAAAGATACGAAAAACGCTTACGTTGCTGTCTGGAGCTAACTGACTCCCTTTTGTGTGATTGTCTGTTGCCAGGTCGCTCATGCTGTAATCTCCTACTGATTTAAATAACGATATAGAAAATAACGCTGAAGTATGGCTTCAGCTTCGCATTCTGAACCCGTGGTTCAGAAGGTATCGAAGAAGGATTATCATAGCATGCGATGTACCTATCTCCACTTACGTGGATTCAATCGTTTTGATACCGGGATGATTCGGGAGCTGGTCATCCGGCCAGATAATCCCGTACAACTCATTTTAGGCAGTAACGGTTCGGGTAAGAGTAGTCTACTGCCTTTGCTGTATCCAACCGTTCCCGAGCGCGCCGATTTTGATAAAGATGGGTATTACGAGTACCGCTGCGAACACCGTAATAAGCAATACCGTCTTATCAGTCGTTTAGAAAAAGGGTTTAAGCATGAGTTCTACGTTAACGACAGTGAGAACCTGAACGGTGGTGGTACACAACCAGCCCAGTGGAAACTGATCGAAGAACATTTCGAACTTAATGACGACACCATTCGTTTGTTGTTAGGTTACGAAACAGCTTACCAGTTCACCGAAATGGGACCGATGAAACGACGCGAACGATTAACACAGATATGTCCGGTTAACGTCGATTATGCGCTTGAGTTGTTTCAGGTGGTTAAGCAACAAGTACGTTCACTGAAAGCGGTGAATGAGCATACACTGAATAAGTTGGTTGAAACGTCACAGCGAATTGAAGCGAAATACACTGGAACCGACCACCAGGGATTGGAAGCAGAGTTAAAGCAGCAACGCTCAGCGCTCGAAGCGATGATGGGATTGCCGTTATTCGATAGTGATGTCGATCAACGACAGCTTCTGGAATCCGCACAACGTGCCCATCATTTTAATCGCGAGCTTCTTCGTGCGGTTGTTCGTTACCAAGGAGGAACATCGCAACAAGAACAGCGGAATCTGGCTGAACTAAGAGAGCAACTCGCGAATGCGAATGCGAAACTCGAAAGTCAGGTTGACGAGCTGTTGGGTATCGATAATATCCTTGACCAGTTGAAACAGTCTGGAGAAGGCGATATCGATCAGATTAAAGCCCGTCTTGCCTGTTTGGACGAACAACTTCAGCACGATCATCCAGGTGAGCTTTTAACGATGAATCTGGACGCTGCGGTTTGTTTACAACAGCTCACGCAAGTTCAGGCTCCGTTAACAGAACTGTTGCAAGAATGGATTGATACCGACAACACCTATCATGTTTACGATGCTGAAGCTTACATCAAGGAGGAAGAGGCGGCACGAATGCGTTTGCGTAACGCGAAACATGCGTTAGCTGACTTGGAAGCGCATCTTGACCACCTTAACCATCAACCCCAGACCAGCTGTCCAAAATGCAATTATCGCTTTCATGTTGGTGAGACAGAAAAGACCAGCAAAGCGAGCATTGAACAACGTATTCAGAAGGGTCGCGCTTGGGTTGAAGAACAGGAGAAATCGTTATCCGAACTTAATGAGAAGGTGCAGCGTTATACGCTTTGGATGGAACAGCATCGTCAGTTAACGCGTTGGACGAAAGATTATTACGCTATTAAACCCATGTGGGATAATCTGCTGGAAGAAGGCCGCAAAAACGGTTTAGGATTCCGCAGTATTGGCATCATTAACGACTGGTTGCTTGCATTCGAGAAACTCGCGCGTTATACACATGCCGAGCAAGAACGTAAACATCTTCAAGATATGCTCGAACGCGTACAAGCGGTGGATGTTGAACCATTACAGCAACGTCGAGAACTGCTTTATAAGAACAGGACAGAGTTGTTAACAACCGTTGAACGGTTAACACAAGCCATCACGGCTACGGAAGGTAGATTGGAAACCATTACGGCGATTATGGAAGATCAGGTACGTTCTGATAGTAGCGATAAAGCGTTAACGCAACTGTGGTTAGAGTATCTACAGCATCTTTACACGAAATCACTACGTGCTGCGATGTCTGATACTGTTCGCCGAATAAGTCATGTTGAACAGCAGTTACAGGAAGCTAAAACCGACCAGCAGCTTCTGGCTCAGTTGGAAATAACGCAAAAAGAGGTGGAAGAACAGCTCAGTTACGCACAACTTGTTTTGGATGAGTTGAGTCCATCCAACGGATTGATTGCCGAAACAATTGCTGGCCCAATCAACGCATTCGTTGAATACATGAACGGTATCATTGCGAGTATTTGGGAATACCAACTTCAGATACTCCCGTGTGCTATCGACGCGCAAGGATTGAACTATCGTTTTCCGCTTTTAACTGAGAAGTATCCGACACCGCGAAAAGATATTGTTTATGGGAGTAAGGGACAAAAGGAAATTATCAATATCGCGTTTATCATCGCGATGATGCATTACAAAGGGTTTACGGATTATCCGTTGATGTTAGATGAATTCGCATCAACATTTGATCCTCAGCACCAATCTAATGCCATGGATTTTGTTCGTCGTTTAGTCGATGGTCACCGTGTAAGCCAAGTGTGGTTCATCAGCCACTATGTTATCAATCACGCATCATTCCGTAAAGCCGAGTGTATGGTTCTCGACAAAACGAACATCATTCTCCCCGAAACGTATAACGAACATGTCACGATTATTTAAGATAAATAAGGATTTCTGTTGATGAAAAAGCCCATGAAGAAGCTAGGCCACGCACGCAAGCATCGCTATTCCGATCTGGAGAAAATGTTTTTAACCCAACAGCCGTTTCTCCAGACATACTTTAACGGGATGGCAAAGAAGTTAGCCGATGAGTACCAGGAGCGTGGTACACCAGCACGAATTACAATCACCGTAATTCCGACGTTCGCTGAAAAGATCTATAACGTCATGACGGAGATTATTCCCGAAGACGCAAAATCCCAGGATGAAGTTCTGCGATTAACACGTTACATCCGTTTTAAAGAACATCTGGACGCACAAGCGACCATCATTCTGGAAAACGATAAACCCGAACCCAACGTTGAGCTTATTGCTTCCCTCCTTCCTGACCGCCTATTACACGATTTTGTTACCGTGAAACGTATCGACGAACAAGGAAAAGAAGTTGAGGTTCAACTACGCCAAGAAACCGTGGTCGCTTTGGATTGGATTGAAGACCGTTGTAAAGCGCTGAGCAAGCTTCTGGATGATGAAGGGACGAATGCTCGTGTTGCCATCGATTTCGGTCATGAACCGGATGACGCGGTAACCATGATGCGCGTGCTGTACGATCCCAAGGTTAATGATCATGCGATCATCGTTAAGCGCGAAGGCGTTAAAGGCGAAGTTACCCTGGTTAAAGACCTGGGTCCCATTCATGCGGTGGGTTTAACCGAGGACCAAACGCCGTTTGAAAAGCTTTCGGTGTATGAGCAAGCCGAAGTTGAACGCTTCCTGGAAGGTGTTGTTGCGAAAACCTTCCCATGGTCGGTGGAGGCTGTTGTAACGCCATGATTCCACCAGAATACGCTTACGATATTCTGGCAATCGACCCCGGCACCGATACGCTCGGTGCGTCGTTACTGCGTTTGGACGTGCGTGTCGAAGATATCGAACTGCTGTATGCGGGGACATGGCACGCCTCACGCCGATATGATCCTGATGGCGATATTGCTCTTGGATACGGTAACCGTGCCGCACGTATCCAAGAACACCGTCGTTCGCTGACGTCGTTATTGCAAGAGTACCAACCGCAAGCGGTCGCTTGTGAAACACCGTTTATCGGTCGTTTCAAGCAAAGCGGTATGGCGCTCAGCGAGCTGTTTTCAGCGATTCAGACAACGGTTATCGATTTTGACCCTACGGTGTCTTTCTTAGGGGTTGATAACCGAAGCGCAAAACGCGCCGTTGGGATCATGACGTCCCGTGTTGGTAAGGACGATGTTCGCCAGAAAGTGTTGAACCTCATGAACATCACACCCAGAAACGGTGTTGTGTTAGCGAATCTTGATGAGCATGCGATAGACAGTATCGCCGTAGGTTATTTCGCAGCTGAACTCCTGTTCGAAGAATGGCGTATTCTTGATGACCATCGAAATGGGAAGGTCGGTACAAAACGCCGTTAGCAGCATGTACAAAACCCAAGAAGGAAAACGTTATGAATACTGTTGAATGGGGCCTAGTTGATCAATGCCCTCAAGTCCCGGTTATCTGTGGTACAGAGAAATACGGCGAAGATCGTTTTATCGTACCGTTGGTCAGTACGACGACAAAATATCCGGTTAGTGAAGATGCATTAACCGGTCTGTTGGCACATCTTAACGACGGTAAGGTGCCCGTCATTAGCAGTAAAATCGTAGCGGTGCTCGATGGCGCTGAAGTGTGCTTCCCGATTCGTGACGTGAATGATATCGTCGGTCGCGTTCTAACGGGATGGTTGGAAGACGATGGTGTGGTAAAAGCCTTGATTCATATTGACCGCGATACTCCTAATGCGGAACGTGTGAGACAAGCATTGAATTCGGATGCTACACGTTTGCAGATCACTGTCATGGACGTTGGTGCTGAAAACAAGTATATAGTTGAATACTTCGTTCCCGTGGTATCCATCGAACCTTTTGACCGCATTGCTGAGCAACCTGAACCTACCGCAGATAAAATAGTGACGCCAGCGGTAATGCGAAGTATCACTGCAGACAACTCGGTATTGAACAATGAATCTATCATCCTACGTGGTATTGTTCCTACTGGATACAACGGTGAAGCATTATTAGTCAGAATTCCGGAACTTAATAACCGTCGTGTGTTTATTGGATGTGTTGGGTATGAAGTTCTGTACTTCGACGCCGAAGGTCGTGCTGTGATTGCGACAAAATCAAAGTTATTTAACCAGCATAAAGCGCAAGCGTCCGCAACCCAACCGTACCGGCTGGTGTATTCCGAATATAAAGTAACGATCTGGTTCGTGAACGGCAACGATACCCTTAATAGTGCTTTTCCAGAGAAAACATTTAAACCGGTGACGTTAATAGAAATGTTCGGCGGTGAGGTATGCTTAGCTAATTGCGCTAACGGTCAGTTCTGTCTACCCTCCTGTTGCGGGTTCAAGACGGATGACACCGTTACCGTAAACGATACGCGTGTACATTTAGTAAGAATTGATGTTAGCTCTGGTTTTGCGGTATTTGAAGCTTTCGGTGAGATTCTTGAAAATCTTAAAGAGGCTTGTAAGATCTCAGAACCATTCGGTGATGAACGCAGCCTTATCATCGTTAAACGTACCGATGTCGATCGGGTCGAGATTACAGTATCGCAGCCGATAACGGCGAAAACGAAGTAGTTAATTGGAGCGGGGAATGTCTCGTAATAAATATATCGTTATTGAAGGCCTGGATTATTCAGGAAAGAGTTCGGTTATCTCGTCTTTACACAGTCGTTTAAACAATGTCTGTGTCGTACGTGAGCCTGGTGGCACGCTCTACGGAGAAGCCATTCGTAAACTTATCCTGGAAGATCAGACGCCAACGAACAGATTCGATCCAGAAACTGAACTATTGGCGATGATGTCACAACGTAATCATCTCTTCAACAAGGTGATTCATCCAGCCCTTAACGAAGGGAAGACCGTGCTTAGCGATCGTTCGATTGCTTCGACGTATGTTTATCAGGTTAATGATGCCAACGTTAAGTTGTTTGACGCATTGTTGCCGAACCTACCGTCGATTATCATGCCGTCTTACTACGTTTATCTGGATATTGACTATCCTACGTATTTAAGGCGGTTCCGTGTTCGACACGCTAAACATCAGATGTTTGATAACATCGATGAAGCGACATTCAATGAACGACGTTATCGTTACATGGATTTTATGGACTATCTCGGCGACGCGAAAACGTTGTGTATAGACACCAGTAACACACATTCTCCTGTTGATGTCGCTAATCGTGTTTACGACAATTTGTTGAACGCGGGATTTGTTGAATAACATTTAACGGCATATTTCATCCTCCCTTCCCTTACGGGTTGGGAGGATGGTTTTTATGCGCTTTCTACTTCAACAATAAAACGACGGATCTCACCATCGGAGGCTTTCAATGTTTGCGTGTAGGTGAATTTTCCGATCCCTGATGGTAGCAACACATGATCGGTATTTTCTGTATCGTGTTGGAAATCTTTATCGGAATCAAGATCGATACTGTTTAAGGCGTTACGTATACGTGGCATCAGTTGGTAAAAATCACCGAGATCACGTAATCCCGGAATGGGTTCTAATACGATCTTGGTTTCAGTACCAACACCATTCATGACAGGCGTTGTTGAAGTAAACTCAACATTCAAATTGCTCATGTTTATAACCTTTTGTTTTGTAGATGATAAATAGTCGCGCATAGGTGTTGGCCCTCGTGAAGACGGGGGCCTCGACGATTTCTCGTCATACACTAATGCAGACATTGTTTTCAGCGTAATACATTATGCGTATTACGCCTTTCTTCAGTCATGATAGCAACAGCGTGTTTAACAGAGAATGCGCATATACCCGCCAGCAATGCTCTCTCCATTAGAATGAGTAACATAATCATCTCCCTCCTTTGTGTTATATTCACACCATTTTCCTATTTTGTTAATTCTTATTCCTGATATTTAACAGCATAAAAGCCTGCCCCGAAGGACAGGCTTGATGATTAATAACGACGTAAGCTATCTACGGTATTGCCATAGCAGTCAGTAATGTACACACTTTCATTGGGATAAATGAAAATGAAACACGTGGTGTGCGTTGTTGTCGATGTATAATCGTCTACAACAGTGGGTTCGGTATAACGTAGAACACCAATCGCTTGACTTAAACGGTGATTATTTTCATCGTTTGTCATAGCGTAATGCTCATCACAACCATCGGATTTAACGACGAGGGTATGGTGTATTGCCCGAACCCCAGTAGGTTCTTGTTCTTTTAATGGACCATCCAATTCGATATCATAACCACCATCGATGGTGGGTGTCGCTGTAGCAAGAACCGATCCGTATTTCTTTATCTGGCAGTTTAAGCGGGTGTTGATCTTCGTATTCGGATCGACGCCGTTAAAAAGTACTTGATACGTTAACTTGGCGAATTCGGGATGAACATCTTTACCGAGCTGTTTGTTCAGGGCGGCAAGGTATTGTTCAAAAGTGTTCTCTGGATTAAACACGTAAACGTCATTAAAATCAACTAAAACGTTTGATAGAATTTCTGCGTTTTCGCGCACGACAATGGTCGTGAGGCTGATTTCCTGTTTTCTTGCATCCCGAACGAAGTGTCTAACAGCATCACCTAATAACTCTGCCCACGTGATACCATTGATACAGTCATCGGACGTCAGTGTTCTCACGGCTTTATTTTTAGCGTATTCGATAGCTTCTTTGAATACGGTACTGTTCCGATTACCCAGAACAGGATCGGTCAGATACATTGGTTGGCTATTGCCATTAGTAAACAACTTACAAACAAATACTTTTTCCATGATAGGTTCCTGTTTCGTAGATGATGATTTCGAAGATGATTGGTTTAGGCTAAAAGCCTATAAAATTAGCTGCGGTTGCGGTATTTAACTTAATCCAACATTTTTCACGGCTATATTACTTAAGTGAAGTAAGCCAGCGAGATTTCATTCATGGATAAGACTTTCAGTCTCACCGATGTGGAACAACAATGGTTTCCTATCGAAGTGATTGAAAGATACTTTCGCTTGGCTAGGAAACTAGACATACCGCAACAGCTACACCGTTTGAGTGCTCGTGGATGGGTAATGCTGAAAGCCTTACGTGTAGGCGCAAAACGTTTTTACGCTTTCCTGCACGAGAAACTTAACTGCACATGTAAAACAGAATACCGCCATCCACGATGGTTTAAATCAATTTCGTCTCAAAAATCGAAGGAGTCTATCATGACCAATAAAGATCAGAAAATGAACAACCAGCCGTTTGAACCATCTGAAACGACTGTTGACCAAGAATCCACTAAGCAATCAACTTCCAAACAAGAGGAAACCACCATGAACGTACGTTATGATAACCTTGACCGCGATACCTTAGCCCGCTTGGCTGAATCCGAAATTCATCGGAATGAAGCAGAGGCTGAATACATGCGTCGTATGGCTCTTGATCAAAAGCCCGACCGTAAATGGCAGTATCGTGCCGGGGTTGCGTTAACGGCGACGAGCGCAGCAGCAATGGGCGCTATCGCTCTCTTCTACCTGAAACATACGGGTCTGTTTGACGGTTTGTTAGGGGGAAGCAAACCTGATACAAATGAAGAAGCTGCAAGCTAATTGATCCAAGGTCCTCTGATATCAGAGGACCTTGCTTTATATCGTTTTTTCTTTTGTTGTTTTTAACCGATCTTCAAGATGCGTATGTAGGGGAGATGACAATGCAATACACGTTAATGATTTCTGTTTTGGCTATACTTGGTATCGTTGTTGTTTATGGCGCTTTTGCGCTTCTGAATAGCATGCAGACAACCCTACGGGTTACCCAATTACATTCTGATGGAGCGAGTACTATGACAACACCACTCATCGATTTACATGAGCATATTTCCCGTAAACCTGCCGAACGTTTCGTGTCTCGCCCTGATCCAATCAGTGACGAAGATAAAGGCTATATCACCGCAACGGTTCAACGCACCGTCGAACGTATGTTACGCCCAGTGGAGCAACGTGCTGAGTGGTCAAACGACTTAGATATTGCAACACTGATGCCTGCTTGGTTGTCTGTATTAACACAACAGGTTACTGCGTCTCTTGAACAGAGTAATCTTCTTCCTGGTCGATTTATTATTCGTTGGGAAAGAGACGATGATAAAATTGTTCTCTACGCTGATGCGGATGTAGAGAACATCGGTAAAGTACAGTTGCCCATTAATAAGGTAAAACCGCTTGCCGACTATTGGGTATAAGTGAGGTCGTTATGGATACTTACTATTGGTATATTGGTATCGGTACGATAATTTTTGTTGCTGCAGCTTTTGTCGCTGGCTTTTATCTCGGTCGCGGGTCACGAGAGTTCATCGTTATTGATACAAGCGATAACGGAACGACAACGGGTATCTCTGAGTGTTTGATTGAATCATTACGTCAGCTACATCGTCGTGGTCGTGGGGTTCCAATGAACCCCGGTAAAATTCAGCGTAAGTTTAATGAACTGTACGGTGCTTGGTTACGGTTACCTGAAGACGCACACCTCGACCTACGGATCGAACAGTCTAACAAAAATTACTATTTCCACTTTCTCAATCATTACACCCATAACACGATAACAACGATTGTCCTTCCCATCGGTTGGATTACCGAGGGGATTGACGATGTGCATATTAAAACATAAGAAGGATCCTTCCGATGAACCCGTTAAAACACGCAGTGAGTATTATTCTTAATTTTATCCCAAACTACCAACGTACCGAAAGATACCGTCATTGGTATAATTTCGTTTACCAGCCGGTGGTAGAAGGGCATATTGCTAATCTCGAGAAAGTAGGAGGCGATAAGAAATACTTGATGGTTACGATTCCGGATATTATCCGCAAGATATACGAAGACCAGGAAGAATTTCCTAACGTCGCTGATATTCTGTTGTTTATACAAGCATATCGCTTTCGTCTTACACCACCGAAATCTGTAGTACGTCCGTGGTTTGGAACAAAAACAGATGGTGTGGAACAAGCGATGAAACAGCGTTTTAACGACCAGTTCGCTCGCCATACTCCTCGCGCGTTACGGGTGATGATGGAAATCCTCAATCGTGCTGATTTATGCGTCATTCCGATGATCATTGAATCGGAACTGTTTTATTTGTTCAATAAACGATTCGAAGTTACCATCGTTGAGTACGGCGATGGTCTTTTGGTATTCAGTTACGTTGATTGCGATGGTGTTGGTGACGTTCGTTACGTTGTTCTAGACGTAGAAGACCGCTCGTCAACGATGACGGCGGCGCAGTTACGTCGATTCGTTGCTTACCTCGAATGGCGTGACGAGGACGACGAAGTTCGCCGTAAGAACCATGTTCGCCAGAAGTACGCGAGATTATCTGCATCTTAAACTGACGGTCACGGCTCTCCTTCATTGGAGAGCCTGTGACTATCATTTTTTTTTTTTTGCTTGGCGGCATAACCCTCCTCCAACCCAACAGGGAAGGAGGAGGGAATATGTTAAGGTGTCGGATTGATTCCGGCGTCCTGAAGCAATTTGATAAGTTGCTTTTGGGTTGCAAGTAAAGCCGTTATCTGCTTCTCTTGCGTTTCACAGCGTGCGTAAATGGTATCTCGCTCTTTTATCGCAGCCTGACGACGGGCTTCGTTTATCTGATGTTGTTCCTGAGTAACGGTATCATCGAGAGTGATTTCCATTATTTTAACTTCAGGTTCGACACCAAGAATATCACTGGCCTTACCTTTCAATATCGTTGTTAAATACGAAAGGTCAAGACCTGGAGGAAGAGGCCCGAAATCGATACCCAGAATAATGCGACGATACCGCAATGAATCGTTCTTTGGATACGACGTGATATACGTATCAGGTACCAGTACGGGCGCACCGTAATCCGGTTGCAGCGTAACGAGATATGCATTCGCTTCGAGATGTGCATCGAATGTGGATTTGTCTATCGATAACGGTTCGTACAGTTCCTTAAATAGATCGATTCCGCTACCAATAACTTCACTGAATCTACGCAACGCTGTAACGGTATAAAGCGTTGACGCACCAACGGTGAACGGCGCGGATACTGTGAATACCCCGACCGCACCGGGACTTGGCGTCATGCGTGTTACAGCCATAATCAACCTCCAACAGGTGTGTCGGCTTCATCCGGCATTTTCTTCAGGAACGCTTCTTTTGTTAAGAAGAGATACTGAACATCGTTGTGGCTTTTCGCTAAGAAGTTATTGCTACCACGCGTAACACGACTATAACCCAACGGTACCGGATCGTCTTCGGTGAGCGATTCTGCCAGTTTCAGCATTTCGTAAGTGAACGTGATGAATTCACGTGTTGCGTCGTCGATACGGTTAATATCGATGCTGGTTGTGCTGATGAGTGCGTATTGCGGCCAACGATCGTAGAACTTAAGTTTACCATCACGGTTACGTGAGTTACCAACACTTAAGAAACTGATCGAACGCCACAGCGTCGGCACCGCTTGAAGCGATTTACGGACTTCGGCGGTTTCACCGTAACCATCAGCAAAGTTTTTCAGGTAGGTATCCATCAACGAATCATCGAAGATGGGACTATAGATACGTGCCTGATTGGTCATCTCCGGAGCGCTGTGGCGGTTCCAGATTGGGATGAAGATGTGTTCTGTCGGAATAAAAAGATCAGGCAGAACGATTTCCCAGTCTGGGCGTCCATGCGTACTATTGCTAAGAATCCAGTTTTGCAGGAACTCCTTGATATTATCAATATTGTTACCTGCTGCACCGTAGATAATCACCGTCCAATCGGTATCAATGTACTTCGAATCGTCGGTGTAATCGTACGCTTTATAGGTTTTCGTCCACAATTGTGTGTCTGGGAATTGGTCGCGCACCTCATTGATTTCTTCGGTCAGTTTCTCGCTGCTTCGACTGTCAACCAGTTTCTTCAACGTTGCCAGATCTTCGAAGAAGGTGTCTAACTGGTCCTTAGGAACAGGAGGAACGACTTCGTATTCGTATTTTGGATATTGACTTTGGAATACGCTATCAGACAGCCATATCTTGACAACATCACCCGTGGCGGTTATCTTGAAACTGATCCACGCCGGTAGATAGACTTTCCCATCGGTGGTGGGTGTCGGGATGTCGATAGAATCCAAATACGTTGTGAAGTCGTCTTTTAGGTAGCTGATAACCTGGTCTCTGTCATCCTGGATTTCGCCCGATGAGGCTTTTTCCAGCAACCATTGACCAACCTGAAGAATCTGATTTGCGGTGTTGTCATCCAGCGTTTGTGCTTCACCAGCTTCGTTTTCTGCATTCAATACCAGCAGGGTCGTACGTGCGTACGCCGTGTTGGTATAGATGCCGATCTCGCGACTGAACGTAGCACTATGCTGGCTGAACTCACCGAATTTCGCCGTGGTTTTTGGGTGGTTATTAGCGTACCCTTTGTACGTATAAAAACCAAAAATACTAATCATTCGACGTCCTCGGTTAAGTTGTATTGGAAATTTCATACTATCAAGGACACACGCATGTTTACTACACTCAAGGCGTTGCCCTGGCTTTTCCCTTTTCTTCGCGAGTTGTTTCGGCGAAGTAAGCGACCACCCACACGCTATCGTCGAGATGGAGCTCGACAGTCCTCGATATTCTTGATTACGGGTTTTTTCATCGTGTTGGGTATCGTGACGTTATTTGCTGGCGAAAAAATCTTTACCTTGATGGCTGAGGCGAATAGTTTACGTCAGGAAAATACAACATTGCGCTATGCGCGAGACACCAACCGAGAACTGATTCATCAACTCTACACATCGAACGAAGTGCGAGGTCGTTTAATCGACAGTATGGTTGAACAGAACCGGATTCTCCAAGGTGAGGTCGATCGTGCATTACGAACTTTTGAAAAAGAGCAAGTTGCCAGGAGGAAGTTTCAAGAACGCGTTGAGCGTTTTATCGATACTTATTATGTCTGTAACAGTCTGGCCTCCGTCGAACAGCGCAATCAGTGTGTAACTAATGGTGGAAAATTACGGTCAATGAAAATCGATCGCAATCAACCAACGTCAACTGACGGTAATCGGTAATACCGTACAACTTTGGGCTATCATACGGACAATGATTAATGAGGTTTACAATGGCAGGAAATACTGAGCTTGGTGCCGTTTTCTACTGTGATGGAGGATCCCGTCCAACATCGAGTGGGTATGGTGGCTATGGCGTGCATGGCTACACCTACGATATGGTGAAAGAAATAAAAGGCACCTTGGAACCTTCAAAAAGTGGAAAGCCCAAACCAACACAATACGGTTATGTTGACCCTAAACTCAACTTTCCTAAAGACGCCGTGTTGGTCGAACCCAAGGAATACGTGGATGAGTTAGAGGCTTTGGGTTTCAACGTAACGAACAATCAGGCTGAGTTGGATGCTGCAATACGTGCGATTGAACTTGGAAAAGCAAAGGGGGCAAAACGGATCCAGCTGTTGTCGGACAGCCAATATGTTGTTGTGGGTGCCACCAACCATCTTGCTAACTGGCGAGAGAACAACTGGGTTAAATCCGACAATAAACCGTTAATGAATGCGGAACGGTGGCGGAAACTCGATAGTGCGATAAGGGATGCGAAGCGCGACGCTATCGATATTTCGCTGCGCTACGTTCCTGGACATGAGGGCAATGTTGGTAACGAACGTGCGGATATGTTGGCAACGCGTGGAACATATCTATCACAAAACCAGGACTGGGCTGTAAGAACCCAAATACGTCGCGAACTTCCGGCTAAGGGGTATTGGAGTCCCGAACCGGAAATAAGTCCGTTCTTTACGTTCTCACGCTGCTACTTTACCACCAATCAGCAGCAAGAGCGCGCGAAAGATGGTCGCTACATCTATTTCGGTGGTAACACCGATAAAGACAACAAGGGACGTCTTGAGTTAGGGAAAAGGATTAGCGATAGCGCGTACAGTGTTATCTATTTAAGCAAGCCGGATGATGCTATTGAGATTATGCGTACGCATGCATCTCGGGTATTAGAGCACGGGACAACGGAGTCAGTGTATATTGCATACACGGATAACCTTCATCATCGTCAACATCATCGCGATATTCTTGAGGGTGAGTGCGATCTTACGATGCGTCCGACAGGCCTCGGTAAGAGCGTGCATCTTCCGCTAGGTGGATCGAACACAGCCATTTTAATGGAAGCATGCAATCCGCCTAACCTTGCTTGGCGTGCGATTGATTCCTTGAACTTCTTAAAGACGTTACTGGATGAATGGCTTGACGCTAACCGCGAATCCACACCGCGTCTGGTCGTAACCGAAATTACCGACGTTCTTTTCGAAACAGAAAAGGATAAGAAAGGCAAAACGGTTACCAAAGTGCATAGTGCGATTACACAGGTTACGAAAAGCTTGAAGGTGGACGTGAATTACAGACTGACCCCCGATAAGCAGGGCGTTACGTCTTGTACCATGTCCTTGGGGTTAGACCTGCCTCAACGTCTGAACTTGAGCTATTTAGCATCACCGGAAACGAAAGCGTACGCGGTAACTTATCGCGAGTCTGATGTTGCGTTTCGTTTCGCCGTGATTATTGAGTCGGGGGACGACGTTGGTATATGGGCTAACATATACAGTAACCCACGTTATGTGTTGGAGTAATCAATGGTGATGGTCGAACAGGTAGAACGTGAGAAACAACCGTTGAAACACGCTCTCCTATCGTTCCTCTTAACCGCAAAAGCTAAACGTATACTTCTCTTCGGAAGTTTGTTTGGTACCTTGCACCAGCATGACGATAATTACGTCATGCTAAAAGGTCTTGCGGATATGAATGAGCGATTGGAGATAGCTGAGTCGGTTTCGGCGTTGATGTTTGCTGCGCGGCTTGGTATTACTGCATGGAAAGATCTGGATAGTGAGACGTTACTTAATGGGACGACAAACTACGATGAAGCGGTGCAGTGCATAATGCAGCGCGTTCCACCATGGCTTTATTATGATGATAAAACAACGATTCGTCAGGAGATTAAAAAGCTTCTGGTAAGAGTCTGCGTTCCTACGACACAACGAGTGGTACAACTATACGGCAAATAAACCTTATCCCACCCTACCGCCCTTAACGGGGTAGTAGGGTGGGTTATTATGTTATTTTTTCGCGTTCTTTTTAACAGCGTCCCAAGTGTCGTTATATGCGATGATCGCCTCAGCCAAAGCGTTCACGAGAAACGCATACAGTTCAGCCTGCTTGGCTGTTTGGTAGATAGCGTCACTAATATCGCGAATCATCGCGTTGCTCACCGCACCTTCATTGTAGTCTTGAACCAGGATTTCGGTTAAGCGGTCAGCCACTTCCATGAAACGTTCGATTGCTTTCTTCACGTCTTTAGGATTAACGTCGAGCGCACGGATACGGGAAGCGTCCAGATCTTTTCCGATCTGACGGATATCGTCTTCGTTCTTATATGCGCGACCTACAGTGGTCTGTGTTACCGTCCCACGTTTGAACATCGCACGTAACGTCTCTAAAACGTTCTCTGGGTCGTTTTTAGGTAGTGTTTGAGCCATACCACTACTACGACGGAAGTTGACGTCATTGACGGCTTTAGCGCACGTTACGGTCAACTTATCTAAATCGGGTAGGATGGTGCCAATTACGTTATCCTGGCTCTGGGTTAGAGCAACAACATAATCTGACATCGGTGCATTTAAACCATTCGGAATAAAAGCACGATACCCAATGAGGTCGCTGTATGCGTTGTTGCTAAAGATGGTGTCGAGGTCATCGAAGACTTTAGGATAAACCGTCTCATCACGTTTCTTAAGCCAATCGGTAACAAACTTCTTACCGTTAGTAAACATACTACGAAGATTCGTTACTGCGGTAAGTGAAGCGAAGTCTTGCGCAAAGCCTTCCATTGATAGAGCACGATGTGAATCCCAAAGGGTCTGCAGCGTAATCGGATCTTCAGGAATGGTAAATTTATGCATGATAGTCCTCGTGGAAATAGCAGTTGTCAGTCTTAACTAAAAATAGTTATTCTCTGAACACTAAGAATTAGTCGAAGAATCGAAGGAGTTTTTACCCAATGAATCTTAATAAGTACCTTTCTCCCGGTGAAGAGATGCGTTTTAATCTCAACATTGGTTGCTTAATGGATATTCCCACATCTGGTGGTCGGTACTACGTCGGTAAACACGGTGAAAGCATTTGTAACGGCGGTATGATGCTTGTTGAGGGCGCAGGCGCTCGCGGCAACATGAACAAAACCACGTTCATAATGTTTCGCTTGTTACGTGTTATCGACCGTTACGCGAACAGCAATAGTAGCGTTTACGACACAGAAATGTCATTAACGACAACACGTATCTTAACGCTTGCGATGAACATGTCTAATATCGCAGGTGTCGATCTTTTCGAAGAAGAACGTGTGTTTATCACCGATGCTGTTCAGATGAGTGGTAACATTTGGTTTGATGCGATTAAGAAATTCCGTGACGACAAGGTCAAAGATAAATCCCAACGCAAAGCCGTTCCGTTCATTAATAAACATGGCGAGAACTATACCTGGTGGTTACCAACCGTTGTACTCATCGACAGTTTCTCTGGATTACCAATCGATGCCGTTGACGCGCTGTTTGATAAAGAAACCGCGGGTGGTGCAAAACTGAATGCTGAAGCGATGCGTTCGGCAGCAGCAAAAAGCCAGATCCTATCGCAGATGCCGGTACTCACAGCGTCGGCAGGTATCTACATTACCATGACCGCCCACCTCGGCGACGGCGTAAACGTTGGTGGTATGCCGGGACAGCAGCCAGTACGAAAACTGAAAGGGTTTAAGGGCGATGAGAAGTTTAAGAACGTCCCGGAACGCTTCACGTTTTATACGAACAACCTCTGGAAAATCGATAAACTGACGATTCTTCAGAACGCTGATAAACGCGTTCTTTATCCGCGTGGGCCTGGTGATAACCTTATCGGTGATACCGATCTACAGATGATCCAAGTCTTCAACATGCGTGCTAAAAACGGACCCACCGGCTTACCGTTCCCGATTGTGGTTAGTCAGAGCGAAGGGGTTAAACCATCATTAACGGAATACCACTACCTGCGTGATAAAGATTGGATGCGTGGTTGGGGTATGCATGCATCGGGTGGTAAGTCAGCTGATGGTGCTTCAACGGTGTATTTGGATATTTATCCGGATGTTGCGTTGCAGCGCACGACCATTCGTTCTCTCTGTGAAGAAGATGAGTATTTACAACGTGCTCTGGAAATTACGTCGGAGCTATGTCAGATGCATAATCTCTGGCGTCAAGAGGTTTACGAAAATCCGCAATTGTATTGCACCCCGCAGGAACTGTACGACGATCTTAAAGCAAAAGGGTTCGATTGGGATGTGTTGTTAAACACACGCGGTTACTGGACATATCTGGATGATCCTAACCCGCTACCGTTCCTGTCCACAATGGACTTATTGCGTATGCGTACCGGTGAGTACTTCCCGTACTGGATGGATGAAAAGACAAAGCAACCAAAGAACCCGGTACCCGCATTAAATCGTCCAAGCAAAAAATAAAAGGCTGAATAAATGACCGCACCTGCTATCAAGCACGCGCACGAACTGGTTGATGTTATCGCACAGACAATTGCGTCGCATCAGCCAGCGATTGCCGAGCAATTTAAACACGATCTGCTGGCTCGTGTCCCTGAGTACATGACCTTAGAACACGCCCAAGCCGAAATCAATCGTTATTGGCGATTGCAGTTCGGTGTACTAGAAGTAAGTACGTTCTCGGTGCGAGAGTGCTTACTAGACAATCAACCCATTAAAGGATGGATCCATAATTTCCGTGATTACGTTGCGCCCTTTATTGCACGCAACGTAAAGTCATTGCGCGGTGGAAGATAAGCGAACCCTATCGTGTAGGGGTATCAGGATCACGCTACTGGGATGATTATCCCTTGTTCGAAAAGCGTATGAACCAGATGTTACATAACCTCCCTCACGACAAAGTTCATCTCATTGCTGGCGGTGCGCGTTCAGGTGCTGATTTGCATGTGCGCCGCTATGCGAAGGATTACGGGTTTAAATACACCACGTTTCCTGCCGATTGGGATGGCCCTTATCGTAAAGGTGCTGGATTCAGACGCAACGAGTGGATGGGCGATGTCATTACGCATCTAGTTGCGTTCTGGGATTTCAAAAGTCCTGGAACAAAACACATGATTGACATCGCCAACCGCGAGGACAAGAACATCATCGTCCAGGTGTTTCGGGTATTTCCGCAACAGACACGACAATAGGAGACGTTTATGTCCAACCGCGCTGCAGCAGAAAAATTCATTCTTGGGTATATCAAAGACTTGGTGGGGGGATCGAGTCCGACCTACGCTATTTACAAAAAACGTTTTGCTGAAATCGATGATGAGACGTTTGATGCGTATATGCGTTTATGCCGGGATAAGAAAGAGATTCTACCCATCTGGGTACCCAATATGAACAAAAACGAGGTGACGATAAAACGCGCACTGGAAGTCGGCAAGAAATACGGTTTCCCCTTCTTCCAACGCGTTTATCTCACCGATCAGAAAACAGGGCAATTGGTGCTTCGTGACCGCCCAACCAGATTGTACCTGATTCCAAACCGCCGACAAGCCGAAACGCTGAGTGCTAAAATATCGATTCCGAAAAACAACAACACCAAGGACCAGCTCACCAATCAGCCGACGGGTGATAGTAAAGGTTCCACTTGGAGTCAGCCGGAAATGCAAGCAACGTTAGGACGATCGATGCCGAACGTGAACCGAGAGTTAATGCAGGCTCGTGGTGGCGATGATAAGAAGTTCAACGCGATGAACCGCATGCTGTTAGAAACGGGTACCGTAAGCTTGGAACAGCTACCCGAAGACAGCAAGGCAAAATCGGTTTCGGCAGTTGGTGTTATTCTCACCGCAATGCATCTCCAGAATAACCTTGATGAGGGCTAATTATGTTACGTAGTCGGCTATCACGACGTATCGCAGAAATAAAACGATCGTTCTCCCCAGAGAGCGATACAGCGTTCGAGCTTTTGTTAGAAGAGCTTGCTTCCGATCGTTACGTGCTTGTTTTAGATGCGACGATGCGAAAGGAAGTTATCGCGTTTACGAAACGTTGGGTGTATTTGTATTCCCCACCACAACAGTATTCCAGAGGTGCGACAATTCGTGATTGGATTACGAAATTCAGCGTAACGTTCATCCATGATTTGTTTATCCCCGAAAACATGCTCCGTCTTTGGCGTGAACTCCGTTCTGAAGAAACCCCTTCGTTAATGGGTTTTACGATGGACCTCACAACGCACGTTCGTCGTACGGTGTTCTCAACGGACGATGACATCAGTATGCTTGTTGACCATCTTGCTGAAAGTTTTGCATGGATCCATGAAAGCGATCATAAACTGGTGGATGGTATCGCACGGGATTTATTTGCGGTAGACGAACAGTTCTTTACGGAGTTACCCACCGTTGACGATATTCAGGACATGCTTCGTGCGAATACCTGGATTATTCCGCTGCTTTATTTGCATACCGTCACCGTTGAAGAATTGGAAGAAATCGGTGAATTGGTATTCAAACAAACAAAAGAGTACGAGAAGAAAATTAAAACGTCTCCCGATATGCAGATGTTAACCGGTGAAGCTGGAGAGCAACAATGACTGGAAGTGCGGCGTTGGTGACGGTGTACGTAGAACTCGAAGCACTGCTTGATATCGAAATGGCGGTAGCAACAACGTTGGATCCGGAGGCTATCAGAAAGTGGGGGAAGAAATGGCATTACCGACCCTATAACCTGGAGCCGGAGAAGCAGGCGGGCGTTACTTATACTTACGAAGAGTTTAAGGACGCGATGGCAAATATCGACGAAACCATTCTCGATAAATGCATCCCGACGGAGTTGATGTGGCGGCTGTGTTATGTGGTCGCGGATTACATGAAAGACCGCTTAACGGGGATTGCTACGCCGGATTTTTCGGTTCACGTGAACACGTACCCGTTTGAATTTGTGGGAGATGCAGCGACCGCATTAAAAGAAGGTATTCAGCAATACCTCGGTGCGCAAGATAGCGTCGAGATTATTTACCGTCATCCGGCCACACTGCATCCATCAGAAATCCGTAAGACATATAACGCAATGTTCTTTTACGATTTCAAACGCTGGCATCTCCCCAATCAGATGCTGTTAGAAGACAATCCGATTTGTAACGTGTTGGTTGTCGCCAGACGAATCAGCGAAACCATCCCTGATTCCGATCTGGCTTACGACAAACTTTACGAAGCAATCGAACTTTCTAACGCACCCGTGATGTTCATGCGGTTCTTTGGGATAAAATGGTTCAGCTATTTTATCCCTCCTCGTGTGACGCCTCCGAAGACTGATGATCTGCAGCCATCTTCTGAGATACCTCCTCACGAACCGACTCCGTCAGTTGAGCCATTCTAGCGTAGAAAGCATCACTGGTTTCTTCGACACGTCCCTGGATGAGAACGCCTGGTGAAAACTCCTTGCTATTAAACTCTTCCAACGATGCAAAACCAAGTCGACGATCGCGTTCTTCAGGCGTAACTGACTTCACGACTTCGCCATCGTAAACAGCCCCTGCTGCGAGAGGATGTTCATCTATCTGACCTAAGCGGCGCAGCATGGTTTCGGTTAGGGCCTGTGCTGTTTTCAATGCGCTGTCGTTCATAGCCTGGTCGGCGCTGATACGTTTCAACGTTAAGTCGACTTTATCGTTATCACCCAACGATTTCAACAACAGCTTACCTATTCGGTCGACGTTTTCGACGTCAACAATGGCTTTATTATCTACACCGGGGTTACGCTCAAAATCTTTGAATTCGCTATCTAACAGCATTTCGAGACGTTGAATAAATCGTTGACGGATGTTACGGGTTTCGTCAAGACGGACCTCGAATTTATCGGGTGTCTCTTGCGGTTCATCATCTACGGGGACAACACCGTATTCGCTCATTTTACATTCTCCGTATTGAAAAAAATAACAGGACTATATTACCTTCATGATGACTGTCATGGAGGCGACGTATAACGTTACCTTCTTGTGATGGTTTCATTGATGCCTGCAAGAATGATACATAGGTGATGCCATGTTACATCGCTTTTTCTTGAGGCGTGCATTCCAACGTTATAAAAGGAAGACGTTTCAAGATGATAGGCAACGGTTAAACGAACTCTTGTTGCTTTATAAAACAACGTCCTGGGTTCACAACATCTACGATATACGCGTTGCACGTAAAACGTATTTACCGTTGTGGTATATGGACGCTGAGTCGTTGATGCTTGACCTTCGCCGTTGGCATCAAGCGTTCGATAACGAAGGCAACATAAACATAATAGCATTAGAGGAGAGAACATATGCGATACTAGCACCACAAATCACATTCAATCGTTGGCTTGCTGATGCCGATGGTCGTGTTATCCAGTTCGACGTTCTCATGCGCGACGTTATCGAGTATGGACGCATACTTGCGACGTGGTTAGACGCGCTAGCGGAACGTGACGATTTGGATGCGGCTTATGGATTACGCAAAACAAGGAAACTAGCGAGAGACTGTTGCGAACTCCTAACCTTCGCACTCAGTCAGTACACTGGTGTATTATGACAAATAAATATAATGAAGTCTCTTTCCGAGCACGCATTAATCCGCTTAAGCGTTGTGACGAAAACGATGATGAAAATCCTCAAAGTAATCGAGGACGAGCGACTAACTACAATCACGGTAACAATTTCTGGACGCCTACGGGTAGACAGGATTTCCTTACGGAGTTCCTGTTGCAGATTTATACGGAGAGAGGGATCGGCGCAAATCAGCTCAATTCGTATATTACCCGACATATGCGTGATGTGAAGAAACGACATCCTGATAAAACGAATAAAGACATTTCCAGTATTCGGGGAAACGTCATTAAGGAGTTGAATCGGGGATCGATGCCGTTCCGTAACTTCATGAATAAACTACGCTTAATCCGTGCAAGGGAAGTCACGTTTACGATTTCCATCACAGATAGCGTAGGATATACAACCACGCATACGAAACGGTATTTTGATGCAACAATTCCTGTTGACGATCCAGATGCTGAATCATTAGGTTCAGAAAACGAAGAAGTTTAACATCGATGTTGATCTTAGCCTACCCACCATTGTGTGGGTAGGCTTTATGCCGTATTTCTTTTTTCTTTTTCAGGAGGACGTGATGAGTCTTTACGACAAACTGCCGAGTATAGATACGTCCAAGATCAAAACCATCACCAGCGATTTTTCGACAGGGCGTGATACGCTCCTTAAAGCGGTTAGCGGTACCGCTGTTTCGGCGGCGGATGCGTTAACCAGTTTTCGCAGCAGTATTACGAACAGTATCAATAGTACATTATCGGCGTTAACAGGAAACCTGATTTCCATAAGCGATCTTAATTCTTTCATCGATATCAGCGGAGGCAAAATCTCCCTGAATGAAAACGCGTTGATGAATAAGATCAAAGATGTTACTGGCCTGAATATATCGTCGACCGATAACATCCTATCGCAAGTAAAAGACCAGATTTACAGCACCATTAACCAACAATCCAATGGTGCGTTAGGGAAGCTTATCGATAAAGATGGAAACGTTAAGCTTCTCGATAGTCTGATGTCGGGCGATGAGTATTATAAACTGTCGACGATTGTTGATCGGTATCTCGACGATCAAGGGAAAACGCGAACCGAATTCAGCTACAACGACTATAAGACGAACCGGACGGTTGTCACGTCGTTGATTCGTCAAGCTGCATTAGCGGGTAACTATATCGATGTACGTAGCCTGTATGACTCTGGGTCAGCGGAGGATAAAGTAGCGATGGCAACCACCTTAGCGGAATCGTTAAGTAGCGTTGGTCTCAACGGCGATTTTCGTACGGCTGCTGTTATCACCGAACTCATTACGGCTGAACGTGCCCGCAGTGTTGTCCCTGAACTCATTACGTTGTTGTTTCGTAACTACCGTATCCCATCGTACATTACCCTTAAAGAATACGACGCTGAAGCCTCGCGTTTAATTGATTTTGCTGATGCGTTTAAACCTGGATGGGGTAAAACGAACTATCACGGTAACGATGCAGAACTCCTCACGATGTGGATGGAAACATCCAGTGGGTTCTATTCTCTTTTCTCCCGCAGTAGGAAATACGCATCTCTTGCTGCGATAGGTAAGAATTATACAACTACCACCACGATGGCAGGCTTGAAGAAACTTTATCCTGATTTACCGACGGTGTCGTTAGGTTAACATAATCCCTCTCCCAACCCAACAGGGAAGGGAGAGGGGGTTTATGCAGTGAATATCAGAACGGTCGTTCTGTACGTTTCCATAACAGCCCTGATGCTATCCTGCCAGGCATGGTGTCAGACAACCAGCTAGCAAAATTACCTTTGCTCCAGAAACTATCGATATCGGCCATGGTTTTATGCATGCGGCGACTTAAATCAGGAATCATGTAAACTTGTTCCGTAAGCGTCAGTGCCGATAATACAGCAAGATAGTTGTTGAGCGGCGTATCGTCAGCAAGAAGATCGCTTAAGAAGCCACGAGGATCCAGTTTTGCGATCGATGCGGCTGTCGTTGTGATCGGCATGGCGACGATGGACGACAGGTCATAAACACTGAAGCTGACGTCGATACCCAACGGTAAACGCTCGCGTGTTGATGGTACGTTTCCAACATGACGCGTCACGGTGATGTTATCGATAAGACCCATTTTAATCTGGACTTTACCTGGAATATAACACTCACACATGAACGGCATCCCGTAGGACGATTTACCGGTAGCCTGAGGTAAACCACCTGCAAGGATCGCTAAAAGAGGTACCATGAGGTTCGTAAAGATCGACCAGCGGTCCCCACTCCAGGAACGCAATTCCATCGTCAGATCGGCACGCGGTAGACTTACTGACGACCCAGAATAGAATTTCGGAATGTCTGCGAAGCCGGAACCCATGAAGGCACCAAAAATACCATCCAGGCCCATCCCGGAAATAGCGCCATTAACGAGATCGGAACCGGCTTTGATTGCTTCGTCCAGTACAGCCCAACCCGTATTACCACCGGAGAGGGTGAAACGACGTTCGATGTTCGCTTGCGCGCGGCTATTCATCGTCTGTGCGATAGAACTTTCGGAAGCACTGTTTGAAAACGTTTCGGTTACACTGGTGACAGAATCGACTCGAAAACTGATGAACTGAGCACCGTCGGCCAATTCAGCATCCATCAGATCAAGAAACGTAGCTTCTTCGGCTGCGTTCGTTTGCCCGATTCCTTTGCTCTGTACGTTCGCGCCTCCAGCTGTTGATGCTGCTGTTGAAGCCTGTGTTGTCCCTGACGTCGAATTGCCGACATTGGCTGTTGTGCCCTGACTCTGTGTTGACGTACCACCGTCGGAGGTAGCCGCCGAGACTTTGAAGTTGGCATCAGCATCCTTGTTGGTGTATGACGCCCTTCCGAATAAAAGGTCGTCCATCGTTTGTTTATTATCACCAGCTGTCGCACTGTAAACAGCAGACTTCTGTGTGTCGGCGAGATACTGCGTTAGCGTACGGCCGGTTACATCCGATGGAAACGCTCCGCTATCAAGTCGTTTATCAAGATCGTTCCAGAACTCCTCGTAAGACGAGTAATCGTTTTCCATCATGGATTGAATACGACGTACCCATGCGTTCTGTATACGCTGACGACGTGTTGCAATCTGGTAGATATCGATCCCGCCACCTTTCTTATAAATCCCCGGTAGCGTCTTAGAGGCGTAGTTGATGAATTCTTCAACGTTCTGACCACCGATTGAATATTGGTGGAGTACGGTACCCCCTTCTTCCACGTAGCCTTTATCTTTACCAGCACCGGCGATAAGACCCATGTTTATCGCTGTTTGGTTTACCAGCGTCTGGAAAGACGCCCAGTACACGTGCATGGTTGGTACTTGATAGTAATATTGACTGGTAGGCTTACCCAGGAAATATCGACCAATACGTCCAACCATATACAAGTAAGGTAGTGGTGTGAGGTAAGAAAGAACGGTGGTATACGCTTTGGCTGCGTAATAAAGAATACCGGGATCGCGACCGGTTTTAACCGTTACGGCAACATCGGCATCGTAGAAATCAGTAAAGAAGATACTTGCGCCTGTAAAGCGAGGTTTACCGAATCGTAACGTAACGACTTCTTTAAAACTGTTAATGCTTTCACTATAGCCCCGACCCATGCCCGTTGATCCCGGCATAACCGCACGTCGGCGTTCTTTGATGTCGGCAAATTTGGTATATTGCGGTGGTGGGTTAAGCACCCAGTTCCCGCCTAAGGTGGTATCATCGACGTTATCGTAGGAATACGGTGTATGTCTCGCTTTAATCATGTCAGCACTAAGCGTGCTGCTATCGCCCGGTAATAAAAACGCCTGTTTGGTGATTAGGGCGTTTTGAACAAGAATACCCATGTAACATTCCTCAAGAAGAGGGCGGGAATCTCCCGCCCTTAACTAATGACTACTGCGCGTACCTTGTCCGTGTTGGAGAGATTCCTTGCGGACGATTAGGTAGCGACATCGCCTGTTGTTGAGAAGGACTTGCAGAACCCTTACCGATAGAAGAACCCTTAACGGCTTGGATTAATTCCGAAATAAGTTCATTCGTTCTACCGGTGTTCTTCTCGATGTTCTGCTGCGTGGTCAGCTGCTGTCGGAGAATTTCACCTGCGCTACCGTAGAAGTTCTCACTCGCGGCCGATGTTTGTGTCGCAGACTGCGCGACCTGTGCAGGCGTATTCGGAACCGATATCCCTCGATTTGCGCCAGGGTTTGACGGCAAATCGCTAAGTGCTGGTGTTGATGTCGGTTGTCCTGCCGCAGCTTTCGCTGTTTCGAAACTTCCAGGTGCTGGTGATGCTTCTCCGGGTGCTGGAGCCGTACCGGCAGCCGCAGACGGTTTAGCTTCAGGGGTGGTAGAAGGTGCCGGGGCTTGCGGATCGTTGCTTACAGTTGGCGTTCCGTTTGCCTCTTGGGCTGCTTCATTCTTCACCTGCTCGGCGGTAGTCGGTCCTTCAGCTTGATCGCCTGATGTTGATCCCGATAACTCATCCATCATTTTCTTCAGGGTGCCATTCTTAGCCGCCTGAATCCAATAAGCAGAGCGCTGTTCAACGTCACGTAATCCATTATAGCCACCGTTAACCAGATAACGAACTTGGCGCACATCACCCCGTTTCGCAGGATCGCGTAACACATTGCCTCGGTTGAGCCACCACGCGACACTACCTTCCGCCGCACCTTCCGGCGTTTCCAGGTATGATGGATCGCTGACAAGATCTTTATTCAAGGTCTTGGACAGACGAGCGTAGTTAGCTTTACCGGTAACCTGAATGAAGCCACGTCCTAAATACTTCGCCCCGTCTCCTTTCTGCGTGTTCCCTAAGTCTTTACGATTACCGTACACGCGTTCGAACACCGCTTCCGGCCCCATGCTAATCGTCTGCGCTGCATCCTGCACGTCACGGAATTTGTAAGGGAAGACCTGTTTAAGACGCTCTGGTGTCTTATAGTTCCCCTCACGTACGTGAGTGTAGTTCCCCGATTCATGTTCGATGTTTGCAAGGAACATCGCCATTTCCATTGGGTCGGTAATACCGCGTTTCACAGCGGATTTAACAAGCGCACGACGTCCAGCTTCGGGACCTGGTCCCGTTGCAGGTTTCTGTAAGCCCATGTTAGGCAATCCGGTAAGATCGCCGGTTGACCCCAATCCCGCACTGGAAGTAGCTGAAGCGGTAAAGCTGCTTGCACCGACTTTATTCCCATTGGGGTTGTAATTCGCTTCGGAGTTACTCATCCCGCCGGTAATGCGAGATTTCTTCTGCCAGACACCGTCTTTCTTCTCGTACCCAGCCTGCTTCATCATCAGCTCTTGGATCTTCGATAATTTATCGGTATCCTCTTGCGATGCTTCCGCGTTCTTCTCACGAACCTTCTCTTTATCCGCATATTCTTTTAACAGATCGAGCTGACTCTTTGTTGAACTGCTGGTGGTGTTAGCTTCAGTACCGGAGAAACCACAACTATTCCAGGACCATACAGGCTGGAGTGCACCCTTCTCATCACGGTATTGCGTTGCGACAAGTGCTTCACCGATTTCCCAACGTTGGCTGTCTTTCAGGTTCTGTACCACGTCAGACAGAAGACCTTGACCGCCCATTTCGCTAACTTGTTGGTAGTAGGTTAAAAAGACGGGCAGGAAACGGTTATTCATCCAAGCAAACCAGATATCCTGATCCTGCTTGCTGTTAACGTCTCTTCCGAACTTCGTCGCGAATTTCTTGTAGAGTGTGACAAGATCGCCACCGTATTTAACACCTTTACCTTCAGCGACAACACCGGGTTCTACAGCGTCTTCGAGTTCCATCAGCACTTTTATCTGGCTTAGCAACGGAACCTTAATACCGTACGCACGAACACGGAGACTGGTGAGTTCATCGATGTACCCGCCAGCAACCCATTTCCTGCCACGGCGGTCTACGCTTTCAATAACCGCGGTTGCGTCAAGCTTCTGTCGTCCTTTAGCGCCAGCACTGTTGTAACGTTTATCGTTAAAACGTAACGACGCTTTCTGACCGCGTAATGCGTTAGGCGCAACAGATTTACGTTGTGTGTCAGACATCCGTGACCAATCAGCAATAGCCTCATCATGAGAGTATTGCTTAATCTGATTCTGGTACTCTTTCTTGATGGCTTCGAGTTGTTTCAGCATCAAGGTTTTGACGTCTTGACCAGCAATATATCGCGTCGCACCAGAAGAACCCAACGGGTTAGCTTCGACGTAATACGGACCGTCAGGACTATCGGAAGGCCAGATAAACGCTTCCGACCATTTCACTTTGTTCTCACCGTTTGGATATTTATCCATTTCCATGTATTTCTTCTCGTCCGGCATATGCTCTTTCCAGAGTTTGTACGCACGAGCGAAAACAGGAATAAAACGATGCAGATACCAGCGTTTCCATTCGTTCATTCGGTCGGAATCTTCCAGAGACAATTCCCAGATTTCGAGAATCTTTTCCGAGTCGGCTTTCGGATCGAATCCGATGGTATCCCCGGTCATAACCACGTGGTCGGTGAGGTATGTTTCTGTCGCAAGCAGCTTCTTATTGAAGTCTTTATCGTCCCCTTTTGCACCGTATGCAATAAGACGGAGCTTCTGCATCGGGTCTGGCTTCTCGGCGAAATGCTGATAGATCTTCCATCCTGCATAAGCAGCCAATGCACCACCTGCAATAGCAAGCCCAACAGGTGATATAAGGAATGCGCCTAATCCCGATAACCCGCCAACAGCGTTCAATGCGGCCCCGCCCGCCATTAACGCACCACGTCCTAACCATCCTGCCGCACTTAGTCCTCCCTTGACTAGCGCGCCGGTTCCACTAATGAGACCCTTACCCAACAATCCGGTTAACGATGCTCCGCCGCTTAACACCGCCCCAAGACCACCTAGAATTTTTCCAAGCGGACTCGCCATGAGTCGTTTACCTAATGCGGTATCGCCAAGCATATCGAAAAGGCTTCCGAGTAATCCTCGTTTCTTCTCCTTTTCTTCTCCTTTATTGGAATCTTTGCCGGTGTCATCCTTACCGTTTTCCTTGGCTGCACGTTTACGTTTCAGGTCTTCCAACGATCCTTCTCGAACACCATCGCCATTCCAATCGCGATAATCCCTATCGCCACCCGGCATACGTTGGTCAAGAAGCTGGTAAATAGCATCGAGACGATCTACCATGCTCGACGTTGTTCCCACCAGTAATGCGTCAGGTGATTGGAAATTTAATCCCATCCGTCGTAGGCCGTTAACGGTTTTACCTGGAAGGGTTTTAAGGATGTCCTTTGTCTTACGTAACAGCGTTAACGGTAACGTAAAAGCTTTTACACCGAAGTTGATAAGCTTTTCTTTTAAGCGCCGAATCGCTTTACCGTATTTATCGACAAGTCCTTTCTGCATGTCGGCAAGCGTAAGTACGACGTTACCTTGTGCATCAACAACATCGCCATCGATGTCTTCAAGATTTTTGATGGTTTGTCCGTCGGAGCGACGGAAATACCCACCCGCTGCTAACACCATGGATAATAGACGAGGTGTTGATTCTCCCTTGACGTAAACGTCGGGCGTTTTGTCGAGCTGTTTGTAGATCTCAACCGCACCGCGTTTTAACATCCGCGGCAGACTTAATACCGTCGTTATTCCATTAAGACCTTCATGCGCCCACGCTTTAAGTCCTGAATTCTCAAAGGCGCGACCAGCGCGAGTGACCAACCCTTTCTCGATATCCTCGTTGCTGATTACGATGTTTCCATCCGCATCAACGAGTGGGCCTTTGATATCCTTCATCCGTTTTACGGCTTTTCCTGTCGCTTCGTCGAAGTATAACCCCTGACGAAGTTTGGCAGCCAGTATGCGTGGTTGGGATTCCCCTTTAACGTAAATGTCAAACGGAACCTGATCAACCTTGGATAATGCGCCGAACACAAAACGGTTGAAATCGATAATACGTCTGCCGGAATTTACCAAACTACCTAGTGTACGTTCTGCACCCCAGCGTGCACCTTTAACACCCAACCGTGCGGTATTTTTAATTCCTTTCCAGAGGAGATTACGGCCGCCTTTAAAGAGGTTACGTCCGCCGAGTTTTTGTTTGGCGCGATCGATAAATGAAATAGGTGCTGCGCCTTCAGGCACGTCTTCACCATCCAGCGAAACGTTATTAGACCAGTCTTTCTCAGAAATGGCTTTCAGCAACGTAAGCATTTCGACACGTTGTTCGGATGCTTCAGACAACGCCTCGAGATAAAGCTCTTGCCACGCTCGATTCTGTTCTTCAAGCGATGTGGTGATAACACCCGTGTCGTTCCACCATTTATCGTAGCCGATGTTTTCATCAATGGTTACTGTTCCAGCAGCCTGACGATCGATGTTTGGCAGACCAGAATTTTGGACGTCAACAGTTGATGGTTTTGCGTCACGATAACCCAGCGCCAGCGCTCTTGTTTCCTGAGAGGTTAATCGCGTATTGACATCATTACGTTCAGCGTACTCTGGTCGGTCGATGTATTGATCGATTTCAGAGAAATATCGATCGTGATTAACCGAGTAGCTCCCGTCGCTATTTCTCGTTACAATCCCGATCCGTTCCAGATATTGGACATCACCAGTACGTTTCAGCAGGTTAAGGTTACGCTGGATATCCGGTTGTAAAGATTTCAGATTACCGTAACGAAGATCGGCTCGGTTACGTTCCGTGTAATATTGCCCGCGGTTTCCAATGACCTGATGACGTTCGCCCTTATCGTTGACGTCATCACGAATACCATAACGGTCACGAAAGTACGTGGAAAGTTCCTTAATAGCGTCGCGGTCAATGCTACGATCGAAGTTGCTTTCATCCGTAAAACGAGCCGGGTCGAATGCGATGTTCGCGTCGCTATCTCGTGCCAACTGCTTGGCCAGTGCCTTCCTGGCTTTTTCCGATAATTGCTTATCGGGATCGATGACCGAGATAACCTCGTTGAAACGGCTTGCGTAATAACCAAATGAACGTTTGTTAAACAGCGTGTCGTTGACGCTTTGCTCGCGCGTGCGCTGAGACACGAATTGCCCGCTGATGCCGTCATAGATCTCGTAGTCAGGATCGCTGTTTCCGGTGCGGATACCCTCACTGCTTTTCAGAATGCGTGCAAGAAAGCCTGGAATAACCTCGTTGATGCTGCGGTAGGTTAAACCGTCGAAAGACGTTTGCTCCGCCAATGTTTCAGCGGTGTCGTTCATCACGCGGAAGTTACGTCCGCTGTCCATGTTGAACGCCCAACGCCCCGCACCGCGTAACAATTGCTTGTAAAACGGATCGTTAAGATTGAATTCGTTTTTACGAATATCTTCCTGGAGCAGTTTACCGATATTGCGCGTTGTGTAAGCGGCTGCCTCACCACCTTGATCCACGGCTTTTAACGCACCGGCGAATTTAGCATTGGGATGACGTTTTGCTAAATCACGTAACGCCATCCTGCCTTTATTAGCCATCCATGGTGCGACAGTTGAGCCAATGAACTGACCCAACATCTTTCCTTGCATTTCCTTAATATCGCCTTCTGACCCCATACCGTCCATCATGGACATCGAGTCGCGTGCTTCGTTTAAACCGTATAAAGCATCGTTTGCACCGGACACGACACCTTTTAAAGCGCCTAATGCGTTGGTGGCAAGGTTCTTCTTAACATCGGCAAAGAAACGGTTCTCGAAAGAACTCATCGCATCTAACGCATTACCAAAGAAACGTTGGTATGCACTACGACGGAATTCTTCCGACATTTTTGCTTTAGCTGCATCAGGTAAAGCCGTATTCTTCTGGATGTTTTGTAATAAACCGATATAGACTTCGGCTAACTTTTTATGCTGGTCGAAACTTGCGCGTTGAATAGCTAAGGAACGATATTTCAGTTCCAGGCTTTTACGCATATAGCGCGCAGCAAATTCGTTGTTGAAACCAACCATCTTGGCGACGCCTTCTTGCATCGCACTCATTTGTTTGTTGGTTACAGCGTACCGTTTGTCGGCGATATCGTCACGGATACTTTCTTTTGCTTGCTGTTCAGCAAACTGATCCGCGCTTTGGTTTGCTGATTCGCCTAATGCCTCGGCAACCTTGCGGGCGATCTCATCGTCCCCCGCGTTCGCCATGCGCTGACGAAGGGTTTCTTCAGCTTGTTTACGTTCGTCTTCTTCCTTGGCTTCTCGCTCCCATTGCTCAAGAATTTTCTTCGAGAAATCGGGCATGCTCGCACGGTATTTCTTGGTCAGTTGTGCGGCTAACCGTTTTGAGCTTTGGACCTTAGGAAGAACGTCACGAACGGCTTCATTGTATAGTTCCTTCGTGGATCCGACGGCGGAATCGATAAGATCCATACCGTCGCTGTAGCCCTTAGGCAATGCGTTTCTGGCGATCTCCTTCATTCTTTCGTAGGAAGTAAGATCCTCAGCAGCACCTTTAACCGCACCTACCGCAAAGCGTGTTATCGGTTTACGATCGTCTTTGGGTTCGTTAAAATCGAGATCCAGGGAGAAGTCATCATCCCAGTTATCCCAATTATCATCACCCTCAACACGGGTTTTATCTACCATGTATACCTCCAGTTCGATACGTTCCCATGTTACGTTGGAACGTGATGCACGAAGTTTACCTTCGGCATTGATAATGTTGAAGCGTAACTTCACACATCGCCCACCTGATAAAATCAGGCAGGTACGTAACCTAATAACTTCCTCGCCTCAAGCAAGGAAGCGATGGGTGACGCCATCACCCATTACGTCTCTCGTGTGTTCAGATGATACCGCCGCAGCCGGTGGTGGTAAAGAGGAGTGTCTCCATGGCTAAAGTCAGAGAGCCGTTTAATATTAGTATTTTACACCTCGATAAACAGCAGTTACGTTTTCTCCCCAAGATCACGAGCATGAGCATTCGTGACCCAAGCACCGGTAATTTCCACGATGATGGTTTCTATTCTTACACCATCTTTGGTAGTGCGGGCAGTGAAGACCGAGACCGTCGATTTGCGGTGATTGAATGTAAAGTTGAAATCCTGCATCCTGTCATTTACGACCGTCTCATTCGATTAAAACACCTCTATGGTGATATCATGTCGGGGAAGGCGTACGCTCGGTGGGATCCTGAACAACGCGACTTCGTTGCGTCTGATGCGTTAACAGGACAGACAGGGTACGGGTTCTTTGCACAACACGTCGCGGATATTAAGTTCGTTTCAACGGGTTCAGCTCAACGAGAGCTACGAATCAAGGTTGTCGAAGAGAACATGTTCAAAGCGATGACCCGTCACTTACTGGTTTTACCTGCGGGCTTACGTGAAATAGAAGTAAAAGAAGGTGGGTATGAAAGCGAGCAAGAAATCACGGAGTTGTATCGTCGTTTCCTTGCAATTTCTAACACCGTCCCTGATGGATTAAAAGATTATTCCGATCCCGTTTACGACGGTCAACGCTGGAGCTTACAGAGAACATTTAACGATATCTACGCTTTGTTGTTGGATATGTTCCAAGGTAAGAAAGGGATCTTCCAAGGGAAGTTCGGCTCACGTCGTGTTTGGAACTCAACCCGTAACGTTATTTCGGCAATTAACCCCACAACGGAGGTACTAGGGTCGCCTAACCAGCCTTCCTGTACCGCAGTTCAGTTAGGGTTATACCAGATGAGCAAAGCCGCCCTACCCGTGACGCAACATGCGTTACGTACCGGTATTTTGCAGGAAATATTTGTCCGTGATATTACAGAAGTTGAACTTATCGATACCGAAACGATGGAACGTGAACGCGTCACGCTTGATCCAGACACCATCGATGACTTTACGACATGGGACGGAATAGAACGTTTATTGAATACCTTAAGCGATCCCGGTGTGCGTAACGAACCTATCATGGTTAATGGACGATATCTTTGTCTTGTCTATGTGAACAATGATTCGTTTCGGTTATTCCGTGGTATGAGTGAATTACCTCCGGAGATGCTTAACAAACCTGGTGCGGATGTTCACCCTATCACGTATACCGAATTAGTGTATATCGCAGGATATAAGTACTGGAATAACCTGGCTGCGATGGTAACACGTTATCCGGTATCGGGTATGCAATCCGTCATTCCGTTAACCTGTTACGCGCGTACAACCGTCGCCGCAAAACCGAAAACCGAACTGGATAGTAACTGGGAACCAATAACGGACGAGCGATTTATTGCATGGGAATACCCAGATTGGTTACCTAATGCTTCGTTCGTAGAAACGACTATTGTTCCTGCCCCATACCTCGCCGGACTTGGTGGGGACTTTGATGGTGATACGGTCTCGGTTAACGTTCTTTATTCCATGGAAGCCATTGACGAAATTACCAACTCGCACAAGAAGCGAGCTTTCTGGGTAAGTGGTAAAAATAAATTCAACATCGATATTGGTTACGATACGGTTGCGTTCCTATTACGCAACTTAACGGGACCTCGTGGAGCCTAACCCATGGCAAAACTTAAATACCTTGATTACTACCGACAGTTTGGTGTCAGACGCTACCAAGAGCTACTGTCACCGAGATTACGTTTAGTGCAGCTATTGCAGCTGCCGCGTTATGCTGTCTATCATTACACCGCAACGGATCCATCATTGATAGGTCCTCCAGAAAACGAATACATGCTGAGTAAAGAAAATGCTCAACTATGGATTTCGTTTGCTGATGATCTCGCAACCAAACAGGGTGCACCTCGACGTGATCAGCGATTCCAGCTCCCACGAGCGAAATTGGATTATCGTGCATCACATCGTCGTTTTCGTTTGGTTACCGATCTAAGTACGGTGGAGAAAAACATCAACGCTCAGATCGTTGCTAACTACGCGCATCTTAACCACATGTACATCTATCGTCCAACGCTCACCCGTTGGTATGATGAATGGTTCAACGTACGTAAAACAATTTGGTCGAAAGCCAACGAAATCGCACAGCAAAGCGATCGTCAACACTTTTTGTTGTTCCGTATACCGTCAACATTGCCGAAGATTTCGTTGATGCGTACCACGCAACAGGCACCGACCCGCAACAACCTCATGAATTTCGCCACGCCGGAGGAGCTGTCGTTCTTTGACTTCTTCCGCTGGTTGGGAACCGATCGTGAGAACAGCACGATGGCTTCATTAGACAGAGCCACGCTGGATAAGCTTAACGTTGTATTTACAGACGGTGTGTACTTCTTTACGCTGAATCTCGGCTTGCTGGAGGAATGGCGTACCGGGCTTGTAAAGGAAGGGGAAGAACTCGACAAAACGACACTTGAAACCTTCCAGCGTCGTTGGATGATGGCGGTAACACGTCTGTGGTCGCAGAGCGCGAATGAAGAAGAACAGAAACAAGAAGAGGAACAGGTTCTTCGTCAAGAGCGAGATATTCTTACCGACAACCCGGATGCGGAGTACGATGATCGCGACGTCGTGCTTCCTAACGGTGAGGATCTGGCCACTGTTCTTGACCCCGATGAGTTAGAAGCGGAGTTGGTTGGTGGGTCGGATGAAGACGATGACGCTGATGCATGGAACGCCGTTGTAGAACGCACGTTCGAAGATGTCCGTGAAGTACCCGGGGTAGAAGTACAACCGGATTTCCAACCCGATGAAGATCAGGACATTACCGACGATCTCTTCGAAGTCGTTACCGACGATACCGAAGAAGAAAAGGTTGATGTCTTTGATGCAGCAACGTTACCAAAAACACACGGTGAGTATATTCAGTCGTTATCGGATGCGGTGTTGGTACGCGCGAGCGATCTGGCGGATGCGGGTCAGTTAAGCGGCGTCCAATATAAAGCAGCGATGCGTAATGCTGACGCTATCCACGAAATCGAAGCACCCGACGGTTCTGGATTAACACTTGCTGAGTATGTTGAAGTTAAACCAAAAGCCGCGAAATTAGCTCCTGCAAAGGTTATGCCGGAAGCGGATGTTATCGTCGATAAGAGCTTATGTAAATCGACGCTTGCGGTGTGGGATAAACATTACGTCGAACATGTAATGCAAAAGGACATCGCAGCTGCCGTTGTTGCGGTACAGCAAGCGGGTTACCCTGTTACGGGTTATAAAGTCGAAGATGTTGTTGACGTGATGGGCGATTATCAAGTCATCACGATTAAACTGGCTCCCGTAGGCGGTGTCCCGACCACGTTCCCGGTGATGCTGCCGAAGGTTCGTAAGGACGGCATTTATGTCGTTAACGGCATTAAGTACCGGATGCGTAAACAACGCGTCGATAAACCTATTAGAAAGGTATCGTCATCTGAAGTTGCGTTGAGTACCGCCTACGGTAAGGTGTTTGTTAAACGTTCAGAGCGCGTCGTTAATAACGCAGGTCGTTGGCTAACACGTCAACTTACGGCGATGTATTACGATAAGTCCTCACCCCTAACCACGTTAAAACGCGGTAACGTCTTTGATCCGGCTGTCAAAGTTCCGTACTACTTCGCTGTGCTTGCACGCAATTATACCCAAATCCAATTTGCTGATTGGGATATACGTCTCGATATAAAAACGCTGCCGGAGTTCATTGGGGAAGATCGGTTCAACGAGCAGTTAGCCGAAGGGCTCCTGACGTTTGCGCGTAACACGTTGGGTGAATTCTTAGCGATCGATGAACGCAATCAGCTCTATATCTGTCAGTCAGGACAAACACCAACACCTGTAGGGACGTTCCCCGATTTCTTTGGGATCAATGCAGCTAAGATGCCGATCGAAGCCGCCGATCTTGAATTCATGGGTGTACGTATTCCGGTTGGCGTCGTTCTAAGTTATCTGGGTGGACTTACCCCGTTATTAGAACATCTTAAAGCAAACTATCGTACTGTTCCTCGCGGCTCTCGTATGGGGTTAGCACCCGATGAATTCGCGGTGAGCTTTGACGACGAAAGTTTGATCTTCAGTAAAGACGATCGCATGACGACGTTGTTGCTGGGTGGGTTTAACGAGTACCGTAACTACATTGGTTACGCTCGCGGCGCTTTTGACAATCGAGATATCTATTTTAACGTTGTCGATGGTGCTGGACTTAAGGTTCGTCATTTACGCGAACTTGAACTCATGGAGCGTCTTTTCGTTGATCCGGTAAGCCGTACGTTGCTACAGAACATGGGAGAACCTACCGATTTCGCCATGTTGTTACTGCGTGCTGTTGAACTGCTTCTGGATGACTGGGCACCTAACACCAACGATGTGAACTACCAACGTTTTAAAACGTACGATAAGTTCGCTGAATTGGTGTATAAGGACCTGGTTGGTGCTATTCGTCAGAATGAGAACAGCAGTCAAGGAAATCGCCAGAAAATCTCAATCAGTCCGGTGAGCGTTTGGAACCAAATCCTTGACGACAGTGCTTCCATCGTCATTGATGAAACCAACCCAATGCTGGATATCAAGCAAGGTGAAGAAGCAACGATGACCGGTATCGGGGGTCGTTCAAAGACATCGCTTCGACGTGCACGCGATCGTGAATACGACAAATCAGACATCGGTGTGGTATCTGAAGGTACGAAAGACAGTGGGGATGTAGGTATCTCTGCTTATCTTGCACCTAACGCAAACATTGTGTCTGTATACGGTGAAACGAAACCTTACGACGAGAAAACGGATGGTAGCTCGTCAATAATGAGTACATCAGCACTTGCAGTACCTGCTGCTGATAGAGATGATTAAGGCTTCATTGTAAACAGAATTAAGGCTATATTACGAAAGTGTAGTTAGTTTCACTGCACAAGAGGAATATAGTCAATGAGTGAGAAGGTATTTAAGACCGTAACGGAATTCCCATTCCTGGAGATATCCATAGATGGAACATTGCGTAACAAGGAATCGAAGTTTGAATACTTGCCCATCATCATTGCTGGATATTATCGTTATTCGTTTCGAGGTCATGATGGAACACTGGTTTACCGTTCCATGCATAGACTTCTAATGTTAACGTTCCGGAACATCGATGATGCGCATTTGCTCCATGTGAACCACAAGGACGGCAACAGACTTAATAACTACCTTGATCCCGACGGTAACACCGAGAATGACAATCTTGAATGGGTTACGCAGAAAGAGAACAACCAGCATGCTCGCATTATGAACATGCGTAAACGTTCAATTGCTGCCTACGGTAAACCTATTCAGGTTCGTGATGTTGATACCGGTGTTGTAACCAGATATCCATCCATGACGGAAGCGGCACGCGATCTTGGTGTGAATATCGACTTCATTCATCATCGTGTCTATAGAGGCAAACAGCGAGCGTTTCCTGAACGTAAGCAGTACCGCAAAGATTACGGCGATGAACCGTGGCGTATTCCTACCAAATACGAGTTAGCAACGTTGACGGATACGGGAAGTAAGGGTGTGATTGCAAGGTCAACGATAACAAAAGAGATTCATCTTTTCGAATCATTGACTGAATTCGCGAATCACATTGGTGTTAAGTTATCCACTGCGTCGATGTACGTTAACGACAAGAACCAACCTGTCGTTAATGGTTGTTATCAAGTTAAGTGGGTTACTGATGAGACGCCATGGCGAGAAGTCGAAGATAGTATCCTGGAGTTGGAGAAGACAACCAACAAACGTGCTATTGTCGTCATTCCTGAAAATGATGTACCTCTGTTGTACCTTTCGGCCGTCGATTGCGCTGAAGAAATGGGTATATCTACCACGTTACTCAATTACCGTTTGAAGTCCGATGGGATGACTAAATTTCCTGATGGAAAACGCTATATTTACTATTCTGTTTACAAAGAGCGGGTCCGTTTATACGGTGACGTATGGACGAGATTCATTGAATTGCGGGGACGCCCAATGCTGCCTTCAGCCAAAGCGGAAACGGAAACGTTAGACGTGCGAGAAGCGAGACGTATTGCTCGTAAAGCAGGCTTTAAAAATGAAGAGTTGACCGCGACAAAAGTTCGTGGTCCGCAGGCCAAGGGTAATCCGCAGCCAATCGCCTAAGGATCGTTGTGAAACGTTCTAGGGTGACGGTTCAACGACTAAGGGATTCATCCCCCTGTACCCCTCGAGTGAGGCATTCTCCTTGGATAAGAGAATGGCGCTGGATGCGCTGGGAAGAAGTGAACTCTCGTTGAGGTGCTGAAGAAGCACCGTTTGAAACGAGATGTGATATAGTCTGCTCTTGCGTGAGAACGTAAGCGGGAGGTGATGCGCCTATCATCACCTCCGGGATAAGGCTAACGACCTTATCTGAACAATCCAGACGCACAGTAATTGTATTTTGCTGGATTTCGCCAAAGCGTCTCGTATTTATAGGTATCCAACACAACCGCATGATTGCTGCTGAAGGTTACGATGTACAACCGTGGCGTACTGGTGGCGAGACTGTCATCGCGCATCGTGTTGGTAAACTCTTCGCAGCAGCTGCCCAAGGCGACGGTGTTGTTAAGAAGGTCACCAAAACTGCGCTTACGATACAATACGACGATCCAGAGTTAGGGGAAGAGGTTTTCCAGCTCGGTACGATAATCGGGAAAGGACCAGGTAAGTATTATCCTCACGATCTCATTACCGATTATAAAGTCGGGGATCGCGTTAAGGATCAGGATGTGGTGGTCTTCCATCGTCTTTATTTTAAACGCGATTGGTGGAACCCAGGTCAGGTTGTTTGGCGCGCAGGTGTTCTGTCTCTTGTCGGTATTCTGGATATTCCAGAGACCCACGAGGACAGTTCGTATATCTTCGACAATCTTGCTGATCGTCTCGTAACACCATCGATTAAGAGCCGTACGCTCATCGTTGACGCCCATCTCAACATTCGCGGTCTCGTGAAAATCGGCGATCATGTTGAACCTCGAACGATCCTTGCAACACTGGAAGAACCGATTGCAACCGATCTGAGCGATGAGAGTCAGGAAGCCGTTGAAGCATTACGTCGTATGAGTCAGTATAACCCACGTGCCGACGTTCATGGTGAAGTTGTACAGATCGATGTATTGTACCGCGCTCAGATTGAGGATATGAGTGAAACCATGGCGGCGCTCGTCGGTGAAGCGGATAAAGCACGAGCTAAACGCGTCAAGGAACTGAAACTCAACGAAGCAACTACGGGGCGTATCAATAACAGTAACGTGAGAATAGACGGTAATCCGTTAGGCGAGAACCAGATCGCCATCCGTATTTTCATGCGTTACGACCTTGGTGCGGGGATGGGTGATAAAGGTACCTTCGCAGCACAAGCGAAATCCGTTGTCTCTTCCGTGGGTCATGGTGTGAACAAAACCGAAGACGGGCACACCCTTGATGCTATCTTCAGTGGCACCAGTATCGCTAACCGTATCATCGGTTCACCGGAAGTGGTTGGGACTGTGAATCTTGGTCTCCTCTACGCGACGGAACGAGCTGTTGATATTTACTTTAACGACGCTAAATAAGAGCAGGGGGCTTCATGCCCCCGCTCGTTTATTTCGCTGAACGCAGTACCTTCTTGACGTATGTCAAGAATGCGATGCTCTGACATTAAAAGGAAAAGTGAATGAACCAAGAACAACTTAACACGGCTCGGGCAGCGAGCTTTGTTGCGCTGACGAACGCGGTAACGTTGGTTGCTGAGGTCGTACGTCAAACCGTTGGTAACGATGCCGCCGATCCTGACGTGAACAAAAAGGTTATGCCGTTGGGATTGGAAGATGCGGTTGCAGCACGCTTAAACAGCCGTCTGGAAACCAAAGAACCCGTAGGTAGTAATGCGTTGGAGGGAGCGCAGTAATGATCACCAATAAAACCGTTTATGCTGTTGAACCCATTGTCGAAGGGTTTATCAAACGTAATCAAATCGTCGCTGCCATTCCGGGCACGCCGTTAGCCGCGGTTTGTGAAACCATGCATTGGAACCAGCCGCCGGAAGACGCGGATGCGTTGGTGCAGCTTAGTGCTGAACGTATGGTTGTTGCTGAAACACTTGATGAAACCGAAGATGGCGCTGTAGCACCTGCCAGCGAACGCGAGGTTTATATCCACGATGAAGTTTTACAGACCGCAGTTCAAGACGTGGTGGAAAAAGTGGTGTATGCCAAAGAGTTGGCGCGTAATACCATCCTGCCGAAATGCCGTGCGCTGTACCCGGAACTGGAAAAACGCATCGATTCGATCATCCTGGCACCGAAACTGATCCCGACGGTAAGCCTGAGTTACTATCCTGAGTTTTATAACTCCGAAGAGTACCAGGCATTAGTTAGCGATTATGATCTCAACGGCTTGATTTCGATTAATAACGATTTCACCCCAACCGAAAAGCTCGCATTTATCACCGGCGATAAGCTGCGTACGTTGCTGTATACCGGTAATGAAAACCTGGATCGTTTTGTACAGCAAGCAACGGAAGGGATGAGCGATCAGGCGCTGGAAGACATCTACAACTATTTCTTCCGTGGCTCCGCGCCTTCTTCGAACACCACCGCTTATCTGATTACGTACCCAGATAGCGATAACGTTGCATTCCATGGTTCGCGCGCTGCGGCAACTCCTGCATTCCTCTGCTATATGTGGGCCGTTAACCTGCTGGAAGATATCCAGGACGGCAACGACATGATGCTTGAAAACTACCGCGCTAAAATGCAACAAGCTCGTGCTGCGGCGATCAACGGGATGGCGCGCGTCGGTCGTGATCGTATTCTGCGTATGGAGCGTGGCGAGCTGATTCTTTCTGCGCCGTCAGCTTCCCAGATTCAACGTGCTGAAGACGCGTCAACGATGACGATTTTCGTTAATGCGGATGTCTACATGGGTTATCTGCAAGAAGGTGGTTCGCCGGAAGCACTAACCGCAGCTGTCCTGTTAGAACGCGAACTCATCAGTAAAGACGAACTGTTGGCTAACGGTGCGGGCTTCATGCAGCATTACCGTAACTACATCAACATGAAAGCCAGCCAGCAAGCCGCAAACCGCTTACGCGCATACGCGTTGGCATTGCAGGGTGTATTTGCTGACCTGATTACGGTGGACCTCGATGAAGATACCCGTAAGAAGGTTATGGAAATCGTACGTGGTGAAGTTGCTACTCTTACCGATACCGACGTAGCTAATTTCCAGCAGTATTTCCGCACGCTGTACGTGAAAACCATGCATCATGAAGACGCTCAAGGCGTTAACCGTCTCATCGACGAGATCGATTTGATTATGCGTGAACGTCCTGAACTCACGGTATTCGAAGCAGCGACCATCGCAACAATGCATCTGACCACCGATTACGTGGCCCAGCAGCTTTACGTTATCCAGATTAGCGAGGTGTAAATGGCGCTTGTCCGCAACGGTGCTGCGGTGCTTGCGGACTGGGACATACAAGAAGATAAATCTGTTGTTACTCGTGGCGGGTGTTCGATTCTGACACCCGTCCGTTACGAGGGATTGGGTTTATCTATCATCGGGAGTGAGAACCGGGTTTGTGCGTGCTGCCCGATTATTCTTCCTGATGGTCAGTATGGTGTCAGCCACGCATTGACCCAGCTCCATATCGACCCGTCTGACATCCGTGAGATTACCATGGATGGTCAGCCGTTTTATGAATTTGTGTTTCTTCCCGGCGACACGGTGTTGGTGTCAACCGATGTCGTGATGCGAAACTCTTTCCCATGGCTGATGTATAACGAGATCTATACGCTCGGTAAAGTGCCGTGGTGGTACACTGAAAAAGAAAAATATCAGCTGCTCTATACGTCAGCGAAATTGGCTGGTGTTAAATTGAATGCGGATAGCAGCATCTATTCTGTTCTGGCTTCTATCACCACACGTGACCCCAACGATCGTCGTCGAGCATGGCGTTTGCTTTCGGATGAGGAACGCAGCACGTTAAAAGCCATCGATATCGGATTACGAAACATTATCGATAGTGGTACAAACACCATCACCAACTTAATGGGTGGCTACGTGAATAACGCAATCGATAGTAGTTTGGTTTATCCTGCAGATACGATCAGCGAAACAGAAGCGATTCTGAGGGGGTGATATGTTATCGTCTATCGAGACTATTGTCCCAAGAGCGATTATGGAACGTTGTGCGTGGGTGCCGAGTAAAACGCTTCCTTTCGGTTTATTGCATATCAGCACCGATACCGAACTGAAAACGATGATGCCACGTATCCCTCAACGCACCTTGCGTATGGAAGACGGGTCGTTTCCAAGGATCTGTGTATCCAGCAGTTTGATGGGGTGTATATACGGATACAGTACCGCAATCAGGCAGTACTATTCCGGTGGTCACTTAGCCCATTGGTTAGGTGGGTACGTTATCTATCGTGTTCCGTTTGATATCGCCTTACGCCCACACCGTACGTTGTTATCCGATGTTGATATTAGCGACGAACATTGGTTGTTTCACGATCCGCGTTATCCAAACGGGTACCAAACCGAGCGTATCGGAGAATGTTTTATCGCGGCTGTTCCCAAAGGGAAGATTACAGATAGCGATGGAAAGGAAAACTCTGTTACGACAGAATGTCCGGTGTTTTATATCCATGCGGAGGTTGACAACGTTCCGTTATGGTTGCGTCAAGGTGAGTTTCTGGTGGTAAAGAAAGGTTATTACCGGATGCAAATTAATCATTACGATCATCGCTTAGGCGTGATGGATTTCTCTAATGTGTCTGTTTCACGGATAACGTTAGAGAAATATCTGGCAGCCAAAGACGACGCGTTGGTACTATTGGGGCATCAGTGCGCCGGATCGTATGAATGGTGATATAACGCTTACGCGTCGCCTTCTTGACGTAAACGTGGGAAGGTAACGCTTTTTTCATTCAGTTGCTTATAAAGGGGTTATGATGCAACCACCAATTAGTAATCTTGTTTGCACCAGTTATCTTGGTGTGAATAAGAAAGGTATTATCCGTCCTAATGCTGACGGTGCCTACACCTGTATCATAGGCGGATTTAACTGCTTTAACAATACCGAAGAATATTACGAGCTTGAGCGTTCGAAACCGCTATTCCTGGAAAACAGCTTATTGCAAACAAACGCACGCAATCGTTCGTTGAAAGGGGAATACGGTCACCCTAAACCAGAGATCGGTCAGGATGCGACCAGCTTTTTGCAGCGAGCATTACGAATCGAAGAAACGAAGGTAAGCCATTGCTTTTCTAAGATTTGGTTAGAGGAAGCTGGACGTGATCGTCGTGGTCGTCCTGTCGTGATGGTGATGGGGGATGTTATTCCTTGCGGACCGTACGGTGATCCATTACGTAAAGATTTTGAAACGCCGCTGGTGAATGTGTGTTTTTCTGTTCGAGCGCTAACCGACCCGCAGATTTGGCAGCGCGAACGTCGTCGTGTTATGACCCGTGTCATGACTTACGATTACGTTAACTTGCCTGGGATCGAGTTTGCAACCAAGTATGACTCTCCGACGATGGAAGGGTTTCAGAAAGACGTAGAACAGGAAGCTAAAGCGATCATGGATGCGTACGATCTCCCGATTACAGCACCAATGGTTGACGAGCTTGTTATTCGTTCCGGTGGTCAGCACGCGTTAGCCATGTTGTCCGGCGACAGTCCGGTTATCTTCCTGGATCAGTTACGTAACCACCTACGTTGCGATGTTGTTAAAGCGGGCAGCTTTAATCATTGGTAAAAAATGTTACGTTATATTGTGTACGGAAGTAATCGTTACCGTATTTAGGTGGTTTAGCTCAACTTACATCCTTTTTTGCTATCTTTAATGCCTGCTACCAGGGCCGTTATGGACACCGCGTCACATAACGTCCTTCCGTCGTGATGGACGAGCCTCCTTACCCATGTGGGTAAGGAGGTACTTTTTATGCCGCCATTTTGATGTAAGATCTTACCGGAACTCATTATTCTACGGATACATACGCCGTATATGAACTTTATTGTTAAGTAGGAATTTAAAAAGATGCAAGAAGAACGCGATATGCCTAAATCACCGGATGTTATTATGCAAGCTTCTGAGAAAGCCACCAAGCTTGCTGTGAGCGTGTATGGGTCATGCCATCAAGAACAGTCTTATGTCGATCTGCTTCATGCGGCTGAGCGCGCATTAGCGTGGACACTGTATATCCACAAACACGCTTACCAGGCTTCTTTTAATGCGGTTAAAGAAGCTGTTTCACCGATGCTGATTGACCTTGCGGGACGTAAAGCAATCGGGACGATATCCACCGAAGAAGAACGCTCGACCCTTCACGAAATCCTGGGCGTGGCCGATGCTTACGGTATTTCACTTGCGGTTATGGAACCACAGCAGATTACTTTCGATGTGTTGAGCGATCGTGCATCTATCGTGAGACAACAAATTGGTCGCGCGATGGAACATCCGTCATTACCTGCTGTTTTGACGTATTTTAACACCGTGTATTGGGGCTATACGTTACACCCAGAAATCGCATCACCAGGTTCTGTTATTCCGTGTGTTGATCTGCTCATTCGTCTGTTGTGTAATACGACCACAGAACCGCTGCGCTCACCGAACGTTCTGTTGACCGATGAAGAATTAGATGAGCTTCGTGCTATCTCCCCGACCGCACGCTGTATGGTGCAGCTATATCGCTATATTCAGAAAGCTGACGAACAAGACTTCATGTGGGAAGATCCGTCCGAAGAAGATAGCGATGGAGAAGAAGATGCCACACAAACGCGCAATTACAAGGTGATTCGTTTCGCGCGGAACGTTGCGGCATTATTGGAAAAAAGTTGAGGTCTATATTACCTAACTGATAGAACGCAGGGAGTTTAAGAAGTAAACCTTAACCGACTTGTGTTTTCCCTATGAAGAAAGAATCTTCTGATTTTATCCTTTTGATCGATCGAAAAAACTAATTGGAGTATTAACATGTCTGAAGCTGTAGAAACCACCGTAGCGACTGAAACCACTTCTAACGTACGTCCGGAAGTTCAGGCGCTTTCTGATAAAATCGCCGCTGGTATTAAACTGGACGAATCTGGTAGCCAGAAGTTAGGCAGTGATTTCCTGGGTACTCTGGTAACGCCGGAAGAAAAAGAAATCCTGGAAAAAGCACAGAAACTGACCACTGACATTGGTCTGGCTCACGGTCTGGCGGTTGGCCGCGTTGGCGCGCAGTTCATGGCGGATAACAAGCAGGTTGACGTTGTTTCTGTGACACTGCCGCTGGGCAAAGACGTTGTGTCTGCAACCGTTCAACGTAGCGCTGAAGTTGGTTTCGGCTCTAACGAGAAGAAACAGGTTTACGGACGTCTGACTACCGCGTATAAGAAATCTTTCCCGACAACTCAGGTTAAGCATATTCGTGACAACATCAGTGCGTATGCGGCCGAGCTGCTGAAAGACTGATTGTAACATAACACGTCTCTCTGTATGACCCCACCGTAGCCCTGTAATGGGGTTACGGTGGTGGTTATGTTAAGGTTTTATTTTTATCCTTTGGGGTTAGCGCTGTGTTTTTATACACCCTTCAATTGGCCAAATATCGTTGGCTTTCAGACACACGAGCGTTCCTACTGGACACGACGGTGAAAACAGGTAACCCGCTCTTCGCACCTTCATGGGAACTTGTTACAGGAATCAAATCAAAAACGTTAACCGAGGATGAATATACCGCAGGCTACTACACGCTTATGCGCAAAAGCTTTGTTGATCATACATCGGAGTGGTTGGCTTTATTCTCTTATCCGGTTGTGGTGTTAGGGTGTTATTGTCCTGCAGGAAATTTCTGTCATCGTCATTTGCTTACCGATATCCTTGAAAAGATCGCGATTCAAGAACGATTTCATTTTGTTAAGGGCGGTGAGATAACCAGTAAGGAACAGCTCGATTCGTTAATCGAGTTTTGGAATAAGGAGTTTGAGTAATGAGTGTTTTTCTTATCGGCGCAGCAAAACCGAACAACACCGAACTGATGGGTATCGCAGAAGAGTTAGATGAGCACGGCATGATCGTTTACTCTATCGACAAGGCACTCAAAAGACTGGAACGATGGCGTAATCTCGTTACAGATACACTGGATCGACGTAGCATGGTCTACGGGTATGTGTTGGAACAGTACGATGTTGCCGATAGAGCATCCACCACGCGTTCTGGCGCATTGTTTAAGACGACAATAGGAAGTTACCAGTTTGGCGGATTAGAACTGCTGGAAGCGTTATATAAACTCTCAGAGGGTATTCATCATGATGATCTCGATGACCTCCGGGAATATGTGAATGAAAGACTTCCATTCGTGATTCCAGACACACAGCTGATGTTATTAACGCAACGTGAGGAGGAACATCTTTACAAACTTGCCTGTACGGCGATGCGTCATATTCGTCGTTATCGTAATCCTGAATTCATTGAATCTCAAGAATATCCTGACGTTATTTTCATTCGTGAAGCTAAGAACAAACAGTAAATAAACCATAAACCTTCCTTCCCTAGCCATCAAGGCCGGGGAAGGAAGGGAGGTTAATATGCTTTTTTTTTTACGTTACACGCGAGGTGTTACGTTTTGATAAGCGTTCGGTACCTCAAAGGTATCGCTGTTATCAAAGTCGAAGGTGTAGCCAACCTTCTGCGCTGCCACAGCAGGATCGATGTCGCTCAGATAAGCCGGACGGAAATCCGGGTTCACTTTAAGCAGGTTCATCTTATCCAGCAGACGTTGTGCAAAAGCACGCACGCCATAGTTGGTCTGTGTTAACGCAGTGAACTGAATGCTCAATTCTACCACGTTTGGCGCGTCGTTCTTGTTACGACGTGATGTCCAGTCGCCGGTGCCGTGAGGCATCATGTTCGTGCACAGCCAGGCGTTAACCACTTTCTTGTGTTGACGGTCTGGCTCAACGAACAGCATTGTTGCGCTACGATAATCCGCCAGCAGGTCGGTTGGACCACCGGTGGATACGATAGACGACAACATCGGATATTTGGCATCCGGGTCCATCAACAGATACGTGATCCATTGTTCCAGGAAGTAACTAACGGAACGGCCTTCTTTCTCGTAGATCCCGAAAGTCGGGTTAGAGCGAGGACGTTTAACGTCAGAGACTTCTTCCTGGATTTCACCGGAACCAGAAACCGGGACGCTAACGAATTCAACTTCCAATCCACGTTGCAGACCGGTAATCGAATGCGCAACCTCTTCTACCAGCGCCTTCAGATAACCAATCTGTACATCCGGGTTAGGCAGATAGTTGAAACCACGTGGTGCCTCCAGCAGGAGACAGAACATTTGGTTCGGAATGTAGTTGGCGTTAGCAACGTACGTACCGATATTGCTGATGTACCCGTTTTGGGCACCCGCACGAATATCGACCATAGCCGCGTTGCTAAGAGCACCAACACCCTGTTCACCGAGTAGGGTATTATCAGGACGCATTATGGACTCCTCTCATTACGCCGCTTCTGCTGCTTCGGTGTTACGACGCAGCCCGGTGATGGTAAACGTACCCACGGTCATGCCTGGATCGCCGATAAGGCTAATATCGCCGTGATAGCTGAAGCCGTTATAACCGTCTTCTTTATCCAGGTAGAAACGTCCCTTAACAGTCACGTGGTCGTTGTAACGACCCGTGGTGTATTCCAGGAAGCGTTCACCCATCAGCTTCAGGAACAGCGCTTCATCCATTCCTGTAGTACCGGTGGTTTCTGCCCAGAGACGATAACATACACGGGTCAGATCGCAGCCGATGATCACGTTGATCAACGAACGCCATACCGAACGGTCGTTATTGTAGATCGTGCCCCAAGCCGGGAAGAAGTTGGAATTACGGTTGTAGGTCTGAACATAGTTCAAGCCGTTTTCCCAATCACGATCGCGGACCGTTGCGTTACGATACGTCTTGTTGATTTTACGCATCGTTGTGACAACGTTACCAGGGTTGTTATCAATGCGGGTACCGCGGATAACACCGTCCGAAGCGCCCATGTAAGTTGCAAGTTTATTAGCAACTTCCAGCGTCAACGGAACTTTACCCAGGCTTGGTGCTTCGATGCTTTCACCGTATTGCATGAACACAGCAGCACGGCAGGCTGGGGTATTGTAAAGCACGCTTTCTGGATGCAGGCGGTAGTAGTTACGTAGCATCGCACCCATGGAGCTTTCTTCATCGACATTCAGTTCCACACCCTTCCAGGTATGGGTTGACGCAATGATCATGACATCCGGACGCAGAGACAAGACGTTTGCCATCGCTTTCTTCGTGTCGACTTTGTAACCAATGTCATACACGATGGAGAACGGATAGAAAGCCATGTCTTCCAGATCTTCGCCCATTCTGCCGAACGATTCGAACTGCTGTTTCGCTAACGCGTCGAAGGTATCCCAGTCAACGGTGCCATCGCTACCGTCGATCGCGTAGAAGGTGCTGCCGCCATCAAAGATAACGCCGCCTTCGTCTGCGTCCAGGACTTCCACCGCGTAGTACGGAATACCGTTGTAGTCAACACCGGTAAGGATGTTCATCTGACCTTCAACGAATTCCACGTCGGTCAACAGATGGTTTCCTGCTTCCGCTTTCTCAGCATCATACAGACGCTTAGTCAGCTCGTCGATATTCTTCTGATAGATGTGAAGTTGATCCATCGGTGCAAAGATCGGAGTATTCCCCGTTTCATTGTACTCGTAGGCGTCAACAACGACTTTATCAAAGGACAGATCAGTCTCGTCGTCCGGATGGATAACACCTGTCTGCAACGCGAACGTTTCTTGTTCCATACCGCTGATGGTACGGATGACCGTCGGTGCGGTACGTGCCGATTTACGTTCAACGAACTGAATGCGATACAGGAATGCACCGATGCGTTCGATGATGTCGGTACGGGTCGGATTGCTGCTCAATGCGGTCGGCGCTTCTAAACGCAGACCGATATTGTTACCTTCCTCACCGCGCCAGCTTAACAGACCATCCAGAATCGGATAGTAGTTACTCTGAGCGTCGTCCGCGGTTGCGGTCATTGATCCGATAGTGACTTCATCTTTACCGAATTCATGCGGCGAGTCAGCGTCTTTGTCGTGGTTAACGACCCAACGCATTTTGATTTTATTGGTGACTTTGTCGCCGTCCTGAATACGGTTGCCGTCCTGATCCTTTTTATAGGAACCGTCAGGGTTACGCTGCCAAACCGGAAGAACATCGTCAACCACTTCTACACCGATACGAATACGGGCGTATTTTGCATCGGGTGACACCAAACGTTTGGTGAAAATTGCGCTACCGGTTGAAGCCGCTTGACGTGCAATCAGTGTTGCAGGAGAAGCATACTTACTGCGGTAATTCAACATTTCGTCACCGTAAACGGTGGACAGGGCGTCCCCTGTTAAAAGCAAGGTATCCTCTTTACCACGACCACCCTGAATGAAAACATACGGGAGGTGAATGGGCGTGATCTCAGGGGCGGTTACCGGATCCGTAGTGAGACCCTCTTTAAAGCCCGTGAAAATCGCGCGAGGCGTACTGTTTTTGAGCCTCATTATAACTCTCCTTAAATTAAGGAAATTGTATGACATAATTGCACACGTGACACAATGTCATAGGCATTACGTAAAATATTACCATTATGCTTAAATCTGTGTGCGTAACCCGTTTTCTTACTATGCCGTAATAAAGGAATTATCTATGTTCATCTCTCCTTACGACACAACTGTTGGAACAAAACTCAAAGGGATTGACCGTATTCGCACCGCAATCGAGGTTGCTTATGTCGGTGGGTTGTTAAGCGCACCAGGAGAAGAAAATGGTGTAAACACCCCCGTCTTAGAAGTTATCGGTAACAAAAACACGTTAGACGATATTCCTTCCTTCGGTCATCCGCTGGTGATTAAAACGGTGATGGATGGACAACGCGTCGTCATCGACCAGCGTGCCTATGCTCGCACACCAACCGACACTTCACGCCCAGGATCGCGTACTACCGTCGTTAACGAACGTGAATATAACTTTCTTCAATCACGTGCGTATCTTCAGGTAGGATGGGAATCCTTGGGCACACGTCCTTTTGAACGTCTTGGTCCTATCCCAATGCGTGTCTTCTGCGATTGGATCAGCGGACAAATTACTCAACGTTTAGGTCTGGATCTCCAACAACGTCGTGACGTTGCCATCATAACAGCGTGGTACTATCTTTGCTTATTTAAAGATAGCCTTACAAATAATGAAAGACTAACTATGGTGCGCACCATCCAGACAACGCTTCGTTACGATTTTGCGAGCATCGGTATCGCAACCGAAAACCTGGGTTATATCCCTAACATGGCAGCTTTCGTAACCGCATTAAAAGAAAGTAATATTAGTCCCCGTTTGAACACGTTAACCCAAGCGTTGTTGTTTGAAATCACCGCTTACAGCTGGGTTGGGGGTTATAGTAAAGAAGTTGCTGGGATTGCTTTAGAGCATCCACCAACATTTATTCTTTTATGCTCTGCTGCCGACCACGACCGTGGTTACCGTGATACCGTGTTGGCTCGTCTCATGGCGGATCAGCGTCGTATGGCACGTGACGTCAATGATTTCCAAGCCAACATGAAATACCTCCTGGAGGCATGCCGTGGTGTTGAACGCTTCTAATCCTACAGCGCAATACTTGATAAATCATGCTGCGCTGAATGTGAACTGTCGTCCATTAATGGACAACCAGCATCGTATCAAGATGCGCCGTATTACCGGAAAGACCGGTGCCGTAAAAAACTTTACAGCTTGGCATCGTACATTCAATCTTCCTGACGACACGAATACGTTCCATGTGTTTGTTATCGGACGACATATGGGTGAGGATTTTAATGTCGGGGCTGGGCGGTTGTGGTGGCGAGAACTCAGCAAGTTCTGCGAAGTGAAGGGTTCATATTACAACATCTATACCGAGGACGGTAAAGAATTCCCGCTGACATTGACGTGGACAGGTAATCTGGAAAACGAAACGATGTTGGTCTGTGTGCTAGACCAACCGAATATCGCTGACCTTGGCGTTGGCGATTATTACTGGCGCACCTATCTCAATGCTGACTTCGCGGAAGGTTATCCAGCATACACGAAACCGACGGGACGTGAAGTGCATGTCCTTGGGGGGATTGTAACCAGTTCAACACAGGTTCTGCAGTGGCAACGTCAGCTATACGCATGGCGTAAAAAGATCCAGGAAACCGGAATCGGTTGGACGCATTGCAGCATCAATGGTGAAGCGGTTGATGATATCCCACCGTCAAGTTTTAAGATCGGTGATAGCATTCAAGTCGTCTATGACGGTACGGTTGTACATCGATATAGCTTCCGTGTAGAAGATCTTAAAACGTACAACAGCGATCTGGATAAAAAAGTGAAGTATCTTATTCATCCACCGAAAGATGAAGTGGATACTAAAATCCAATATCGCGATGACGTTGATATCTACGTGAAAGGCCCTAACGGAAAAGGACGTTATTACCACACCAACCAGGAAAATAGTATCCGCATGCTCACACATCGCGATTATGGGATTCCTGTCGATTATGTCAGCTACTTCGTTGAACGAATTGATGGCGCGGATTCGCTTCGTGATTTAACCCTGGAAGTGGTTGTCCGTGATAGCGGTTTGAAAACGTATTTAACCTTTGAACATAACCGCATCCACGAATTGTATAAACTTCCAGACGACGTTATCGTCGGTGCGATGTTGGAACAGAACGCCAATATACCTGAGTTCTTTGCGCGTACGCTTGAAGCCAGTGACTATACGCGTATCATGCGTAATAAGGAAAGCAATATCACGATCGACATGGTGACCTCTGCTTACGGGTATAACGCGATGGCGAAACTGGTTGCAGACAGCCCCCAACGTGTTACTGACAAAATGGGTACACTCGCGGCTGAAGTACCGTGGGGGTTGCGTGCAAATGCGACGTTCTTCGAGTACGATAGTGACGGTCTATTATTGGGTATCACGCAACATCCGGCAGGCCGACATTTTTATCCGCAATATGAAACCACGTCCTACGTTGAGGGTCGATCGGGTGTTGGTGGTAGAACGCTTGATTACGTGATGGGTGTTGCCGACGTCCCAATCCGTGAGTGGGCAAGTTACCGTTGCTATAGCGTAAACCTTCGTAACGGACAACCTGTTGCGAACACATGGAAGGATGTTACCGATGATGCTTCTGTGGTAACGGAAGAGAACGGGGTAATAAAATGGTCGTTGGATGGAAGAAAGAAAACCGGTTTAGTGTTGTTCGACACCTACTTCTTAGCATATAAGACCACAATACAACATCGTAACCACACCGTATGGTTGGATGTTACCACGGGTATCGATGTTGAATACCCGCTGCCTTTCGAACCCGGTCAAATCGAAGTGTGGTTAGGTGACGAGCGGGCAACCAAAAGCTACAGCTTGGTGCGCGATATCGATTATATCGTAAAATGGCCAACGATCGTGATCAACGCGAAACGTTATTTCAGTGAAGGGAACACACACACGGTTACCGTGAGATGCACCGGTTTTCCACGCACGGACTTAACCGGCGAAGACGTTTACGATACCGGTTGGACGATGCACGGTCAGCTTTCTTACGACGACGTGTTCAATGTTCGTGATGACCATGTTGTTCGTGTTGTGGTTGGTGGACGTATTTACGATCGTAGCGAAGTGGTTACCGCAGAGGACACGCAATACCCTGCCGACATCAAAGTCAACGATGGGGTGCCTTATGCGATTTACCATGTTATTGCCCCTATCCGCGGTCTCGTGAACACAGACACGTATTATCTACGCGACAAAAGTCTTGAAACCGATAAACGCGTTGAAGACTATATGTCCTTGTATTTCCCTCGTGTGAAGTACGATACGCCGGTAACGATTGAGAACAAATACCAGCTTATCAGTCCAACGCTGATGGCTGTAACGTACGATCTCATCAACGGTGTCATCGATCCCGATCCTGATATGCAGGACGTTAAACTGATGGATTTCATGGAGCCGTATAAATGGTTCTATGACTATGATCCTGCGTTACGTAAATACGATTGGCGGATGGTTTCTATTCATCCACACGACAGTTGGACACCGCTCGAAGTTACGGTTAAACAACTGCGATTCTTAGAACGTGTCAGTCGTGAGTTCTTGAAAGATCGCGTGGACTTCACGAAGTTTTACACAATCAAAGGTGAGTGATAATGGGAAGAGAGATTACCAATCCGGTGCTTTACGCACAACAGCATCCGGATAAACTCGCTATTCAGGATCTCGACAGACGCTATACCACCTATGCGTATAAAGAGATCTATAATGGCGTTGAAGAAGACTGGAAACTTTACGTTCCCAACGTGGATGATAAAGTTGAAGACTGGGATACGAATGCGGTATACCGTGTTATCGCTGTAGATGATCGTACGAAGCTAAGTACTCTTAAACTTATCGGTCAGCTATCTGCTCCGTTCGACGGTCAGGGCGATGGGGCGACAACCTTTGAAGGTATCGACCCGACGTGGTCGTATGACACATGGCGTGTATTGATTAATACGAACACGATCCCAGCTACGATGAATATCGATCGTCGTTTCCATCTACATGGTTCGGATATTCGACGTATCGCGGTGTTCCGTGGTTCTGATATTAGCGCCAAAGGCGAAATCATCAGTGCGATGTATGACAACAGCGGAAATAAGATCAGTGACTTCATTCCGTGTCAGCTTATCGCTTACAAAGACGGAACGAATAAAGCCATCTGGGCACCCCGCGAAGGTTACTGCATTAAGCCCGTCGAAGATTTTGAGCAGGTGATGGTAGTAGGTTATGGTGACGGTCCGCAACCGTTATCCATGAAGCGCATGATCGTTCGTATCACTGACTACGTACGCACTCCAGACCAGGGTATTAAATATATTCTGGAAGACGGGGTACGACTGAAGTCAACATGGCTGAGCAGCAGCGATACCAAACTGCTTGAGTTACCGATCAACGTCAACCTGGACTCCGTTGACCTTCAGGCTGAAGTCACCTACAGTGATGGTTCCATTAAACATTGGCCGGTTACCGGTAACAAGGTTGTGTTGGATGGCCTTAACGTCTTCACGTCCCAGGTCATCAACAGCAAACATCCGCTAGCGTTACACTACTACCTGGACGACGATGAGGACACATCCTACGCGTTACCTGGCGCAGTGAAACATATCAGTGTCCCTTATACCGTTGTTTCTAAAGAAGCGAAAGGGGCATACAGTGTTAAACTGTTCTGCTATCCGCAATGGGTATCTGATGCGGTGGGATACGAGTTGGTATTCTGGTTGTATAACGTTGACCGTGAACGATACTACAACGTAACCGATAAAGTACAATTGGCGCTGAACAGCCCTGAGTTTAATCCGAAGAAATACGGACAACCTCAGGAATTTGCGTACAACATCTGGTTAGATGAAGTCGATCCTACCGTTTACAAGCGCGTACGTCATACGCAGACTATTCGAATGACGTTACTGCAAGCAGGTTCGGCAACATCCGGTGATTACTGGACAGTAACGTTCAGCTCGCAAACAACACCGACGACAACGGACGTGTATGGTCGTAATACGAAAGCGCTGTTTACTTACGATGTTGCTGGTAACGCGTATGTTGACTTGACGAACAAACACTCAGATCTGGGTGAATGGTTGAACCAGCTTTACTACGCGACACATCCACTCTATCTTGAGAAGACGGAATCGAAAGCGCCAGAACCAACCCATTTTGAAATCATGGTTGGTCCTAACGTACAGAAACGTTTCGAAATCTCACAATGGAATAAGAACAATAACGTCCCAGGTGGTACGGGACAGGATAACGCTAACCTGTATATCCGCTGGATTAAAGTACAGAATGGCGTTGACCTACATCTTGGTATCACCGCAGTCGTTATTAGTAAAGTCGCATAAGGTAATACAACGATGGAGGGTGCTCGGCACCCTCCATCGGAGGAGTTTATATGTCGATTGTCGATCCGAAGAAAATCATCTTGTTTGAGGAAGATTGGGATTATTTTCCTCAAGCTGTTCCACACTGGGAAACAACAAACACAAGTTGGCGTGATTTAGCGATCTTGTATCGTCGTGAATTCGGTGTCCGAAACTCTGCGTTTTTCATGGCGTTATTAAACCCAAGATTGATTGGTGTCGATCCCCACGCACCGAATTTGACGTCAGAACAGATTCAGATGATCGGTGCGGAATGCTATCTTAATCCATGGTACTTCTTCCGTGAAGTAATGCGTGTTCCGGCTAAAGCGGGTGATAACAAAATTTCATTCCGTGCTAACCGTGGTAACATTCCGATGCTCTGGGGGATATTTACCCGAACGAACTGGTATCAGATACAGATACGTCAGACGGGTAAATCCATGACCATGTTAGGGTTGTTCTGTTATCTAACCTATGTTCGTAGTCGAAACACCGAGGTTATTCAGTTAACAAAAGACGGTGATGCCCGTACGAAAACGGTAGAAGACGTGCGTAGTATACGCGATCTGTTGCCTGCATATCTCTGGACGCTGGATAGCCGTGATTCATCGAACAAAGAGAACGTAACCTACACGCGTTTCAAGAACAAGTTATCGGTAAAGATTCCACGTTCGGATAAGAAACAAGCAACAAACATCGGTCGTGGTCTAACAACCCCGATATTCCATAGCGACGAAACCGCGTTTACGAAATACATCGAAATTATTGTTCCTGCTGGTATCGGTGCGATGGGTGCGGCACGCGATGAAGCATTAAGCAACGGCGACCTGACAAGTATCATCTATACAACAACAGCAGGTGAATTGGATAAACGCGAGGGTAAATGGGCTTATGAAGTTTTCATGCGTTCCGCACCGTTTTCTGAAAGTTTCTTTGACTGTCGTAACGAAAAGCATCTGCATCAGACGGTATTGAACAACGTACCATGCGAGCTCAGCAAAGCGACCGTCAGGATCGGGGCACAATGGAACCATGCTCAATTGGGATTCAGTGACGAATGGTTAGCAAAAACCATGAACGAAACGGAAGGTGATAAGCTTCAGAAAGACCGTGACTACATGAACATTTGGACCAACGGTTCAGCAGAAAGCCCGTTAACCGCTGAGATGGTTGAGATGATCATGGCAGGACAACGTGAAATCGACCATATCGAGATCTCACCTGAAGGCTACTGCATTAACTGGTATATACCTCGAGGTCAAATCGAGACATACATGCAGAACAATAAGGTGGTTGCTGGTTTAGATACCAGTGACGCGATAGGTCGTGATGCCATCGGTTTGGTGATGGTGGATGTGGAAACAGCAGAAGTTGTTGCGACAGGACGTTTTAATAAACTGAGTCTGCTTTCTTTTGCTCGTTGGATGGCCAACTTCATGATGCGTTATAAGAACGTTACGTTGATTCCTGAACGTAAAAGCAGCGCAATCATGTTGTTAGACGCAATTGAAGAGTTCCTGAGACAAGCAGGTATCGACGTGTTCAAACGCGTGTACAACACCATTGTGGACCGACACGCCGATAATCCAGCGATGTTTGAAGACCTGAAGTTACCATTGAGCATGCGTGATGAAAGTTGGTACGCTCAGCGTAAACGGCATTTGGGCTTCACGACGGATGCACGCAAACGCATGGAGTTGTATTCCGACATCTTGATGGAAGGTATCGTAGAAACCCGCGGGCAGTTACGCGATAAGATGTTGTGTTCCGAGATTCTTGGGTTGGTTATCAAAGATGGGCGTGTCGACCACCAGGATGGAATGCACGATGACATGACGTTCGCATGGATGTTAGCGATGTGGTTTATCAAGCGCGCTAAGAAACAGATTCACTACGGTATCGATCCGCTTAAAGTCATGAGTCGTTTACCGGCATCTGTGACGGGTGAAATAGATCCGTATGAAGCTTATCTTAACCAACAGCAGGCGAAGCTACGTCAACGCGTTGCTGAAATCTATGAGCTGCTTAAGACCGAAACCAACGGCCTTATCTTGGATCGGTTGGAGGCGGAGCTTCTTACCTATAAAGGAAAAATACGCGGGGAGGATTCAGCGTCTGTCTCTATCGACGCAATGATTACGAAAGCAAGGGAGGAACGAGCGAATACGTATCGTCAAATAAGTCGCTCTTCGAACGAACGGAATATTTCTCGTAACGCGTGGATGACGATGGGCCAATACCGACCAGGGGGTTTTTTCTAAGAGTAGTCCGCAGACTCCCCGTTAATACCGGCGGGGAGACTATACGTATTATAATACTAACGACGTATAACGTTGAGGTACGCCATGGGCGATTCACTTGATCATGACACACTTGAGCAATTACGTATTTTAATCAAACTTGTCGGGCAGCTGGAAACCGACGACAACTTAACAGATAACGCGCATTTTATTTTAAGCGATAAGAACATCCTTGTCGAACGTATTCAAAATAAATGCCAACGTCTTCTGTTGTATGTGGAAGATCCAGATTGTTTAAGCGCCAGAACAAAACATCTATTCGATGCGGGTATTCGTGTTTGCGCTCAATCGGAGGATCTTTTCTGTTGGCAAAGAGGCGTATTGTTTACAACTAAGGGTCGCATTGAATTTTAAAGCAAACATAGTCCTCCTCTGGGTTCCATTCCCAGAGGAGGCTATGAGGCTTGAGCATTTTTGGTCTGTCGAGCACTGTGAGAGAACGACAGTTAACCAGGAGAGGACAAACGACTTACAGGGATGGTACTCCTGGGTGAAGCCCTATGCTTCAAATAATAACCAACATCAGTAAAGTTTTACTGTTACGCTGTTAGCGAGACATCACACGTCGAACGTAATAGTTGCGGCTAAACACCCGAAGCAGGATATACAGAAAGACACCGGTGCGTGTCGCCGCAGCTTCAGCGTCGTTTCTCGCGTTGGTTGCTTTCTTAATGACTTCAGAGCCGAGTTTACGCAGCTCTAACAGTTTCGGGTTGCTGGTGCGGTTAGACGTATACACGTTACGCATGTAGAATAAGAACGTAAGATCGCGCATATCGACCTTGTTCAAGATGATATACTCGATAGCATGTTCCATTACAAGCCGCAACATCTGAGAGACCTGCTTTCCGTCTTTTGTTGGCCGCTCTACGTTAGCGCTGATGTAGCTTAACGCTCGCTCAAGGGATAGGAGATTGGTAGTATGATGCACGTCGAGGATGACGACCATGAGTTCACGTTTAACGAAACTTGTTCGGTCATAAGCGATTTCGAACAGATATTGACGATAAGTGGTTTCGTTGCGTTTAATATCGCGGACAGCGAGACCATCGTCTAACTCTACAGTTTGAGAAGACGTGCCTATCTTCTTACCTTCTTCGTACATCGCGTAGTACGTATCGGTGATACGGTTGATAACCTTACGGATTCCGGTATTCACATCACGCACAAAACGTTCGGCGACGCTATCAGGTTCCAGGGTTGACCAGCGGCTGAAATGTGTACTATTACGCGCGATGATGGCGTTACAGCGTTCGTCGATGTATTCATTCCAGCTATTCATGCGCTTGATGCCTGATTTGAGGGTTAACTCATCGTACGCTTTAATAGCGATAGCCGGATCAGCGTTATAAGGATAACGTCGTGCTACCAGACCGCAAATGAATTTATAATGGAGGACTTGCATTGCTGCAAGCATCCCGGCTTCACGAACCTTTTCTTTTTTGATTTGTTTGCTGTGGAAGATCGCATAAAGCAACCAGCAGCAACTTAGGTTAAATGCGTTTGAGGCAACACGGTTGGTCTGCGTATTGTAAAAGGGCAGTTTACTCAAGTCGCGTCGTAAGCTTTCTTCATCCATCATCAAGACGTCTGAAAACCATGTATCGTTATGTCTTGTTGTGAATCGGATTTTCTGCACGCCTAACAGAACCCCACCGAAAAAACGCATGTGTTCTTGGTCTTGCGTGCGGAAGCGTGTCGCGTAACGGATAACCTGATTAACAAAATACTCGTCGATGTCAATGCCTTCCGCATGCGCATTAAACACCTGTAAAATAGAAGACATGAGCATGCTCCCTCAGATGGTAAACGTAATAAAGACTGTCATATCATCGCGAAATGGAGATTAAAATAAACCTACATTACCTTCCTGATTACACTCGCGGAAGGCAATGCAATGCCGTCCATACCACATAGGTCAGACATGAATATAGGATTAGAGTATATCGAATATGCATTAACGTTTAACCTTTTCGAATTGCATCGACCCCTTCAATTGGGGTATTTGGTTAACGCCTCGGCAAACGAGGATAACTTCCAACTTCGGTTCACGCCGCCGGGATTACCCGACACGATCGTTATCGAGGGCACACTAGACAAACTTCGTGTTTATCTACGTGACCCAGATGACCCTCAGCTTTTTTATCCGGGGTTCGCTTATCTGGTTAAAAACCACGTGTTTCTCTTTACGGATACCGATATTGACGAGTGGTTTACTGAACAGTTTGCTGAATTCGGTTGTGTTACGGATTGGCGACACAAGGGCATGACGCCCTGCTGGATTCCCATTGAACGGTTTTGGGGACACCAACATCAACTCGGTTGTTATACGGTTGTTTTGGAAACCGCTGACTTCTTTGGGCATCGCGTATTACGCAACGCGAAATACGGTCGCGTCGTGGACCCATCAACGATAATTCATTCAGGTAAATTAAGGATTACAAGATGAGCTTTGTTCCAACCTTTTCTAACGGCGTTGCGAGTGCTACGCTTGACGACAACAATGTTACCGTGGAAATCCATCGTGGGTATCTTTCGGTGTATGATAACTCAACCGGTTCGGATGCTTGTATATTCCGCTACCGTCTCGATGAAGATCGTTTCCAGATGGGCGCAATCTTCCAGAAGTTTGGTTTGGATTTCGAGACCCGCGTCGTCAGTGCGTTACAACACAACCCGCTATGGATGATGTCGGCTGGTTTTACGCGTTGGCTTCACTACGGTGGCGATCCTCAAGCGGGCGTCATTCACTTCTTTCTGGACAACGCCACCTACAACAACTGCATGGTTGTAGGTATTTCAATTAAACCGGAACAGTTACACCGACTGCTTTGTGTTGATGCGTACATCGATGAAGACACATTGCAAGACGATGCTGATCTCCTGCAGATGCTTATCAACGGGGATCCGCTAGACTTACGTCAACAAGCACCAACCGAACAAGTATGTTACACACCAACCTTTGCACCTAACCAAGTCCTGCATGGGCTTGGTGCGCTTTATGCGATGTTGATGGAGGTTTATGTCCCATGCTTCAAAAATTAATGATTCCCAGCGTAAACGCGGTCATTGACGATGAGACAAAAGCCGTTCACGAATTCGTTGTTTCAGGAAACCATTACTACACCGTAAGCTGGTATCCACCAGACAATCATGTCTTCCTCAAACCGCATATCGAAATCCGTCGAGGAGACCATGAAGGATTGCTCTTAGGGTATATCCGACTCGACGGAGATAATACCCCACCCCGTTTTGAAAATGTGAATTTACACGATCCGCAACAATGGATAAAGATCATTGCTCAATCACGTTTATACAAGACGATGACAAAGAAGGAAGATGTATTCGAATCGTTAAAGGTTCATGCAGAAATAGGCTGTTAGCATAAAAGAGATAAACAGATACTACTACGCCGTCTCGAGTTGTCTCGAGACGGTAAGTTTATACTGTTTTGCTTATTCATTTGAGCAATACTGAATGCTTACTCTCTCCCTTAAAAAGGAGAGGGCCGGTAGGCCAGTATTACTTGGGAGAATGGGGAGGTGGGGAGCATTATATCTGTTTACTATCTTTAGATAGAACATAACCTAATAGAGATAAGAATACGTTATTAACAATACGTAAAACATAACCTCTTTTAGACTTAATATGTCAATTAAACAACATATCAAATATACTAAGGATTTCTATCATGGATCAATTACCAGGATTAGATAACATCACCTATTCAGCTTCTCTTGTTCTTAATCGTCACGTCATCGCTGCCACATCAGGTATTGTTCCACCTCTAGAGAAAACATTACCATCGTTATGCAATCTGTTATTACGGGTTCAGCACACCAGTGTTCCTGTGCATAAGCCTTTTGTTTATCCCGAACGTGAAGATAAATGGCTTAAGGTTGTTGAAGGACCACTACATTGGACAACAATGCCTGATGAAGCTGATCTCAGCGACACGGAAAAAGATGATGTTTTTGTTAGCGTACGCAATCTTGTTGCTTTTGTGATCGGTAGCCGTGAGAAAGAACACGATAATCGCGTTAATGAAATCGACACAAAACTCCGTAAGCTGCTTAACGATCCTGCACGTACTCCTTACGCTACCGAAGAAGTCGATGGTGTTCTGTTCGAGTATTATCAGATTCCTGTTGATGAGACTTTAGGATCAACGATGGTACCAACCACACGTTTAGGTCAGGTTACCGATCTGATTCGTAGTGACTGGTTGTATCGTACCCATCCTTTTTTCTTTAAGAAAGGCGATCATCCGCTAATTACTGCAGCATTCATTGCCGGGTACAATAAAGAAACCGATAAAGGTGAAATTTATCTCGCGGTCTATCGTGGTCATACCCCTATCGGTACGGGCGGTAAGTTACAATTTTGGGGTATCGATTTCACCATCTTGGATTGTGGGTTACTGTTACGCAAGAATCGTGCATTAACGCTCCTGGATTATAACTTCCAGGATCTTACCGTCTTGAACCCGCAGCAGGCTGTTCCTATCATGGAGTATCCTACCAAAACCGGCGTTAAGAATTTCATCGCTGCTGCAGAGGAAAGCCCGTTAGGGACATGGCATGTTAGCCTGCAATACAACGGGACCGAATGGTATCGCGATAAACATGCTCCGGAAGTTGATCCTGCTTTAAAAGAGCGTTTATTACGTGAACTTGAACGATTTGTAGCAATGGAGAAAATGAACAATGACGTTAACGACGAACAATGAAGACATCAAAGATGCATTCGTGAGCGTTGAACTTGCGGATGTCTCTCTTATTGTCCGTGGCTATAAACCCGAACCTTATAAACAGGCGAGCGGTTTCAGACTTGCCCGGTCAGCGAGCCATTTAATGCCAGATGAGATGGCGTTAATTACCGGTAAGATACGTCTGGTTTTTGAACCGAACAATGATGGAAGAATACCCATTAGCACAACGTGCGTGGTCTTCATCGATGATTATCCGTTGGTGCCTGTCGAATTGTCTACGGAACATCAATGGAACACCTTACCGATCACTCGTGGTTCATGCCAGAACTTTTCGTCTAAGACACCAATACTCCAAGAGATCTCTTCGTATAGTGATGGCGAACCGATACACACGTACGCACCGAAGTATTTCGACGACATCATTTTGTTCTTGTTGGATACGGATGATGTTGAAAAATACCTTCCTGAACGTACGACGTTCGTCAGCCCACGTAAACTGGAGATTGTTCGTGGTCGACCGCTGATGCTGGATCCAACCACCGAACGTCAACTCTTCACGTTGCGTAAGGAAACCGATAACGACGGTCGAGAAGTGTGGGAGTTCCGTACGGATTATCTACTGTTAAGTTTTATATTTCCGCAGGATCCGCACGAACCCATTCAGGTTAAGCCTGGTAAATGGGGAGACGACGCATCGGATGAAGAACGTACATCGATCGCGATGCAGTTGAAGATGATCATTCTTAGCGCATTGCCTCGTTACGAGTGTTTACGGGATCGTATTTTCAACTACGTCGATACATCAGAAAGCGATAGTTAATGAATAGGCTACCATGGATAACATCAGCGTTATTCGTGAGTACCGCGCCGCCATTTATGTCGGTCCAATCGTCGATGTGTTAGATCTTGCTTTACGTTCGCCATTCCCTGAGCCCGATGCACGGCACCTGATGGTTGAATATGTTATTTTACAGGCCATCTTTGATTGTGGCCTGTTTTACTCTGACCAGTTAGGTTTGGCGTATTACTTCAGGCCAGAGATAACGCAACTATTACAGGGATTGTCGAGGAAGGTGCAGACAGACGTTCGTAAATGTGTTGTAGGTCAATTAGAGCCGAATTTCTGGTATCGATATGAATTCGAATTAGAAAGCGCTACATTGGAATACAACATGCTCCGGTTGGTGATGATCCGACAAGGAGTTTAAGGAGGATCTTCCATGACGACGAAGAAGAAAGTAATGCCGAAGGCTGCGCACGGTATCTACGAATTGTGGTTATTGGATAAACACGGCTATAAGGTCTTAACTAAAGAAGAAGGACGGCATGTTAAAGCAGGACTCATGGTATTACAAGGTGAGTTGTTGCTGGATAATGGTACGCTGTTTTTGAACGGAAGGAAAATTGCTGTAAAACAAGGACGTCGATATGAGATTTGTTATCCGTTGCGTCCAGGTGCGATGAAGAATGCGCTTTACGCAAGTATGCGTGCCGCGATGAAACGGGAAGGGTTGTTATGATGAACGAGAAACCGCAAGTAAAGCTATATAAATCAGGCTACACGACAATAGAATACATTGAAGGGATTCACAGAAAGAAAGATGCGGCGTATGTGCTGCATTATTCCAAACATCACGATACGCTATTTGCTTTTACCGTAGTAAATATGCAAAATGTGGGTAGCAGTGATATCGAACGTTGGTTACAAATCCACCCGACCGACGATCGTGTTCAATTTATCGTTACGCCGTATGCTGCGTTTTCTGGTAACGCTTATCGTTTTATTGATAGCGAAGACGGTGAATTATTTTTACGTTTGTACATCACCGATATTGCGAAGACAGGATCGACACCGTCACTGATCGTTGATGAGACAAAGACGCAATACGGTATTCAGTTCGATTGTTTACCGGACGATCTCATTTTCAGTAATAAGCTATCAACCTCGGCCTGTATTATTGCTGCTGATTTTGCGAACGTGCTGAAAGTGTTCAAACGGCAAATACCTCCCTCGAAAACTCCGAGGGAGGAAGCTGTCGTTAATCAGAAGTAACCGGTTTGTAGTCGAATGGCGCGACGTTTAGTTTGCGGATCGTTCCAGGCAGCAACGCCAGCCCACGTTTCGTTCAGGAATTCCTGATATGTGTTTTCAGCATCGGCAAAGCGATCGATGTATTCCTTGAATGCACCGACTTCTTGCCCTTGTGCTGTAACACCTCTATCGAGACGGATAACGGTTCTGTTGTAGATGTCGCTTTGCGTGGCGTATAAACAGAGTTTGTAAAAGTCGTTCCAAACCTCCATGCTGAGGTTAGTAAGTTCCGGATCGTGGGCAAGGAAACAACGTAGACTCAGTGGAAATTGTACAGGCGTGACGTTGTTCACCATGATGGTGTTAGGGGCGATGATATCAACGTTGGCCGTACTAAGAACGTTCATGGGACCGAAAGCGTTCATCCCTTGCTGTAACGTGTTGCTTGCGGGGTTCCACCCACAAAGCTGACGTTGAAACTGGGTTTGGTTGAAAGCACCCCATTGCCCGTTATAGTTTATTCCGTAGTTGTTCACGCTCCCTGAGATAATGGATAATGCGGACGTGATATAACGTCCCTGCGTGGCTTCCAACGGAATGTGGAAAACATAACAGTTAATGGTGACTTCTTCGACTGTGACACCCGCATCATCAAGAGGGATAACGGTTTGTAGCCCCCCGTAGATATCGATGTCGCCGATAACCCGTTTACGGATTACCCAATCGGTAATGATGTCTTCTACGGAACGAGGATAGCGATTACGCCAGTCGTAGCGATCGATATAGCAATACTGTAGGATATCTGCCGGTATTGTACGACAGATACGATCTACACTGTGGTCAATAGCACCCATGGGTCACCCCTTTAGCAAAGAAAGATTCATTGTACGTTAAATACATAGTAAATTAGGAGTTCACATGCAAGAGAACCAAGTACATATTTGGGCTGTTGGTGGTTGTGGTGGCGAAATCGGCTCAGCATTTGAAGGCGAAGTCGCGAAAGGATTACACAGCATGACGTATGTTGATACCAGCCGGGCTAATCTACGCGATAGCGCACTGGACGACGATCATATCTACATCTTTAAAGATGCGGCGGGTCGTGAGTTAGACGGTTCTGGTAAGAAGCGTGATGAGAACGCTGAACTGATCTGCTCGCAAATCCCAGGTATTCTCAATAAGCATACGCCAGGTAAATTTAATATCGTGGTCTTTAGTCTGAGCGGTGGTTCAGGCTCTGTTGCCGGTCCTGCGTTGGTTGCTAACCTGCTGGAACGCGGTGAACGTGTGGTGTGTTGCATCGTTGCCTCGTTCGATGATGAGCGTCAAACGATCAACGCCGATCGTACCTTTAAAGGACTGATGGCGGCTGCAGAAGGATTGAAACGTCCGGTGATTGTTAGCTATCACATGAATGGCGAAAATGGGAAATCGGAGCAGGATGTCAACCTGGACGTGCAGGTTGTTATTAGCCAGCTTTGTGTTCTGTTTTCTGGCGAGAACCGTCGTCTTGACAGCGCCGACCTGGAAAACTTCTTAAACCATCCGCGTGTTACCGGTTTGGAACCAACGATCACCGAACTTAATACGTTCATGGGATACGATTGGACGAAAGAGAACGATAGTCCTATTGCTTTCTGTACGCTTTACCCGAAAGACGCGACTAAAGTCATGGGTGTTAACGCTATTTACAGCTGTGATGGTTTTGTGCCTGAAAGCAGCCCGATTCGTGAAGCGACGTCGTTTGTTTTAAGTACCGATCGTTTAGGGGGTATTATCAAACAAATCGCTGACGAAGCGAAACGTTACATTGAACATCGTAACGCGCGTCAACAGGCACCGAAAGTTGGTGACGAAACTGTAGCGGAAGCGAAGAACAGCGGTTTCTTGCTTTTCTAACACCGAACCAAAAAGTTCAAGTGAATGGAGATGCGCTATGTCGCTGTTTATCTGCGAACGTTGCGGTCATGTTGATAGTACTGAACTCGCTTACGAGAATCAGCGAGGCGATGGTCAGTTCGTGTGTACGAAATGCCAAGGTCGTCAATGGCATGGTTATTTTCCATATCAGCCATACGACCCAGCAAAACACGCACATATCGTCAACCATCCTTCATTGAAATTGGATGGTTATTAAGTTCTATCGAGCCTGTCCTTCGGGGCAGGCTTTTATGCCGTGTAGGAGAAAGCATGGGAGAGTGGTGGGATAAAATAAGAAAACGATTTAACGATTGGAATCAGGAACGGGAGGAAGAAATAAAGCGTGCTTGGGACGTCTTGGATCGAAGAGGTACGGTGGTATTCGAAGAGGGGGAAAATGATGCCAGAAACTCTCCTATTTCGTTTTACGCCGTATATTTTAACTATTCCCAGATATCGTGTGTATAAACAATGGGGACTTAGGAAAAGAGTATGACCAAGAGACTAGCCAGGATCGATTTGTACACATTAGCGTCGTGGGTTTCATTACCGCTTATCGATTGCCTGAGTTTGCATCATCAACGCCAACTTTCTCCGAAGGAAAAACTGCAATTAACGGAATTGTTGGTGGATTTCGATCTTAATCAGAGAATGCCCTGGACTCGACATGATCCTCGATATCGTCATGAATCGTTCGCAGATATTCTCGGTCCGATTTGGTATCAACCTGACTTTCGAGAAGACTTCGATGTTGTTCAGGGTATGGTAACCGAATATTTGTCTTATCATCACAACAAGCTGTTTGGTAAGAATTGGTCGGATAACCGTATTTACGGAATAGAGCGTGTGTGCGACTATGTCTATATCGTTGATCTTGGTCGTGTTAAGAAACATCAAACAAAACCAACGCCGTTAAAAGCATTTGAGTTCCAAGAAACAGAGTATTGCGTTGATCGTAAGTCAGCAACCGAACATGTTGTCCGCGTACGTAATAGTAACCCTCAAGTGATGGCGATGCCGTCAATTAATATCACGATCAATGTCTGCCCATCTGGCGCGATTGTTGAACGTCCCCAGGAGCTAACAGATGAACAATTTGAATGGCTTGGGCAATTGGAAGAACTTCGATTGGCTCACGCGAAACGAAAAGCGAAACAACTCGCCAATGAACCCATTTACATTAAACAGGGCATTGCCATTAAGGAACGATTTAAACAACGTCGCTCCGTCTTCGGTCCCGTGCAACCCGTACTATATGAGTTTGGGGTTCCCGAGTACCGGATGGACGCTGAGTCGGTGGCGACCGCTTTCTTGGATAACGGTGAAATACATCGACAAGGTGCATGTTCTTCGGGTCCTTTTAGACCGGTTCGAGTCCAGCGTCCACGCAGACATCGGCATACTAAGTCGAGAACAGGAAATGATGACGTGCCACGAAACATGGACAGATCTCATTACCGAACTTATTGAACGGGCTGGCGACACAGAACGTATTTTCAATGAAGACGATCCGTCGATGGAAAGACATGTTGATGCTTACCACGCGGCAGCGTCAGAACTTACGAATCTCACCATGGCACTCGAGCCTGTCTTCGGTAGTGAGTTTATTCACGTATGGGAACACATGTTGGAAGGGCCTTACAACTGGGCGTTGGAGAGTTACAATGCGGCCACCTTTGTTGCGATCTTTAGAGCAATTTCAGAGAGACGATTCTAAGCCGTCGGCTATTCCGCGTCCAAGTCAGGTTTCGATACACATTCGCACACCACAGACCGGACGTCGGTACATCATCCCGTTATTAAACTACAGTGAATATCTGTTTTCGATGCTCGATGAGCGATTACCTTATTTCTCACCGAACGGAAATTATGATATTCACACGTTGCTTTACGACACGATTGAACTGTATCTGTACAAACGAAATATCTCCGGCCGTGATGTAGACACGCAACTCGAGTTCGTTTTGGATGAAGTTTTCATGCATGAAGACTATGGTCATGATGAGAAGTTCGATTTTCGTTGTCGTTTATCGGTGATGCGAAGCGAAGTTAACCAGATCCTTCGTACGTGGATCCCACGTGTAGAAGATTGGTGGCATTTCAATTTTACGTTAGATACGAGTATGACGTTATGGTTGGTGGTGGAATAATACAATCAAAGCCGTCGGCATTTGTGCGTTATCGGCAGAAACCTAATTTTCTTAACGGGAAAGATGATGGCGTGCGGATATCGGTGTGCTTGGAAACCGTACTGGCGATGTTGTATCAGCATATGGACAAGTATGCTTTCTTCGACCGCATTAACGTATCGGCTTATGACGTGCTTCAGTATACGACGTACGAGTACTGGTCGTTACGTATGCAGCGACCATTTCAATCGTGGTATCCGCCGGTATATGAAATGATAAGCGAAGAACTGTGCCAGGAACTGGTTAGCGTAGATCATGACGGTGAGTATTATGAAGCCATTTATAGTTATGTTGACGCGATCCAGGAAACCGTTAACCTTATATTTCCGTGCTTTGATTACTCGATGACACAGATGTTAACGGCCAGTGGGTTATTACCGAAGACCGTCGAGAACAACCTCGAACTAGAAGGAATTCATGGATATGTTGCCTTTTTCAACGTTGAATGTGGTTGATCGTGGAACAGATACCTATCGTCTGACGGTTACTATCCCCGACTGGTTACAAGCAGAGCTGAACACCATGAATGACCCAGAAGATCCGTTGCGTATAACAACGTTGCTGGTATTAGCGTTGCGGTATCTTAATCGTCCTGTCTTGTCACGCGAGGCGTTCGAGAACGCGTATATCCTCGGATACGTTAAACGTGAAGATACGATATTATTTACGAAGATACAGCTCTGTTTCTTAAATCAATTATGTCTGTTCAATGTCGGTCGTACGACTAACACGCATCGTTACGGGTGGGAGGTCGTACAAATCTATCCTACCGTTATGGTAGTATCCAGTTTTCGTCGCGCATTGTGGGACGATCCAGAAAAGACTGTGGCGTCGTTAATACATACGCCGAACAAGAGAAACACAGGATGGAAAAATACGCCACTGAGCGCCGTCGCCACGTTATAAAACGCGATGACTACTATCTTGAGCAACTGCTCGAACAGGCGGTTAACGACATCTATAGTCAGGCAGAAGACGATTACTGTTTGTCTGGGTGGGGTACCGAAGGAAGGCAGATGCTGATGAGGAATCTACTGCAAGAAATTGCAGATGTTGTCTTATCGGATATCGACGATGACTTTATCGATGAGTACTGCGAGGAGAGATCGTTATCACGATATCTTATCGTGCGTATTATCGGACGTGTTTATTATCGTGTTGTCCAGGATATGGAGTTCACAAAAACGTTTTATCGTGGCGGAACACTATCATCTATCCGAGTCTGGTCGGCGTCGACTTTCGGGTATGAATACATTTTTAAATAAAGGATGCTATTATGCCAGCTTCTGATTTAGAAAAGATTGGCTCTGTTGTGAGTTTTGATGTATACGCCCCAGAACTTGGGGTTAACTTCAACGGAGTAGAAATTAGCGCGGTGTACAATTATCGTACCGCCGTACGTAACGGTCGCGATGTTGACGCCATTCACCAACAGATTTATTCCCGGCTCCCGTCTAGTGTACCGAACGATCCGACGAAGTACAATTACGTCGAGGTCATCACAGCTGATGGGGAGTATGTAATTTTAGGGATTCCTTGGATTAAGGAGAGCACGATCGTCGTTACCAAGACGCTGATCTATAAACCTAGCATCGTTATCGAGGATGCGACCGACATGACAAAAATTAATCAAATTCTTAATCAGGCAGGTTACACCAAGATTGTTGCTAACGACTTGATTAATCAGTAAACTTTTACATAAAGTACTATATATTTTGAGTGGTTAGTGCCATCAGTGAAATAAGATAGGTTCGTGTTTTTATTCCTTCTTTGGCGAACCATCTTTCGTGTTACAACCTCCCTCTGATCTGGCATCATTGTAACACGAGAGAAGATCTTGTTTCACGAACATCATCGATATCTTTCAGTCAGTTATTATCCTTTAAACCGATCTGGCTTCGGCTGGATCGGTTCTTTTTATGCCGTCCTTCTTTTTTAACAGATATACGAGATGATGTAGACAGACTAAATAACTTTTGGAGGATTTATGGAAAATCCGTTCTTTTACGATGAAAACGGATATGGTCGTACGTTGGATATGACCAAAGAAGCGGTACAGGATTATACCCTGTTCTTAATGCGCATGCGTGGGATTTCTCAGCAGGAAGCGTTGCAGTTTGTTCTTGATACGGTTAGTCCTGGTGGAAAATACGGGATGGTTGATCCCGACTGCCTTGTACTAACACAGCGTACTGAAGGAAACCGAGAAAAAGAAGTCATTAAGTTCAGTCAGTATTTCAATGATATCAAAGAAAATAATTTAATTATCACACCGGTATGGGCTAACTGTTATCCGCGTGAAACACGTTCCAGCGTGCTAAGCGACTTCGCGGTTGAAAACGGTAAGTTGCGTAAGAAACAAAAGAAACAAATGTCGATAGCACAAGCACACGGACGTAAAGATGAAGCTGAGTTACACGATAAACGACAAACCAACACCAAGTTAGATAACAACAGCTTGTCAGGAACCCAGGCGTCCAAGTTTAACCCTTTTTATAATCCGATCGCGCATCCGAGTCTAACGACAACATGTCGCTGTGCTTCAGGTTCAGCCAATGCGAACAACGAACGCTTCCTTGCGGGTAATTTCCATTATTACGATTGCGATATCGCTATCGAAAACATCGTAAGCATCGTCCGTAATAGCGATCGTAAAGCCATTGAGCAGGTAATGGTAAAATACAAACTGCATTACCCTACGCCGGAAGAGGTTTGGGCTAATGTATCGAAATGCTTGCATCGATATACTTTCGACCCGGAGAAAGAACTGACCATCCGGGAGCTAATTACCGGTTTAACGCCGTTGGAACGCGCCTGCTATATGTACAGCAATAACCTGTACTCGTTACGTGAGCTTAATCCTGAATTTGTTCGAGATTTTCTTGACTCGTTATGTGAACTGGCATCCGAACCTGTTGAAACGATGGAAGAGGCTAAAGCCATTATTGCTTCCATGGATAACAACACGGTCGCTTGGATTACAGCACAATGCACGGAGTTCTTGAACGGGGAAGCGATTTACGTAGCGCTAGAAAAAGGAAATGAACTTGGCTATCGTCTTACTGCAGCAACGACAAAATTAATGCTGCAACGCATCCAAAGCTACGCTGATTTAATTAAGGCGTTATGGCGTACCGAGAACCAACCGGCCGGTGTTTATGCTTTTCCGTCAGCAATCCGTGAAGTGGGTGTGTTGTCTGATACCGACTCGACGGTGTTTACCTGCCAGGAGTGGGTTCAGTGGCGATTTGGAAATATGGAGATCAATCCAATTTCGACGCGCTTAGCAAACACACTTATCTATCTGGTTACGCAGATTACGGTTCATCTGATGGCGATGTGTTCTGGTAATATCGGTGTAGCGAAAGAGCATATGTACGTAATGGAAATGAAGAACGAATATATGTTCTTAATCCTGTCGTTAACCTCGATGGGTAAAAACTATTACGGATACATGACCATGCGTGAAGGGGTTCCTATCAACCCACCGAAGCTGGAATTGAAAGGTCCTGTTATGCGTGATGCGTCAGCACCAAAAATAATCGTCCAACGTGTTGAACGCATGATGTGTGGTATAATGGATAAGCTGTTACGTAATGAGAAGATCAGCATTCGATTGGTTCTTGACGATATTATCTCACTAGAGAATGAAATCGTTGAATCAATGAAACGTGGCGATCCGGATTTCTTAACACGTGTTAAAGTGAAACCACATGTTGCGGTAACGAAACAGTCTTACGATATGTGGGAAGAAGTGTTTGCTCAATCGTACGGTCATTGCCCCGAACCACCTTATGTTGGGGTTCGTGTACCGTTGGCGACGAAGAACAAAACGCTTCTTAACGATTGGATTGATTCCTGGGAGGATAAAGGGTTACAACAACGTTTCCGTGATTGGATTGTACGTAACGATAAGAAAACGATAAGCAACTTAACGATACCATTACCGGTGATCGAAGCCTCCGGGCTTCCTGATATCTTTATTCAAGGTATGGATATTCGTCGACTGATCTCTACGCTCGTTCGTTCGTATTATGCGTTAATGGAAAGTTACGGTATTTTCATCTCGAATAAAAACAATACATTGTTGGCCCAAGACATCGCAGCAAGTTATTTACCGAAGCAAGAAACCGCAGAATAACATAACCCACCACCCCATCCTCCCTTCCCTTACGGGTTGGGAGGATGTGTGGAAAGAAGGAGGTGGTTATGCACCAGCAGGAAGAATTTTTAAGAGGTCGGCAACCTGTGCAATAACTTCACGTCTTAAATCGCCAGGTAACGGAGAGGATTCCCAGTTACCTTCTTTTAGACTCCGGTCGGCAGCACGGTACAGGTCGTTATCGATTTGACTGCTAAATCCGACGCTTTCAGATACGTTTTGCAATGTGACGAGTTGCTGCCATAATGACAGACAACCCAGATCCCTTGCCCATCGTGTTTGTCGAAGATCAACGGTGTAGCCCATTCGGGTTGCTTGGTACTGATCCCCGTATAAACTCGGTATCTGTTTAAGCATGTCGGTGTAGCTTCGTCTTCTTCGTAATAAATGATGCTGTACGGACAGAACGACTTGGTCGAATACGTTATCAAGGTCGTTAACGTAAATTGGTGATTTGAGTGGATTCTTAGCCGGAGATACCCACAAACAACGGTTACGTACGACAACATCGTTGTGTGAGTATAATGCGTTAACCAACGGAAAACTCGCAAGGAAGCTTGTAACCGGTTCTTTAACCACCCATTTACCGTCGACGTTATGACCCATGACCAAAGACCACATTCGATACTGTAGCGCTAATAAAGGCACGTCAACCATAATGACCGCAAACCCCCGTCCTTCCTCAACCTGCTTTTGGTGAAGAGGAATGTAACGAAGATTTGCGTATGGGTGCGTCACGATTCTAACTGGTGACCAATTACGCCAGTTGTCAAGAACATCACGTGAAATAAGACGACTTTCACCGGTTGCGATAATAGCTTCGTGCAATCCTGGATAGAAATCACCGTCGAATAACTTACCCGCGTATCTTGATGTTGTCAACTTGACACGATTACCCAATTCTGGCGTAAGATCGAGAATCATGTCGTAGTAAGTTTGTACTGAGATGTCGTATCTCATAGGGAGCTGTGCGAGCAGCAACGCAAGGATGTGATCGCTCTGAACCGCGAAGGTAAAACCTTGATAGTGGTTCTGGATTGTCTGTAGGTTTCTTTGAACTTCGCGTATTAGATAGTCTTTCTGAGGGACGGGCTGCACGCCCGATGATGTTCGCGGGAGGTTATTTAAAACACGAAACATACGAACTCCGTAAGAAGATGGTAAACGGATATGACTTTACTCTCAATAAGAGAAGTAAAAGTTTACAGACATATCCTGATTATATGTAGAAAGAATGTTGCTTCTCGGCAGCGTTCGCCTAGGGGTTTATATCGTTCAATGTGGTTACACCAATATTGAAAAAAATTTCAGGGTTATATTACCTAGGTGAATGAGCGAGTAGAAGCTGATTCAATGACGTCATTTAATAAAGTTTAAGAAAAGAGGAATCCCAAATGGGCTTAGACGTACGTAATAACGGTAACGATAATGTAGAAATTCGTGCAGCTGAAACCCGCACCGCACAACGTGCTGATGAGGCGCTGGAAACCGCTGCAGATTTTGCCGACCGTCCTAAAGTAACTCATACGATGCGTACGATCAACCGTACACTGAGCCGTCGTATCAGCCGTAATACCGGCTCCGAGCAGGTACTGAATCTCCGTCGTCTGATGGAGAAATATCTGGAAGATACCCAGTTCAAAGACGACTTCATCTTTGTTGCGGTTGACCCGAACCAGTACAGCGTACCGTATCCGACCCTGGTTGTTATGAGCGGTGCAAAAGTAGGTGATCATAACCACTTCTTCGGTTACGTCCTGCCGCTGGTTGCTGGTCTGGCTCCGCTGCCGCGTCGTGAAGAACAAGGTCCGCATGGTAACATTCTGGTACCGCGTACCTGGGTTGATAACCTGAACGGTACGTTCATCAACGAAGTCATGGCGGCAATGTATTCAGCTATTGGTGGTAAGTCTAACGGTACTGTTCGTATCGCTGGTCTGGCTGTGGTGACCAATGAAATCACCGCTGAATCCGCGCATCTGGCAACCACCCTGCTGTCTGCTGCAGATAACGCAATCCAAACCGCGATCGAAATCCGTCTCGGTGATAAACTGGGTCTGCCGCAGTTCAACCTGGGCATGATGGCAAGCGATCAGCCAATCAGCAGCGTTCAGTACAACACCAGCGGTATGCAGGACAGCGATATTGTTGGTAACCCTGTGCGTTCTGACATCACTGTAACTATCTCTAACCGCATCCGTCAAGCGATGAGCGATTACGATAGTCAACAGCGTCTGGTCGCCACCACCGGTTACATTGACCTGACCTACAGCCCGCAGAACCCGACCTTCAACCAAGGCCCTGTTCTGGTTAACGGCTATCCGGTACCGCCGACTGTACAATACCAGCCGCGTTACGTGATGACCAGCGCTTACCCGCTGGAGCTGGATGCGTTCACACCGAACAGCTTCGTGCTGGGTCTGATTGGTACCATCGCTACACTGAACAGCGGTATGGCGTGGGCACAGTCTTTAATCAGCAACGCTGCTCGTGGCATCGGTCCTCATAACCCGGGTGCTCTGGCGATGGTACTGGATCCGGAAGTTACCGCACCGCTGGATCTGTCTACTCAAACCAACGAGCAGATTTACAAGTTCCTGCAACAGGTACTGTATCCGTCTCTGCTGATTTCTATCGATGTACCGGAAGAAGGTGAATATAGCTGGTTGCTGCGTATGATCCCTGCAGCTGAGAAGATCTTTACGGGCAACGTTGACGGTAAAGTTCAAGAAATCTCCGAAGGCTATAAAGCACTCTATCGTGCATTCGATGATACTACCCTGGGTTGCTTCAGCAAGAAATATCAATACGGCCAACCGTTAGTGTACGCTACCGGTAACCGTATCCCGCTGGGTCACTACAACCACCAGGATGGCCACCGTCACGATATTCGTGATATGGACGATCTGTACATGATGAACATCACTAACCCGGATACCGTAGAAGCTTGGGAAGACAGCTTCGACCGTACCGATATGTCGATGTCTCAGCGTGTTGTCGCTCGTCACGAAATCATCGATCGTGTTCTGTCTGGTAGCTGGGAACAAACCGGCTGGGCAATGCGTTACGATTTCGAACCGAATGCGCTTGCGGCATTGATTGAAGCGGCTGCCGAAGCTGGCTTCACCATCCGTCCTGAGAACATCCAGCATCTGGCAGGTACCGCTGTTCGTGGTAACGCAGCAGCACGTGCTCGTGGTCTGGGTAACATCTCCGGCAACATCTATGCACGTAGCGATCGTCCGAATGTTGGCGGTAACAACATGGGTGGGGCATTCAACCTGTTCTAATGGAAGAACGTTCGATGTAATCTGACGGGAGGGAGGGCAACCTCCCTCCCTTATACGTCCTAACGTTCTTTTTCATTTGTAGGAGATGTCCCATGGCCATCATGCTCGATATCGTGAGTTTCGATAGACAGCTCGCAGAACTTCCCTTTACGCCGATTTTGTTGAACGATTACGATACAAAAGTCGTCGAAGAGAAGAAGAAATTAAACAGTTTTATCACCCGTGTTTACTCCAGCGATACGTTGGATATCACGCCACAATGTGGGTGCGGTTTCTACAATCGTGGTGAGCTGCTCGGCACGGTGTGTCCAAACTGTAAAACGGTTGTGACCTACCCAGCAGAACAGGAGATTCGTTCGACGGTCTGGGCGCGTGTTCCTGAAGGAATCGATGCGTTCATTAACCCGTTGGTCCATCTCGTGCTGGCAAGCGAGTTGAATATCAAAAGCTTCGAAACGATGACGTGGCTCATTGATGCCAGTTACCGTCCAAATGTAAAACGACCCATTGAACTCAAGAACTATCTGGAGCAGCAATTTGATGTATTCGGGATACGGCGTGGCGTAAATAGCTTTATACAGAACTTCGATCGCATCATGGAGATCTTGTATAAAGGACCTACGTTACGTGGACCGAAGAACACAGAGAAAGTTGACACGCTACGAGAATTCATCCGTATCCATCGTGATAAGTTCTTCAGTCAGTACATCAGCTTTCCTGCAGCCATGATGTTCGTTATCGAGAATACGCCAACCGGTCGTTATGCGGATAGCAAAATGGAAGGTGCGATCGATGCTATCGGTACGTTGAATAGTATCTATCACCCAACAACACCTTTGAGCGCCAGAAAGAAAGAAAACTGGATGGCGAAAGTGCAATTGAAGCTGCTGCAATACCACGCGGCGATTTTCGATGAGTTCATCGGTAAGAAGAAAGGTATTACACGTAAAAACATATTAGGTACATTACATCCATTCACCACGCGTACCGTAATCAGTTCGATAACAGCGAACCATCGTTATTATCATCTGCATTTCCCATACGCACCATTTACTTTAACCAATAAAGAACATATCCAATCCAAGTTATTCCATCGCGGTTATTCACCGAGAGCAGCACGTGCGTTCGTTGCGGAACATGTCCGTAATTATCATCCGATGATGAGCGAGCTGCACGATGAGCTTATTGCTGATACACCGTTCGATGGGATTGTGTGTGGCTTTGTTCGAAACCCATCACTTGACCGAAGCAGTAACCAATGTCTTGAAATCACCAAGGTTAAACGCGATCCGCAGGATAACACCATCGGGTTAAGCGTGATGATCCTTAAGGGATACAACGCTTCAAATGAGGCCCTGCCTTCCGAAAGGAAGAGCTTGAATTCCGTGAATTGCTGAGACGGGCTAAAGCCACTCTGCCCTTGTGGGAGCCGATAAGGCGGAAATAAGTGAGTGGATGTTGGGAGGCTTCAACGACAGTCCTGAACCAGGATGCCACCCCAACGTACAATGTTCAATCAGCAGCCTAGCCGCCGATTATCGGTGGAAGGTTCAACGATCATGTCCCTCGAATTCGCTGAGGGTAGCGCGGAACACCCTTCGTGGGTGATGAGATGATCTCTCCGTCCTGGTAACACCAGGAGCTGCAGGTAATGCTGCGGGTATGGAGTAGCGAACCATACTGAAGATACGTGGACTTTGACGGTGATGCCAGAGCCATGGCCTTATCTCCTGAAAAGGAGAATATGCATTCCGTGAATTGCTGGAATAGGCTAAAGCCGTTACGCCTCGTAAGAGGAACCGATAAGGTAGAAACAAGGTAACGGATGTACGCGGCTTCAATGAAAATCCCTTTAATGGGACGCCTACCGTACGTAACAATGTCCAATCAGCAGCGAAGCTCCGTTTAGGAGAACGTTCAACGAGTAAGCGGTCTCAAGCGAGATCCAGCGCGGAAGTCCTACGTTCCATTTGGAATATGGACATGATATACTCTCAACATCCTGGTAACACCAGGAGCTGCAGGTAATGCTGCGGATACGAAGTAGCGATTCGTATTGAAGATATTGATGAACAACCATATCGTCCCAGACATTTGGACTGCGAAACATTTCGGGAGATTCCGACCCGAACTCGGTATGATGGATAATAACGTACCTTTTAAGGTATCTAAGAAATGTGAACATCAGTCACCGGTTATTTCTACCATTGACTGTTGGTTCAACGAATTCGTGGAGGGCGATGACGTAGAACCTTATCTTGACGAAATAGAAGCAACTAACAACCATTGCTAAAGGAGGACGCCTGTAATGGCGCAAATATTTACAGGTGGACGAGACAGTTATCGTGCACTGAGGTTCGGAGAAATGTCCTCCGGTCTCGATAAAAGCTTCATGGAGTATGGTCACAAGTTGATGAATAGCCTCGGCGGCGCGAGCGAACACGTAAAGCATTTTTACGCTGAATCGTTAGCAACGTTCGATGCATTCAATCAGATAAACTATGCTGAACTCCGTAAGACTTTGCTGAGACAATCGGAGAACATCTTCCATGACGATGTGGTTATGCCATGTAACACCGTGGAAGACTTCCGTGCTGCAAACGGCATATCTCGACAACTGATCATGGCGTGCCCTGAATTACGTACGAAGGCCCAGCGTCAGCAGATCGAGGGGTATGCTGAGTGTTACACCGATCCGTTCAGTACATTCAGTAATGAACTGCATCCGGACTACATGCGTGTAACAGACGGTGTGTTGATGACCGATCCTAAAACAGATGAAACGTGGAGTATTTCCTACGAGTTTGACGATCATGAACTCGACCTACCAGAACTGAGTATCGATGATAAAGCAATCACATTAACCAACTGGGACATGGCGCGTATTCTACTGCAAGTTCCTGATGGCGAAGACTTCACCAACATCGCCGGTGGTAAATTAGGTTAATCCATTTAATGGCTACCCTCCCTGCATAAGGCGGGGAGGGTCTATGCCGCACGCAATCTTAAATTGAAAACGAGGACAATCATGGGTGTAAAACGCACTTCTCCGGGTTATCGTCGCATTGCGAGCTTAGCAACCCAAGAGGATATTATTTACCGTATCGAACACGATAAGTTAGAATTTACCATGAACGACGCAGCCAATATCTGCGGGCGTTTAAACATTGAACGAGATAGCAGTAATGCGATGTATGTTGCCGCATTGTACTTTAATGGGCAGCTGATCGAAACGAGTTTCAGTGTTGATCGCTTTGAGGATACCAGTAGTAGCGCGAAATCACTGATGACAAACATGTTCATCCGTACGTATTTACGTACGCGTATCTCACGTTACGTTGGAAACGGTTTATCGGAAACAGAAGAGCATGGCTTACGTCGCGGACTTTATAAATTGCTTTTAGAACTGCTGCCTACGCGGTATGGTATCACGGTTCCTGATGTGGATGATGCGTACTGGCGTGATACATTGGATTGGATGTTGTATCAGATTTCCGAGACGACCTCCGACCTTCGTTATACCCGAAGCCTAAAAGGAGGGAGCTATGCGGTATATCGTAGCCTTCGCTATAATGAACAGCAGCATAAAGCGATGATAATTACCCGTCTCGTCTTCACGGTGAAAAGCGGGTTAGGGGACACCGCTAACATAGAACCTTTCTCCGAGAAAAGCCAGTATACGACTCACCTCATCGAACCCGTCGATTGTGTTACTGACGATCATACGCTCGATCGCTATGCACGACAGATCTGGCAGACGCTGACGTTACCGCATATGGACATCGGTCTTCAGTCGTATACGCATCGTGATAGGAGAACACGTTAATCCAACATTTTTCACGGCTATATTACCTAGGTGATGTACAACATCAATCGACTGTATAAGGCATATCACATTGTCCTTATATTGGAAATCAAATCCTAACAAAATCCGAGGATAGTAAAATGACTTTAGCACAAGAAACCCAAATTCTGTTTATCCTGTCTCTCATCCTGGGCGCAGGTCTTATCATTTATTTAGCAGTAGCGGGTATGCGGTTACGTGAAGATGATAAACTCTATCAGATGACCGCCAACTGGTTATTACGTCGTATCAACAAAGACTACGACAGCAGCTACCGTGAATTACTCGACAATCTGTCCAAAGATTGGACTCGCGCTTACGCTTACCCTGTTCGCCGTATGGCACAGCTGAGCAAGAAGTGGTTCAAAGCCAATCCGCGCACGACAATCAAACTCAACGGTGTGGAACAAGCAAAGGTAATGACTTGGTTACTTAACTTCGAACAGTATCCTGAAAATTGGAAAGTAGCTAAGATTCGTACAACCCGTTCCCTGGATGAAGTTATTCGTTTGGCGGCAGAGTTGCGCGGTCGTAATGTTAACGACGTTATCGCAGCATTGGTTTAAATACATCTGTGGTCTCTCCCTACCTTCGGGTGGGGAGGGACTACCCATTCTTTTTATTTTTGTAACTTTCTACGAATTTCCACCACTCTATGAAATGAAAAGCTTGGGGAGAACAGAATGATTCATTTTGATGGTAATAGCAGCCAGCATTTTTCCTTTGAGGTCGAACGCACAAACAATACCTTGGTCGGACGTTTCGGTGATGGTAACACGCCCTTGTTTACCTACACGTACATGCTCAATAATGAACAACCGATGCGAATTAACGCAACCAACTTCATGGCGGCGTTATGGGTGGTCTACGGACTTAAAGTTGCCAACAGTAAATCGTACGCTTACAATAACTTTTTTCATGCTTGGTGGCAGCTTGAGTGTTATAATCGATTAAAGATTCCCACACCTAAACATCCGGTGGAGTTGTCCGATATTGTTTATTTGGACTGTGGGTATATCGATATGCATACGCGAACATTTTACGCACCACGCACCAATGTATCCACGCCTGTCGAACTGAAGTTAGGGCATATGCCTAACTACGATAGATTGGTTGGAATGAATTACGCTTAAAGAGGAGTTCCTCATGGCATCGAATCCGTTACCTGGACTGTCGAGCTTTTTAACCGCGTCAGGAAAAAAGCTGGATGGGTTAATGACCAATTTCGCAATATCGAATTATTCCCAGTCGTATTGCTATCAAGGTTCCATCGTTTCACTACCGTACCTCATTGCAACATCGCAGTATAGCGCACCCAAATTGGAAGATGCGACATACCGGATGTTGTATGATTATTTAATGCGTTATTACGATCGTGTGGAATTGAAAGTCCGTGTCAAGTATATCGATCCGACGACGGAACGTGTCGATCTCCAGATTGGCGGGATTGTCACAGAGAAAGGTATATCGTACGATTTGGGCGGTGTTCTGCGATCCGAGCGTGGTAATTTTGTCAAGTGGCAGGAGGAAGTAAATGAAGGCGCACCAAACTAACAGTAACGTTAGCGAAGGAACGGATTTATTGGGGTATCCGGCCGGGGTAGTGGTTGTAAATGAAGAAGAACGTATTCGTCGCGCTCAGGATCCGTCCATCCCGAAAACACGACCGGACATGTGGCAGGAGCTGGTAGACAACAGCGAGCTTCTACGAAAAGGTTTACAGGAGATGACGCGCCCCAACATCCTGCCTGAATCGCTGTTTGTTAAACATTTCTTGTATCCGTTCGCAGGAATGTTTTCTCAGGATCCTGAATACGCGGAGATGCTGAGTAACAGTACCATTGTTCACGATTGGTGTAAGATAGCAGGTCAGCCACATCGTGCCGTTAATATTGTCGCTGACGGGAATAACAACAAGGTTCTGTTTACGGTACCGGCTATCTTTATCAGGACGCGTTCATACATCAATCGTGACCCCAACACGTGTTTCCTCGCGATGGTGGATAAAGCACGTCGACAGTATAACTTCAATCCTGAAAGCGCAAAAGCGTATGTTGACCATCAGCTTGATCGCTTTGCCCCGAATGAAAGCAAAGACCATGTTGTTGCTGATTACGTGCAATGGCTTCGGATTTTTGACCATTACAACGTACCTCTTTACGATGTTCGTGATGGTTCGCGTCGTACGGTAAAAGAGCGCGGGTTATTAAATGGATTGAATCTAGCCAGAACATCCGCAACAACAGCGTCGGCGAGCAGTAGAAACATGTCGTCTACGACGGGGACTATTAGCAGCAGCGATTTAGAGGAATTCTGATGCGAGACTTCAGTCGAAATAAAACGCCTGGGGTATTACGTGGAATCAATTTGTCGGATATTCACTTTATCCATCGTCAAACACCGACAGTGAATCTGATTAGCCAGCTACGTTATTACATTACAAAAGAAGATCCTGCGCTGCTTGATGTGATTACGTTCAGTGGTGATGTCTTCGATCGTATCACGACGTTTGTGACGAGTGACGTGGTTGCTGTTCGTGCCTGGGGTACCTGGTTATTACGGTATGCAAGAAAACACGATATTACGTTGATCTTTCTTGAGGGTACCAACTTACACGACCAGAAGCAAAGTCAGTGGTTCGTTGAACAGAACGAGGTCATGGAGATAGGAGCGAAAGTTCGTTATTACGATGACCTCTGCATGGTTGATGAAGACTTTGGTTTAAAAGTACTTTATCTTCCAGATAACTACAGCCACGACCCGGATGTGACGTTGTCGGCTGTGAACCGACTTATTGATGAGAAGGGATCGCCGGACTTCATTCTGATGCACGGTGCGTTTGAATATCAGCTTCCACCAGAAGCGTTAAAAGCGACATGTGTTCATAGCAGCGATGCGTATAACGCAATGGTGGAGAAGACCCAGGGATGGATCGTGAGCGGACATATTCACTTACAATCCCAGAAAGGACGTATCATGGTTGGTGGTTCGTTCGGTCGCTTGTCGCATGGCGAAGAAGGTCCAAAGGGGTACCTCCGTTATACGTTAACAGAATCGTTTAACGACCAATGGGAATTTGTTGAGAACAAGAAAGCAGATGTCTACAAGACGATAAAACTGCACGGTCTTGTTGGAGATGAAATCATTCGTGTGTTGGAACGGGAATTGGCTCCATTGAAGAAGGGTGATCACATCCGAATACGTTGTGATAAGGAAGACGACGCAGCGAAAACGTTTCGTTCTATTCCTTCTTTGTATCCAGGTTTTATCTGGACAATTAAAACGGACGCCAAGAACAACCAGTCGTTATTAAAGAACAGTTTTGTCAATAACGTTATCGAGAAAGGTGGGGACTTGACAAAGGACAACGTTAAGCGTTTGTTGGTCGAACGCATCCGTAATAAATACCCGAACGTTGATGCCTTAAAGGTTTCTGCTTGGCTTGATACGTTGCCATGATAAGAAGGAGTTGTGGGGTATGAGCGATATGTACGCCCGCACGCTAGGTGATTATCCTTTATCGGTGGGGACGTCAGCAACATTATCAGCAGTGCAGCACCAGCCAGAAACACCGATGGATTGGTTGTTCAACCTGCGTACTTTAGCGCGCAATTTTGTTGAAAGCTTTGAAGACGTCGAGCAACATAAATTACCATTATCGATGATAACGGGGGATTTTCAAAACGAGTTGATGCAGCTGAGACAGTTGGTGAATGAACTCGTTCCCCATATTCGTTTGCGGATATATGCGCCAACCTATGCGTCAATAAAGCGTGTTTATCCGCACGCTATACACAAGGAGCCACACACCGAAAAACAAAAAGGACTCGCTACACTTTATCGTGGGTTGATGGCGTCTGTAGATCGACTCCCTAATATCGAATCGATGGATTGTAAATTACCCACGATAACCAAAACATCGTATATCACCACGCACTATGTTTCTGACTTGTTGGCAAGAACCGGTTTTGGTGAACTTATTTTGGTAGAGAGTCATACCGGAACTTTGAAACGAAAACATCAGTGGTCAACCAAACTTACTGGTGGGGATCGTCCAGAGGTTGCGAACCTCCCATTTACAAAGATGACATTGGGAACGTTCGGTGACCAAGCCGTACAGTTTAACAGCGGACCGGTGAAAATAAAAAGGATGCTGTTAGATCTTGCGAAACAGAGTCAGTGGAATCCGTTAACAACGGAAGACCGTACACGCTTTGGTGTCAACCAGTTACGCGACCCCTTCGCAAAACGTTTTCTGTTGGACATGTTCCGCTGAGGCTGTAATTTTTAACTAATATTAACTATCATCTGAACCAGAAATTGATTCACACTACGTAACGAGGCTGAAAATGAGCAATTGGAATTCGGGCAGTAAACCACAAGGAAACATTATTCCTACGGCTTACGACGACAACAACTGGAAACTGTGGGCGGACGAAAAAGTTGAGGGCGGTAATTCAGTCCCCTCACTGAAAATTAGCGTTGCTAAGAATCAACCGCGTATCACGGTTTATACAGGTCGTAAAGACCAGCAGGGTCGCGCTGAAAGCATTTGGGCGCGCATGAGTTCATACGCGTTCTATAACCTGCTTGCGATCCTCGAGCAGGTTGCTAAGGGTAAACCAGGTCAACGCTTTGCGATGAAGAACGAAAAGGTTATTGATGATCGCAATAACCCAGGTAAGAAGAAACAGATTACCGAAAGTACAACGTGGGTTGGTAAGAATGATGATGGTTCGGTATACATCGCTGTAACAGCATACCAGAAACCAAACATCCAGTTCGTATTCAAACCACCACGTTTCCACTCTCTGGTTGATGAGTCTGGGCAACCTTTGCAGATCGGGGTTGTTTCTCCGCTTTGTGCATTGGAATTCGTACGCATCCATCGTGCGGTGTTGCCAAGCATCCTCGCAACCAATTTCGATGGTGAGAGCCGTAGCGTAAACAATGGCAACAACAGCTATAATCGCAACAATAATAACGGCGGCGGTAACCGTAATGCTGGTAACGGCCAGCACAACGGTAACTCTAACGCATCACGTTCGGCCCCAGCTGCCCCTGATACCCGTTGGGATGCACCAAGCGCAAATGACGACGATGATCCGTCTGTAGCCTTTGATGGCTTAGCGTTCTAATAATGCTTCAGCTTCGCATTCTGAATCGAAGACTCAGAAGGTAACGCGAATACTTTCCGTTAGTGCAAGGTGTCTCGCTTCGGCGGGATGCCTTGCATGCTGAGCGATAACTCAGCCGGAATCCAAAATTATTCACGCTTATATTACCTCTATGAACAAAGTCATAGAGGCGACATAAATGTTACCTTTGTGGTAGACGTCACAGAAGACGTTTCAACAGGGAACCGCGAAAAGAGGTTGTTATGCACATTGTGCCCGTCATTACGACGCAAGGCAAAGAAAAGCTGGATCACTATCTCATCAAACATCGTGACGGACGTGCCGTGGAATTTTCAGGCCAAGGCTACATCAAGATTGATGGGGATATGGCTAGCAATCAGATGCGAGAGATTAATAAGTATCTCGCTTGGATAGAACAAAAGAACCCACGTCGAATCGACGACATCTTCGAAGGGTTCGTTAAAGCACGTGAAGCGATGGATAACTACATTGCTCCACAGCAACAAATGGAGGAGTTGAGCCGCGCCGTTGGTGAAATTTACAAACCGATCGTCTATGAAGAGATTCTGGCGTTGTGTAATACCCCAGGTTGGGTAAAATTACCGCCAGACATGAAAACAACATTAGGTGAGGATGACATACCTGAGAAAACCTATTTACGAAACGATTACGTTGAGTTAACGGCGTTAGCGATCTACGTCCGTCTGATGGTGCCGATTTGGGCGGAGTTTCTGATTGATGCAGGGAAAACGTACGGGACGGTACGTAAAGAAGAAGTGGCTATGTCGTTGATGTATAAAACACGCATTCATGATATCGCTGCTTACGACCGACTGGAAGATTATATCCGCGCACAGACGGGTGATAAAAAGATCACGCTGTCGATGACCGTAGATTACATGTCGACAGAGAAAGTACCCGGTTGGTTGCGTTCACAAGCCATCGTTCGCCGTCTCGCAGTACGCGATTTGGACCAAGCCGTACAGCCTGTCGTTAAAGATGGGGTGTTGGTGAGTTGTACGCACCTGGTAACGTTGATCTTTAGCTATGTGAATAACCTTTGTACGGAACGACGTTTCAGCGGACCGATTCGCGAGAAAACGCCGCGAGGGAATGCGCAAGATGAAGACAGTCAAGGCGTGATTGATGCGTTGATGGTGAAAGATAAACGTTCACCACGCGTACTCATTCTTGACATCGCGTATCTTACCCAGATGGAACGGGTTCTGCATGACGTCGACGAAACAGCACCTTACGGTAAAGTTGAAGACATGTATGCGCGTATCGCAAAACGATACGACGGATACACCTACGCTAAACATGATGACAGCGTTGAGTTAAAACCAATCAACCGCGGATGCCGAGCATTGGCACAATGGTTGCTTGATAGTCATCTTCCAGCGAGAAGTCTATCACCGATTGAAGCCGTACATCAGGCAAAAGCGTTAGCAATCGCAGCGTGCTTATTAGACCATTGGGGTTTTCCTCAACTGGCTGCGCTGACCGTAGGTATCCAGGTTAAACGCGACGACGTTTACCAGATTATCCATCAGTTAAAACCACAGGAGGTCATTACCGTCAATAAATTGTATCCGCATGCCATGTATGAAGATGAACGTACAACTTTACCGGTTGTCGGTATTAACATGGTGGCTGATGCGTTTTGTGAATGGGATTGGGATGTTTCCGCAGCAGGTCCGGAAATCCTTGAGAAAGTCCCAGCTGATCGTAAAGGATTGATGCTTTGTCCAGCAGATATCCGTCAGCAGCTTGTGCAATTAGTTGTTCGATTAAATGAACACGTAGTAAATTTAAGAGGAAAAAAATAAAATGATCCCGATGAATGTTCGTGAAATACTGATGGTTGAAACTGCGCCGTATAACAATGTACAACGTCGTCCGCTGCGATTCCATGCAGATAGCATGCGTAGCATCGAAGACTTTATTAATACGACGAAGTTCGGTACGGCAACAACCCCATCAGCAATCAATAAGCTTGCAACCGGTTTGTTACAGCAGTCTGCAGAACCTGAGGGGGTTTCGGAGATTGCGAATGGTTGGGGTACACGTCGTTTCCATTTCATGATGGCTGTGGAAGAATCCTTGGCTCTTGCACCAGGAACCAAGCGTGTCCATTACATTTCTGGATACACCGACCATTCGGTAAGCCTCGATGCGTTTACAACGCGTGCTATCGATCTACCGAACGAACTGGTGTTCTTCTTCACGAATGTAATCCAGGTAACCGAAACAACCACAACGGATATGTTCGGTAAGCAAATCGTTCGCGCGACCCCGATGGACGCAACGAACCTTTTGACTGGCGCATACGACCCTGTTAATCGTGATGTTCAGTTCAGTACTCGTGTTCAGGATACGCTGACTTATGCGTCGACTGCACGTTGGGTAGGAAATGGTGGTTTTGATAACCAGTTCATGGACCCAGCCATGCAGAACGTAATGCAACAGTTCGATCCTGCCTACGCTGATGTGGTTCATCGCACTTCCTATCAATCGCAACCGGAACCGGTTTTTCGTGGTGTGGAAGCAGCAATGTGTTTCGCAACGGAGAAAATCAAACCAGCTAGTGCTGATACGAACATCCCAACCATCTATCTAAGAAAAGCCTTCGATAACGTCGGGGCTATTCGTCAGACGTACGAAAGCGGGTCTCATCCAGGTAGCGCAGAGAATGAGGATATTTACGTAGAAGCAGCTCAAGCTGTTCGTGAAGAACCGTTGGTTGCGCATCCGGTATTCGGTGCGATTATGCGTGATGAGGGATTCGCCTTCAGCGGTAGCCTGAGTTGGGCTGATATGAAACGGATGTTCGGCGAGCACGTCCGTGACGTCTTAAGACTGTTCCCGTACGTGGAAGCTCGTCGCGGTACATCGGCAACCACCGAGTTTGGTTGGATGCCGACCGATAGCCAGAGCTGGGACGTTATCGATTATCCAACGCTGTATTGTTCATCACTTGCTGCGATGATGCCCGCTGCGATGACGTATCGCATGTTGGAGTCGTTCCGTTTCATCGCTGATAACCACGGCCATCCAGAACTAGGCATCATGCCTGGGCAGTGGGCGGTTGCGGTTACTGACGCTGTACCGTTCATTAAAGGGTATGATTGTAACCGCGCTGCTGAACAGATGCGTTCCGACATGATTACCAATATCCTGCCCTCCATGTTGAGTAACAACCCGAACGCGGTTATGGTGAGTGGTGCAATCAACCTGTTCCTGGACAGCCAGTTCAAGATCAGCGTTGACGGCTCTTCACCGATTCCGTACACCATGCCGAACATCAACCCATCTGCATACAGCCCGCTGCTCAACCGTAGCCAGCAGGAGGTTTACAAGCTGAGTGTTGATTTGTTTAACCTGGTGGATGCGGTAACTACCAAAGGCAACTTCTAATCCATAGGTCCCCTGTTGTGGGGGACCGTTGACGTAAAAGAAAAGGAAACGTAATATGTCGAAGCTTATTGAAGCTTATCGCAAAGCGCTGCAAAGCGTTAACTATTTTGAGAATGACGCCCACGAATTAGAATATCGTTTTACAGATGGTGATGGTAAAGTTGTTGCAGTTGCCGCTACCGTGGAAAGCATGCCGTTGCTGATGCCGGTTCCCGAAGTTCGTACCGGAAATCAACTTGCCGAACGTGTACTGTTCCATCCGCTAAGTGAAGACGTGATGAATGGTGAATCGGAAGTACTTCAGTTCCTGCGTCGTGCAATGGTTGTTCGTTTTAACGCCACGCTGTGCTCCATGCTGATTTGGATGGTTGAAACCGCAATCAATCCTAAAGAAGCAAAACGTTTCGGACCGAAGCAAAAAGAGTTCTTCAATATCCTTGCGGATGCCAGCGATAAAACGCTAACGACGTTAGGTAAACTGGTCACCGTTTGGTTGAAACGTGACACACCGTATACGTTGTCTAAAATTTATCTTCGTCGTACCGGCGCAACCTACATGGGTAAGAAGATGACCCGCGTTGCGGTAGTTACTTTCCCGTTCATGGAAGAGGAACACATCAGCACGAAAGATAAGAAAACGTACTGGTGTGGTGTTGAGATTTCCAAGAAAGATCTTAACATGCTGAGAAACCTGGTTGAGTACGTTATCCCACACTCTGGTGAAGTAAGTGAAACGTATAATGCCGGGTCAAGCGATCCTCATGCTCCGTATTTCGATTGTCTTATCCACAGCTTCGCGAAGCTGATGGAACCGCTGAACAATCTCATCAAACTGTTTGGTGATAAGTACGACGGTAAAGAGAACGGTTATTGCGACGTTACCTGGGTCGAGGATTTTGAGCCGATTACCCAACATCGTGGTCAGATTCCACCAGCGAAATACAACATGGGTGTAACGCTGAACAGTCGACCACAGCCGACGGTTAAGCCAAATCCATCAGCAGCTGCACATGAAGGCATGCAACCGCGTCCGGCTGCAACGAGTAACGTGATCGATAACCTGTTAGGTAAAACCGCACCTGTTCAACCTAATCAATGGGAAAGCGGCGGTAATCAACCGGCGGGTAATAGCACGTTCGATGCGTTGATGAACCGTGTTGCAGAACGTAACGGTACGATGTTCAATAATTCCGCTTGGCCTGGTATGGGTATGCAGCCTGTTGGGTGGGGGATGCCGCAAGCACCGCAGTCACCAAACGGTTTACGTCGTCGGGCTGAGATGGAACGTAACAACATCCTGAGCGCATGGACAGGACGTACCGTAAATCGTTTCTGATGTGCTAAGCCAACGAACGACGGCATAAATGCCCTCCCTACGCTTTACGCTGTGGGAGGGTTATCTTAAGCGCTGTAATGGATTGTGCGGTACTGCTGTTTTAATGTGTTGATTGCGCTTGTATCGACAATCTTCATGGTTAGAACATCGGCTGTGTATTCCGTAGGGTCGCGATAACCATTGAGTCTCATGGTGATCCAGTGCATTGATTCACTGCCCTCGCCAAGCAGAACACGGCACAATCCATAAAAGTTACCATCGAATTCGTAGGCGCGTTCGGGTGGTATGTCTATCGTAGAGACCAGTCCGGCATTTTTGAAATATTCCAGATGCATCTCAACAACGTTCCTGAAATCAAGATCGTGGATGAGGTCATCGGGGTTTGTCTTAAGAAAGTCGTTCAGGGGCGTGTTAGACATGACGTACCTCAATTCGATAATAGGAAGTCCTATGCATTATAAAGAAAAACCTCTTTATGAATCTGTGAAGCAGGCAATCGCTGAAGGTAAAATCATTCCCATTAAACAGGAGTATACTGGCGTAGGGACTGGACTTAACGGGCTATTGCATTATAACTCAGCACAGCGCGCTGCGATGTTTGGTGGACATCTTAGCCAAGCGTTGGTTATCAAAGATGCGAAACCGTCCCGACTAACGACGGGGATTGAATACCAGTACGGACAGAACACTTGGTCAGTAGAGTTTCCAGTTGAATCTCGCATCATAGATATCATTCCGCGGTTTCAACCAGGACATACAGCAAACAGCATCAAAACAAACACGATGCATTACGTGCTGTATGAAAACCAAGAGGATGGTAACCGTCACGAGTTACGCTTGCTTGAAGTGCCTGAGCATCACATCATGCATCAGCAGTATGGTTTCCGTTTTCGACCAACCAACTTGTTCCATTCCCTTCGTCGCGGTCAGATCGTGCCGCGGTATTCTCGTTTGATGGAAAGCCCAGCGATCAATCAAGAAACACGTGAGTGGGGTTACGGTCGTGATTGCAAGGTGTGTTTCGGTAGCTTCTACCAGTGTATTGAAGATGGTGGCGTTGCCCGTCGTGGTGTATTGAAGCATTTCACCAGTACCGGTATTGAGAAGCGAACAATTACATCAGGTAAGTCGCGATACCCAATCAATCTCTACGGTGATGACGAGGTATATCAAGCAATACCCGAGAACGGTGAGCGTATTCGTAAGGATGGGTTACTCGCAGCAACACGCGAAATCGATCCTATCCTTAGCGTTGTTGACATGATGACGTGTAATCTTCAGCGTGTGGATTATGTTTACGATGACCTCACTTACGCTGAACCGAATGCGCGTGTAACGGATATCGATGTTGTCAGCGACCGGCATCGTCGTTCTGGACGTCAAGCCCGCGAGCGTGCGATTATGATGGAAGAGAAGATGCGTCCTCCGTATCGTCAATTCCTGAAATATGAGAACGCGATCGGTTTGCTTTACACCCGAATTCAGGATGCTGTTCGTAAGTACGAACGTGAACGCGTTGGTACGCCGATACGTCATCATCAAACGGTGATGTGGTGGTTGAACCTGGCCGATGCTGAACACGGTATTGATATCCGCAATCCGAACGGACAGCTACGTCATGTGTTGCCGACCCGCGATTACCGTAAAGAGAATCTTGATGATTGGCGTGTGACCATCACGTACACGTACGATGTTGTTCCGGGTATCGGGTTTAAATTCACCGGTATGGCAGGCGATAAATTCGTCGTAACCGACATCATGGAAGACGATGAAATGCCGGTTGACCAATGGGGTAACGTTGCGGACTTTATGTTTGACGATAGCACGGTAATCAAAAGGATGAGTTTAAGTCGTGTTAATGCGCCATACATCAACGGTGTTGGTGACCAGATCATGCGTGAACTGAAACCGGTGATGGATGCAGGCGATCTGGAGACCGCTTGGAACACACTGATGCGCTACTACTATATCGTCAGTCCTGAGTTCGTGGAACAGGTTGTTGAAAAATACTGTATCACGAATGAGGATAAATGGGATCATTTACGGTACGTACAGCGTCACGGTACGGAAGTTTATATCCCGACGGACAGTATCGCAGCAGGTTCAGAACGTATGGAGAATCTGATTCGTGAGTTCCCGTTGAAGAAAGGTCCTGTACGGTACCGCGGGCGTTCTGGACAGTGGCGGACAACCAAGAACGATATTGCGATCGGTGACACGTACATCATGATGTTGGAGAAGACGGCGAACGATTGGTCGGCTGTGGGTATTCCTAAACTGCAAGCGCACGGATTACCGTCGAAACTCAGTAATAGCGATAAGTACAGTTCTCCTGGTAAAGAGCAACCAACTCGTTACTGCGGCGAATCCGAACATCGCGAAGTTACCGCCTTTGCTGGCGGATGGTTTGCGAGCGTCTTTATGGATTATGCGAACAATCCAAAACAGGTGGATAGCATCACTGAAAGCATCTATGCGACCGATAAGCCGTCAGCGATTCCTATCGCAACCAACTTCGAGAAGTATCCCATTGGCGGTAACCGTGCGTTGAGGATTCTGTATCATCAACTGAATGTTGCTGGTGGACAAATCATCGACGCGGACGACTGCGAAAGCTAACGAGGTAAACGATGGACCATTACGACAGCGTGATCGCGATGATAACACCCCATTTAATTCGCCCAACCACCAACAGTGAATCAACAACCTCAGGCGAGGAACAAACGCTTGATGGCACCTATCGAGAGTGGCGCGAAGCGGAGGGTTTGACGCGTTCTGCGAACATCGATGCGGTCTATGATGCATTCTCCGATGTTCGCGATAGTAAAGGTGAGTTGATGCGTGTCAGTTCTATCGGCCGAAAGGAACTCGGCAATGACGACATGTACAATTTACAGATTTGTGAAGAAGTGGCAGAGAAAACAGCAAAAGGGATGATGGTGTTGGATCTGTTCGGAGAACAAGGACGTATCGAATTACAAAACTCGTTAACACGATGTGTCCTTCAGACACTATTTGAATATAAGAACCGTACACCTTTCTGATGTATATTACGCCTCCTCCTGCCTATGTGGTGGGAGGAGGATGTTTATGCTGATTAAAAGGGACGGTTTATTTTAACTGCTTAACACTAGAATGTGAAGACTTAAAAAAGGATCCCTGGTATGAGTGATAAAGAAAATCGTTCCGTAGCGGTGAACTACGTAAATAATTTAATCTTGCAAGAACTTGCCCGTGATGCAGTAAAAGCAACGAATAAGCTAGGTTTTATCAATCATCATGGACACATCATCGACATTAAAAATCCTGACTGCCAGATCGTCGACATACGCAGCCAGGTCGAACAAGTAGCTAACGTTATGGTTAAAGCCGAATACTGGCTAGAAACCATGAAAGAGCATGTTATCCAACCCCAACAATTAGATATCGACGTTGATGAAATTATTGAACAAGTTGAAGAATCGTTCAATGAACTCGTCAACCATCGTATCGAAAAAGTTTTAAAGTTTTAAACGATTGCTAACATTCACCTGAGGAAAAACATAATGAACTTAATTCGCAAATTAACACTGCAAGAACTGGCCCGTCCAATCGGTATTGAAGCAGCATTGCATGATGATGATAATACCGATGCGTTACAAGTCGCCGTGCTTACAGCGACCACGAACTATGCTGTTGATGTAGGCACCATTGAACCGGTACGTAGTTTTGAAGAAGATGCAACCGTTATTGATACAGTTGCTCAAAACGTCGCGCAAGGTTTGGTTGTGCTTGACCTGGCTGGTGATGCCGGTGAAGAAGCGCTGCGCGAAGCGATGGCTGATTACGCTGCCAACTGGGATACCACCGCAGTGCAGAAAACGTTCGACGGTTCCGAAGAGGATTGTGTTGAAGAAGACAGCATAGAGTAATAAACACGAATAGCCCTCCCTCTCCCATGTGGAGGTGGGAGGGAACTATGTCGTTGTTTTTATTTTCCGTTATTTCTGACGGAAATAAAGCAATATATGCAAAGGCAACGTATATCCAACATGTCATCTATCCTAACGTATAAGAGGAAATGAGATTATGGAGATAGCACACGCCAACATATACGGCGATGGATTAACGGTATATGAAGAAACATGGGCGGATGAACAGATTGTTTGGCTTAACGGATTCAGTGTCAAAACCATTGAGGACCCAGCGTTAGGCGTCGCATATACGTACCCCGCCGACACGTTAGAGCAGCTATTTCAGGATATTCGAAATGATCTCATTGAAGTGGAAGGTGTGGATGGAACGGTTTACGGTAAAGTAGATAAGTTTGGGCGTGACCTTCTAGGCGATCACCCAAACATCATTCGTATTGGTATTTATCCGTATCCGACATTCCCGTTCGTTGATGGGGTTTATGTTATTCGACCAAAGTTGGTCGGTGAAGAAAACGTATACCGTAATGATAAAGGGCTTCGTGTAACCGAGGTGAGACAGATAAAGGGGTTTATTCTCACCGTTTTTGCGGATATGACGGACGCTATGGATCCATACGCTTTACAACAGCAAGCTGGATAATGCTGCTGGCCTTTACGACAGCAGTGGAGATATATTAACACCTACATAACCTAAGGGAAGGGATTCCCGATGCTATCAAAACGATAGTAAAGTCCAACGGATTTGGTAAACCGTATGATAAAACCATTTAAATCGGAAAGCAATAATGACTACAACACAGACGACCACCACGAAACGTCGTGTGAGGGCACGCGAGCTTATGCACTGGCCGGTTGATGAGGTGTTCGAATGGGCACAGCCTAACGACCGCGTATATATCGAGATGGACGATGGCGTTCATGAATTACGTGCGCGACGCATTTTCTTTAGTTACATGCACTGGTCTGTGCATCGCATGTATCCTGAGACACCATTGACAAAAGAGAACCTGGTCGATAAACGCAAGTTTACTGCTGGTTCGTCGGTTGCGTTGCAAAGCGCCGCGTATCGTCAATGCATGTATGCTTACCCACAAGAGAATCGCGAGGTTCTCTGGAAAGCATTGTTCGATATGTTTAACAATGTGTATAACTTCTTTACGTATGCGTTGGAGGAATACGTAACAACGATTTGTGCGGATGATTTTTATCAGATTACTGTACACCCTGAAGTTAAGAAAATCATCGCTGAAGCGGAACCCACCCGCGAAGGTATCGAAAGCGCATACAAGAAACTGACAAAGGTACTGAGCACCGATAAAACGTTACATGCAAACCCTATCGCACGTGCGGTAAGAACCGAACACGTTTCGATTGGGCAGGTGCTACAGTGTATTGGGATGCGTGGATTCTTGACCGATATTAACTCCGAGATATTCCGCGATCCGGTAATGCGGTCGTATGCAGCCGGTTTGATCTCTCTTCCTGACAGCTTGAAAGAAAGCCGTTCTGCGGCAAAATCGTTGCTGTTCAACAAAGAGCAGATTAAAAAGTCTGAATATTTCGGTCGTGAACTTCAGATAGCGACAGCGGTCGTGCAACGACTACATCCTGGTGATTGTGGTAGTAGAGAGACCATCCCGATGCCAATCCGTGATGAGACCGACCTACGCGGCTTCCACGGCCGATTCATTATTCGTGATGACGGTTCGTTGGTAGCGATACAACCACACATGAAAGAATTGATCGGCACGACGGTACGCATGCGCTCCGTTAACTATTGTCATCATCCCGATCCTGCTGGGGTATGTACGACGTGCTACGGTGAATTAAGCCATAACTTCGCATTAACCGATAATGTCGGTGATGGTGCAGCACGTACCTGCTCGCAACAGGTAACGCAGAACATTCTTTCTACCAAACACCACGATGGGTCGTCAACGGTCTCTACAGCACCAATCCCACCGGAATATCAACATATCCTTCGCTACAGCCAGAACATGAACGACATCAAACTCGCACGTGAGCTGAAAGGTAAACACGTGTTGATTAAGATGAAGTTAGGTCTTGCGAACATGTTGTACGACGTAGCCGAAGCGGAAGAAATTAGTTCGCTGATACCGCAACGTTTGTTTAACATGACGCTTTGTGATATGGAGATTTACGACAGGAAAGATGAAAGCTATCGTAAGCTCAAAGTCAATTTCGATTTCTGTGGACGTCCCGTTGTACCGAGTAAAGCGTTTATCCGTTATCTCAAACGCCATAGCTGGGAAGTGACGTCTGACGGGATTGTGATTTTCGACTTGAAACATTGGGACAATTCACGTACGTTATTCCAGATGCCGTTAATCCACAAAAACATGATGGAATACGCAAAAGAAATCGAACGTGAGTTCAAATTCGGGAAAGGTTCTTTCAGTGCTGGATTCCTCTCGGAAGACGAAGCAACACCGGAAGAAGTTGCAAACGTGTTGTATTATTGGCATCGTCTGTGTGCCCAGCGTCTGCGAATGAACCTTTCGCATCTCGATGTTATTCTCTACGCCAGCATGATTCGTTCGCCACACACGAAAGATTATCGCATGCCGAAACAGGGAACAACACGATACTTCAGTACCTTCAAGAAGAACATGAACATGCGCTCCTTGAGTATGAAGTTCGCTCACCAAGAGCAACTGGATGCGTTCCAAAACCCGAACAGTTATATCCCAACCATGAAGCCGGATCATCCGATCGACTACATGCTTTTACCGCGTAAAGAACCTAAACCGGAGGATGTATTCACGTTATGAAGTTAGCTCGTATCGACGTCTTCTCGCACGGCATGAGGCTGAGCGGATACGGACTTCGATTTGCCCATCTTATCGGCCATTACCTTCGAGACCGCTGTTTGCATCTGAGGAAACGACGCGATCCTCGTACACGGAGAATGGTTACCGATACCATAAACACGTATGCCGCGGCAAGAAGCGATTATAGCGAGGTATACTTACTCCGCGAACAGCTGAAATCGTTTTTGGATTTTATCTTTTCCCGAGGTATACGAAAAGAGTGGTTGGAAATCGTTTATCACGATCCAATGCCGGGTAAAGAAGTGGAGTTCGTAAAGAAATGGAAGTTCCCGTGGCGTGAAGATCAGCAAGAATGGTTGGAGTACATGAATGGGGGTAAGGATACCCCCTTCAGAATGAGCCTGAACACCGCTCAAACGGGGTCGGGGAAAGCAATTCCGCTTAATACACCTGTGAAGGTTCCAGGCGGTTGGAAGCCGATTGGCGAGCTTCAGTTAGGGGATCAGGTTATTGGCGCGGATGGGTTACCGACGAACGTAACCGCTATATTTGATCATGACGATATTCAGCTTTATGCTATCTTCTTTGAGGATGGTAGGATGGTTGAAGCGTGTGGTGATCATCTCTGGCAGTGTACTGACCCTGATAAAGTTCTCAGTACGGACGAAATCATGGAATGTATTTACGACAGACCTGCTCGATCTCGTCCAGTAAGAATCCGACTTTACGAACCGAAAGAACTCGTCGGTCTCGAGGAATTTAAGGCGGTAATCAAAGGTCGTTGTGAACTGAGAATCAAAAACGGGGAAGCTCACCTTGCGGTCAGAACCGTCAATTCGCAGATAACAGCCAGGGTCTGGGAGTTGGCTTATCAGTTAGGAGGAATTGCGTATAAATACCCCATTGATAGTTACATAATGGTGACATTAATTTACCATTCCGATTTGCGTAAGCTTATTCCTGACGACATTGAGATTCCAGACGATCTCCCCGTTAACCGACTTCCTGGTTTAGCGATTGATAGCATCGTGCCGACGGTGAAATCGAAAGCACGTTGTATCACGGTGGACAATGACGAAAGCCTTTATGTTATTAAAGACCACATCGTCACGCATAACACCGCGATGTCGCAGGAAATCGTGTTTAGGCGGGGTGTACGCACAGGTATTATACTTTCTCCGCGGTATATGCCAGGTTGGCGAAGCTCATTGCTGAACTTCTTTGGGATGGAACCAGGGGACGTTATCGAGATACGCGGGAACGCTAAGGAGGATCCACCGCATCCCGACATTCCTCGTTACAGTATGTTGGAGTTTCAAACCTTGGTTGAACAAGGTGAACTCGACTTCAAAATCGCATTGTTCTCCTTGAACATGTTCCAACGTTATATTGCGGACTACGAGAAGAATAACTGCGTTGCGCCATATGCCTTCCATCCCGCTGAGTTTTGGGAAAAGACCGGCATAGGTTTGCTGATTCATGACGAGTGCCATGAAGCATTGCATTTCTTGTTTAAGGTCAAGTGTTACGCTAGTATTCCGGAAATCATCTATCTGTCAGCAACGGCGGTGTCCGATGATCCGTTCATCGAGCGGATGTTGTATTTGATGTATCCGAAAGAAGCGCGTTTCGCAAAAGGCGAATACAAGAAATACATTGCGGTAAATGCCGTGACGTATCGACTACGCAGTACAGATAAAGTCAGATACAAAGGGTTTGGGGGTTCTTATTCTCACACGATATTCGAACAGTCTATCATGAAGAACAAGCAACTCAAACTCGCGTATTTCAACTTTATCTATACGGTTATCATCAAAGGTTTCATGAACCAGTATCAGGAAGGTATGAAGATGCTGGTGTATTGTGCAACCGTTGATATGTGTAAGTCACTGTCGCATTATCTCAGTGAACGTATTCCTGAGTTAGAGATCGGTCCTTATACCGCTGAAGAAGATTTCATGGTCTTGTTGGATAACGATATTAGCGTTACGACGGTGAAATCGGCAGGTACGGGTATCGACCTTCCTGACTTGGTAATGGCGTTCATGACGTTAGCGATGGGGTCACGAACCGGTAACATTCAGGTGTTGGGGCGACTGCGTCAGCTGAAAGGGAAGTTTGAAGGAATGACACCAACGTTCTGGTATCTGGTATGTACCTCTATCGAAGCGCACCGTAAATACCATCAGCGCAAGGTGGAGTTCTTCAGCGACAAAGTGCTTACCCAGCGTGTTATCGATGAAGATTTTGAATTGTAACGATAGCGTTTGGTGGAATCAAAAATCAATGAAGGGCCTAGATGCAGGCCCTTATAACCGGAGCATGTATGTCACAAGTAAGAGGCGTGAAACAAATCGCCAATTTAATGATGTTAAGTGGTGAGACACAGCAGGAACGTGAGCTGGTCTTCTTTGGTAAACTGGCTGAAGACGGTGTTGAACGTCTTCGTCAAGTCGCATCAAAAATCGAACATATGGTGCAACATCAATGGTTGTTTGATAACACGGCCGTTGGTGGTGTGAAAGGTCAGGTGCGCGCACGTGCGATACAGATCGATAACGAAGAGCCGAAATACATCATGACCACGAAGGTGTATCGTGGTCCAGGTGACGCAACGGAAAGCGAAGTCGAAATCCCAGTCGAGATGTTTGACGCGATCGAACGTATGGCTCCTGAAGGCCAGGCGAAAACACGTTACACCGTAGAAAGCGCTGATGGCCTGGCATGGGAAGTTGACGTCATCTATACGCGAGACCATCAGGTTGTTGAGTGGACGAAGATCGATATTGAAATTCCGGCCGGAACTTATCTTCGTGAAAATCCATCTGTACCTGAAACATTGAATGGTGTGTTTGTACAGATGATCGATCGTCCTCACGCAAAACGTACGGATGAAGAGAACGCTATTCTTGACGATTTGTTCAAGAACAAATTCTACATCAAAAACGATAAGGTTGTAGTGAGCAAACTTCCTGAAGGGTTCGAACGCTTTGTTGATCCTAAGGTCGTCATTGAAATGCTGATGCCTGCCATCGAACCTCTCGTAAATATGATTCCAGCGTTAAGCTACAACGAGAAGTATTTTGATTTCGATGAAGAAGGTCAGCTGAAAAGCGCTCTGCAAGAACTCAAGCATGCCGCACTCAGTGTCTTACGTTTAAGTAAGAAAGACGTCGAAGAGTGTGATTGCGACCAAGATAAGAATGGAGAAAATGAATGAACGTACAACAAATCTGTTTAATCGATGATCAGTTCAGTGAAATTAACGGTGAGCGTTACAATGTTGTAAGCTGGACGCTTTCTATGGTTCAGGCTGCTGAACAATTTCCGATGGACAAACACAGCCCTGAAGCATTCCGCGATGTCTATAAACAAACCCAGCTGGTAGACCGTAAACTACCTGAAGGTTACGACGACGAGAAACTGCTGAACGATATTAAGCGTGCGTTCACCCTGCACATGCTGACCTTAACCGAAGACGATCCTTTAGAAATCCCTGACGAGTGGCTTATCTACGATGTGGAAGCCTACTTCATGAAAGAACTCTGGTTCTAAGTCATAACCACATAAACCTTCCTCCCCGCCCGTTATGGGTAGGGAGGAAGATATGCTAACTATTTTTTTTTTTACTCGGCGAAGTGTGGTTTGTAATCAGACTGCCATGCGGTGGCGCTGTTGTCGTAGTTGTTGTGTGAAGTGCCTGCCGAGAATGTCCAACCACTCAGATTCTGATTGAACGCGGCGCACCCAGACAACATATTGTCTACATTCGTAACAGCCGAAACATTCCACGAACCGATCGGCTGGTTGAACGCACTGCAACCGAAGAAGAGGTTCTTCATTGAGGTGATGCTACCCGTGTTCCATTTCGTGATATTCACATCATTAATAAGGCTGCAGCCTTCGAACAAACCTTCCAGCGTTGTCCAGTATGGCGGAATGTAGTCAGGGACTTTAACTAAGGACGTTAATCCGGTCAGCTGTACAGCCTGCGGTAATCCGTTGTTCCAGTCAACGATTTCAGTGATGTTATCGCCGCTGATGGTTTGTGTTTGGGTTGGAGCTTCTGGGCTGGAGAGGACGCCGGTAGCAACAATCGTGCGTTCTGTTCCATCACTGTATTCGTGGAACCCGCGAGTCTGTCCACCCGGTAACGTTGCTTTATTCCCATCACCCCAATCGATGGAAATATTTGTCCAACCGTCCAATGCTAATGTAACGGAACCACCGGTCGTTTTAAGAATGTATTGAATCGGTTTCGGTTTAGCGTTGCGAACAATCGCCATCGCACCTTTAAGGCTGCCGATAACCCAATCTTTCTTTGTGGTTACCAGTAATTCGGAGGCACCATACGACCTCATCTCTACTTCACGAACGTCTTCGCTTTGGTTAATCGTCTGCATCGCTTGTTGCATTTGTTCGCTGGTAATATCACCATAACGAACCATGACGTTCAGGACATTCTGGAAGTATTCTGCGTCAAGGACACCTTCAGTCGTTTCGGCATTTCCGTTATCGTCGATAATAGAGGTTGTTGCTAATAGTAACGAACCGGTTGTGTCAGCTTCAACACCATCCAGATAAACCAGATTCGTAAGATCGGTTTTCTTGATGATAGTAATCAAGCTTAACGTATCGTTAGCAATATTGAACTGAAGATTACCCGCCCAAACATAAGACGTGTTTGCAACCGGAACCGTAATGTCTTTAATACCGGTGTCTGTGAACGTAATTTGTTTATTCAGCTCGGATTCGAGGAAGTCGACGGTTGTGTCAAATACCAATCCGTAACGTTCAGCAATCGTATTGATGATATCCCTTACGGCGGTATCTTGCTTAACGATAACCCGTAACGGGATCCCGGTGAAGTTTTTAGCGATGTCTCGACGGATGTAGGTCAGAGACTGTTCGTTAAAGTAACGGCTATCGTCGTTCGGTTTGATCGTAACGACGACCGTTCCAGGCACTTCGCTTACCGGTGCCGTCAGTTCAAATTTTACATCGTCTAACGTCAGTTGTAAGCTGTTTTTGCTGTTTACTAGCGCAAGGAGTTCGTCTTTCCAGCTTTGTTTGAGTTTCATGTATTTTGCCCTATTTTAATAATTACGACGCATATACGTCATACGATTTTGCAGCAAACGCAGCATAAAGCTCTGCCTGACATCAGGCAGAGCTTCTTAATTACCATTCCAAGAACGCAGGTCGTGGTTTAATATCGTATTCCGTGGCGTTTACGGTAACGTATTGATCGTATCCTTCCATCGCTAACGTTTCCTGCAAGTTAACATCATCTTGCTTGTTCACCACATATTTGACGCCCGTGATTTCTTCAACAAGCTGCCGACTTAACTCCATGATTTCGTGGCTACGTGTAGAAACGTTACCCTCGCTTCCTGTATCTAACATGAAACGATAAATCCGAACAGGTTGCGTTTGTCCTACACGATCGAGACGGCTGATGGCTTGGATTTCATCGGATGAACGCCACGGGTTGTTCAGGAAAAGACCCACATTACACATCAGCATCGGAACCCCTTCAGCTAAGCTATCAAATGTTGCGATAGCGGGACCGCTGTCAGGATCGTCGCGTAGACGGGCAAGTATTTGGTTGATGTTTTTGTTGGTCTTCCCGTAAATGGGTTCCGGTAAGAAGCCCGCATCACGAAGCATGTTGTCGACGCGTTCAACCACCTGAACGTACGACGTGAAGATCAGCACTTTGGCTTCGGCGTTATTGATGTACCCTTCGAAGTCGATGTATTCCACCATGTCGACATGACACCGAATGCGCGCTGCGCCCAGAACACGCGCCAACGCTTCACCCTGAATTTTCAACCCAACGTACTTGATGACGCTCTTGGCGTCTTTGAAAGCAACCCTTAAATCAGAAGGAAGAACCGGCATGATGGAACGTTTTTCAAACGCGTTGCAGAACATCGCATCTTCTTTGTCTCTGACGGGATCGTAACCTTTCTGGAAACGAGCAACAATCGATTCGTATCGAGATAGCTCTTTACGTTCTCCGTCGGTACGAATAGTCTTACGATAGTAGTCCAAGGCGTCATCAAAAATCTTTCTGTAATGCCCCCAGTTATCCTTGTAATACTTCGCCCGATCGCGTACAAATATCGCCATATCGTCGCGGATACTCGAGATGGTATAATCGCTGCCGTTAGGGAGCTTCACGTAAACATCCTGAACTTCCGGTCGGGTTTTACGATAAGCTTCTTTAGGTACAACATGCATCATGAACCCAAGACGATGTCTGAGGATATCGTTAGCACGACTGCTGGTTAAACCGTAAATTGCTTTGAAGCTATCGACCACCTGTCCTTGGAACATCGGGTCGATACAACCTAAACATGGGATCATCTCAGAACCCATTTGTTTAACAGGTGTACCCGACATAAACAAGACATGAACATCGGCATTCATGGTCTGACGCATCGTCTGTACGAGATCAACCAATCGTTGGGAACGTTGGCTGTTCTTGTCGTTGAAGTTATGGCTTTCGTCAACAACAATAAGAACGCGCTTCGCCGTACGTTTATGCTTGATCATCACATCGTTTAATAAGCCCATCGATTCGTAATGTAGAAAATAGTACTTATCGCTTTTCTGCAGCTGTGATGGTTGCATTGTATCCGACCAGAACGCGGTTGCTGTTGCAGAGTCAACGATGGCTTTGTTTACATCGGATTGCCATGCTGAACGCATGGTGTTCTTAGGACAGCAGACCACAAATACATCGACGTTCATTGCGGCGCTTAAAGCCAACGCGGTGATTGTTTTACCCGCACCGGCACCCATTGCGCACACGTATCCTTTCAGTCGGTATTTAGGTACGTTACGGTTATAGATGTCGATAAACTCATCTTGATAATCGAACAAAGAGAGCGTTAGCATTTTGTTCATGCGTGCTTTATCGAGGATTGCAGGTTGCTCGATTGTGGTATTTTGCAGCCAGGTTTCCTGTAGCAGTACCTCAATAAGGTGCTTCAGCATGCGTTTGTTGCTACGGGTATTCTTTGCCTCGATGATCGTTTCGAGAATATAAACGAAATCGGGGAGGTAAAAGTTGTGGAGACTGAGTCCACTAGAAGAGAAATTACGAAACATATGTTTCATAAATCGGGAGGTACCCCATATTCGCTGAATGTCATCTGAAAGACGCCAGGCATCGATACCCCCGATATGCACGGTGTTGTTACTCTGATTTTTAACCGTTATTCGGTTCATTAAACGATTGATTCTATCCAACATAATCGCGCTCGATTTAATAGAATGTATGATAAAAACTCCTCCCCACACCTTTCCTGGGGAGGAGGCCGGGGATGTCCCTTAAAATGACGTCATTCGACAATCCATAAAATACGATGGGCATCGAGACGGACCAACACAAATCCTTTCACGGCTATATTACTTACGTGAGTAAAGAAAATTTATTAATAGATTCAAAGAGGTACGTGCGATGAAATCTTTATATTCGTTGGATTGTTTAAATTTCTTATCTCAGGAAACACGCGCTGAAGTAATTGAAAATATTCGGAAGAACGATCTTGCTCATCAAGAAGAACACGTGCTTGCTGTTGTCGAATTGGCAAATGAACTTGCCGATGTGGTTGGCATCATCAGACCCACGGAACGTCGTCGTTTATTAACTGCCGCTTTTATGCATGATATCGCATGCCATGAAAACAGAACATACCACCACCTTATCGGAGGTGTTCGTGCGTCAGTTATCTTGCTTCGTAACGAGCAACATATTTTCACACCGGAGGACATCGAGGAGATACGCGTACTTATTGCTGAACACCGCGCCTCGTATTCCGGTCCACGTAGTTCGGTTGCTTCTCAGGTGCTTCGTTTGGCGGATATGGGTCGTCTGGATAGTGAACGTTTTGGTATCCGTGCAGTCGAACATCGTTACGGTCAGATGAGTAAAGAGTTCGCATTACAGGAAACCGCCGATTATCTTATTTCTAAATTTGCGCCTGACGGCTATGCTTGGATTACTTATCCGACGTTAGGTCAGCAGCTTTATATGAAAGAGATTGCGGTGATTAAATCGCTTTGTGCAAATCGGGATAAACTCATTGCTTATTTGGATGATGTTTATACGTATGTTGAAAAGAAACATGGTGAAATCATGTGTTAAACATGAAAGCGGAGAATGATGAATGAGTATCGTTGATTTAACGTTGACAGAAGTTGGTGATGGTATTGAGGTTTCGATGAAAACCTCCGACGATCGCACCGTTGTTGCTAAACTGGAAGAAACCGTGTACGGCAATTACGTGGTGGGTGTTTCAGGGAAGGTGAGTATGTATCGCCTGGCTGGTATTTTAAGTGTCTTTGATGGAGGATTACTGCCGTCCGACCAACTCGAGCTCCAGAACAAATTGATCGACAATGACTTCTACACGGAAAACGTGAAAGTCTTTGGTTACAGCATGATGGGTGGTGTATTTAGCGCCGCAACGAACACGCTTAACTTCGGTACCCAACAACTGATTCAGTTCAGTATCGAAAAGGGTAAACTGAAAACGGCGTGGAAAGGTAGCGCTGCATTCACACCAACCGATCTTCTGCTTACTTCCGCAGAACAACATTTAAAAGCAAGTAAATCGGGTCGTGCATTTCTGGAGCAATTAAATCGATGACCTCACCCATCTTCTTTATATCGGATACCCATTTTGATAGCGAGCGTACATGGACGTATTCACGCCGTCCGTTCGCAAGCGTCGCCGATATGAACCAGCATATGCTGAAAGCCATCAACAATCTTCCAAAGAACAGTGTGTTATGGCATTTAGGTGATTGGGGTAAATTCGAGTTCGTGGAAGCCATTCGTTCTGATATCCAGGTTCAATTGGTAATGGGGAATTGGGACGAAGACGCATACAAAGCGACAGGATTAAGCTTCGAAGCGTGGCGTGATAAATTGCTCGGTATGGGGTTTGCTGCGGTTTATGAACACCCGCTGGTACTGCCGATTAGCAATGACGAATCCTACTGGCTATGCCATAAGCCCAGCGAAAGAAACCCAGGCTACTTCAATCTATTCGGGCACATTCATCGCTGTATGTTAGCGAAGGCCAACGGACTTAATGTAGGCGTTGACCAACATTTTTACGCACCGATTAGTTTAGACACCGTGCGTTTTTGGCGTAATGCAATAGAAAATCATTACGACGAAGAAGTATGGATGGAGTAATCATTAACCACCCTCCCTTCGGGGAGGGTTTATGCCGCGTTACCGGTACCCGTTATGGAGATAACGATGTCTCGATCGTCGACACAACCCGAACCCTGGAAACGATTTCTTAAGGAGCTTCATTATCATGTTGCAGCTCGACCAGGCTTGAGCGCACACCAAATGGAAATCGTCCTACGAGCACTAATCGAACGACACCCTCAAGTCACACGTATTAAATCATTCATTGGATCTGGAGAGTTCTATGCTTGCAAAAACTATTTTAGCCATCGTGACCATTACATCTACTTCTATTATCGCACGGTTCCTTCGTCGATGACCGGTCGCGGTGTGGAATTTTAACACGTAGCCATGGTAAAAATTAACGGTTTTTCGTGTTCGTATAGGACATGAAAACAAACAACAAAGGCGTTAAAATGAAGAATTCCATTGTTCGTCACGATTCGGATCGCGGGTTTTTTATCGACACAGATATCCTTCACGATATTTATTTCAATGATGATCGTGAATTAGCTGAGCTTGTAGATCAACGCTCGGAGACAATCGTCGCGGCTGGAGGAATATTTAAACCTCAGAGATGGGAGGGACTTGATGTTAGTATCCGTCCCATCATCAGCCGAGAAACGCCTTTTGAATTACTCTTTATTTTCTCACCCCGATCGTTACCTGATGAGCAACCGACAACGTTATCCTTAACGGCTGAAGTTGGTTATTGGTCGTATCATATCGAACAAAACGGTTTGGTACGTGAGGGTACGCTCGAACCGTCGGAATTAAAAAAGTTTCTTGGTGCAGTCAAAGACCAAGAACGTAAACGTAACCGTGCAATACGGAAACAAAACCGGAATTAATGTATTAGCAATCCTGACCACAGAAATCGGTCACTTTTAATAGGAATCGAAAAGAATGAAAAAGTTGTTTCTTGCAGCCCTCTTTATTACGGCATCAGCACACGCTTGGGATTACAGCGAGCTGGAAACCGGACATGCTAAACTAGGCACGATGTATACCTGGTCATCGGCAGAAGTCAGTGCGCCAACCGCCTTGGAAGTTAACTGCTTGTCTACGGGAGGCGCGTGGGTAAAATTGGATACGGAAGATGAAGGTTATCAGGCACCCCTTCTTCGTGATTATCCAGGCATCGTTAAAATCACGATTGGAACAGCTGAAGGAATCAGTTATTTCAATGGAGAAACCGATCTTAACTTCTGGTCGACAGGCGGGCAGCAGCGTTTGGTGAACTTCGTTAATGAATTAAACCAAGCGTTGACCATTTCGGTGTTAACCGACGACGGTAAAACGTATCGCGTTCGTCCGATCGAGCCAGAGATGCGGATCGATGTCCGTAAATGTCCTGCGGGCGTACCAGCAATGGTCGATCCCAACACGCGCACTGTACGCACACCTGAAGAAATGAACGCACTTTAACATGGAGGAAGGTGGATGGTACGCCCATCCACCTTCACGAGGCTATTATGGCGAAGAAACCAAAGAAACGTAATAAGAGATATAATCCGAACAAACGTTCGAAGTTTAAGTTGGTTTACATGACGGACACTGAGTTCCAAGAAGCCAATCGACTTTATCGTCTTCAACGAGAAGCTTACCTCAACGAACACGGCCCTGAGGTTCTAACGGCTGCCGACGATGTTCCTAAAGAACAGTTTACCGATATACAGTTATTCTTATCAAAAGGAATTCAACAATGAGAACACTTATTGATACCACATGCCCTCACTGCGGACACGATATTTCAATTGCAACAATTCGTTACGATATGTTTTCGGATATGCCGTTGCCGAACACGTGTTATGTTTGTACTAGCTGTTTGAAAACAGTAGAAGTATCTGTTGATGATAATAGTGCAGAACGCCATATTTCGTTTGTCCCATCGGATGAAAAACACGAAGCGATCTGGTCGATTATTTTCTCTAATACGGCTCGCCCAGCCAATCCGTTCATTTCCGGTACATCGATGTCTGTTGACGTTGATCGTTTTATGTCCGAATTAACCTTGGGTACCGTCGAACATATTAACGCGATCGCTGATCTTTATATCAGTCAGTCATTGAATCAGGGACATCTGTCGTCAAATGGTATTCTCTGTATCGAAGGAGACAACTACGAAGAAGCGATGGCGCATTACCGCACGCATCTGACGATACCTGTGCGCTACATTAGCGATATTCAAGAAGCGGCACTTTTCGCAACCGATCTTGCCTGGTTATTTAATGCTGTCATCCACCAAGCAAATGACGGTACATTGTTGCAGAGAGTTGACGGTAAGATCGGCTGGTGCCATAGCGTGCGTAGTGCGGTTGTAATCGATTATTTATTACGTAATCGATGGATCGCCCAACTGTTTAATTACTGGTATCAATACGTTTTGGATTATGATGTTGAGCCTGTTCTTTACAGTGCTGATGGTAGCGTTTGGTTGTCGCATGAGTTTGTTAAAGGGTTGGATATTGACGAACCCCTGTTCCTATATCCAAAGGGTTATAGGGAATTAGCGTTCGATGAAGCAATGGAATTGCTGAAACAGGACAACCCGGTTAACTACCATGAAGAGAACGCTCGTCGATTCAGTCCTGATCGTAAAGCAACGAATCTGTCCGCCAGCAACGCTTCGACGATTCCAGTAGATCGCGTATTACATTAACAAAGGAGCCCTGATGTGAAAATCAGTTATCAGGAACAGGATCATCATTGTAAACACTGTGATAAAGATCTTAGTAAACCAATGCTTGCGGCATACGGTCAGCACGAACCAACGGTGGTCTGTGATGGTTGCGCAAGCCGCTACTCACTCGTGCGTGAAGGCGACGATGAGGGTATCCAACTTAAGCTACGCGATACACACGAGTATCGACTTCGTGTTGTTGCGGTACTGGCCCCACCGTACAAGAAAGGGGAACCCCGTAAAGCAGCATGGACGTTCGCGGAGTTTGATGTGGCGATTGATAAACCGATTACGAAAGGGCTTTCGCCGTTCAACGATATCGTTGAGTATAACAACATCAAGAACGCGGTTGCTGATTTGCTTCCATTATCACCCCACAGTTGTGTCTATGGGGTTGGAACGTTACCGCAGGTGTGTTGTGTCTTACCACGAGAAACGTATATATCGTTAGGTGCCCGACAACTGATTAAGTTCTTTGGGGTATACGACGATATGCTCAGTAAGATCGGTGAACTTCTGGTCACCATGTCGAAAATCAAAGACGTTAACCAGAAGAACAAAGATGTGCGTATTAGTCACGCGGTTTGTGCGCATTTGATGGCGGGGTCGATGTGGTTGGGTGATTACGCTAACACGATTATCAGTCAGCTACCAATTTCGTACGAGGTTGTGTTTAAAGATGGTGTGTTCTACGGCGTGCGTCGTAAAGATACGACTTTCCAGCTGAAGAAAATCGTTCTCGACCTACCTATCGATCATCTTATCGCTAATGTTATTTCTGATCCCTCACGCGTTGTTGACATGATACGCGGAAAACTAAAAGGTAACACAGCATGAAACGACTGTCGGTAAGACAGGTATCGTTGTGTTACTACGGAATGGAGTACGATGCCTTAGCAGAATTGTTTCGTCAATATCTTGAAGATCATCGCCTCACCAACGATGATCTCTTTTCTTATTCTTATTTGAATTACCCGATTAACATGATACGCTATTCGGAAGCTGAAGGCGAATACCTGGTGGTCGCTTCTATCATGCGTTATCTATTAATTGATCTGTACAAACGTCTGTACTTGCCGAAGAGATTGCGTATAAAAGAAACATTAAGGAGACTTCGTAGTGAGCGTTCTACGTGAAGCGTTTAAGTTCGTTGCTGGAGAACAGACCGATGACGATATCCGTCAATTCATGGCGTATATCGCACCGTTGAGTCATGATGGGGTTCCGGGACATAATTTGTTCCTGCCGTTGCGAGGTGTTTCGACAACAGCCGCCTATGTCCGTCTGTTAACCGAGATGTTGCGGATTAGTGAGCATCCTGGTGGCACCAACCGTGTCAGCTTGAAAGGGCTTGCTGAGCAATTATCTTACATGCCTGTTATCCGTGAGAAACCATCATGGGCGGAAGAACGTCGTGCGTTAACCGTAATACGTAATCTGGATTCTGATGCTTGGCGTGAGAACCTTGTCACGTATTTGCTGATCATCAAACGTCGTCAGAAACCAGCGAAGAGTCTGCTCATTATTGATGATAACGACCCGAACGTCGATTTGGTTGAGATCACAAGGGCAATAAGTGCGTTGACCGGTGAATCAATCAATCCTAAACTTGAACCGTTGGCCGCAATCCGTCAGATGGTCAGCATGCTGTCTGATAATACTGCGTTTGTCAATATTTGTAGTAATTACGATAAAGAAAAGGAGGGTATACGATGATAGACAGTATCGAACTTAATGAAGAGCAACCATTATCGGCTGTACAACAACTTTTAGCGCAGTATGAGCTTGTTTGGTCGGAAGAGCGCGCGTCATGTGAAGAATGTCGCTATAACCACGTTGTTGCTGAGACCGTTTTTGGTTCTCTAACTATCGAGTGGAAAGGTTGGAAGGATTACACAAGCTACGACTGTGATTTACCTTTCCCAGTCAACGATGAGTTTCCGCACATCAATGCAGATAGTTTAGATGAAGCGAAAGCGAAAGTAAAAGCTTGGTACGACTACGTGATATTGACCGGACTCGGCCTGACAACAGATAAACCAGAATAACGAAAAGGTGTTATGATGAGCAAACTACTGTTTAAAATTAACGGAAAAGAATACACAGCAACCCAGGCGATTATCGGTGCGCTGATACGTTTTACCGTGCATCGGCGTAATGGGTGGGCCTTTGATGTTGACGGCCCCACATTTCTTACATTACTGCAGTTCAATATCGCTACCCAGAAGAAATCGAACGATGAATACGATACCGAATCGTTACGCGGTGTGTTGGATGGAATCTCTAACGCATCATACACGGAAATTTTGACCTACGTAAGTTCGTATGAAACAAGCGAACGCGGTTCGTACATATACGCACTGGAATACGTAGAAGAATTAGTACGACGACTGAAAAATAATCCGTATGATACGCGTAAAGAAATAATACAATTAATAGTGTCCGATACTTTCGCTAGTCATGCGATCATAGCGGAACATCAACCTTATGTAATTGTACGTGCTTTCTTCGGAATCGATGCGGCGTTGGACGATCGCTCCAGACCGTACCGTTTAGTGATTTATACCGATGAACATCAGTTAAAACAATGGTTGGTAGACTGTGGTGTCAATTTGTGTGGAATGACGGCATCCGATTTTTTCAAAGACTTCTTTTCGTTATCGGAACATAATAGCGTTTCACTAATACTGAAGTCTATGGATGACGACGTTGATGTCGTCGAAATTAAAGCTGAATCGGATACCAGCAACCATTCGTTCGAGCCGTTAGCGGTAGAGAAGCCTGCATTTTGTTTAGATGTTGAAAACCTTAGTCTGGAAAAGAATGGAGTATTGCTGGAAATCGGTATCGTGTTCTTCGATCTGGCTAATCCGGATTCCATTGCTAACGGCCCACGTATAGATATCTTTCCTGACGTTCACGGTCAAATCGCTGACGGTGGTCGTATCAGTGAATCAACGGTAGAATGGTGGCAAACCAAAGCACCAAAGGAAGCGCGCGACTATTGTTTTCAACATTGTAAGGTAATGGGTTATAAAGAAGCTATTACTGAAGTAAATACGTTCGTCAACAGTATTCGTGACAAAATGACTGAATACTACGGTAAAGATACCTTCTATTATCTTGCTCGTGGTGAAACAGATTGGCCTCAATTGGAGCATTGGTTCCGTAAGGCGGGATTTAAACCAATCTGCCGTTACAACCAGGTTCAGGATATCCGTTCGATGATTGCCGCGTATCAGGACAAACCGGTATCCATCTTAGGCACCAAAGAGTATCCAGACATGGGTATTCCGTTGATCCGTCATACCGCTATCGGTGACGCGATCATGGATGCGTATGACGTTGCGAAGGCACGAAGCATGGCGGTGTCTAAGCTTCTGAAGTAATAGCATCCTGCGCAATGAATATGACGATGATCGTTTATTAAAGGAAAGAAGATGTCTGAAAAGCATATTGAGATTCTTGATGCAGCCATCGCTTCGAAAGATAGCGATAAGTTCATCAAAGCGGTATTTGCAGAACAACGTATTAACCCAGCAATGCTGAATAAGATTCGCGATGCGATTGCATTCCGTCTTACCAAGTCAGATGTTTCTGATGAGGATAAGACAACGATGCGTAAATTACGCGACGATCTTAATGCATACATCGCTCGTGGTTGTACGGATAAAACCGTTCGTGAGGTTCTCGATTCTAACGTGAAATACGAATCCGACTTCAAGAAGAACGGTTCAACACCGAAAACAGAATAACAGCATATCCCCTCCTCCAACCCAACAGGGAAGGAGGAGGGTTATGTTCGTATTGAGGTTAACATGCTCGATCGTGAACGATTGAAGAAAACGACAAAGCTCCTCGATGCGTTCAGAACTGCGGGTGAATTCGAGAGCTTCACTAAGAACCGAGCTATTGTTCGGTTCCTTCTTTATTTGTGTTGCGTTGATTCGTCGGAGCGGGTTAGCCATAGTTGCCCTCTGCTCGACGAAAATCGTATTCCGTTATACAAAGCCGAAGAGTTATGTGAGTTCTTGATGAAATTCGGTGTTTTCTGCAACAGATATCGTGGTGATAGATCCGATGGGTATCTCGTCGAATTTAATGTCTTGTTTCAGTAAAACATTACCAAAATAGACTATCTAATGCGGTGAAATTCCTCAATACTACTACTAGGACTACTAAGGAATAAAACATGAGTGTTATCGTAAAAGTAATGGGCAACTGCGATACTAGCGATCGTAACAACGCGAAACCGTTTACGTTGCATGTGGTACCTGACCGTTTGACCACAATTGAATTCAACCGTGATTCGACGGGTAGACCGACACTGGAGTTCGTCGCTCATGGTGATAAGGATCAACGATTTATCGATTACCCAGGCGGTAACGTTTACGTGATGGACAACGGTAATACCATCGCAACGTACGCCTATTCCTGTGGTTTTGGGAAGGATGATGTTGACCGTATGTATGCAGACGCCCGTACTACGACGTATGGGAAAGTGCTGGATGCGAGCGGTGAACTTGACGATAACCTTATTCGTGCGTTGTTGGAAATCCGTTTAATTGATCGTGATATAAAACAAACGCGTCACATCGAGTTTGTAAAATCAGACAATCCTAACTTTGTTAGTCATGTAAATCGTCTTTTACAAGAGTTGTTTACTGGTAATTTAACCGCATATTACGCCGGTGCGGCCGGTAAAATCATCGCGATCGTTAAGTAGTAATCCCTACGAGGGGGTGGGATAATACCCCCCCCCCTCAATTTGTTGTACTATCTATCATTTCTATTATCTATTATCAAGAGGTTCTATTATGTCTATGTTCTTGAAAATGATGAGTGGTTACGATCTCCCTGATGAGAACAATGCAAAGCCTTGTACGGTTCTACCGCTTTCGGATAAATGTAAAATTGATTTCGGTCGCGATGAGTACGGCGCACCTGTTGTGACCGTCACCTATGAAGACGGAACAGTCGAGAGTTATCATCCCGAAGGGAATACTTACCTTACTGAAGATCGTCGTACGATCGCAGCTTATTCTTATTCTGAGTATGTGTCACCTGGTCGTCGTATGACGGTAGAGTCTGCGATGAAAGACCTTAAGTACTACGATGATTACATGCTGTTCGCAACCAATAACCGGATCGTACATTTCCTATCCGTGTTAGCTGGCGTTCCTCGCGGATGTAGCATAACCCGTAAATGTCGTCTGTCTGTTGACGATCGTATCGGGGTATCAGTCATCGATAAACTTAGCGAGTTTATCGTGGATATGGGCTATTGCTTCGTTGGTTATACCACGACAAATCCGATGGACGATGAAGCTATTCATGTTCTCGAATTCGCTGTTCTTGTGAAATAAGCTGATTAATGAAGCCTCCCGTAATGGGAGGCTTTTATGCCGTCTTACCCTATCTATCAAAACTAACGGATTTTAAGAATTCTCTGAAGCCGGGAGAGGAGATTAAAATGTTAACATCAGATCATACACGCTATCGTGTTAAATACCTGAAACGTTTTAAAGGTGCACAACCTAAAATCGTGGTTCAAAGAACAATTACTTGCCTGGAATACACAGGTCATCCCCTTACGGAAATATATTTCAAAACGCTGGATGTTATCGATCTAACCCGGGTGTTCAGGGGACATAAACTCACAGTAAATAACATCACGTTGCAAGAAGCAACCGAGGAATTCCGTAAACTATTCAATTATTTTCTGTGTTCATACGGGATTAAATTCAACGAAGTAGAAATACGACTACATAACCACCCAAGAAAATCACCGTATCTTGCGGTTAGACCAAAGAAAGGACGGATGGCTTTAATTGGTTGTGTCCGTATTCCTATCGTTCAATCTGAACCGGTTCGTCCGATTATCACGGTAAATAAGATCGGAGCGCTTGCCGGACATGTAATCAACAACGTCTTGGTGATTACCGACGATAAAAGTTTGCATTGTGTGTCTGATGTAACGAGCGAGCAATTACGAAACGGTATCGCCCTTCTTTTCTATCGCGGTGATGGAAACGTTGTCGAATTCTGTCATCAGCAGGATTGCTGCGAAGAGGTGTATCTTGAAGACATTGACGGCGATATTAATGATATCATCGGTGAAAAGATACTCAGTGCTGAAGAAAGAACCGAGGAAAGAACCGATGACTACGGCTATTATAGCGAACGTACACAATGGACATTCTACCATATCCGTACTGCAAAGGGTTGTGTTGTTATCCGTTGGTATGGTAGTTCTAACGGCTATTACTCAGAGAGTGTTGATATCGACGTCGTACCACTTAAAGATAGCCTTCTGAGAAAACCAAAACGGCTCGAGGAACGCTACGGTCGTTATTGAGGATAACCTACGTTGTAAGTAATTAGGGCGTCTCGACAAAAACTCTATTTACTTTTACTACGAGGTGAAAACGATGTTAACGAAGGAATCTAAGAAGAACATTGAAGCGTGGATTTTTGATGACGCGTCATTGAATCTATCATTGGATCCGAAGGTTCGTGGTTTACAAGCTGATTACGCGTATAACGTGTTACATGGCTGCTGCTACACGTTAAGCGATCCTAAATATCGTTATAAATTTCAGGAACTACTTGAAACACTTAGAGGATTAAAATGAAACAGTATTTGGACCTTTTGCAAGACATCATGGATAACGGTCGCGATAAAGCTGATCGTACAGGCACCGGGACCCGTTCCGTATTCGGACGTCAGATGCGTTTTGACTTGAAGAAAGGATTTCCGCTGGTAACCACCAAGAAGATTCACCTTAAGAGCGTTATCCACGAACTGCTCTGGTTTCTTAACGGCGACACAAACGTTGCTTATCTTCAAGATAACGGTGTTCGTATCTGGAATGAATGGGCTGATAAGGAAGGGAATCTAGGACCGATTTACGGCAAACAATGGCGGGAATGGATCGACTACAAAGTGGTTGTTCCGCACGATACAGAACGTACTCGTGAGTTGATGCAACGCGGCTATGAGTATTGCGGTGTTGTTGACGCCGGTATGGTCAAACATCTCTTGTATGTTAAACACCACGACCAAATCGCAAACGTGATGCGTCAACTCAAAGAAGATCCTGATTCTCGACGAAACATCGTTAGCGCGTGGAACGTAGGTGATTTAGACGATATGCATCTCGCTCCGTGCCATTCATTCTATCAGTTCTATACCCACGAGCTCACCATCGATGAACGTGTTGATTATGTTCAACGCAACGACGTGCTAAGAACCCAGTGGGTTACGGATGATGTACGACACAGTGAAACAGAACTCTGGTTGAATGCGCATAACGTACCAACACGTGCCTTATCTTGCCAGCTTTATCAGCGTTCGTGCGACACGCTCTTGGGTTGGAGCTTTAACGTCGCATCATACTCGTTGTTAACGCATATGCTTGCCCAACAGCTGAATATGGACGTTGGTGAGTTCGTGTGGACAGGTGGGGATTGCCACATCTATCACAACCATTTCGAACAGGTTAAAGAACAACTTAGTCGTGAGCCATATCCATTACCGAAGCTAACAATCGTACGTAAACCGGAAAGTATTACGGATTACCGTTACGAAGACTTTGTATTCGTCGGATATCAATCACATCCGGCTATCAAGGCTAAGGTGGCGGTGTAAATTAACAACTGAGGGTGGGTACGCCCACCCTAATACGGAGAACTATCGTGGATGAAGTAAGTTCTGAACTGCTAGAAGCAATGGATGAACGAGTAACCACTATCGGTTTTTATCTCACTGGTGTTACTGAAGCATTACCCACACCGAAAAATAGTTACGAGATGGAGGCTGATAGCATACTTACACAAACCCTTCCTATACAGCTTAAAGCGGAAATTAACGAACGTCTACGCGTCGATATGCTTACGAAAGAACAGCGTGAATCCTTGCTGGAAGCATTAGATACCATCGACAAGAGAATGACGCTTCTTAAATTAGGTTTTAAGAAGCAACTGCATTAAGAATATCGAGATTTATTTTAGGAGTTTAGAATGGCTTGGTCGTACCCCTATCGTATTCTGATAGGTGTTAAAAATAAGAAAGGTCCCCGTAAAGGTAAATGGAGATACACCTGGATATGCGGACAGATAGAACTAAAACCGAGAATCTTCTCTGCCTGGAGTAAAAGTGATGATTAATTCTCTACAGCGCCATATACTAAATCATGTTATCAACGACATGATTGGTGTTCGTTTAGTCAAAGGAAAACACAAGAAAGGTTGCAATAAAGGAAAACGGTTCGTGGCGCATGTGGTACCAACCACTGAACGAAGGATCGCAAGTGCTGCGGTGGATTCTATCGCGAAAGCGATGCCATGGCTTATGTTGGACTGACTTTTAGAGGAAAGAGGAGTTACGCATGCAATGTCTCGAAGAAACAGAAGCGGGTACTCTGGATTATATCGATCCGATGTATTTATACCGATCTATCGTCACTCGATATTTGGGTCGTGTTTATAACAAACGTATTAAACGAGGCCCAGGTAAAGGCAGACAGAAGAAAGTAGGTATTTATAAATGCCATAAAGCACCTAATCCGATGTATCGTTGGAGGTAGCGTTGAAAAGGATCTACCCGATGCTAAGCATCGCCTATTTTCGTCGATGTTGGTATATTCATCAGTACCGCAAAAACAGGAATCAGATTATCGAAATAAAGTTTCACATTAACTATTTACTCAAACTAGAGAAGGTGAAAGAGCAGCCGCTGGTTGTCGTTCGGTTGAGGTCTTTATTAGAGCGTTTACGTATAGCATCACAGGTGAATGAGCAGCTTCATCAGGCAAATAAAGCGCGGGTTGTACGGGATGTACGGAAATGTTATCGTTCCGGATTTAACCGTCGATTGAAAAGCATACGTAACAGTTTAAAGCATATAACGGAGAATATGGCATGAAAGATATCGCGGAAACAAAAGAAGAGAAATACACCCAACTGAAGAAGAAACTGGAGAAACAAGGTTTTCTAACGAAACGTTTAATCCGTGTTATGCGTTATAAATACAAATGCTATTTCGGTACGGAGCTATCGAACGGTGATGCGTTTGTTAACGAGTGTCGTCGGACGATTTCTCGCATTAATGACTTACAAGCGCGTAATGATTGGTGGTACAAAGAATCGGAAAACTTCACTGATACCGACCGCAGTACCGTATCCCACTTAGAAAGCCAGTTGAAAGAGTTAATGGAAGACAGAGCCAACTTACAACGTCGAATCCATCAACGATTTGATGAATGGGAGAAGGGGGCTTTCATTAACGGTGATGAGATACGTATCGATAACATCATTAGACGTCTTATCGCTAAAGATGACGAGGAAGATTTACCGTTACCGGACGATCACGATACCGCGAAACAGGTTCTCGAGCAAGCGGTACGTTGTATGGGTGCTTTGCTCTCCCTGGGTCATATCGAACGCAAAAAGATCGTTCAATGTAAATTCGAAAAGCTTCTTGTTCAGTTCCACCGCAAGTTCTTTTATAGCACCGAAAAAGAAGTTGCTGTACAACTAATAGAAGGTATCAATGAAGTTAAATAGAACTGTTCGGAGTATACAGTCATTTTGGTATCGATATTGGTTTAATCGTAATTTACGTGACTTCGTTCGGCTTATCCGTTATGTGAAGCTCATGATAAATTGTCGTGAGTTAAATAGAGAGTTGGGGATAGGCAGCGCGAGGAAATACACGTACGATACAGACCCGTTTATCGAGTGCTGCAATTCGTATATAAGAGATATCGTGGTTCTGATGAAATCGAGCCATGAGTTGTTTATGGATTGCGATTCTTGCTACAAGTCCTTTCTCGGACGCTGTGTTCGTGCGAATCAAATAAGAAATGCGATCTCTATGTTGCATTGGCGATTTTACTATTTTCCAGACCCCGATAAATAAATAACGTGTATATGAATCAGACAGCTATAATTGATATTTATAACTATCGTAAATACACATCCATGCTCGATGCTGCGACTTCGCTGTTAGAGCACAAGTTACGCGAATGCAACGTACAGACCGCTACAGAAGAAGTTCTGGAAATCGCGCAGTTGTTACTTGATCGTTTAAAAGAACTTCGAATTTACGTGGCGAGCATGTATGGGAATGGTCCCGATGCTGTAAGTATTGCTTATAACAAACCAAGATTGATGGTGGAGAAGATTATCGAGCAAACCGGTAACATCGACAATGAAATCAACGCATTTATAAGCGGCGTCAATACGTTAAAACTTTAAGAGAGATGATGAAAATGAACGAAAACAATTGTGAACTGGTTCCAGATGAAAGGTTGGTTGAGATTCGTAACTACTTCTTGGCTGATGAAGAGAACAAACCATTCTTCGTCTTTTCGGATAATAAACATCAAGCAACCTGTGAACTCGCTGCAGCCGAGGGTATGCGTGATGCGTTAGTATATCGACTGGAAGCGAAACGATCTGTTGTATCAGACACGACAGAGATCGATAATGCGATCATGACAGTTGATCGTCGGTACGACGAGTTACTTACCGAATACGAGAACGGATCGCAAACGGTAATTCTTCACTAATCCGCCCCATCCATTTGCATGGAGACGCAGATGTTCAACAGTTCGATGGTGTATTACGGTAGTATCGTTCAGGTATTGGTACCTTTCATCGATGAACGTACCTGTTTAGCGACAGACGCACGGTATATTCAACGTTGGGTAAAACTTGGGCGATTAACACGAAAACATTTACAGCATGCGATGACTTCAACCCATGCTGCGATTCATCTTATTGACCCTAACTTTCGCGACGGTAAAAGGCACATTCACCTTTATCGTGAAAGTTATGTCCGCTGGTTAGAAAATGCATTAAAGGATAAAGAACATGAGTAACACAGTTAAGCTTAATGAAAACAATTTTTCAAAACTGGACGATTTTATCGAAGAATATATCGAGAAAAAGCAATGGGCTATTATCAGTGTCGCTCCTGATGAGGGAAGCGACGAGCCTGGCTTTATGTATACTGTTGGTCTAACCGAACATGGAATGCCAGAAATTTTCGTATCCGGTTACTGCCCTGCCCTCGGTTCAGCAATCAACAAGCTGGGTAACTTCATGGTGAAGGCAAAGACCATCCCGTTAGGCGCGTTCGATGGCAATCTGACTTTGAAAGGTACGGGCGAAACGTTACGTCTTGACGTACGCGAAATTGAAGATATTGAATCCTTCAATGAGGTGTATGCGATATCGGCTTTCGCTCGATACGGTAAAAAAGTTGCAGGTATCCAGCTTGTTTGGCCTGACACCAGCAATACGTTACCCCATGAAGGTGGTTACGAATCATGCTGCTGTCCGCAGATCCTGCTTTAATCTTAATACCAATAATTAAATTGTTTATAGGAGTTTTTGTGAAATCGACCATCAACCGCACCGATTTTCATCCCGATCGTATTGCGGAGACCTTTGCTCGTATGGATAATAACACGTTCGCCATGTTGTTCAACAGCGGATTTGATTCTCCCAACGAGACCCATCGTTCTACCGGCGTGACGATCGATGCGGAATGTGTCCATGTTAAGGAAACAAACGCGGAATAAGACGCAATGTACGTTATCATCGATGATGTTGAAGGACGACAACTAACGCCGGTTCAATCGTTACGATTACGTAATGCTGCATTGATGTACGCTGTGTTATGGTGGAACTGTAGAACACGTTTACCTGTTGATGCAAGATCGATGCAGCGCTATTCGGAAGCGTTAACGTCGTGTGAACATGATGAGATTTTTCAACGACTCTTTGAACGGCTATCAGGTTATCAAGCAATCATTCGGAAGGGTTTGTTTATCTCGATTGAATGGTTCGGTACTGAGTTGCGGTTAATCGTTGACCGTAAGGGCATGGCATTACGCCCTAACGCATTTGGGTCGACACAAGCGATTGCTTGGTGGGACGAGGAAGGTAATCGTCTCTGGTAATAAGCACCCCGTCTTAATGGCGGGGATACGCTTAGGTAAAGGTATGAGATCAGACAATAACATAACGGGGTGAGATATGGTAAATAATGACGAGCTTACGGAAATAAAATCTTGGGTTGCTAAAGCGCTGCTTGCGTATAGCGCCGTCGGCGTACTGTTTGCTGTAATTGGCATGGTAGGTATGCTACGATGAACATCGAGGATGACTTTTTACGGAACGCACTTGACTTTTATTCTAAACCATTAACACCTGGCGGCTTGGAATTGGGTGTGGTCAATCCCGATAAATTGCATCCGATTGCTAAATGGTTGAATCAACATCGAGAAGGGTTGTATTCCGTTGACCAACCGGAACTGGTGGCACGCTGGCATATTAAGAAAAGCGGTCTTGATATGTCGTTACAAGCGCGTGCGAACAAAGACCATATTGCCCTATCGATCATGGGTACTTTTTAACGAGGATAATTTACATGGCTTCTGTTGGCCCAATCGATAAGACACGCGATGCGGTAAAGGCGTTGCTCGAAAGAATTTATTTTGAGCTTGCGAATGCCGAACATCCAAGCGTGAGTCTTTTCGATGATAAACTCACAGCGATTAATAACGTTCATCCAATGCTGTATCAGGATCTCCTTACGTCGTGGAAACCGATGGGTGTTTTCGCTAACGCTTTTTCAGATACCGTTGTAGCCAGCGGCTTTGAAAAACCGAAGCTACCTTTTGTTTATGAGCCGTCGGTCGATCCAAGACGCGAGCGCCTGGGTGTTTTAACGCATGCGTTGATTGACAGTATTGGTTATTATCTTTCCTCTGAATGGACAGCCAAATACACCGAGCTGTTAGACGAATACGAGCTGTGGCGTAATCAGATCTTAACGGATGCGGAGAAGAAAGCGTACGCGATCGCGTTGGCAGAGAAAACACGTGGTGATATTGGTCGCTTAATCCATGATTTCTACGCGGTTTTGAAACCAACCTATTACGAAACAAAACGTCAGCTGACCTGGGAAGAAGCACAGGCGTTGATGCAGAGCGCAGAAACAGCGGATGATATTTCGGGTATAATCCACGATTACTGTATGTCAAGAATCCTGCTGGATAAAGGCAATCAGAAATACGTTCGTGAGGTTCCGCTTCCCAATAACGCGCTGGGTATCGCAAACGAGATTTTCGAGTTCCTGAACGAGTGGAATCCACCGTTACTTGCGATTACGTATATCTGCGATGATATTCTTACTGAGGATCTGTTCCTTCCATTGTTAGGTGAAGCGTCGCTGCGGCGTTATTCCCAAACGTTCAAGAACAGCGCGACGATGGCATCTACCGTACCGGTTAGTTTACCACGTCGTCGTAAAATGCTTACGGTATCCGCAGGCAAGATTAACCTCTTAGTGTTGTATTATGCTGTAAGAAACGGCTTACCGACATTAATTTTCAGGAAAAAGTAAATGGCTGAAGAGACTGTACAAAACCCCCTTTCATTGATTCAGCAAATAAACATACAGATTTCTCCAAAATGCTGTTCTCTCGAACTTGCATTATCCCACGTCGAAAACTGGGTAACGTTTCGCCGCACGGTGCATCCGCGTTTCCCGGTAAATATCAGTCCTGTTGTTGTGGTCGCATTAGAAAGCGAGGACCTTACTCAAGACATGTGGCAGCGCATCCGTGGACGCATACCGCAATACGTAAATGTGATGGGTGTTCTGTTAGTAAGTGACACCGAAGCGTTCGAAAGCCATCCGTTGTGTTACGCCGATGTGGTGGTTACGGATAACCCAGCGATGCTTGAACGCATGCAGGCCGTACTGACCAATCCGGTTCGAACGGAAATAGTCATCAACATTAAACAGGATGCTTCTTAACAGTTTGGGTGATAACATGCGTTATTGGAAACTTTCTGCTTATCAAATTGCATTATTAGGCATTGATACCAAAGAAAAAGAATTGTTGCGCGGTGAACTCGACACCGCTTATCTTTCAGAAAACAACATGGTTGTATGTAAATTTGTTGGATTAACGACTCGACGTAATACGGTATATGAAACCTATGCGTTGAAGGGTAAAGGCATGCAGGAAGTTGCTGCTGTGATTCGTACCGGTATCGTGGTACCGCCAGGTGTAAGTGATAATCTTGATGAGGTATTACATGGAACTCGTAAAACAATCCGTTAATGCGTGGACGCTCATGCCGGATGAGGCGATTCGCTATGGCTTCCTGAAGAAGCATGCGCCGAAGCTCATCGATGGTACCATCGGACCGGAACAGGATTTGTTGTATGCTGTGCTGTTTGATGACTATCGTGCGATGGCGGTTTATGGTGAGTCAGGAAAAGCACACGTCGTAAACATCGAACGTTACGTGTTTAATGAGCCGGGTGTTAAGGAACAGCTTGATGCCATCATGATGAACACGAAACCCGTACCTGAACAGATCAAGCTTCAGTTCCTCGAGATGCTGAATCCGGATGAACGGACGGTGCGACTTATTCGTAACGATCCTGCCACCCAGGAACTCACGGAAGTATTACTGGATCTGAAGCTGCATGTCGCCCTCGAACGTGCGGAAGGGGGTAAGGTTAATACCTGTATCCGTCAATTCTGTAAATCCCGTGAAGCGAAGGTTAAACACCATCAAACACGGAATATCCTGAAAGCGATTCGTTCCGTTGCGCTACCTGAAATTAAAATGAAGGAAGTGCTGTCGTTATACGAAACCTATATGAACGACGAAGTCGAATGCGTTGTGAAGTCTTGAAGAAATAAAAAGCGTATTGCCTGTGTCCCTCCCATCGTGGGTGGGCACGGGCGTTATGCCGATGTACATTTTGACAATTTTTTGGTTTCGTATGGAGGAAACGACAACATGATTCTACAGATGCTCGGCTGCCTGTATCTATCTGGCTGGCTAATCGAAATAGTTACAGTGATCATCGGGTTACATAAGCACGGTATTAAATCCCCAACCTACACGCTTCCAGCACATTGCGTTGCGATGATGGGAGCATTCCCTTTTATCGCCCTCGGGTCGATTTTCTGGCCGCTGTTTTGGTTCGAACGCCGGTTACCCGAAGAAGTTCGACAGAAACGTCGTCGTGAAGCACTCGCTCGTCGAGAAGAACGTCAGAGAAACAAAGGTAAACGTAAATGAAAATCACAACAGTAGCAGACTACCTGAAACTTATTGATACGATCCTTGAAGCTGATTACTATTACCATGTTAAAGCGGAACCGAAATACACCGATGAAGAATACGATAACCTGGTGAAAACGATACGGGAATATGAAGCGCAGCATCCTGATCAGGTTTCACCTAACAGCCCAACCCGTCGTGTAGGCACACCGGTTGACGGTTTTGAGACCGTGAAGCATCCGTCTCCGATGATGTCTTTGGATAACCTGTTCAGTGAAGAAGAGTTGCGGAATTGGACGGAGTCCATCGCAAAAACCTTAGGGGTCGCAGAAGACACGCTCGAATATTTGATCGAACCCAAATACGATGGATTAGCGATCGCGATTCATTACGAGGATGGTTTGTTGCAACGTGCGGTAACCCGTGGGGACGGTGTTCAGGGCGAAGATGTTACGTCGAATATCCGTACGGTAATGGGTGTCTTTCCACAATTGAGAATGGGGGAATCAACACCGCAGAAAATCGAAGTTCGTGGTGAAGTGTTGATGCCGCACTACGCCTTTGAACTCTTGAACACAGAACTCGTTGCAAACAATGAAAAACCGTACGTAAATCCGCGTAACGCGGCATCAGGTACGTTACGACGTTTGGATCCGCAAACCGTCGCAAAACGTCGTTTGTTATTCTGTCCCTACGATGTTTTCGTGGATGGTGATGACACCTACACGTTTGCGACGCAGGGATCAAAAATGGGGTTTGTTGCCGCGTTAGGGCTAGGTCTATATAACGAATCGTATATCGCCACGGGGACAGAAGAGTTGATTGTGGTGTATCGTGATATGCTTACATGGCGTGAGAAGCGCTTGTTTGATATTGACGGCATGGTAATAAAACTGAATGATGTTGCGATGCAGGAGAAGCTCGGCGCAACGTCTCGTGCACCACGCTGGGCACGAGCATGGAAATTCCCCGCGCAGGAAAAAGCCACCCGGTTACTTGATGTTGATTTTCAGGTCGGTCGAACAGGAAGCATCACACCGGTGGCTCGCGTTGAACCCGTGTTCGTTGGGGGTACAACGATAAGCAACATCACGTTGCACAACGAAGCCGAAATAAATCGGTTAGGTGTATGTGTTGGCGATGATGTTGTTATTCGTCGCGCTGGCGATGTTATTCCTCAAATCGTAAGTGTGCGTCCCGGAGAGGAAAGAAAAGAAATCATTTTTCCAACCCATTGCCCAACCTGCGGGACGGCATTAACGAAAAAGGAAAATGAAGCGCGTTGGCGTTGTCCTGCAACCGGAACTTGTCCTGACCAAGCGGTAGCGCGTCTTATTCACTGGGTGAGTCGCGACGTCATGGATATCGAAGGTGTTGGTGAACGCTTCCTGGAACAGGTCTACAACTGTGGGTTGGTGCAATCTGCGGTTGATCTCTATCTGTTAACTCGTGAGCAGGTTAGCCAACTGGAAGGGTTTACGGATTATAGCGCCTTCAAGGTTATCGACGCTATTCAGAAATCAAAAGAGACTACGTTAGCACGTTTCATCTACGGGTTAGGTATTCTTACAGTAGGTAAAAGCACAGCGCGCGATCTTGCCAACGCGTTTAAGACGGTGGATAGCTTTTTAGCTGCTGATAAAGAAAGCTTACTTGCCGTTGAAGGTATCGGTGAGATCACAGCCGATCAGATCCTAACGTACATCTACGATAAAGCAAATCGCGGATATATCTTCGATTTGTTGTACGATGTCGGTGTAGCGCCAGCTCCAGTTAAGGAACGCGAAATGAATCGGTTACCGTTATTAGATACGCGAGTCGTTATCACGGGAAGTTTCAACAACATCGATAGAAACCAACTCGCCACGCGTTTAGCGACCATGGGAGCCACAATCACAAGCGGTGTAAGTAAAAACACAACGGTTCTTGTCTGTGGAAGTAATCCCGGTAGTAAACTCGCGAAAGCTGAAGCGTTGGGGATTCCTGTTATCCGAGACTGGGATGTAACAGATAGCGAAGAAGAAAGTATCGGTATTTTGATTTCGATGATTGATAAGGTTAAGGAGAATAGAAAAGATGGGTAAATGTTGGACGGATAAAGAAGATGAAGCGTTACTGCTTATTCTTAGCACGTCACCAAAAGCAAGTTATAAAGAAGTAGCACGTTCCATGAATCGAACACCGTGTTCTATTCGCGCGCGTTACATCAGGTTGAGGAAACGACGCGGTGATCTACCGCCTCGCGGGGGAGCTTACACACCAGAAGAAAGGGTTAGGATTGCTATGCTTGCAAAGAAACATACCCTAAAAGAAATTGCTGAAATAATGAATCGTAGCGTACACGCCATCCGGTGTTATTGTTTTCGAAACAAGATACCGCTTAAAGTAAGACGTTGATGGGGTGGTACTATGGTCAAGGACTGGACACCCGAAGAAGATGCGATGTTGATTACCCTGTACCGAAACGGTATACCGATGCAAGAGATTGCGGAACGGCTTGGTCGAACAGAAGGTTCGGTTCAAGGTCGAATTAACCGTAATCGCAAGCGCTGGAAACTCGTGTCGCGTCATCGCTATTGTTGCTTCGAAGAACGCGTGATGTTAGCCGATTATCTCAAGACGCACAGCGTGAAAGAAGCCGCGGTAATGTTCAATCGTAGCGTGGACGCAATCGCTAAACTCTGCTACCGTTACGGTATTGTTGCTTGCAAAGCGCAACGTCGAGAGATGATTTATCACCGAATACACGCGCTTAGAAAAGAGAACAGAACCTGGGAGAGAATACAGAATATCATCAATAACGAATTTAACACCCATTACACGTTAAGTGGTGTTCATACACTCTACTACACTCAAGCATTAAAAACGCGTAGAACAGGAGAAATCTAGTTGTGAAACCTCCAGTACGACGATGGAATCGTAAGGATGATGAACAGTTGCTGGAATTGTACTATCGTCACCCGAAATTAAAAATCCGTGAAATCGCAGAAATCATGGAAACAACGTACGGTGCAATTAAATCGAGGTTGATGTACTTAAACGTCGAACGCCGTAAACCGCATAAACGTTTCAGTGTCGATGAGTTGGAACATATCAGACTACACTGTAAGCACAAAAGTTACAAACAGCTCGCACGCGATTTAAACAGAGATCCAAACAGTATTCGAACAATAGCACACCGCCACGGCTTCAAGCGGTTAAGCGAGGATGATACTAAGATCTTCATAGCCTTCGTTGATGCATTGTTAGAAGAAACGCAGGATTGGTACCATATTGCTGAACGGGTTAATGCGCATTTTGGCATAACACGGACGAAGCAAGCTGTTTATCAGCGTTGGTGGCATCATAGAAAGAAAAGAGGGATACAAGATGGGACGACCTCGGCCGTGGCGTAACGATGAGTTAAAAGATGTTACACACATGTACTTGAACACGTCGCTGACGATTGATGAAATCGCACAACGGACAGGACGAACATACGCCAGCATCGACGCGTGTCTGGGGCGTTTGGGAATACGTCAACGCCAGAAGCATCGACCGTATACGGAAGAAGAACGTGCGTACATCAAGTCCGTAATCAAACAAAAATCGCTGCGTGAGATCGCGTACGATTTAAACCGCTCGTATGACTCGGTTCGTCAGTTTATACGGCTTAATGGAATTCGTCGTGCGTTAACCAAGCAAGAACGGGAAGCGATTATCGCGTTTATCGCGGAACGACTTAACGTCACCCAAAATTGGAATATTATCACATACGACGTTGTTGTTAAATTTGGGATTACAACGAATAAACATGCGTTGTATCAACGTTGGTGTTATTACACGAAAAACAAAGGAGTTGCCCATGCGCAAATACCGCCGCTGGACAGATGAGGAACTCTCACGCCTTGAGAGTTACGCGGATCAGATACCCAGACCACCGGTTAGTGATTTGGCTACTGTATTTCAACGCACAGAAAGCGCGATTAAGAATAAGTTATACGTATTGTTCCCTTCGTCAAGAACCAATGAGGCATATACGAACAACGAGATTTCCTATATTCGCGACAATATCCACAGATACTCGGTTAAACAACTGTCAAATCATCTTGGCCGATCGAGAGCGAGTGTCGCCTCCGTAATACGACGCCATAAGCTACGACGATACGATCCTGGTGAATGGTGCAAAATTTCAGACCGTATCACGACACTTCGACATGAAGGGGTTAGCTGGAGAGAAGTTGCTCGCATTATCAATGTCGAGTTCAAACGGGAGTACCATCACACACATCTTTGTCAGCGTTACTATTATAACACACGTGGTAAAAAATGGCAGCAGGTAAAGAATACACAACAACCGAAATCGCATTCATACGCCGAAACGCTGGCGTCATGACATCGAAAGAGATCGGTGAAGCGTTAGGGCGGAGTCAGAGAGCAATTAGCGCGATCGCTTCAATGCTTAACATTAAACTGAGTCATCGTAATCGGAACGATATCTTATCGCGGGTTGTCCATTTACGTGACGGCGAGAAGCGCCGATGGCGGGAGATCATTACTATCATTCAGGATGAGTTCGGCATTACGTATTCGGAATCGGGGTTGCAGCGCGGATACCAGCGCGTGAAGCTCGTAACAATAAAGAATACCGATCCTACACGTCTTCGGATGTTGAATGAAATCCATCGTTATCGGCAATACGATAAACTTCCGTGGAAAGAGGTGCAAAAACGTATCGAGGTACGTTACAACAAACTTTATCAAATCACAACACTTTGTCAAATGTACCGACGTCATCGTAATCGACTGTTAGGTAATGAAGGAATTTTAGCATGAGCATCAAAACACTGGTTATTAACGAACGACCGTTCTTTTGCGTTAGCACCTCGACGGTCGCTGATCCACATCTTTATCCACATAAACAACAGATTCGTGAACTGTACCGTATTCTCGATGATGCGGAATCGGAGGCGTGGGGCACCACGTTTATGTTTGGGAATGTTCCCGATTTAAAACGTGAATATGATTCCTTAGAATTAGAAAAGCGTTTACCAGACACCGCAATGCTGGTCGTTATGATCGACGCTATCGTTTCGACGCCGGTGGGCCTCTTGGAAGTGAGCACAGAGAGCCATATGGGCATTCACGACGTTACATCGATTATTGTAAAACCCGAATATCGTGGGCGCGGTATCGGTCACGCCTTGATGAATGAAGCACGTAACATCGCTTACCAGTGTGGTGGTCATTCTATCGGCCTGGATGTTCGTGCCGATAATGATGAAGCCCAGGCGTTCTATGAATCCGAGGGTTTCACTGTAAGATCGTCGTGGTTAACATCGTCCGTAAAACACAAAGGAGCTTAACATGAGCTGGTTCGATCGTAAATTCTTCACGTTGGAAGAAGTCTTGGACCTACCTTGCGACGCGAATAAGGAAAAGATCGCCGACATGCAACGAATCGCACTAACGAACGCAATTAATGATGTCACTCAATTCTCTATCGGTGATCGTGTTGAACTTCCATTTGGAACCGAAGAAGGAAACAATGCAACAGCTATCTTCGTCCCAGCTGTTATCGTCGGTGTCCATTTCACGGCATCACAAGTCAGTTATGATCTTGCGATACCTATCGACGGTTGTGACCTGTTTATGGTCTTCAACAATTTCCGTGGTGATATGCGTACGATAGACGGAAGCAATGCGACCGATTTCATCGAGAAACGCGTTGCTGAGGCGTTGGTGAAGAAAACGCTCGGTACACCGAATCTTAAAGTTATTGAAAATGAATAATCGTACCCTCCCGACATGGGAGGGCTTATGCCGATAAAAGGAAACAAAATGAACGATGTTATTGCTTTACTCACGCAAGGAGAAACCAAAATGCCGCTGCCGTACCAGCAGCTTGCTAGTATCATAGAACCCATGACGTACCATCAACAATGGACTGTGCGTGAAGAATATACCCAGCACGTTGGATGGTCGTTGTTAACCATGGATACCGCGCTTCAGTTAGCGAACATCTGTTACGGGCGACGCGTCGCTGACTTGGGTTGTGGGGCAGGTTACCTGACTTATGTACTACGTAAACTTGGTGTTGAGGACATTACCGCTTACGATATGGAATTACATCCCCACCCGTTTATCGAGGACATTCAGCAGGTCGACTATACGAACATCGATCTTTCACAGTACGATGTTATTTTACTGTCATGGCCACCTTACGACGAACCACAAGCTGCGTTGGTTGCCGCGCGTATTCAACCACATCAGCTTTTGATCTATCAGGGTGAGGGATACGGGGGCTGCACCGGAGATGACGCCTTCCATTCGATGCTTCGTTCGGATTTCTCCTCTGTGGAAGAATTCACCGTTAACTTAAATGCACGTCATTTGAACTTTCACGGCATATACGATTCGTGGACGGTTTATCGCAAGCAATCAGATTTTACAAAACAAAGGGATGATTTGGAAGATACTCGTCATGAATAAAGGAAAAGAAATGGAGGACCGTTTTATGTTAATCGTAACTAGTAGACAGGAAGTATCCGATTGGCTTAATGTCCATCTTAACGCTAACGCCTCCCCAGGGGGCGTTGTAATCAATCCCGTTTATGACGGGCTGCCGTTCACCGCACGTTACGAGCGTGGTAAGCTGACCGCAACGAAGGTTAACGACGTCTCATTAAATCCGGAACATGCTTTACGTGTATTTCGTATTCCGTTGACGATCAACTATCGCGGTTTAGCAAAAGTGATGGTCGTTTCTGGCACGGTATGTAAATACGCCGAAGCATCTATCGATGATTTTCATAATGGGGTAAGACACTTTAGTGCGGTTGCTGTAGGTTATCCTGAAGCTGATCGTGTTGAGGTTATCGAACAGGGATCTACTGCTATTCCGTCCGACGTGTTTAAACTACGTTGTTTGTTCGAGACTTGGCGGTTAGCCAGCTTCAAACAGTCACGTATTGTTCCTCATCGAACCGTGTCGGATGCGCTGCGACAGCTTGATGTGATCGTAGCGGCATTAAATCGGACAAAAGGTATTTCTGCGTTGCTATTCTCGTTGAACAGTCCAGACGATCGCTCACGAACGCAGAATCCAGACTGTGTGTTCTTAACCCCGGAAGGAGTTATCCATGGTTTACCGAAGAAGTCTCTGGAAGATAAGATGGCGACGTCTTAAGTGGTTATGTAAAGAGAAATGGAAAAAGATAAAGAGGGCTTTAAATGACAGTGGTGAGTATTACTGAGCCGCGGTTTATCCGTGATGTTATCGATCGTCGTCGTTCGGTGATTGTTGCTTACGGACGAATGGAAAGTACCGCACCTCAAGAGCTTTGCGTATTATTCCAGGGGTGTTTCATACACCGACAGGAAGGACATAAGGGTAAAATTACCCCCGGCGATTTAATTAAAGCAATGCGTAAGATCGATATCGAACAACGCAAGCTAAATCTGTCGCATCATCTACCACCCCTCGATGAGGCTGAAGCCAAAGACTTCGCCGATCGGGTTATGAAGTCAGCCATCGTTCAGTACTTCGGAAATATGCCAAGCAAACGTAATAAAGCTTTACGTATTGAATCCGATCAATTGCTACATTGGAATTCGAAAGCGTTCAGATTCGAAGAGGTGTTCTTACCCGCTTTCGGTAAACGGTTGGCGTGGGACTTCTCAACAGAGTATGTTTACAACGGCGACATCCCGCCAGAAATACAACATAAGAAAGGGAAAGTACTGGAAGAGCAAACAGAAGCTGCAGTCATCGAACAGGTTTACCAGCGTCTGACATTCTGGTTGTTCGGACCAATACTGGAACCTAAGTAAAAAAAAAACATTGCACACCAAATAACTTTTTAATACCCGGTAAATCCTCCTTATCTAAACATATTTCAAAAGGACAGTAACCATGCAAATTACAAAAGCAGAACGTATCGAAATTTTCAAAACCACAAAAACCAACGAACAGAATCGAATCGCTAACAATACTCGACTGGTTGCTCGAATGTTGCGTGCAGGCTACGAGCAAGCCTCTCGGTTTACCAGCCGTTTAAAGCAGACTGGCATTGCTTATTACGACGAAGATAAAAATATTCTGATTTACACCGGATGGATCGAAAACCACTGTTGGTGCGATCATGGGCATGCGATAATGCACTTGACCTCAGGTGGTAGCGTCAGCGTAACGTTTACACTAACGCCGCTGATGGTGCGTCGCGCATTCCGTATGGATAACTTCACGGAGCTGCAGGCGTATGTTCCAGTAGCCGCCAAAATGGTATTACCGACGATCCATGACTGCACAGATATCGTATTCGATGGAAAAGATCTTTCCATCACCTACTATTTAGATTGAGGGAAAGATGATGGCTGTGCTATCACCCAGATACTTTACCTTCGTTTGCGGTAATAAACCGAAATTCAGTTACACCGACGATATCCATCGCATGCTGCGCAATCGCGTAGCAAAAGTGTTGATTGCTCTCATTTCGGAGCGTTACGGATTTGGTCTCGATTACCCTAAAGAAGGAGGTCGGCTGGTTTCCCCTTTACCACCGAATGAACATCCATTACGACCATTGTTGGATACGGTGATTCTTCCATTGTTTACTGAACACACACCCTTAACGAAAAGTTTATGTCGTCATTTGCTCTATGATTACAGTGTGTTGTGGGAGCCATTACGTACGATGCAACCACCGCAGAATTTGGGGGTATTTGACAAGTATGAATCATCGGCCATTGTTAATCTGCTTGGCGGCGAACGTGCTTTAGGCTGGAACGCTGTCGACGAACTTACGATAAGTTGGGAGGTGAGTAACGTCACAGATTACGACATAGACCGCAAACAAATCTGTCTCTGGGAGTATACCGGTCCGACGATTCGAGAACTGCTCGATATGTCCAATCTTTTCTACACCGTGGTGATATTGGGTTATCGACCAGGAGATAAGGACTTCTACCTCGAAAATCATCGATGGCTAACATGCTACGGACACACTTTAACCTACCCAAAACTTGAAGAAATGGGTAGTAATGTTTGGGGTATCCGTAATTTAGCCATTCTTCCCGATAACGAGCATTTTGCGAAAATACTTGCCGATAAAGGAGGCACGGAAGATATTTACAACGTATGTTTCGATTTAGGTATCGCCTGTATCTTTCGTATCGCTGACGTCGGAGGGAGTCCACGCATCGAAAAGGTTGAACGTTATCGTTGGACAGAAGGTACGACACCACCTGATGAAATCCTCCAACTTTTCCCTGAGGTTGTGGTTAAACGCATCAACGAGATTCGGTCCTATGCAGCAAAGACGTGAGTGAGTCAACGCATTAATTTTCACGGCTATATTACCTAGGTGAAGCAATGGGGTCATTAGCTTCACCTTGAATTATTAGCAAGCAATCCAATATAAGAGGATGTCAAGATGTGTATGTTTAAAATGGCTGTATTCGCTATTCGTAATAATCGCGATATCTTAGGTCATTTGGAAGCCGACGCTGAAGGAACATTGATTCGTTTTATGCGTCGTGTTAAAGAAGCCTTTGAAAATCGCGAATATCTCGTGGAAGTTGTTGAGGATCTTCCACCGAACTCGATGCGTTTTGTCGCTATCGATGGGTCTGCAACCGACATCCGTTTCATCACCGTTAACGACTCAAAGATGATGTTTTCGGGCGATAATACGGTTACGGGACTGTTTCCAATCGTAACGGTTCTGGGTCATTTCTTAAGTGCAAACTAATCAGGTCCCCCTAAATGGGGGGGGGCTTTATACCGATTTTATTTCAATAAGGATCTTTATCATGAAACTGTTCAAAAATATCGTACTCGCTATCGTCGCTACCCTGGCTTTTGTTAGTGCACAAGCACAAGCTAACTGGATGGCTCGTGGGAATAACTGTTACACCTACAGCGAAGACGGTCGTTATCAGATTGGCATCTCCGATCGTTCGCTTGTTGTCATGGGTCAATTTCAATGCCGTGCGCACTATCCGATGTCTGATACCGTAGGAATCAATGGACGTGTGTACCAAGCATTGAATATCTGCAGTCCGGACATGCGTTTGATCCCGGTTATTAGCCTTGCGAATACAGATCAAGCTGCTAGCGCAATCGCCAGCCTTAAAGAAGCACGTCGTGCGCGTATTCGTGCGTTTAACGAAACCATCATCGTAAATACCGATGATATTCAGGCATGCGCTAACAGCGTAGCAGCCGTACGTTAATATTAAATTGGTTTATTTAAGTTATTAAGGAAACGATCATGAAAACGTTAACTAAATTGTTTGTTGCTGTTGCTATTCTGTTCGGTAGTGTTGTCGGTTCAGCGCAGGCTGGACTGCTGGATAGCCCAGAGGTTTACGATAAAGCAAAAGCAATCTACATGGCCATGGAGAGCATGACGCCAGCGGACCTTGAAGAATATGGAGTCGACTTCGGATTACCGAAAGAACTTCCAGGAGTTAAGAACCCAATTAACCCCAGCGTGAAATTGAAAGTGGCTGACTTCGAAGTTTTCAACCCCTCTTTCAAGACCTATGCACGGGTTCGCATACTTGTTGACCCATCAACCGGTGTTATTCAGGGCGGAGAATACCTCTATCTTGGTAAATAATTGAATAAGGACAATACAATGATTCCAACTAACCATCTTTTAAGTTTCAATCGTTTCTATAGCAATCCTGGTGTCGACCGGGTACAACCTGCTTTTTTATCACGGTTCCAGGCCGATTATGATGGCGATTCCGTGATTGGAAACCGTATCCGTCTGTTGAATCGTCGCAAGAAAGGTCCAGGCAAAGGCAAAGTAAAAATCATTCAACGCTTAATCTCCTATGTATAAACCAACACTGTTCGATAAGTGCCGCCTGCATATGGGCGGCATCGCTCTGGTCTTTATGTTGTACAATAGTTTTCAAGGAGGTATGTGGGTACGTGCGTCATTACTCGCATTCGCATTAGGGATGTTTCTAAAATTAGAATCGTCGCTTTATCAGAGAAAGTAAGGAGAAGTTTATGATCTGGCTTAAGTTGCTGCGGGGGCTGATAGGGATGATGTTAGTATGGATAGTCCTTGGGTTTTGTGGGACGATGCTCCTTATGGTGGATGTACCGGCCGCCAGAATTAATGTCGGGTTATGGTTCGTCTTCTTGATGGTGGCGGTATTCGTTATCGTTACACTGTTGAGGAATGTAGGTAGGAATAAACACAATACTTAACTCCCCCTGAAACGAGAGCGACTGTTATGGAACAATTAAAATATCATGATCGAATACTAATCGATCGCGAGCGGGTATTAGATGAAATACGTGGTGTATTATCGCTGTATGAAATTGATCATCGCCCGATCGTAATGGGGGTTCTAATGAAACAAACGCCGCTTAACTTTCGTGAGTTACGTCGTATCCATAACGGCGTAGAACGTCGTAGAAAGTTAACGGATGAGTTAGTGCGAACCGGATTATTACCGGAATTAAGGTACCGTCGCATATATCGTGATCCCGGCGCTCGTGAGAAATACAACTTGTGGCTCGACGGTAGAGGTTAACATCTTTGAGAAACTATATGAATTCAAACGATGTACGCCTTTACCGCGTTGGATGCGGGAAATGGGTTCTGTTATCCAACGTTATGTTTATTGCCAAACCAGAGGAGACCGTATTTTCAGTACCGTTTATTACTGTCGTGGATGTCGGGCAAACATCTGACGCTAACCTGCTGCCCGCTGAATAGAACAACCCGATAGTCGGGATGCGTTATCAAGACGCCAGTGGACAGCACCTTATCGTGAGGTTAATTAAGATGCAAGGTATTTTACACACGTTGGTTTTAGGGCTTGTAATGTTGTTTATCGCGCCGTTAAGTCAAGCATCGGTGAACGCAGGACCTAAAATCGATTGCCGGAAAGAGATCGTCGCATGCGCTGTGTATATGGAAGCCAGAGGCGAATCTGTAAAAGGGCAATACTCCGTGGCGTTTTTAATACATAATCGATCTATGGACTACCGATTCCCTACGAACGTCAGAGACGTCGTACTGCAAAGAGGTCAATTCCCCTGGGCAAGACAACAACGAATTGTCATACGCGATCATGCTGCATTCAATCGTGCAAGAGCGATAGCACGAGAGGTCGCAACATTGCGCAATAACGACATTGTTGCTTACCGTAAAGCCGATCCAACACGAGGAGCCGTATTCTTTAACGCGAAACATCTTCGCCCTAAACATTTCAGAAAACACGCTACCAATATCACCGTGGTAGACAATCATATTTTCTTTGGTAAACGACGACATACGTAAAACAAATCCATACACCCTCCCTGCCTTATGCGGGGAGGGTTTATGCCGTTAAACTGACTAAATGTAATCACCTAATAAAGAAGGAAATCACCATGAAAACGATCAAAGCAACTAAATCCGTTAAAACCAAAGTTCAACCGCTACACCACATCACGGTTTATCGCAACAAAGATAACGCAATCACCAAGTTCCGCGTCCGCGTAAAAGCGGCTGAATCAGCATTAAAGGAATTGGTTGATACGACTGTTTCTGTTGATGCTTACGATTCGTACCAGAAAGCAATGCTGACAGCGATTCAAATCCGTGATAAAGCATTGAACAGTCCAATCAACGCATTTTAATACATAACAACTTAGCAAACGGTTCTTCTCTTCCTGAGGCTGTGGAGGGGAAGAACCAGGAAACACAGATACATTTTCTTTTAGTTTACGAAAATTAACTCTTACAGAAATTCAGTAACCTGTGTACTTGTAATCATGTCGTGTAAAAGACAATCATTTGTTTGAGGAATAGGAAATGCAAGAACCCCGCTATCAAGGAAGCATCATGCTTTCCTGTGGTTTTGTTATCGAACACCCACTGCTTGGTAAATTGTTCATCAAAGAAGAGATACGTAAACCAGGACAATCAAAGAACTTTTCACCGCTTTTAGCAGCTAAAGCTTTATTGGAATCGTTCGAAGACATCAACGTCGTCAGGTATCACACAACGTTATATCAAGCTGATGGGTATCGCTGGTTTGACGGGTGGGTTTATGTGCATCACGATCGGATTGAAGTCAGTGTGGCAAACCTAGACGCTCTTCCGTTTACCCGCCTTGATATCGATACTGTTAAAATCGATTATAATGACGCGGTAATTAAACTGCAGGACGATGAGTTGATCCAAGATGTACGTCGTTTCTGGTCGAACTATCAAGATAACATTTTGATTCCGGTACCTGACGAACTCTCTAAAGTTTATGATGAGCTGGTCAGTGGGAACGGGGATGTATGGCGCACGTGCGAAGATCCTTATCGCTTCTTTACACGTAAACAAAAAGAACGTTTGATGGTACGCGGCTGGATTGAGAACCCTCTCGGTGATGTTTACCATTACGTTGATGCGGAAGCCGTGGTGAGTGATGAGCTGCATAAATTTGATATTCGGGATGAACAGTTAATATGGACAGCGCAACGTTCAGTAGAGCAAGATGGTGTGATTACCATGTTCTATGACCCTGAAATCAAATTGACTCTGTTTGTGGAAGGAGATATTGACGAATGAATTGGATTAAGGTAGTGTTGTTTATTATACTTGTTGCCGCAGCTATCGGGCTATTTCTTTACACACATCGGAAAGAACAGAAGCGTAAGCCGAGCAGACCGTTGGTTACCGGTGTCGTAACGCCGCCCACAAAACAGTCTGGATTACCTAAATCTCTTTATATGGCTGAAGTGACTTTAGATTCATCAAAAGGCAATGAGCTTGTGCTCGAAATGTTAATACAGAAACATTATAAAGATGCTGTATTGACTGCCGAGTATTGGGTTGATCCTAACAAGCCAGGCAAACGCTGGCGTGCATGGTATCCTTTACATGTGCCATGCACAAATACCTGGATTGAGTGGCCAGCGTTAGTAAGTTACCGATCAACGGATAAAGTGAACAAAGCAGCGTTCTTCTTAGATACCAATCGTTTCAAATGGTATCCCGATAAGGTAACGAATGAGCCGGTATGGATGCCTAAGAAGGGTGGCACGTGCTTTACTGTCGGACAAGTCCTGTTAACAGATTTAGACGACCAGAACAACTTCTTTGTCATTGAAGAAGAAAAGCTTAACGATCTGATTCCTTATTAATCATTCGATATAACGGTACGCGGCGCTCATCCTTTTAGGGATGAGCACCGTTTTCCTATTTTGTTTTTTTTTTTTGAGGTTCCCATGGTATGAATTAGGTCTCTTTCCTATCAACGATCATCTATGAGGTCAGCATGTATCCTGAAGCATCATGGCAAGAGGAAGTGTTATCTAAAATAAACACCGACCTCCAGCATCCATTATCCCCGTCAGACATTACGCTAACGCCAGCCTGGTATGGTGCATCAGGTCGGTTACGCCTTTCTATAGTCCCCACATCACAATCGACTTACTATATCGAAGACCCCGTGCAGGTTTATCTTCAACGTCGAGACATTAATAAGCTCTTTATCAAACACCAACCTTTTATTGTCGTTGCTGATATGACGACTATAGCAGACTGCTTAACGCAGCTGTTTAAGAAGTATGGGTTGAAGATCGATTTAACGATCTTTGATTCTTCAGCGCTAGCATCACAGATTAAATTTGAAAGTGACGAGAAAACCGTATCTGTTCCTATTCGTTCTGGTGCCTCAGCATCGTGGTACGGTACGTTTCAATTCCTCGTACGAAAAGCGGTAAGTACTGATATTAGCGAGCTGATTACGGTACGAGAACCACTAACCTCGTATTATCCAGAAGATAGTAAACGAGGGGATTTCCACACGTTCAGCACCTACGGTATCAAGCTAAATTTACCACCGCAAGACGCGATACGTTCATTGTCGGTTGGAGATGCTCCCGAAGGATACAGTGCGTTCCGTTTAGCCTCTTCACTGATTTCAATGAGTTATGCCTTAGCTTGGGAACTTATCACAACCGCCAGTGTCGTTTATAATGGAAAAGTTGCCGACGCAAACGATTTAAATGTTCCGATACTTCCGTCGTTCGGAAGCTCTGTTCTGGTATTAAAACCTCATTCCGATAGCGGCGTCAGCAGCAAACTTTATTTCAGTTACGATTAAGGCGGAGTAAATAATGACGACATTCTTACCTGACGATAAACAGGATCTGGTCGACCAACTCAACGCACTAAACAAAACAGATATCCCAGCTGATGGTATCACAGTCACCGCCGTTGGTGATAGTCAAAAACTTGATGGTGTTGGAAATTACACGGGGACGGTTACGGTTAATAAACCAAAACGGTCATTCGCGACACTGTTTCCGTTCGGTGCGATCATGAAAAAAGAAACCGGTAATGAAGCGGTTTCTGGTCGAGCGGCACTCGCGTTATTGAACGAGCAGTTCCATCTGGCGATTGCAGAAAGTTACTTCACAGAAGAATCTTTAAATGCAACATACCAGTTAGGGACGCAGAACAGCATCTTTGCACAAATCGCACTAGAACCAACCAAGGATAACCCTTACTGGAAAGATACACTGTTCATCTCAATGTATCGGTCAACGCTAGGTGCTTTGGAGACATCTAGTGCAAGCGTATCATCCGGTATTTATGTTGATTTAGGATCAGCTAGGAAAGCATTCAATCTGAATCGTACTGGCGTATACAAGTTACCTTTACCAGCAACGTCCAGTAGTGTGCCAGACCGTTATGAATGGTGTCAGTTATTAGAGATTACCCCGTCGGTTGTTGGTGGACAGATTGACTGGAGCAACTACTTGACGCTGGAGCCGTTAACACCGACGTTTCCGGTGATGGAAATCAATGCCACGTATTACTTCCTGCTTTGGACATTCAACCGTAAAGATTGGTACGTGAAACAAATCACCGCATCGGAGCGATATAACGATGTCGCCCAACTTATCGGTAAATGGATGATTACAGCGTCGCCGGTTAATTTTGTTGGTTATGGCCACGCAAGCTTCTTAACCCGAAATACAGGAACGTTTACCGACCCAGAAACCGATCATTACGTGTTAAATGAAAGCGGGGTAATGGTAAACAATCGCCACTTCATTGCAGCAACACGACAAGAAGCACAACCTGACGGCGACGCAACAACAGAAGGACAGTCGTTGTTAATTCTGGGTGCAGGTATATTCAGTCATACAACGGATGATACCAAGCTTAAAGCGCATTACCTCACATTAGCAGAATCATCGTTCGATGCGTATATAAAAGCGTTCTATGCAGGCCTTGAACCACCGGACATACCGGCACGCTGGATCGCTAACTGGATTGTTAATGGTAAACAGCCGGTGTTGGCCCATTATCCTCTTGCAAAAGACGATTACCCAACACACGGTGGTTTCCATGACACAGCGGTTACATTCACCAACGGTATTGGAAAAATAGCACATGGCGCACCAACGTTCGGGGAATACGCGGATCTTGTTGTTAAGGTCTATGAGGGTAAACTCGGCTGGCAGAATTTGAACGCGGACGTGTTCAAAACCAATGATGACGGAACAATTGACTGGAATACAAAGGGTACGGTGTTTCCTATCGAGAAAGTTGCGTTACGCACAAAACGTTACGTAAGTGCTGACGGAGACGATCTTGAAGCGTGTACCGATGATGAAGTAGGTACCATCGTACTCAAAGATAAATCTGTCAACGGTTCTTACTTGGTTGCGTGGGCACCCCGTGTTCCTATTGAATATGGTGGATACCTTATTAAAACGAATGAATGCCAGCATAACCGACCGATCCAGGTACCAGTCACCAGAGACTACATGGGAAACGCGTCAGACGCCGAACAGTGGTTTTGTGAATCGGCCTACACCTTATACCGTTTAACGAAGCAGGAGCGCTATCAGAAAGCGTACAAGGCATCTTTGTTTACAATTGAAGAATACACCCGTATCGACGCCAACGACAAGTTCTTCCGTCAGGTAAAAGGAACCAATCGTTACGATACCGACGGTATCGCTTACACGTATACATACCCATCGAAAGCGCCGTTTACAATCACGCGTGATACCGATGGCTGGATCGTGATTCAAGCATCTTCAGCTCAAATTTACCTTGAACAGCAAGCCATTCCGTTCCGCGTAAATCGTGATTCAATTCTTCGGGTAACCTGTGGGGGTAAAGATACGACAGGCCTTGCAATTCCGGTTGAGATCTCATTGTCGCTTTCTTTGGACAAAACCGAAGCGAAAGCCAAAACGTACAAGCTGGTATTACCTTCCAGCGTTGAACCGAAAGGATGGGATTTCAAAATAGGCTCGTTGATTCCTGCTGATGCGGTCGATGAAGCTTCAACGCCAGCCGGTGATGCTGTTACGGGTTCTGTGTTGATATCGGCTGATAAAGTCGGCTGGAAAGACGATGTCGCAATCACAACAGAATTCAGCGAAGCGGCGGAAGATTCCTGGGATGGGTTGTTCTTAAAAGCGCAGCTTACTGCGGCAGGCGGACAATTTGAATTCAATCCAACAGCAAAACAGATCGTAAGACAGGTCAGTTATTTCGCGTCGATTGACTACAACGTTCGTGTAGAAGATGTGAATGGTTGGCGATGGTGGCAGATGCTACCGGCCACCACATCAAGAAATACGTTGACGCTTTCGGCTACCGGATGGACGCTCTCAGGGTATCAACCGAACCACACTGATACTGACCCTAAACCTACCGCACCTGTGTGGGGTGATGGCTCAACTGAAATTTTGTTCTTGCCTGATGACAGCGATATCGCTGAAGGGGTATTTAAGCTTTACGCCATCAATAATCCACCGTCAACTTACACCACGGATGACGGATATACCATGCTGTTTACGTTAAAAGCAACCTTTGAGGCGGAGGGAACATTACGGGTTGGTGATTGCACGATTGTCAACCAACGCCTCGATCCGTTACCTTATACTCCGGGTATTATTCCGTTCTCGAACAACTATATCCCTAACGCACCGACGTTCGACAGTTGGCGTGGTCAGCCTTATCCTGGCTACCAACATCCATGGGTCTTCCTGGATATGGACGTACCGACTGAACGACGTGACCTCATGATTCGGAATGTTGTGAATTTCTGGTATGACTCACAGCAGTGGTATTATCAGAAATTCGGGGTTTTAGGGCCGGGTGCGAGTGCGTACGTGTGGGATCGTTGGGATGCGCCAAGCGGATCGAAAGTTAATGATTTTACGATGTACCACTTCGGCGATCAGACAGCATGGTCTGGTTATCAGCCGAGGGCTTTCTTTTCAGCGGTGCGGCTTTATGCTGGACTACTTGATCGTGGTTTAGCCGTCCCTGAGAAATTAACCACTTACATCAGTCATTGGATTGATTTCTTGTTTACGTATCAACAGGAAAACGCTTATCAATCTCCTACGGATTTTCCGATGGATAAACCTCCTGCTTTTATCCCTAATGACTTTACTGGCCATATGGCTGGATTATGGTTGGCGGGTGCATCGTTAGCAATGTTGTACGGACATCCCAACGATAAAGGCTATTCTGTTGCGGTTAATGCTTATAACGAAATCGTTGAGAACTACATCAACCGCTACACCGTTGATGACGTAATGAACGGTGGGTGGAGTCCCGCACCAGATAGCGCTAATCTCGGCAGAGACGGAATGTATTTTGGTTTCTGGAGCGGGGAGATCCTCCGAGGATTAGGCTATTATATTGCCCTATTACGCGATGTAAAACCAACAATTTAACCGATGGGGCGATTACCACCCCATGAACTTTGGAGTACCACAGAGCACAAAGTGTTATCCTCCCTCTATCTCGCTTTGTCGGGGTAGAGGGGCAATATGCGCGGAATTTTATGCGGTCGTCTGGACTGTTTACGTTTACCTCGAATCGCACTCCGGTTTCGAGGCATTTTACATTTTAATTTGATTATTGGAGGAGGGTGCGCTTATGCGTTCACTTTACCCGCCATGGAAAGACGAACTGATTACGTTGATAAACAGACGTAACAGTAGCGTGTTCAGCAACTCCGATCTTACATTAACCTTGGATGGGAGTTCTGGTGCTAACAGGGCAAAAGTGATCGTCACAGCAAATGAAGGAACAAGGTGGTGTGGTGAAAGTTTTATCACTTACACACGACGTGATATCGCGAAAGCGTTTCTAGGGATACCGATGAAAATCGTTTTGGAGTCGGTTGAAACAACAACTATAAGAGCGGTTATTCAAGCTATTTCAGATCAGTACGGATTCATCTTTGAAACCGATGCTGATTTTGATTCAGCTATCCTTGCTACTGTCATTGATTTTCGTGACGACACATCCAAGAAGATCTCGATTCCCATCGCGAATACCTCCATGGTTTGGCGTGGGCAATTGGATCTTATCGTGACAAACCAGCGTGATACATCACCAGCGTATCTTTGCGCCGGTGCGGCAACTGTCATCGGTGATGTCATCACTATTTATCCGGGATAAAACGCCATGAGTACAACATATAAAACGGTCATTACCGATAAAGGCGCTGAACGTATTGCCGCGGCGCTACTTCCTGACGGTGAGAAACTAAGAATCACACATTTTGCTGTTGGTGACGGAAACGGCTCTACACCAACCCCTGATATTAGCCAAACAGCGCTCGTACACGAAGTTTATCGTGGGGAAGTTTCTAACATCCACATTGATGTTGACGACACAACCAGGATTGTTGTTGAAGGCATTATTCCCGCCAATCAAGGTGGGTTCTGGGTGCGTGAGATCGGTCTGTACGACGATCAGGGTGAACTTGTCGTTGTCGGTAATGCGCCAGAAGGGTACAAACCACTACCTTCCGAAGGGGCAGGACGTGTGTTAAATTGTCAGGTATTTGTTGTCGTAAGCAATACCGATGCGATCGAATTGAAGGTTGTTAGTGATGCATTCTTACCAGACGCGACCACCGAGAAACGGGGATTAACGATCCTTAGCAGCGAAACAAATAGTGACGACGAAACCAAAGCCGCAACATCAAAAGCAGTTAAAGCTGTGATGGATGTTGCGAAAGGAAAGTACACGGCAGTGGACGCTAGTACCACTCGTAAAGGGTTGGTTCAGTTAACCTCGGCGACGAACAGTGATAGTGAAGTACTCGCACTATCCGCGAAAGCCGGGAAAGTCCTAGCAACACAAATTAGCGCTAAAGCGGATCTTTCTAGCCCGGCATTTACCGATAAGCCGACAACACCAACCGCAGCCGAAGGCGATAAAAGTCAGCAGATTGCGAATACCGAATTTGTGATGCGTGCTATCGCGTCGCTGATCGACTCGTCTCCAGAAGCGCTAAATACGCTTAATGAGCTGGCTCAAGCTTTAGGCAACGATCCTAATTTCGCAACGACGGTAACGAACGCGTTAGCCGGGAAACAACCACTAAACGCGTTACTAACTGCGTGGTCTAACCTAACAACAGGAGCGAATAAACTCCCTTATTTTACTGGACAGAACAAGATCGGACTAACTGACGTAACGACAACAGGTCTGTCGTTGCTAAGCAGAGGAAGCGTTGATGCAGTCTTGCTGTATCTTGGACTGACAGAAACCATAAATGTAGCTAAGACGGCATTGCAAGCAGGGAATAACGGTAGCGATATTGCGGATAAAGCCCGGTTCCGCAGCAACGTATCGTTATACAGTAAAGAGGAGATGGACGCGAAACGCGGTATGCGTTACATGCGTATTAATGCTCCCGAAGGAGTGGAAGCCGGTAAATGGTATCCGTTTGTTGTTAAACGATCAGGATCCAGTATTAATGAACTCGCATCACGTGTTGTTATTTCAACATCCTGTCGTCCAGCAAACCACCGCATGAACAATTGCGAATTTAACGGTTGCGTGATGCCTGCCGGATGGAGCGATCGCGGACGTTACGCTTACGGGATGTTCTGGGCATATACTGCAAGTGAACGTGCGATTCATTCCGTGATGATGAGCAATAAGGACGATGAAGTCAACACTGTTTTCTATATCGAAGGTGGTGCGTTTCCTATTTACGTTTATCTGGAAGAAGGGTTAAGCGCGGTTGTACCAACAGCAGACTATGTTGCTGGGCAAACAACCTACAAATGGGGTGCGACAAACCCCAAGACGGAATGTGTCGCTGCTGACGTCTTACTAGATTTTACTGCCGGAAGAGGATTCTACAGCTCACATCCTGTTATTACGACCCAGGATATTTCGGGTAACAAAATCTACGCTAACGGCGAAGTCGTTGTTCGTAGTCAAACCGCAATACGCGCGATTGGTGGAGAATACGGTGCTTTACTGCGAAACGATGGTAGTAAAACTTATTTACTGCTCACCAACGCAGGCGATCAATACGGAGAATGGAACGCATTACGTCCATTGATGATCGATAATGTCACAGGTGAGGTTACGGTAGGTACCAAACTGTTTGCTAACGGTGGCGTTGAAGGGAACATCTCTAAAGCAACGACTGCAACTAAACTTGCAACCGCCAGAACAATCGGAGGCGTTAGCTTCGACGGTTCTGCTAACATCGATCTTCCCGGTGTAAATAAGGCCGGTACGCAAAATACCAGTGGTAATGCCGCTACTGCAACCAAGCTACAGACCGCCCGTAAAATCGGTGGTGTCGCGTTCGATGGTACAGCTGATATCGTATTGCCTGGCGTCAATGCGGCTGGTAATCAGAATACAACAGGTAATGCTGCGACAGCCACGAAGCTGCAAACAGCGATCACGATCGGTGGAGTTTCTTTCGATGGTTCCGCTAGCATTAACCTACCGGGTGTGAACAAAGCAGGCAATCAAAGCACTTCCGGAAACGCCGGTTCAGCAACAAAACTCCAAACGGCGCGGAGGATTAATGGGGTCGCCTTTGACGGTACAACTGATATTAGCTTTAGCATTAACGTGCTCGCTTCCAAGGGACGGGTCACCGCTTTAGCTAATGCGACCCAGGGCAGCAATACGGGTATTCAGATGTATGAAGTGTACAATAACGGATACCCTACAGCCTACGGTAACATTGTTCATCTTAAAGGTGCTTCATCGGTCGGTGAAGGTGAAATCCTCATTGGATGGTCGGGTACCTCGGGTGCGCACGCTCCAGCTTATTTACGTTCACGTCGCGATACAACCGATGCGAAATGGTCGGAATGGGCACAGATCTACACCTCGAAAGATAGCATCCCTGGCGTGAATACAACCGGAAACCAGAACACGACGGGTAATGCCGCCTCAGCGACAAGGCTTCAAACGGCAAGAACGATAGGTGGGGTATCATTCAACGGTACAGCAAACATCAACTTACCTGGTGTTAATACCACAGGTAACCAAGATACCACAGGAAATGCGGCGACAGCGACCAAGTTAAAGACGGCCCGGACAATAGGCGGAGTGTCTTTTGACGGCAGCGCTAATATTAACCTACCAGGTGTCAACACCGCTGGTAATCAGAATACTTCAGGAAACGCAGCAACGGCAACGAAGTTGCGGACTGCGCGTACGATCAACGGGAAAGCGTTCGATGGCTCGGCGAATATCACGTTAACTGCGGCGGATCTGTCTACGTATACGAAGTCAGAAATCGATACGAAATTAGGATATAAAGCATCCAGTAGCGATATCCCTAACATGGCGATTAAAACATCCACGCTTTCATCTGGTGGTATGAACATGTCGTTTAGTGACTTCATCAACTATCTGAAAGGTGAAGGCGCATTCAGGAAACGTTATTGGATCGGATTTGGTGATATGATGGGCGCGAACGCCGGAAGTACAGGAACAATCACCGGGTTCGGTGCTCTCCAGCTCGCCGGTACGATCATTGAAGTATTCAACTTCCCTAACGGGATGGATTATACGATACGTATTACTACGCAACATAAAGCAGATTATAGCGGTTTGACAAATATGATTGTAGTGTATCATTATCGGAGCGCATTGTCGCCTGCCGGTCAATGGTTGAAGTTCGCTGGTGCGACAGGAGCGACAAACGAAGGGTATTAATATCTTGCGATTATCCTTATGGAAGTCACTTCCGTTAACACATAAGGAAATCTAATGATGAAGAAAATCTACGCGATCGTTCTTGGTATGTTGATGGTGCTTTCTCTGGGTGGGTGTGCTACGCTGGAAGGTTTACCGAACCTGGATAAAGACCTGACGCAACTGGTGGGTTTGAAACCAGTCGAGAAGAACAGCAATCTCGCTGTGTATTCTTGCTGGGGTGCAACCCAGGAATTCGAACATTGGAAACCGAAGTTCTCAACCACTGAAATCTGGAACGATAAGGTTCTGGTTGTAGACGAAGGTAGTCAATTTACCGTCGACTCTCCGGTAACCGTTTTCGAGTCCACCCAGTTGTATACCACGGTGAAAGACTACGTTGACCTGGGGTTCAATACCGCAACCAGCGAACGCTTCTACCGCATGAATAAACCAACATTGTCTTACGCAAGTTCAACCCTGAACTCGAACGGCGATGGTGTTGGGATGGTCTTCTTCAATTGTTCTACCGACCGTGCATTGATCGCTGATCCCAATTCCGTTGAGGTTATCAGTAAGTAATTAAGTATGCTCCTCCAACCCGTAAGGGAAGGAGGAGCTGCTATGGCGTCATCGTATGAAATTTCCTTTTTGAGAATAGAAACGAGGTAGAAAATGGCGATAGCGCGAACTATAGGGTTCACGTCCAGCACGCATCCGATATCCACCACCTCAACCACCAACGTATAGGACAAGACCATGGCTATAAGTACAGATAAAACACCGAATAGTGGCGCACGTTTACAAGATGGTAACGCTTGGTACGACAACACCGATGCTTACTACAACACCATGATCTGCTGGACGTTTGATGTCCGTGATATTGCGACACAAGTCCAGAACAATTATCCTGGTGTCAAATACCTCGAATCGATAAGTGGGTATGTAAACGCAAAAGAAAAGAAACATGGGCAAGGTACCAACCCTGTTATTATTCCTAATATTCCACCACAGCAATTTACCTCACTTAAGAACATGAGTCCGTCGCTGTGGTGGCATGCGGGTGGGCGCGGTAACAACGGTAACGTATTTTGCGACTCGCGTAGCCATACCTGGCAACCATGGAACGCGAACGCAAACTGGTCAGCCGTTCCTGTGACTGAATTGTTATCGTCGCCTTTACCCGTTGCGTTTGTCTTTAAAGCGGTTTCTGGTAAACATAACGTTGCGGTATGGAATTGCCATCTCTACAATTTAACTTTCTATTATATCCGTCCAGGGTTCCCAGGATGGGCAGGTAACGTGATGAGCCAGAATGGCAGGGCAGTGCCTGGCTGGGTATCACAACTCGTCAGCGGGAACTGGTTAACTTCCTTCGTGGGCGGTAAGCAATACATTTAATTCTAAAGGGCTGAGGTTTTTAATGAAGTTACATGAAACCGCGCAAAATGAAATACTAAGATTGGTCAACGAGAAAAACGGACTTTCTCTTACTTCCGACGATGTTGTATTTGCACGTGTTCTATCGGCACCCGAAACAACCTCCATTCTTTTTAAAGGGAAAGATGGAGGCCGATATTACAAATCCGTATTCGTCTCGATGGTTAAGCGAGACCTCGCCAAGGCGTTCTTGGGAATACCTATCAAGGTTATCATTGAAGAAGATACCCAGTTACGTGAAATCGTGCAAACGATCGCTGACCGCTACGGCGTTGCCTTCGATCTTGCGGTTGACTTCCTACAAGAGCAATTAAATAAGACAACAACGACTACTACCACAGGTCGACAAACCGTTACTTTAACAGCCGGTGACGAAAGTCTGGTCTGGGCAGGCGATCTCGAACTGACCGTCGAAAACCGTAAATTCAATTTAACCAATCTAATCCGGGATCTCGATCTTACCGGATTGAAATATCTTCATGACGATAGAACGAAAGGTGATATCGAGTTGTTGATTGCTGGTATCGATCCCGATCGTTTTGCAGGGCTTGCGAACCTACAACAAGGCGAAGTCATTTACCCAGCCTTAGCTCATCGTATTGCAGATGCGATACGTCGTGAAAACGCACCCGCCGATATCGGTTTACCAGCGCTACGTGGGTTGTTTGAGAATGCTGCTATTACAAAAGTGGAACGTACGGATCTTGGTGATGCTTACAGCGTTCCAATTAACGCAAACGATCATTATCAAGGTACTGCCGTATTCCATCTTAATAATGGCAACCCAAAAGGCGCGCCAACCTACCGCTATGCAAAAGGTACTCGCAATCTTTGGCAACCGATGTATTGGATTATCAACGGCCAGTCAACGGAGAATTTCACAATTGTTAGCGAGGACATGACACTATCCGCCACGATGACCTGTCACACCGCTAACGGTCTTGCGGGAATTGAGTGGCGTATGACAGACACCCTCGATCACGGGTGTATTAGCTACGATCCGATCACATCGTTGCAAAATCTTGTATTTAAAGCCAACATCTTGTTCGTCGGAGACCAGAGGAACTTCTCAGATACAGAGAATCCACCAGTTCTCACAGTGATTCACAACGATGGTCGTCGACAGTATATCTCATTAACACGATATGCAACCAATATCTCAGAGGAGGGTGATTACGCTACAGTAACCATCGATTTCAATGATGCGATGGCGGGATTCTACGCTGACGAAATCATTGACTTGGACACAGTGTCTTCCCTTATGTTTAGCATGTGTTCTAAGCAATACGATGAGAACGCTTCCGAAGTTGTGTATTTAGACACCCCGGTTTCGCTCGGTATAGTTATCGAAATACTCCCCATAGACGGTGTTTATCAAGAGATGTTGGTAAACAGACATCAGTGTACGCCTCATGGTATTCGTGCAATAACCGCGTTTGATGATCATTACAACATAACACCGGAACGTGTGTTCGAAAACCTTATTTATGCCGGTTATCGAGATGAATTGGTTCATTATGTTGGAATGTCGCATTTTTACGAAACGGTTTGGGATGCGAGTGCAGGTAAGCTTCTTGTCGAACGGAATAACACGCCTGTGAATCAGCCGTGTATTAACTGGCACGACGATTTTGCCAAACGTGCGAAAAAACACGGATTCGCGATAACCATCAGTCTTAGTTACGAGCTGATGAGTACTGCGTGTCCGTACGAATGGGCGCAACAGGACTGGGAAGGAAACATCGCAGCAACCGGGTATACGCCACCATCTTGGTTATTGTCTCCATGCAACCAGTATGCGATGGCATGGCTCGGAGACGTGTTAACAACGTTTGCTGATATCATCTACCCTCATGTGCAGGATATTTGCGTGCAGGTGGGCGAACCATGGTGGTGGATCAACACAGCGAACAACAAACCGTGTATCTACGATTACCAAACCAAACTGGCTTTCAATAACCAATATCCTGACAAATACGCTGCAGACATCGGCGATATCAATAACCCGCTATCTGGCGGTGATTACGATCTCTACGTCGAATTCTGCAATGAGCAGTTAGGCTACAGTTGCTGGAATCTGGTAAACAGGGTAAAATCGAAATACACGCAGATCAAAACCGGGGTGCTTCCGTTCTTACCGACAATCATGTCAAATGCGTTTACGGAGAAACTGAACCTTCCCAAAGCGTGGTATAATCCAGAGAAATTCGATCGGTTCTATTCGGAGTGCTATGATTGGATTATTGAAACCCATGTTACTAAAGCCGAACAAGCAATCACCGTCCCACGTGATACGCTTGGTTTCCCTGTTAATCAGATCCACTATTACCTGGGCTTCGTACCCGGTGAGGATCTCGCACCGCTTTATGGGTTCGATGTCAAAACCCCGTATAAACGTGAACTCTGGAAACGTATCATGGGTAACTACGCCAATAACCTGGATATGTTTGAAGGACTCACTCAGTACATCTGGGCATACCCACAGTTCATCGGCGATAGCATCGTTCCCGGTCTGGTTCCCGAAGAGTTCTATTTCTTAGGAAAACGTTATGATATCATTCGTACGGACGTTCCTTTTGATTTTACGCCGGACGTATAACACGTTGGAGGTGGTGCCTACATGAAAGTAAAAGACCTTTACAAAATAAAACCGCAGACGATGGGTACTGCGAGCTTGGTTCTCGTTGACGGACGCTCCCTGGTTGATGCGCTTAATAGTTACGACAACATTAATATCCCTGTCGGTCAACGATTAAGTATTCAGCGGTTAAAGAAGCATCTTGATGATGCCGGATTGGCTCCTGACATGCGAAAAGAAATCGAAGACTTGGAAATCGATGATACGAGTTCCGTTGAAGGTAATCTTCCTGATCTTACCGCTTTTCAGGATAACGCCAATCAGCCAGCCATCCAAAACTTCGTTGTTGTCGTTGCAACAATCTCTCTCTTTTTAGTGACGATAGTATACACTGGTATCTGGGCATGGCTTGCGTTCATCGCACAAACCAAACCGAGTATTAACCATCTGTTTGTTCTGGCTGCTTGCTGGACGATGGTGATCTGGAAATCGCAGGGCATCATCAGTCGCGAACGTCGTGATTTGATGTCGGTTATCGTCGGCGATGCGCCAAGTAAAAATCGCTTTTGGGATAATATCGAAAGCCTGGGTAAAGTGATGAAGAATCGTTGAGGGTAACGCATGGCTGATACCACCCCACCATGGATAGATCTGAATGTGCATCTTGTTTGGCGTTACGCTGGACGCTACACCCACGCGCACGATTTTAATGACGGTAAACTTAGTTATTACAGCATCGCTTTTACCGAAGCACAAATACGGGCATGGTTCGCTCAACTGAATTATCCCGATTTGATTGCAAAGAAAAGCTATTCAATGTCAAGAACGCGATTAACTGTGACGTTGGAGCTGTTCAATAAATCAACGTGGGTTGATGCGTACCGGCTTCGTGAAGTTATCGACGGACAGTTCCGTAAACATCGTCATGAAGTGCCATCAATGCCGAAGAAAGATCCTATTGTTCCACCGGAAGATGCTATCTGGAACGAACATTAATAGCATAACAGCATATTCCCTCCTCCTTCCCTTACGGGTTGGAGGAGGGTTATGCTATCTTTGCATTAGAACAAGTAGAAATGAACGTTCGGCACGGTGGCAAGATACTGTTTGATTTGTGCGCGCACCCATTGAGGCTGGATTGTTTCAGATTGTCCGTAACCGATATTACCGCAACCAGAACCAACCGGAGGAATTGCGACAATCAGCGGTTCAGCCGGACGCTGGTATGAGAAGCCGTCTCTTTCGAACTGAAGCTCCAATAACCATGCTTTTAACGCCAGTAAGCCGTTAACGATATACTCGCGTCGTGTTCTTTCACGCCAATCCGATTTTGATGGAAACAACACGTAAGTGAGCTGATCGTTCTCGCCATGCTGATACGATACGACTTCGCCCACCTTAAACCCATCTTGACATTGCTTACGGTACGCTTCAAGAAGACCGGGCACACGATCGGCTGCCTGCTTGGCAAGACCACGTCCCATCACACCGACGGTGTTGACAGGAATAACCCGAACGTCAGCCGGTGTTTCCCAAATATCCAATCCAATCAAACTGGTAAATCTTGCCATTTTATTTTCCGTTTCGTAAACGTTCTTCTTCTCGCCGTAACTTGTCCTCATCGTCGTCCAGTACCGCACTACGTTTCCGCAGTTCGTCTTGTGCGATTTTGAGTACCGTTTGCGCGTAAGGATACGGTGCTTGTAAAAACGCATCCAGCGTCATGAACTCTTTAATACCGAATCGGACATAATCCTCGATTAAGGGTTTAATCCCTAATCTGTCCCAGGGATCTTCAGCGGGATGCTGGGCAACCCATTTCAACGGCGTCCAGTCGCTGACGCGATCGTACAAGCCAAACATGGTATCGTACGCAATACCCATTTCGATGTTCAGTTTCATGCCACCGTCGCCTTTACGCGCTAATAGCAATTCCCAGATTTTTTCATCATTACGAACAAGTTGTCCGTCATGTAACCCGTATCGCGGATCGATTAGAATACCGCGTCCATCCCCTCCTGAAGAGATTGGACGGAGTTTAGGGTAAAAAAAAGCTGGGGTACATCCAAAGCAATCAGATCGTAGTATTTCTGGTCACGCAGATTGTCAGCAATATCGGTATTACATTTCGGACATTTCCAGGCAGGCATTGCTGCGAGCGCAATCGTCGAATCACCGATGAACTGCATCAACCCATCGATATAGCGTTCACGAAGGTCGCTGTCACGAGACAGCTGTGCTAATACCGTTGCCGTATCCGCATCGCTTACACGACGCATGGTACCGTTTACCGACACATGCATCGATTTGATCCACGCATCATACTGACGCATCCAGCTATAGAACTGACGCTCACGAATAACACGATCACGCTCTTCTTCGGTCATTGATGGACGCGATAGAATATCACGCAGATCTTCCAGCGTATCGCTTAACCAGCGTTCGCCCATGGCGATCTGACGTGAGATCTTCGGTACTTCAAGCTCAATGATAACCGAACCGTTGTCAGACAGATCCAGCGTGCGGGAGTTTGTTTCACCCAGTTCGTTTGCATACTCACGCAAAAGTTCATCGGTCATGACCGGACCTTCGGTCATGATCTGTCGCATACGTTTGGTAATCGCACTGTTGTCAACTTGATAGAGCTTCGCAAAGCTTACGGTATCTTCAACACGATAGTCGCAGGTTTCTGGATTCTGATAGCAGGTCTGCACGTAAGGATACCCGTACGGGTACATGGTTACCAGCACGTTCAACAACAGTGCTGGAACATCGGTAACCGGAATAATGTCTTTCAAACGCTGGATATCCAGGTTCGGTACGTTGGCCATGTAACAGCATTCTAACGCTAATTCGATAGCATGTTTCATGGTGATAATCGAGGTTGCCGAAAACAGGAAACCGGTACTATCACGCCCACCCAGGATTTTATCGCGTGCAATACGTTCATGCATAATTGCGACACGTTCATTTGACGGTGGATTGAACTGCAGCTTAATACCGCTATGCCATAACGGCATTACCGCAGGTGCGCCCGATTTCGTATTGCGGATTGCAAAATAGATTGCGTCGGTTCCTGTCAGCGGCGCTTCGACATCATCAGGAATATGGTTCGGTTGTGGGATGCCAGGAATAACACGACCAACGCCCGATGAGTCTACGGGTACGTTAGTCCACTGACTGCCCTTACGTTCCAACGCACGATCATGAGCTGGCCCACGCGGTTGGTATTGCCCGTCAGCAACCGATTGCACTACCGCTTTACTGAATTTATCAAATTGCTCGTCCGAAGGTTTACCGCGTTGAGCGACAATGGCTTGTACGGTATCCATTGCTTCGTTGATGTATTCCTTGTAATACGCTGTCTGTACACGCGGAGAATACAGCGGTAACACCAACGGCTGACGTTTTGTTTTCTTCGGACTCTTAGGACGAATGTCTTCGCATTGGAAACGTATCGTCGCCTTCGAGAAATCAACCAGCGGTGGATGTGATGGTTCTTCTTCACGGGTTGCTTCTGGAGCCGCCACATCTCCTTCAGTAGCGACAGCTTCGTCTTTACCCTCACTTGCTGGAATCGTAGTTTCAACGGACGACTCTGAACGCTCGGTGGCTTCCTGATTCGTCACGACATCTTTTTCTTGTTCGCTCATGCTTCGGTGGCTCCTTGAGATTTAACACTGTTAGCGAATCGGATCTGGTTCTCCATCCCTTCAACACGCAGTTGGCTCAGGCGTGCAACGTCAGGACGCAGAATATCGGATGCGCGTTCCAGGATATTCATTAACGACATCCCGTAGTTGTACTGTAACAGAATACTCTGTTCATCGACTTCTTTACCATACATCGGCGTAATGGAGTTCTTGATCGTCGTCAACTCGGTTTGAAGTTCGGTCAGATCTTTATTCGTACTTGTTGATAACGCAACGAACTCATCACGTTTGTTTTGGGTTAGTCGTAAACGACAGGGTTGCGTCGCTTGGTAAATAGCCACACTCAGGGTGCCCAATATCAATTCGCAGTTTTCGATAGGTTCACGTAACTCGTCCCAACGAATTGCTGTTGTTTCCTGAGCTTTAGGGTTTCCTACGGATTTTTTTCTTGGTTTGGATGAAACTGGCATGGGATGGTTACTCCTGATTAATCTAAGTTGGCGTAAGCTGGTAGTTTCTTCAATAGATTATGAGAGCTAGTAGACATTTACCGCATCGGAGTGGATATGATTGATTCCGTCTTGGCTTTGTTAGAAGGTAAGATCCCTGAAACAAGGCGTACGCTGTTACAGCACTGCATGTATCGTTTATACCAAGATTTTAAATGCGAGCAACTGGAAACGTTTTGTAGTACGATGTTGTCAGGTGCTGGGGAACAATACGATTTAAACGAACTCGATATCATTTTAACAAACGGATGTATCGAACTTTATAAACAACAATTGCTTGCCTTCGGGATCCGAGTTAACGAAGGGCAACTATCTCTGGATAGCCTGAAATATCTTCATGCGTTGACGTCTACGTTATTAGACCTGGAAACACATGACGATACCGCTTTTCTACTCGCCATCGTTGAAGATGAAGACTACACCACAGCTGAAGCGTTAGCAGAATGCGCGCATTATATTTACGGTGTCGATGCTGTGGACGTAGCATCATTAATCAGTTTCGTGCATTCAAGCCTGCTCCCACGTATCCAGCAGGTGTTAACCAAGAAGCTGGAGAAAGACAGCGAAAATATCGCCGACGAAGAAAACGTCCAGATTCCTGATCGCATCCGTCGACGAATTCGTGTAATCAGCGATGCGTTCCCACCGGTATTCGGTCAGTATATTGATGAAGGGGGTACAATAGCGGTTCCACTGGACCTGCTAATGTCACAGTGTCGGAATCAGCTTGCCGCATTACGTCAGCAGCCGTATGCGTACGCCCAAGAACTGATCGCATTCGCGTTGGCTTCCGATCTCGAAGATAATGAAATCATTCCTGTCCTACGAGAACTTGTTACCACAAACTTCCCGATGGCTGAAGAATCCAAAGAAGCAACCCGAGCGTTATCAGAGTTCGTTTCACGTCACGGTGACCTGACCCACGTTTAAAAGGAGTTGTTACATGACACCTCGTGATTATTTCCTTTACGCGTTGCGTGAAGGGCACTACCGTTATCTTGAGTGGATTAACGACGCATTTGCTTTTACGGAAGGCGGCGCTGAGAAGTATCAGCCTAAATTACGTCGTCAAGGTAACATCGTTACGGTTACCATCGACGGTGAAGAACACCGATGGGAAACAGAACCAACAAAACCATTGTTGAATTTCTGGGAGCCGTTGGAGCTTGCACCTGGTGATCTACCGTCGGTTAAGAACACAACCACCACAACCTTCGGTGAAGCGTTGTTCAATATGTACGTCCTTTATGACGCTTTCGGTATTCAGATTGAATATCAGGCAGGACGGTTAACCAGCGGCACACTAGAATCGCTGATTGCGCCACGCGTAGCGGACGACCCTGAAGAGGGAATACCCGATCCTAACGAGCGTCCGATTGGTCCGCTGTACGCAAGCGAAGTGAAGAAATTCACCAACAATATCAGCGCATTAACCGCTATCAACCGTTTAATTGTACCATCGATGAGCGATAAAGCGTTAACGGTCGATGATGATATTATTGCCTATCGTGATAAAGAGTTAGCACGCTTACAAGAGGAAGGTAAGTTCACCCCTGAAGAACTGATTAAACTCGAAGCCACGCTAACCAAAATGGATAAGGAATCCTTTAAGGGTGATGAATCGGAAGGGTTCTATATTAACCCTGGCAAGAGTTTCGGTAATACTCGAAAGAAAACGCACATCATGATGGGGGTTGAAGCCGACTTCGTTGACCCTGGTAAACGTAACGTTATCACACACAGTCTGGCTGAAGGGATGCGTGTCGACCATTGGGCGGAGTACAACAACAGTGCACGTGCTGGTTCGTTCTCACGTGGTGCGTTGACTGCTTTAGCTGGACAGACGGCTAAAGAATCACAGCGTGCAACACAGAACCTTAAAATCACGATGGACGACTGTGGTACCCAAGAACATATTCTGTTCGCGGTAAACCGTGATCACATCAAAGATAAGCTACTTGTCGGCCGTTACATGATCGACGGCGCAGCGCTTAAACTTATTGATGCTGAATTACTCGCTTCCTTGGAAGGACAGACCATCAAGTTACGCGATCCTCAACGTTGTAAAGCGGGTCCGTTGGAATACTGTGCTACCTGTTGCGGTAACGCGATGGCTCCAACCCCAGACGCGATCGGGGCAGAGATCACCGGCGTAAACAACGTTTTCATGAACACTATGATGAAAGCAATGCATAACGCCAGTGTATCGTTAGCGCCTTACGATCCTGAACTTTATATTAGTTAACCTTGTTAAATGAAAGGAAATAGACATGAGCAAGAATAAAGACCAACGTTCCGCACAAATGGAAGAAAAGATTACAGCAGTAGAGACCACCGTGGAAAATGGTGTGGCTGCTCCAATCAACAACGTTGTAGCACAACCGGAAACGGCCGCTGTTGAGAAGAAGGAAACCGTCGTTGAAGAAAAGCCTGCGAAACCAGCGGTGAGTGAATCCCCCGCTAATTCTATCGTTGCTTCTCGTGCCGCAACCCTGGTCGCCCCGTTCCAGAAATATGCGGAAGAAATGGGTCCGACCATGCCGCAAACGCCGCAGTCCTTGATCCGTCATCAGCGATCTTTAATGTCTGCTTTCCGTGCGTTATTGGATGTGGATAATCCTGAAGTTTTCCGCACTGCCTTTGCTGATATTCTGAAGATCTGGAAAGATAACCGCGAAGGAGCGTTCAACGCAAACCGTTATCTGTATCGCGGTATCGATGACATGCCGCTGGACTACCATACCCGCATGGCTTTCCTGACAGTACTGCGTCTGATGGATGCGATCTATGATGAAAGCCGTCGCCAAGTTGAAATCCGTGCTATCGACCTTAATATCGCAATTCCTGAAATTGCTTACTTCGATACACGTAACTATCTGGCAGGTTACATGCGTCGCTTCGCATAATGCCTAAGGCGACGTTAACGGGATTACTGTCGTTACGACGTAGGAGGTGATCCTGATCTCCCTCACTCGCGGGGTGATGCGATAATCGTCGTGAGCTTGTCGTGAGAGATTCTCATTGCGGTCATAAACTCTTCCCGCCCCATATAAGGGCAGGGAAGGGCTTTATGCCGTTGAATTTATCCTGTGCAGAAAATAAAAAATAGGAAAAGCACCTCATGAACGAAACACTTGAACAACCCGCAATCTATCGTTGGACCCCCGTTTGGAATTATGTTTCTTTTAGCGTTGACACCGCAATGCAAGCTGTAATGGATTATAAGAATACCGGCAAAACGAATGAGTGGTTAGTCATGCCCTGCGGCGACCTTATTCGTACTGAAGGGATGTATTTCCCGAACGCCGGGAAAGATCGTCGAGTCCAGGACAGGATGCGTACGACGATTCTGACTAATGGTGACGTCATGATCGAATGCTGGGCTGATTACCCCATTGAACGTGAACACCAGGATGAAATCTACCAGCGTTTACGCGATGAGATGATTGCTGCAACGAAGCGGTATCCGTGTCGCGTTAAATTGTTCTGTTGGTTAAATGGTGTTGCCGTCCACGAAATTTAAAGGTAAAAGAATGTTTACAGCGAACAGTAGTCTGGGAGAATACCGTAAAGCGGTAAGAAATCTTATCGATAACAACGCATTAAATCTCGATCCTTTATTCGGTGATTTCTTTACGGTGTTCAATCTTGCCCAGCAAGACGCCATCAGCATATTCTCCTGTCAGGGACATCCAGAAGAAGCTGGATATTCCGACGGATACATCACGTTTGTTTGTAACGATCGCGGTAAACAAGCCGTAGAAGAAGCATTTGATATTTATTTCAATCAATCACTGAAAGCACATGGTGAATACGCATATCAAAGCACATTGGCGATCACATACGTTATCGATGATAACAACAAACCGGTAAAATGCCTTGTATGGCGCTGGCTTGAGTTTGATGGCTCAGCGCAGGGATTAAGATTACAAGCGCAAGAAATAAATTTAGTTCTTAACGCACTGCGAAAAGCGTTCAATATAAAGTGATTGTTTTAATATTCCCTCTCCCTTCCCTGATGGGTTGGGAGAGGGTTCTATGCTGTCTAATCCAGTCTATTTCACGACTATATTACCTTAGTGACATAGATCACTAAGGCGATGCGTTTTGTTAATAACAAAACGCAACCTAGGTGATAAGAGCAAGATATCTTATCACCTATTTAAGATAACTGTAATCAATCCAATATAAGAGGATGTCAAGATGTTACAAGCTATAACCGGACATATCACCGCTAACTATATTACCGTTGTAGAATTTCTGCGTAAACGAAAATACGAAAAACAAAACCCAATTCTTGAAGATGGTACATACAAAACAAAAATCTTTCGCGTCAATCGCAATACAACCGTCGCAACATCTGAAACAGGTTACACGGTTTATATCGACTGTGATGGATTAATCCCTGATGTTAAAGCGCGTGCGGCAACACTGTTAAAAGTCAAAGCATTGCTAGATAAAAACAGACCGCGCATCACAGGTCTTGATGACAAAGACATTGCTTTCGTTTATCACTTCGACAAACGTTATTCATTTTTCCAGTATTACAATCGGGATGGTCTGTTAACGCATAACGGACCAGCGGTTGAGATCTATAGTCGTTATGCGTTGTACACGTCACTGAATTAATTTTCCTGCGTGTGTCTGACGTTTTGGTGGGGTTCGCCCCACCCTTTTTTACAGCTTTTCATCATTAATTGAACTCAAGAGAATTTAAGGAATTCGATATGTCAATTACCCAATTCGCAAACAGTATTCGTTCCAGTGAAACCACCGTACAGCTCCTTAAAGACGAGCTGCGTAAAGAACATGAAACCGCAGCCAACTATCTGAAAGAAATCGAAGCGTCAGTTTATCGTGAACTGGATAACGTAGAACGTTTCTTGCAGGCGGGTATGGATGAAAACATGGATCCAAACAAAGAAGTGTTAAAGCCACGTGTTGACTTTTACGGCTCAGATATCGATCGTGCGATTATTCGCATATACCCTAACGATTATGTCAAGGTCGACCTCAATCCAATTGTAACCAACATCAATATCGACCTGAAAGAAAAGATCGATCTGCCGAAACCCGATGGAGATATCTTGCACGCGATGAATGCGATCCCGGTACTGAAAGCATCTATCGTCGACACGCTCAAGGAACGCAATGAACGTCGTCTGGTTATCAGCGTGGATTCCGATTCATTTTCTTTTTCGGTTTACATCGATGCCGATGGTGAAGAAGGAAATCCAAAAGACGTCCATCGCCAGCTTGCTGAGTACATCGGTGAAAGACCGAGTTTCGGTATGGGTTCCATGATCGTCAATATGCTAGAAAGCATGTAAGCATCCCACCCCAACTAACATTTAGATTAAAAAGAGGTGAATATGAATAAGAAAGTTGAAATGCGTGGTATTTGCGGGCGTCCTGCGGAAGCACTTAAAATAAAGGATAAAGTGCTCGCCCTTCTCAATTCAGTGTCTGACGCCACGCTGGTTGCGTGTTGGGATATTATTGATCAGACGATACTAAAACTCCAGGCGAATTTAATAAACGAACGTTGCTGGAGCCCCGCTTTGTCGGCTGACGATAAAGTCTATCTCGTAAACGAGACAACCGCTAAAGATAATAATCATATCGATCGTTGGCGTTTTGCGTTGCACAACAACATTGTTAGTATCGACATTATACTAAGTATAACAGGTGAGTCGTGTATTGCTGTCAATGAAATAGCGGCATACGCCAAACTAAAATTAGCACAATGTTTTCATTCGCGCGTCCGAGGATTCGATATGCCCGTTATACTAACAATCAACGGACACGACGGTTCAGGGCTGTTCGAATTCCACTACGATCCTGACAATGAAAACACAGAAGAGTAATTAATCAACGATATCGTGTCCCTTGTTAGGTGGGACACGTATCGGTTAAAAGGTGTCGAAGGTGTTAAAAAATGACGACATGGGATTCTTACGGTGAGCAGCTGGTAGAATCGATAATTAAAAGCTTTGAAATACTCGAAGTAAGATTGCAGGAGGACGGGTGCTGGGGATTATTTAACGAACCCGATTCCGACTCCGAACCTTACTTCTACAACCTATCCGTTCCAACAACACAACACGGCAATGCTACGATTGTAGATATCACCGACATCAGAGTTTACAATAATCGTATCGCTGCGACAGCACAATTACCTTTCAGCGTAAACGGGCTTGCCGCAAAGCAACTTCTAATGTATACAGCCAACGAGACATTTGGTAAATGCATAAAGTCGCACGGTATCTCGTTCCCCCTAGCGATCGATTATGAATTATCGGATGGCTGCAATCTCGTTACATTGGAGTATGAACCGGATAATGGAACAGAGATAACAGCACTCTCTGTTCCGATGAAGATGAAGAAAGAGGTAGAATAATGGCAACAATGTATTCATTCGAATCTAACGTCAACGAACTTTTCGACTCGCATAAAGACACTTACGTCACGCCTGTTGATGAGACCGTCACTCGAAGTATCGAATCCCTCAAACAAAATCTACGCAAATCCGATATTTGGTCGATGGGGCATAGCGATAATGACGGGACGTATTTTACCATTGTGGAACGCATCCCAACAATACCGTTCCATAGCGTTTATCTTGACAGTACCGTTGTTTTCCATGTTTACAAGCACCGCATCCTTATCAACATACAACTACCGTTCAGCGTCAGCGGGACTGATGCTATACGTCGGTTGGCTGATGTTGCTAATAACGCATTTACGAAATCAGCTATGCCGTGCGATTTCCCTATTACATTAACACTCAAGTTTTCCGATGGTTATGAATTCTACACGATGGAATACTCTCCAGACGAAGAAGGAGCTAATGGGTAATCATGTCTATCAAAGATAAAGTTCAACGATTAATCGAATTCAACCAACAGTGCCGTATTGATGAACTCGTCAATATCGATAACATTAAGGATAAAAAATGAGCATTGTAGAATCCATCGTTAAAGCTGTTAACGACAACATCGATCATCCGCACATTTCTACCATGATCGATATTATTAAACAAGAAAAAACACCTGGTTCATACATTCGTTTTACCCGTTTTGATAGCAGCGATTTACTTTTCACTGTGAAAACCGAGGTTCACGAGCAACGTATCATCGTAGAGGTCCTGGTAAAGGAGAACAAAGAACTAGACTGGCACTCTGTTCGTGGTGACAGAGACGCGAGAAATTTACTTAAAGAACATCTCTGTAAAATGGAAGAGAAATACAATATCCCATTTAGCTTAGAGGTCAATCTTTTCCCAGCGTACCTGCTCTGGTACGTCAGTAGTGAGAAGCATGTCGAAACGACAACTGACGTCAAAGAGTAAATATACGTGATCAATAACAAACTAGGGATTAAAAAGATGAACATTGCTGATTCCGTCGCTAAAGCGGTCATCGATAACATCGACCATTCGTATATTCCCGCCATGATCGATCTGGTTAAGCGAGAAAACGTATCTGACTCGTTGATGTGCTTTAGTCGTATGCTCGACCAAGCTATACTCGAGGCTGTAAACGTCAGCGTACATCGCCAACATGTTCTCTTCGAGGCGTATATAAAGAACGACCAACATCGATTAGGCCACCACGCGTTACGACACGACGAGAACGCGCTGGAGCAGCTAACGAAATGTCTTTATGCGCTGGAAGAGAAATATAACATTCCTTGCTCTCTAGAGGTTAACCATTACCCAGCGTGTCGGATTTGGTGTATCGCTGGTAAGAAAGGCGCGACGCCTTCAGCTGATTGCGAAGCATAACAACGTAGCATAGCCCCTTCCCTAGCCATCAAGGCCGGGGAAGGGCTGTATACCGACTACACAGGAAAAGAAACAATGAACATGAAAACCGACAAATCGATGAAAAAGCGCTTAGATCGTTTATTCCATGGTCCCACGCCCGCATCCGTCGTCGAGGATATTATTAACCAAGCATTCGGACGCCTGGGTATGGGTCTTGATAGTGTCGTCGGGTGGTACCAGACGATACACGAAGGTAAACTCCACCATTACCACAACGATTATCGTTTTGACGACGGTGATATCGGTAGCGATTACTCTATCTATTTATTTCCCGATAAAATCACGATACACATCGAATTTGATGATGAGATGAACGATCAGGAATTAGCCTTGATGCGTCAGTCCGCAAAACAAGCCTTCGGACGTTGCGTGGAGCAATACGATCCCGATGTGTTTATCACGTGTCGTATTTTCATCGAGCCTAGAAAATTAATTCAGCATTTGTCTTACGACACCAAGTACATTGAAGAAGCCAACAAGGAATAAAGAAATGAGTCAGAACAACATCGTATCAATAAAATCGATTGCCGAAGCAGCATTTGCCGGATACCCTGGTTCACTAGCACCTATGCTTGAGAAAACGATAAACAAGGTATTTGACTACCTGGAATCATCGTTACAAGAGGCTTCTCTTGTCCACGACTGCTGGGTTTTCGAGAACACCGCGAATGAAGCATATCAGCACTTCCAACGTGGACCTTTATGGCTTAATGCCGAACCTCATCGGTTTTCAGTAACGTTTAAACTTTTCAAAGAACGTATTGAAATCCAATTGGTGCCTCTTAACGACCACATCGATTTTGAAGCAACCGGTTTACAGAAGGTAGCCGATACGGCATTTCTTCAACGTGTGGAACTGTTCGATATGACGACCGTCCTTGTCATCGGCGCTAACCCTGCCGCTAAGG